TTCGCTTGTTGCGACTACTCTGGTAATTCCGATGGCCTCAGCGCGTCGGGCTCCGTTGGCGTTCGCCCGTTTTTCTTAATCGGGTAATCGTGAGGTTGCCGTCAGGCAACCGTATCGTCCAATCACGCCCCCATGTGGGGCGTATGGACGATACCTCACGTTACCCGATTCCGCCAAAATGTTGTAAAACATTGGCGGCAGCATAAATAACTATCTGAGATATAATATCTCGACCAAAAGCAAAAAATAAAGTATGGAGGTATAAAAAGATGACAGAGCGTGAAAGAATCGAAGGTGAAATCATCTCCCTGAAAGCAAAACTGGATTCCAGCGCATCTCGTGTGGGCGACTGGGCTGTAATCAAGTGCTATGAGGCAAAGCTCCAGGACAAGGAGCCGCCGTATGATGTTGATGCACTTGTTGCAGAGCGTCAGGCAATCCGTGACAGGATCAATGAGTTACAGGCTCAGCTTGAAGCACTTCCTGAGGACGGTCAGCTGGCGTAAACCAACCTAAAAATTACCAGTAATGGTAATATATGTAGAGGTTGGGATAAACAAAGCAAGTGGGGTTGTAAAAATCCCACTTGCTCTCGTAAATTGGAGTTTTAGATAATGCGTTACGAAAAAAGTGAACGAGTTCATTCCTATATAAAAGGAATTAGACTCGTTCACTTTTTATTCTTTATATGATTAGAAAGGAGGTATTCTTTTATGATTGCTTTGAAGAAACCTATCCTCAAAGTGAAGAACCCTACTACAGGGGATTACGACGAGATAGCTGCTATCGTAGGGAATGATGGGAAATCATCGTACGATATTGCAGTTGCTAACGGATTTACTGGAACAGAGAACGAGTTCTTACAACAATTTGTTCCTGAGAATATACTAAATCGGATAAGTGCATTAGAGTCTGCTGTAGATAATATTGATGTGACAATTCCTACAGCAAGTGCTAATACATTGGGCGGAGTAAAGATCGGTAGTGGACTAAGTATTGATGGAAATGGAGTATTATCTGCTAACGCCCAAGAATATACGTTACCAAATGCTACAGAAGAAACGCTTGGTGGTGTAAAGGTAGGGAATGGGTTATCCGTAACAAATGGCGTATTATCATTAGATGTGAATGGTGTGGTTGTTTCTGATAATTACGCGGGAATTCATAATAATATACTTAGAGGAGACGATCTCACTAATAAATACACAGTTACTGAAATATGTGATCGTATAGCCAGTGGTCACTTTGACGATCTGTATATTGGAGATTATTTCACAGTAACGATTAGTACAACATACAGCAGTAATGAACAAGTTGACTGCGTGTTTGCTGGATTCGATACATTTCTTAACTATGGTTCAGTTACACAACACCACGCAGTAATAATACCAAAAGATTGCTTTACGAGAACCAACTACCTTGATGCTACTTCTAGTAGTACCCTTAAATCATATAATTATCAGAACGGCTTACAGCAATATATATTACCAAAATATGAAACGGCTCTCAATAGTGTTATGGACAACAGAATATTATCTCATCAACTTCTGCAAAGAGATAATACTTGGGTAACTGTAACTCTAGCTTTGATGTTAGTCAATAACGTTATTGGGTTTGAACAATTCACTGCTATGTATCGTGACGACATACCATTTACACATGGATATTTTGATATATTTAGGCTCAATTCTAATTATAAACAAGCAGGATTAGGAAAAAATGGTAATAATACTGATTACTGGTTAGGCTCTCCATATAATAATAATGCGAACGATTATCAATGGTTCTATATTAATAGCTATGGAAATATAGGAACTGAAGACCGCAACAATTATAAGGGCATCCGTCCATACTGGCTTATTGGATAAACATATTTTCACATAAAGAAAGGAGAAAAGCTATGATAGCATTAAAGAAACCTATTCTTAAGGTTAAGAATCCATCGACTGGAACTTACGAGTCTATGGCAGCCGTTACTGGTACGCCAGGTGAGTCATCGTATGATATAGCTGTCCGTAATGGGTTTGTTGGAACAGAGAACGAGTTTTTACAACAATTTGTTCCTGAAAACATACTTACTAGGGTTACTAACCTTGAAGCCGCTGTAGCTAACATAGATACCACTCCGCCTGTTGCATCCGCTAATACCCTTGGCGGTGTAAAAGTTGGTAATAGGTTGAGTATTGATGCAAACGGTGTATTATCTGCTGATGAACCTACGATACCTACTGCATCTAGTTCGACATTAGGTGGTATTAAGATAGGGAACGGTCTCACTATACTTAATGGGGTACTAAGTATAGATGAAAGTAAGTATATGCCTATACAGAACAACTCCGGCTATCATAACAGTATATACAGAGGTAAAGATCTTACTGGGATATATACAGCTGAACAAATAAAAAGTAAAATATACTCTGCACAATTCGACGATTTATTTGTGGGTGATTACTTTACTATAACTATAAATGATCCAAGTGCAGGAAATGTGCAAGTAAAATGTATATTTGCAGATTTTGATTATTTCTATGCAGGTAATGGTGGTAACATCGCTGAGGGTCGTAATCACCATGCCGTTATGATAGCTGATACATGTTTCGGCGAATATGCAATGAATGCAACTAATACCACAGTTGGTGGATTTATGGGTTCTCAATTATTTACTGGTGGGTTATCTACATATTCAACACTATTCAGAGATGCATTACGGGATTATGGTATAATACCGCTATTAAATATATATGGAACAGACACAGTCGATACCAACATAAAGAGTAATTTGTATGCAGGGTTCGATGGGGCATCGTCTAGTAACAACTACTATCCAAGTATAACTAAAAACCCTCCACCAAAATTTATCTCATTATTGAATAGTGCTATGCTATTTGGTTATGACCTATTAAGTTCGTCATACTATGATGTAGGTAATCAAAGTATGCAACTTGCGGCATTTAGATATAATAGGGAATTATTCCGACCTATTAAAGCTGGCTCTAATTATACATCATGGTATTGGTTATCAGATGTTGTAAATAGTACTAAGTTTGCTCTATTTAATACTGACTTATTTGGTCCAGACCCAAAACCAGCATCACAGAAAAATGCAATATTTCCTTGGTTTGTACTAAGCAATGGGGCTTCAAGCTACTACTACAACTAATTTATTAGAAAGGATGATTTTTTTCATATCTAATCATCCTTTCTAATAAATTATTTCAACTACTACATTTTAGTAATGGTAGAAAATATTACCATATCCTATTTATATTATGAGCAGGAGGGCAAAGAAATGTCAGTGCTTAAAAGCAAACGTGGTCCATCCAGACTTGAGTTTCTACACACAGCATACGTTTTAAGACGGAAACTCGTATTACTTATGCTCAGGGATTTTGGTATCAAGGACAAAATTCGTAATCCTGATTTCTACGCTCGTATTCACAAAATGGCTGAGGAAGACAGAGAGAAATTCCTCGAAATCACAGAAAAATACAATATTCGGAATATTCTTGATGAGTATCCTGAATGGCTCATTAACGAACTCCGTTCTCGAATTACTTCTGAGTCGAGATATCTCATAAGAAATATCATTCAGGCTAACTCATTATATCCAACAACCGAATCTGAACTCGCTGATAGAAGACGCTATCAGACTCAGGCTATTGGTTGTTGTGAACAACTACTACAGGAAATGCAATTTGTTATGACAGTGATTGATGTCGATGTCAACAAATACTTACCATACGTAGATTTAATCGAGAAAGAGATAGCTCTACTTCGTGCTTGGAGAAAGAATGATACAAGTCGTTTAGGCAAGAAAGTTGCCGAACTAGAAGCCAAGAGAGAAGTGGACTTCGAAAGACGTAAAAACAAAGCAAAACAAGAGTACATAGCTAAATTAAAAGCTGAAGAAAAAGAAACAAAGAAAAACTCCAAAAGAAAGGAGAAAGTTTCTATACCACCAGAGGCATCAGAAGAAAATACTCCAAAGAAGTCTTATGCAGAGGAATACATTACTAACTATATCTCTGAGGAGGCACTTGAACCATATAGGGTATTACCATCTTCATTTGTTGATAATTCGAGTAACCCATCAACAGATGATAAAATGTACGAAATTATAGTTCTTCAATGAGACCTACACATATCCATAGATGACAAAAAGCTCTATCAATTCATCTATGGGCAAGTTTTGATCTCGATGAGAAGAAAAAGCCGTTGTCAACTCGACGAACTTCGCGAATTGCAACAACAATGGTAATTCCAATAACAACAACGCGTCGAACTCCAATGGCGTTCGCCCGATTTCTTAAACCATACTACGAGTAGGCTAAGTGCCGATATGGTCGATTAAGAAAGGAAAGCTTGTCCTTCCGAGAGGTAAATGTATCCTTTGATGCATCCTGATACGTCAGGTGGTGCTAGAAACGAGGGATTTACGGATGATTGATTCAGAAATACCTTCGGACTCTCTCTACAATGAATTATTGAATGCGAATAACTTGGTGGCGGCGTTCAATAATTCTAAGAAGGGCGTAGATTGGAAGGAATCCGTGCAACGATACGAAGCGTCCTTGCTCCGAAATATAAATAGGACAGTCAGAATGCTGACTACTGATACATATCATCAGAAACCGTTTTATGAATTTCCTTTATTCGAACGAGGTAAACGTCGTCATATCAAATCTTTGCATATCTCTGATCGAGTGATTAATCGTGCTGTTTGTGATTATATCCTAAATCCTTCATTGCATAGATTTCTCATTTATGACAACGGTGCTTCTGTAAAAGGAAAAGGCATCGGGTTTACAAGAAAAAGACTTGATGTACATCTGCATCGGTATTATCGTAGATACGGAACTAATAAGGGCTACGTGCTACTTATTGACTTCAAAAAATTCTTTGATAATATAGATCATGAAAAGCTAATAAACTACATAAACGAGAAAATTCCAGATGAGGCTGCAATGGGTATTGTGAGATACCTTATCAGTACATTTGAGGTTGATGTTTCCCACATGACTGACGAAGAATATGCTCATTGTCGAGAAGAAGTATTCAGTTCTTTGGACTATTATAATGATATACCAAAGTCTGCAAGAACTGGAGAAAAGATGATGAGAAAATCATTAGGAATTGGGAGCCAGATATCTCAGATTTCTGGAATCTTGTATCCTACAGAAATGGATAATTTCTGTAAAATTGTAAGGGGTAATCATCTATATGACAGATATATGGATGATACCGCTATTATTCATGAAAGTAAGGATTATTTGAAGTCATTACTAAATGATGATATCGTCCGCATATGTACAGATTTGGGTATTCATGTGAACCAGAAGAAAACCCAAATCTGTCCATTAACTAACTTTACGTTCTTAAAAACTAAGTATACATTAACGGAAACAGGAGAAGTTATTCATAGAATGCCTCACGATAATATCGTAAGACAAAGAAATAAGTTAAAGAGTTTATCAAAGAAAGTCAACAATGGAGAATTACCATATGTTGATGCTCAAAATGAATATCGTTCATGGAGAGGCAACGCACAATGGTATAATGCATACCATACTATTCAACGAATGGATAAACTCTACAATGACCTTTTTATTGAAGACTGGATGGATAATGCTGAATACATCTGATGTTTTCCGTTAAAAAACAAACCGTCAAAACAAATCTACAGGTGAATGGGGTGGTTTTCTTGGAGGTGAGCCACTAGTAGCCTCTGTTTTGACGGTTGTTTAATTTTTGTATGGTATAACAAATTCCTAGAAAGGAGAAATAAGATATGAATATTTTATCGAAACTTGCAACGAGTTCCCCTTGTTATAAAACAGGGAGAAAGTTGGCAACAGTCAAAGGGTTGACACTTCATAGTGTTGGATGTGCTCAACCGAGTGCCCAAGTTTGGTACAATATCTACAATCAGGCATCTTATAGCCGTGCGGGGGTTCACGCATTCATTGACGCAAATACTGGAGATGTATGGCAATTGCTTCCTTGGAACCACAGAGGTTGGCACGCTGCTTCTGGTAAGAATGGAAGTTTGAATGATACCCACATCGGCGTTGAGATGTGCGAGAGTAATAAGATCAAGTACACTGGCGGGGCAACATTTACTGTCCTTGATTGGGATATTGCAAGGAAGCATTGTGAAACTGCTTATAACGCAGCAGTTGAACTGTTTGCTTATCTTTGCAAGCAATACAATCTTGATCCATTGAAGGATGGTGTTATTCTCTCTCATAACGAAGGTAATAAGAGAGGGCTTGCGTCTGCTCATGCCGATCCTGAACATTATTGGACGCAGCTTAAGATGCCTTATACGATGGATGGTTTCCGCAAGGATGTCTCTGCTACAATGAAAGGAACCTATGTCAACACGACAGCACAACTTGTTTCTGAAGAACCTGAACCTGTAAATCAGAACACTCAGACTACTACATCTTATACAGTTACCATCAATACGAAGGAATTGAATGTACGTTCTGGTCCTGGTGTAAAGTATGATAAGGTAATGGCTGTTCATCAAGGTGAGACCTATACTATCGTTAAGGAACAGGTTACTGACGGAACCAAATGGGGTTATCTTAAGAGCGGAAAGGGTTGGATTTCCCTTGCGTATACGACTATAAAGTCGGTTGCTCAAGTTCTTGAGACTGCTCCAATTAGTGGAACCTATAAGGTTAAGGTGACAGCAAGTTCCTTGAATATCCGTTCTGGTCCTGGTACTTCGTATTCGAAGGTTGGGGCTATTACAGACAAAGGAACCTATACTATTATCAATACTAAGGATGGTTGGGGTCAGTTAAAAAGCAAGACCGGTTGGATTTACTTGTCTTATACAAAAAAAGTCTAAACCAATACAAAAAAGAAAGGGCAAATTGACTTTGCCCTTTCTTTTTTTATTTATTTAGCTTTCCATGTATCGAACTCTTCCTCCTCCTCATCATCATTACTCCATATCACGTCAATGTTGTCAACAAAGACAACATCGTTCAAAACATAAGCTACGGAAAACACAAGCTCGTAGCTGTATGAGTTGTAACCTCTATAGAAACGAGAGCCTAGTTCATCTTTGTCAAGGTCATCTAACCGCACAATATAACGACCGTTATCCTTAGCCATAAAATCACCTATGACATCAAAGATAGTGTTGACCTGGGGATCATCGAGATCATCATATCCAACCTCGTCGAGTGACTCAATAAGACTCTTTAAGAAGGCACCGAACGTTCCTTCCTCAAGCACGACCCTACGCATCCCCGCATACTCAAGGTCTTCAATACCAACCTCACGTATGCTAGAGAACGAGTTCCTCCCAGTCCTGTGGAAACTGGGGAGATTGAATGTTAATTTAATCATTTCTTCCTCCTTGGAATATAAGTGAAGTTAGTAACGAACGTATCACTAACTTACGTCAATGTGAGATGAATGACCATTTTCCATCATTCATACATCTTTAATATGGTTTCAAAATATCTACGAAATGGATTTGTCATGCATCGTCTTCCAGTTCTTCGGCACTCCATATGTCGTAACCAATCTCCTTCAGACATTTTTTCATGTCTTTGTAATATTTATTGGTTATCGTGAACGTCGAATGTTCACGATTGTTGCGATCAACAGTATCAACACAATACTCCCAACCATATATATGCCTATTTATCATCACCACAGACACATCGTACCTCTTACCAAACTCTCCACAAGAGGTATCATCAATCGTGTATGTTGCGATTGGAGCATGGCTATCATCGAATACAAATCCTCCGATGAATAGTTGGGAATAACCACCTCCATTCCTAGAAGTGGATGCGTTTGCAAACGGATTCTGCTCTATACGACCAGATTCAACAAACTTCATAAGTTACCTCCTTGTAGGTTATTGTTGATAGTTTCTTTATATCTATAGAATTAATATAGCAATAAAATACACACAAAATGGATTTAACACAATTAAGAATAACTAGAATTAATTAACTCTAGTTATTATTTGCGACCAACTACTTCGAGGCATTCGATATCATATCCTATATCATGAAAATATTTCTTAATTTGAGGATATATAGGATCAACATTAGTAAATGATGTCCATATACCAGTTACAGATATTTTATATTCATCACTATCACATTTATCTTCTTCGTTAATATAATAATCCATAATATCCTCTCCGATAATTACAGTGACATTATAATGTCTACAAGGACTCCCGTATAAGGTATCACTGATTTTATATCTTCCCATTGCAAGATCATTGACATCAACAATGATACCTGTGATGAGAAGTTGAGAATACCTACTATTAGGATTGGTACGTAGTCTCCGTTCTTTACGACTTGTTTCGACGAATTTCATAGATTATCTCCCCTCTCGATATAAAACTAATAACGTTAAATTACGGTGAATTAATATACTTAATAAAACAGAATTTGAGGACATATCGACCATTATAATTGTAAACCCCTGTTTATCTATCCTATAAAAGTTCACTAAAACCCAAGACTAAACTCCAATTTAATGGACAAACAAGGTATTTTTTGTCATTTTAAGAAATGCGCTGTGGACGAGTTTCTAGGTTTTTCCATATAAACAGAAGTTTACCAGAAATAGCACATTTTTCCAAGCTATTGACTCGTATTTACAAGCTTCCAAAATTTTCCACAATTCATAAACCGAAGTTTAATGTAAAAAGATGAATTGGAAAGTTTTGGTAGATTAAACCTGTGTATATCAAGACTAACTTGATGCTTATTTCTTTGATGGTAAATTTTTGTTTACAAGCCATTTAATTCCAATTTAATGAAATTGTTTATGGTTGTTCGATTTCTTCAACAATTTCGTTGAGTTGCTCTTCTGTCATAGAAGCCATCTCTGCTTCTATTGCAGCAATCTGAGCTTGCTTTTCATTGATTGTATCACGAGCCGCCTGACGATCAGCAAGAAGCTTATCAAGGTCGTAATGAGGCTCTTTGTTTTGAAGCTTAGCTTCGTAGCACTTAATCACAGCCCAATCTCCGATACGAGATGCATCGGAAGAAAGCTGAGCTTTAAGGCTGATAACATTAACTTCTATACTATAAATTTTATTATACAGCTTTTCGCGTTTTGTATAAACCATAATTACACCTCATTTCTTTCAGTAGCTCATATAATTATTTCCCATAACCCAATATGGTCGGATATATCCTGTACGAGTTATATCATATACTGCGCCCATAGCTCCGTGTTCATCAACGCATCCAGCCTTATTTGAACTAACAATGGTAGATAACCAATAAAAACCTAACTTCCTATAAGTATGGGAATCGTTCCATCCATGACCAGATGCTATTTCTCCAGGATTATGTCTGAATAGATTGAATTGTTTATCATTTCCATAACCGTCCAAATATGAGCTACTTATCTCAGATGTTCCAAATACATTATATGCATTCATTAACTCAAGAATTGTCGTACTATAGTTACACTTAGTAAGTGAACCGAGAAGTCCAGCACCAGCACTACTAGCTATATTTGCATCAAAGGAAGTCATGTTTCTACAATAATGCGCCATAACCTTATTATTGAACGCACTTTTAATAGCTGTTTCATAAATTGGTAAAGTTGTTTTAATCAACTCAGGCTTATAAGGATAACTATTGAATATGTCGTCAATTGATGTCGAACTATGGAACCTGGCTTTCTCTTTAAAACAATCTCTTGGAACAATAACTGCGTGATGCCGTCTAACATAAAAATCACCGTTATAACCAAAATGTTGTGTATCATAAAATGTGTCAAAATCTGCTAGTATGCACTCTACTTCTTCCTCCCCTCCCAATGAGGTATTTATCGTTACCGTGAAATAGTCACCAATAAACAGATCCTCGAAAGTACCAGAATCAATCCTATTATATATTTCATCAATAGTATATACATTGGTTAAGTCTTTGCCCCTGTATACACTATTATGATATCCTGCATTGTTTTGTATAGGCATATACTTGGTTGTATCAATACTCAGCACACCGTTGAGTATAGTGAGACCTTCACCTATCTTAATACCACCGATAGTTGACGCAGTTGCTGTTGGTATCGTAGGTTCATTAGCTGATAATACTCCGTTTCCATCAATACTTAAACCGCTCCCTACCTTGATACCACCTTTTTCATTTGCACTTGCTGTAGGCAAAGTGTAGCTTTGGTCATTCGCTGACAACACGCCATTCGCGTCGATACTCAATCTATTACCAACTTTTACACCACCTAATGTACTAGCAGATGCATTCGGTAAATCATAAGATTGATTATCAGCAGACAATACTCCATCAGAGTCTATTGTCAACCTACTTCCGACTTTCACTCCACCAAGAGAAGATGTAGAAGCTTTAGGTAATTCATACTGTTCAACATCGCTTGATAAAACTCCATTATTATCAACCGACAGTCCAGTACCTACTTTAACACCACCTAAAGTTGAACTTGTTGCTTTTGGAAGATTGTAACCATTAGCTGATAATGTACCATTAGAATCAATTGATAATCCACTACCAACTTTCACTCCACCAAGCTCTGAAGTGGACGCCTTAGGTATCGCTAGAGTATACCCTTCAAGTTTATTTACTCTCGTAGTCAACGCTATAAGGTTCTGTACAACATCATCTGGTACAAATTCTAGCAAAAAATCATTCTCTGTACCAGTGTATCCATTCCTCACGGCGATGTCATATGCAGACTCTCCTCTGAGTCCTATGATACTCTCATAAGTCCCATTTTTACCGATAACCTTTAACAGATTATCGCTTACTGTTTTAGCCATTTATTATCCCTCCCTTCAACTTTCTAGTGCAGCTATACGCTGCGACAAACTCTGAAGTTCGGCATTAATCTTTGAACTACTCCAAGTATCAACCAAACTCGTAGTGGAGTCGTTGATTTCAGGTATTGAAAACTCAGCACCGCTACCGGTATCAATCCAAATAGGAGTTCCATTTTCAGGTTCATCACTAGAGGAACAAATAACCATCCCCTGAATCATACTGGAAATCTTACTTGAACTCCAAGTATCAACCAAAGAGATATTACTATCGTCTATCTCTGGAATATACGTAACTGACCCATCATCCGCAGATGTATCAACCCATGCCTTTGCATTCACTGGCGGAGTATCCTCACCAACGTATATATCGCGATACCCCTTTATCTGTTCCCTAACCGCTTCACCCGCACTTGCATATGTAGTCGTACCATCAATACCGATCCTAATGTCCAAAAGTTCAGCATCTCCTGTAGTTGATCCTTCTTCAAGAGATCCAAGCTGACTTATCCGATTTCGTTCGACCGTTAAATCAGAATTTAATGGACAAATGGGATATCAACCTAGTAGTCGTGTAAACAAAAATTTACACGACTACTACAAAATCCGTTTTGAAATGTATTTGATTATATATTAAATCTGTAGAATAAACTTAGGAGGTAGCTATTATGATGTATCCCGAGAAAATTAGCCATTCTATGGGGTTCGAAACAACCATCATGTATCATATGAACATGGATGAACCAGATGAGCTGAAGGATTTTCTGTGTGCCGTGTTTGACAAATACGACCCGAAGGATATCGAAAAGCATCCAGCATGGGATGCAATCGCAGAAGCCATTGATTGGTTCCGCAAAAAAGGATGGAAGGTTGGTACATATGACTGGGGAGATAAAGGACTCCAGTTCACGTGTACCAGTCCGAGCGGTCAGTGGTACAGGAGCCACTACAACCACTATCACCATTAAGGAGGTTTCATATGGAGATTGATTTCAGCAAGTTCGGAGACGAAATAAGTTTCGAATTTTGGTGATATATTAATAACAAGTGATTGATAACCATAAACAATTTCACATATACAAGGAGGTCAAAATGTTATCTCTTGAATTCGACGGAACCAATTTCACTGCTGAAGACATACTCACTGCCGACGCTAAGGTAGTGCTGTCTGAAGCTCAGTACAACAAACTCACTTCCGACATCAGTGCTTTGTTGGAAACCGATATGTATTTTTCGATGCTCGAATTAAATGTAGGGTTCATCGCTAGGAAGATGATTAAGCGGTTTACTGAACAGAGAGATGACCACTTTATCGTTAAGTTGTCGGCGATTGCTGATATTGAAGATATGATTAATGGAATTACTAAAGATCTCGACATCGTCGTGAAGTTTGTGCTGAAGTATCCTTATCCCATTGGGGATTATTTCTACTGCCAGAGGATTGGCGCGTTTCTGAATAATTAAGTATCAAAACAAGGGTGGGAACATTCCCACCCTTGTTCCTCTATCTTCACATTCATTTTTTTAATTTACAAATTAAAATTTGTCTTAAAGTATATATTTATTATTTTGTATGAAAGGAGGAAGACTCATATGGACTCTGAAGGAGCATTAATCAGAGAATTAGTCGATGGGCTATCTAATTTCATAGACCAAGATAAAATAACGGATGTTAAGAACCTTATAATATCATCCTGTTACAAGTACGATATTAGAGAAAAACAAACTGAGTTAGTACCTTATGATAATTATAATGAAAAGATGCTTAAGCAATTCCTTGCTACTAAGAGAATTGAAGGACGTTCAGAAAAGACATTGGAAAGGTACGCATATTTCATCAGAAAGCTTATGGATTTCTATCCTAACCTAACATTTCGTGATATGTCGACATCAAGTCTCAGATACTTCATGGCTGTATATCAACAACAAGGGAATGATTCTAGTACATCTATGGACGGTATTAGGAGAATATTTTCCTCATTCTTTAACTGGTTATCTGATGAAGATATGATTGATAAAAGTCCAGCTAAAAGACTTTCTAAGATTAAACACGATAGTTATCAAGAAGAACCATTTACAGAATGGGAGATGGAAGCTATTATGGTATATGCAACGGATATTAAAGATAAAGCTATATTTGAATTCCTTTATTCTACCGCTTGTCGTGTATCGGAGTTATGCCAAGTAAAGGTATCCGATATCAACGCTGTTAAGAAAACAGTATTACTTCACGGTAAAGGAAATAAAGATAGGGTCGTACCCCTTACAGATAAAGCTATGTTTTATATCAACGAGTATATGAAAGATAGAGAATCAAAAGGAATTGAATCTGATTTCTTATTCGTATCAACTCATTTTCCATATGCGAAATTGAAACCAGATGCAATACGAAAGAAGTTATTATTAATATCAAAAAGAGCCAGAGTAAACCACGCCCACCCTCATAGATATAGGGTTACAAGAATTACAACTTTATTAAAACGTGGTATGAAGTTAGAAGAAGTTCAGGTGATTGCCGGTCATACGGACATATCAACAACTGCATTGTATAACAGGTCTGATATGACTCTGGTCGAATCTGAATTTAGAAGACGTGGCTAAAAATGAAATTATCGCATAAGAAAAGACGATAGTGAATTTATCATCCACTATCGTCTTTTTTGTAATCATTCTGCCTCAATTCCAATAAAATCGCCTGTATCAGCATCAAAATCTAAGTGACAAATTCCTGAACTGAGTATATGATCGTTCAATATCCTAATTGTCTTAGTACCATACCATTCGTTTGAGGATGATTCTTCGATTGTATATCTGACGCTTTGAGAAGAGAGGAATTCCTGGAAAAGCTCATATTGTGTCTTTATTAAAGCCATAATACTTTACCTCCAATTACTCTCTTGTTAGCGTCATCATTCAGTTTCTATTGATATCAATTTTCCATTTTCATCAAACACCCACATACATTTTCGTTTACTGAGAAATTGGACTCAACGTTATTTCCTCTATTGTCTTTTATATAGATAAGTTCTCCTGAACACCCTTTCCTATAAAATTATCTTAGTGTAAAATACAGCATAAAAATGTAATCATTGGGATTACACACTGCACACGACAATAAATGAATATATCAGAAAGGAGAACAATAATGGCTACTAAAACCATATCCCCTAAGGTTCCTTTTGGATTTATCCTTATGGAAAATGATAATACTTTTCATGAAGTATCCAACATGAAAGTTATAAAGGAAAATGGGCTTTTCTTTGTCAGGTTCGATACGATATTGCAATCTCTTGATTGCGTAAACAGAAACAGGCGTTACTATAAAGGAGATGCGATTGAAAAATCTCTGAATACTGATGAAGTGAAAGAATTAATACTCAATAATAAGCTTCAGAGCGAGGCTGGGCATCCGGTTGATGGTTCCCCTGCAAGGATTGCTACAATCGACCCGAAATATACTTGCGACATTATCAAGAAGATGTGGAGAGATGGAAACCTTATTAGAGGTTCTATTGAGACACTTGATGATGGTATGTATGGTACAAAGCTAACTAGGGCTATTATCCAAGGTGTCAACCCGTCTTATTCATACAGAGGATTTGCTGTTATTGATAAGAAGGGTAACGTTAGCTATGTTATGGTACCACCGAGATTTATTACATATGATGAAGTGCATCTTCCTTCTCATAAAGAAGCTTATGCTGACCCTAAGAAAACAAAGGTCGCTAAGCTTTATACTGGGGAAGAAAAGACTTTCGAGAGTAATATCATTAGTATCAAGGTTGGTTATGAACCTTTACCGGATGCTTCCAGAGCTATTCTTGGTTCAGACATCAAAGAAATGTTGGAGAGGGATTCCGACAATCTCAAGGTCGTATGTGAGTCGTTTGATCTTGATATGTCTACATTACAGACTTATGGGAACCATTCATTTTCAATCAAAAATGGTTCTGATACATTTATCTTCCAGGCTGAAATGGAAACCGCAAGACGTTATGCAGATCTTTGGAAGAGAGTATAACTCACGGGAACATACAAAAAATAAACCCAAGGGCGTTTGTCACCCTTGGGTTTATTGTCAGCCGACTGCTGATGCTAATCTTGCATATGGATTATTGGTAGCTATGCGATAGTTCACCGCAGTCTTACAGCACGGGCAAAAGACCTGCCCGACACCCTTAGATGTCAACCTAAACAGTTCCTTAATATCCTTGTAGCGGAAAGAACCACACATGCATCTGATTGCTACCATCTTATTTTCGTTCATCTCTAAAGAACCTCCTTTGTATTATGTAATATACAAGATTAATATATACATATATTTTACACGAAACTGATTTACAATTAAAATGTATTTTTATTAACATTTTTTTAATGAAGCATAGCTTCATAATCTTAACGAAACGTCTTTCACCGGCGACATAGTTAAGTAAATACCAATATTTTTTCTAACCTTTCTGTGGAAAGCCATAGAGGAGAGACAAATCCCGATGTCTCTCCTCTATGGTTTATGATCTCATTGAAGATGTACGGAAATGAGACGTAGCTCTGTACGTATCAAAGAGTTCATTTCTTTCTGACTCCGCATTAGACCAATCTCCAATCTTCAAGTCCAAAGTACCGAATGCAGTATCAATCTCTGTAAAATTCCCATATTCGTTATAGATATTCTTCTTTAGGTCAAGAATGAATAACTTTCTTACTCCTTCAAATGCCATATCTCCAATTGTGATTAATGATGGGTCATTCCTAACAGCAAATGTGGCATTAAGAGTACCAGAGTAATTTGTTATAACGAGTATATTTGGTTCAAAGAAATAGAACCGGAAGTTTCTATGAATACTACCCATCAACTGTCTATCTGCATAATCTACAGCAGAAGCCATTACCATTCCATATAAATCTCCGCTAGATGTACGTCCGAAGTTACTATTCCAAGGACGTTCATTATAGAAATTATCTAAGGTAGAACCCATAGCTGTTCCGTTTGCGTTTACAGGTACGCATGATTTTATTGTAACTATTTTTTGTCCGTCTGTAATCTCAGACGGAATACGATAAGTAGAATACCTATCGTCATTCATATATTTCATAGCAAGCCTATTGTCATTAATGATACTGAATACATCACTTTCATTAACGTCAACAGGAATTAGTGCATCAACACTAAATGTTTTCTTAATAAGAAAAGGAACCAGTATATCCAAAGAAGGCAAAGTGTCTTCTTCTATAGTTCTCATCATGTATTTTGTAGGTGAACCTATTCCATCAGGTCCATCTGTGGGTAAAAGTTTTAGAACTCTTCCGCAAGCTTTCATCCCTGCTTTTAATAGCAAATTTATATCCATATAAATATCCTCACTTTCCTCGTTATTTCATTTATTAACTTGTGGAAAGTGACGTTTTAGTACAAAAAAATATTAGGGGATGGAGGCATCCCCTAATGTAATAGGCTCTACTATATTTTAAACTCATCATACTCTGCATCGGCTTCATACATCCAGCAACCATCTTCTGCCGCCACGTGGAAAGCTTTCTGATAACACATACTTGTTTCGAACATGAAATCAAATCCCCATGTTCCATCGTCAGGAATATCATACAGCCAGAATGTATGTCTCGGGGATATCTCATCATTTAACCGAGGTTCAACTTTGTCGGAATTATTAATGTATTTTAGGTCTTCGAGAGGAACTTTATCAAGCCCTACTGGATTCATTCCTTTCATATAAAGGTTATATAAGTCATCCTTTGATATTGTCCAATATAAACGAATTTTACCGTCTGCATATGGTAATTGTACAGTCCAGATTCTATATTCGTACTCAATCATAGGAATAGACTCAGAAAACTCATCCAGTTTATCAAGTTTCCTATATACATTAACCTTATCTTCATAGGAGAATTTATTGTTCCATACTTGAATAAGTGCATATTCCAACGATGGTGATGTAAACTCTCCACTATTGACATAAGATACCATATCAGTAAATCTCGGAAAATACTCAGACTTATTTGCCTTATCATAGTGAAGCCGCATCAATTCCCAATTCGTGCCGACAGAAATATTGTCAAATACGTCCTTTTCAATTTGACTTAATTTTTTCCAATCAGACCTCATCTCAATTATTTTCGTTGCCCGGTTTTTCCTATCTATTCTAACAAGACCCTGGATTATTAATGCATCTAATCTGTCATTGTTCAGTTTCATATCTATAACCTCTCATTTTTTATCTACTTTATCTGCTGCTTCTGTTGCTAACTTATCACAACGTTCGTTTTCTTCATGCCCATCGTGACCTTTTACCCATTTGAATGTGACGTTATGGTTCTTCATGGCTTTAAGTAATCTCATCCAAAGATCAGGATTTTTCACTGGTTTATGAGAAGCAGTTTTCCACCCACTTGCTTTCCAATTACTAATCCAGTCTTTGTTAAATGCATCAGTCACATATTTTGAGTCAGATACTACAAGTACATTTGCTGCTTCCTTTAAAGCTTCTAATCCAACGATAACCGCTAATAATTCCATACGATTATTAGTAGTTCTTTTGAAGCCAGCCGAATATTCATACTCATGTTCTTCACCATCATCGTTTCGAACCTTTAGAACAATTCCATATCCACCCGGACCATTTGGATTTCCTCTAGCAGCCCCATCAGTGTATAGTATAACTTCTAACATATATTTCACCTCCTTGATTTAGTTACTAGGTTAATATAGTCATGAATTCCAATCTCATTATTTTTGCTATTTTTAACAAGTCCATAATAACGTTTTGGAAAGGAGGATGGACGAATGTATGAAATTAAAGTCTTATCCGACGAAGAATTTGCATCTTATCAAAAAGAAAAGAAACGCAAATCTTTTTTGAAAGAATTGGAACAAATGACAGCTCCAGCACATAAAACGAAAAACTCAACGTTTTCTATAAAGGATGTGAAAGTCCCCGAAAAAAAACAAGAGGAGAAACCACCAATGGGTCAGATTGAACGTATGGCAAATGAAATTAATCCTGTCCAATCAGACCCAGACCAATGGGGAGAATTTGTGGCAAGTTTGAATGATGAAGATTTTGAATATTCTCCAATCGAATCGGTAACTGATGAACGAATGACTGGATTTCAGTTAGATGATAATCTGGATGATGATAAATACAGTAGAGTATTCAAAAAAGAATTGGCAATGTTATCAGAAGTCCTTAAAGAGGTAAAGTCTCATGGCTCTGTTATACGAAACCAACTCAATAGGATGTCTCAATCTGGAAAAGGTTCTGGCAATCGTTCCGTTGGCATTACAAAGAATTACTCAGATTTAGTTGTAGCATATAACGGAATTAATACAACGAAACTGAATATCATTAAGGAGATGGCTTCGTTACGTTCTAAACAGATTGATTGGCGTATGAAAGAAACCAAGGATACTGTTGGTGGTGGAGCAGATACTGATACGATTGCAGATAACTTCTACAAGAGTATTATTAACGGTGGAACTAGAAATTTTGTAAATGCAAGTCTTCAGAGGTATGAACAAGATACGAATTTTGAATATGATACCCTTGATGACGGTGGAAATCTATTAAACGACCAACCATCTGCATTACTAGAAGGACAAATAGGGGGTGACCCATCAGAAATTGATGGTCTTGCTGTCAATATGGGATTTAATCCTACTCAACCTATTAACGGAATACGTATGGATAACGGTGAATTCGTTAATGGTGATTTGTATGGTAATATTGCTCATGAGAAACACCCTGTTGACATATGCGTATATGAATATGGTGATGGTCAATATCAATTTGCAGCATTGGATGAAGATGGCGAACCCGTTGATGGAGTTGAGTTGCCGTCTGATGTAGACCCTTCAATATTAGCATCATTACATATCAGACCAGGGTCTGATTATGTATATGATAAATTCAATAGGAAATACAGAGTTGTTAGAATGGGTGCGGTGGATATATCAGATATTGATAGCATGGAATATCCAGATGATTAATTTTATTTAGTTCAACATATTTGTAGGAAGATAAAAATCTTCCTCGGGATATTTACATGATACATCGTACTCCAGACGACTTGTAGATTGGGTATTCTGAAATCAGTCTGGTGTGAATCTTTATTCAATTCGAGAATGACGACTCTGGAGATCGTTATTAGATTTGGATATTGGTTCACAACTAGACAAAAAATGAAGAGTGGGTCAAAGTGACCGCACTCTTCATATTCTTTTCTCGCTGTAATAGAAATCGCACTCTTTAATCAACTTATATTTGTTTTCTTGCGCCCTATAATTAGTAGCATTAGCACCATGACTCTCTTGAGGTGTGGATATCTAGCATCAAGTAAATCAAAGAATTGTTCAGAATTATCCATTCTTGTTAAACTTAGAAAGTCAACGGAAGTGTTACCCCTATTATACTTTGTTGTAATTTCGAATATTTTTTGATAGGAACCTAATATGGGTTTTGAGCTATCTGACCTTGGATAGCTAAATATATGATAAACATCCCAATATGGTTTCTAGTATCTATAAATTTGATATAGTACTAAAACTTCAATGAACTAGATTTTACATTCTCGTAGAAAATCGTTATTCTGCACAAGGATGTAAATTAAGTACGAAAGGAGGTCTTAATTATGAAAATACCAGACGGTGGTAGACCTATCAATGTAGGTGATAATTCTTTCATATATAAAGGGGTGTATCACCCCATTGTTTGGTTTGGAAATGAACCATATCGTCCAAGAGTAGAAATGCTCGTAATTAAAGATGCTAGGAAGGTTTTCTTAAGATTAAAAGACGATATAGATAAAACTCCACCTAATAAAAGGGACTATATGTATAGAATACCAGGTGGTTCATTAGATGCAGACTCATCACACATCGAACAGGCTATTGCTGAGACAAACGAAGAGGCTTTGATTGATGTAAATCTTTGCTATCATACTGGAGTTGAATATTACTCAAGATACGAACCCGGTTTTTTGTTAAAGGGTGGGGATATGCCTCTGGAATACGTTGGTAGTATTACAGGCGTATATATTGGAGTATATAGTGGCTCCTATGATAAATCTAAGGTTGAAGAAAAAGATCTTGATAATGATATGGCTGAAAATGGGAAATTCTATGATATTGAGCAAGTTGCTAAATATCTAAGGAAAGAGCATATACAAGCTTTGTTATCATCTCAGTTTGTCTCTACAGATATAAAGGCTAAACTACAATTAGAGAGACACGATGTTGTGAATGAGAGCGTTGATGGGAAAACATCTCCGATTATTGTTCCGTGTGGGAAATTATATCATGGAACAACTTGTGAGATTGATTTGTTTAAACCTATGAGTTTAGACCTCGGGAATTCATTTGAAAAACCCGGATGGTCTACCTTCTGTTTTGACAATGAAGACTCTGCAAAACTGTTTGGTGCATCAAGGTCACTGACGAATATGTTAAAAGACTCTGCAAATAGCGATATTGATACAACTGAACTCAATGTTGTATTCGCAGGAGACCATCTTGTTATCAGCAAGCCTTGTTATCAGTTCATTATAGATTCAGATTTACTTGATATAAATACAACGATTTATGTATATGAAATTGATGCAACTGGATTAGATGTTGGTATCGGCAATGATTCTGCTCTAAAGGAGTATACTTTTAGAGAGAGTGGAATTAAACCAACCAGAACTATCAAAATCACAGATGTATCATTCTCCAATATCAAAAATCTCGTAGATGTATTAGATGGTTCTATAAGTGAATACAATCCACCAGTGAGAAACGAATACAACGTACTATTGTCTCACGATTATCAAGATGAAGTCAGAGTTCGAGATTTCTTACAGAATGCAATTTCATCCGGTGATTTGAAACCCGGGGATGATATTGAAGAATATTTATCTTCTCATGGTGAAGACTTTGACTCAGATGATATTCATATTCCTGACTTGGTTCTCGATGCAGACAATCCAGTATTGGAAAGTTTTAGTTTCGGTGACATCGTATTGGAAAAGGATGAATTTCCTGAAGATTGTTATGGTCTTCCAAAAAGGAAGGCTTATCCAATGCCCGATGAAAAACATGTCAGGTCAGCTATTAAATTCTTCAATTATGCTAAGAGAAAAGAAGAGAGGGAGCTTGCAGATAATATCAATCGTTTCATAAGGAAGTATAAGATAAAGGATTTGAATGTCGGAAAAAATAATCGGTTTAAGAAATATTATAAACCGATTACGGAGACTTATTCTCTGCAAGATTATCTCAATACACTGCAACAGACAGTGGATATTACAAAGGATAAGAATAAATCTCCAGAGGAGATTTACAATGCATATGGAAAGTCCGCTAATGTTTGTCGTATGATGATTACGCAGATTAGCGCAGGAGTATTCGACGATACATTCAAATATGAGTCTGAAAAAGACAAAATAATGGAAGCTCTATATGCAGCTTTAGCAGAGATTGCAATGAACCAAGTAGAATCACTATCTCTTATGGAAGCTAAAGAAGTCCGCACATTAAATATTAAGCCCATTATGGAAGCTGACGATGACGATGATGAGGACGAAGAAGAGGATGATGATACTGACGATGAAGACTCAGAGGATGAAGAACCCGAAACTGCCACTGATTATAATGCAATGGTTGACGAAGAGGGGGCAGAAGATGATGAGTCAAACGAGGATGAAGAGTCTGATGAAAATACAGAGGGCACAGATGATGACACTCCCGATAGTGATGAAGATGACGTAACCGGTGGTGACGGGGGAGATGAGGGAGCAATTGATTATACAACTATGGCTGATGATGAAGGAGCTGAACTCGATGAACCTAAAACTCCGTCAGATGATACTCTTGAAACTACAGATGAAGGGGAAGATGAACCACCTGAAGAAACAGATACATCAGAAGATGATGGTACTACAGAAGAACCTGATGATGATATGGGCGATGAAGGTTCCGATGATGGAGAAGAAGCCACCGATTATAATGCAATGGCAGATGATGAAGAAAATTCAGAAGCAGTCAGCGATGATAACAGTGATGATTATTCATCTTCAGATGATGAAACTTCTGATGATACTAGCGAAGAAGATAATGAAAATGAGAACCGCTATAACAACAAAGAAATAAAGAATTATTTCCTGTTGAACAGTTTTTTGTCCATGCATCAAACAGTCAGTGATGTATTGGACTCGGTAAATGGAGTCATATTACCAACGCCGGAAGCTAATAGCATGATGGCTAAGGTAGTGAAGAATCTCCAGAACGTAAAGTCTTTTATTGAAAAATTTGTCCAGTTCCAATTCAGTGAAGGCGATTATGCGTTCAACTTGTATTATTACAATATCATTATTAGCGTTCTCCGAATGAATCTAAAACTTTTCGAAACGGCGGTTTCAATTGGAGATAAAGACGCGAAAATAAAAGACAAAAGGAGGATAAATAAGTCATGAATTCGACTATGTCTAGGAGCCAGCGCCTTAACATGTATAAGACTGCTCCCTCGGACTTAGTTGCCACGATGGAATCATTCGTGCAGCAGTGCTCTGGCTTTGCAGATGTGCTCAGAGATCCTATGAGCCTTTATACCAAAGACATTGAGCCGGTTGTTACGAAGATGGCAATGGAGTCCGCTGAGAATTCTGGGTTGCAGACTTTTGGCGACTCTGCATATGAGGATGGCGCTGTTGTATATCTCGAAAGTATGACTGAAGACGACGACGAAGTTTCTGAAGCTGTCGGAATGTCGGATCTGCACCGTGGAAACCTCCAGAGGCTTCTGGAGAACTCTTCCACAGAAATGCGTATTGCTAACCAGAGGGGCATCGGAGAACTTACTCCTTATGATGCGTTCCTTCCTTTTGCGATCATACGTACATACCTTCCGCTTGTCGGCAAGGATCTTGTTCCGTATATCGTACCGAAGCAGCATTTCATTCGTATCAAGACTCAGGACAAGTACATCGTGACTAAGGATGGAAAGCGCCATCTTGAGCCGGATGTATACAATGATTATGAAGCAACTGCGGAAATTCTGGCTTCTGCAAAGGGTAAGAGGATTACTGATGCTTGGTATCCCGAGAATGCGGCTACCGAAGTTACGGTAACTGATCCCGATGCAGCGGATGCTCCCGCGTATGATTTCACCGAGACAACTAACGGTGTAACGAAGTATTACAAGATCGACAATTCCAAGACTTTCCGTGTGAATGAATTTGATTTGCTTGGTGAGTCTGGTGGAGCAAGGGAAATTGGTGATGCTCTGGACATTGATGTCTGCATCGACGGCGCTCGTGCACTTGTTACCAACAGTGCTGGAACGAGCTACATGGTTGAAGTCACCAATTTGCAGATGTTCCTTGATACGACTGCTATCTCCCCGAAGAACTCCTTGGGCGGCGTTGTTCGCTTCCCTGTAAAGGACGCTACGGGTAAGATTGAGAGTTATGCAGAAGATACCATCATGGCAACGTATGACGAGTACAGTTCTCGCATCAGCGTTGTTTCTTTGACCGGTTTGGTTAAGCAGGTAAGGTTCGGCGGACATCTATCCAATAAGAACAATATGGAATACCTGACGTTCCGTGATGAGTACGATGCTTGGCAGCACCCCATTCCGGAAGGATATCGTGCAAATCTGCCTATTACGGTTGAAGATATGCGTCTCTACAATGAGACCGCTTCTATTGATATCATCGCGTATGGTATCAACCGTATGACGGAAATGTACAATAACCTTGAGGATACGTCCGTTATCACGAGCATTGCAAATGAGACGGAGAAGTGGCGCGGCGTTACTGAGCATCCGTTCAAGCATTTCAAGGGACGCGTATTTGTTACGCACGAAGTAGACCTTACTTACGAGCAGAACAATCCGTATATGAAGCGGCTTGAGTTCATGCAGGATAAGGTTTCCAACGAACTCAATGCGGTTATCCGTGAGGTTAGGCGTGTATGCCAGAACGAACCGTTCAGGCTCGTTGCGTATTGCCATCCGAACATCGCTTCTCTGTTTGTCGGGAACAATGTTGATTGGCATATCAACTCTGGCGATTCCATTATGGGTGGTATCAGGTCTGATTACAACATGGGTATTACTACGCAGGACGGCAACGTTATACGTCTGATTACGTCCATGAAGTTCAAGGAAGCAGACGGCGTCCGTGGTCTTGTGTTCCCTGTGAACGAGCAGAACTTCCTTACTTGGAAGCACTTCAAGAGGGCTCTGTATTTCGATCGCGACCACAGGATTTCTCAGATGTCCAACAACCCGAACGTTATGTGCGTTGCTACGTTCCATACTCAGTCGTATATTCCGCTTTCGTTCCAGCTTAAGCTGAAGAACTACGACAACCTGACGGATCTTGATGACGCAGAGTAATTCGGGCGCGACGTAATAAATTGAGATAAATTCAATTGTATAAAGAAGGTATAAGGAGTTATCCTTATACCTTCTTATATATTTTATTACAACTAACTAATCATCAATTGGGATGATAACTTTGTTCTTGAAAGGAGACTATAAATGGAAATATGGTTAAATTCAGTTACTGGGATTGAAACCGCATTTACTTCATTATTGATGTCCAAAAGAAATTGGACAAGGAGAGATGAGGAACATCTTCAAAGTTTGGTAAATGATATGACATACCGTAATGGTCATATCATTACAAAAGACTCAGCAAAAAAACCAGAGTACGACAAGAATATGAGTATTCTTTTGAAGTGGGGTACATCCCATATAACATTACTTAAATTCATAGATTTATCTGTCACAGTACATGGATTACATCGAGCAGGGCAAGATGACTGGGATAGCCATGCAAAAAGGTTCGATAATCGTATTATTCGTAACTCCACTAGGATTAAGACAAAAAATGAGTTCACTTCTGAAGTTTCGGATTATTACAAGAACCGTATTATTCCTACTGATGTTGCACTGGCATTTCTCGGAATTGAGGTACCAGAGACCTTAACAAAAGACGGGCGGAATTATGTAAAGACTACTAATGGATATATACTCGAAGAAGAGAAAGATAATCCTGATGTAAAGAGGGGATTGTATATGCTTTCAATACCATCGGATTTTGTATTCAAAATTAATCTTGCTGAATTCGCTCATATATACAAGGAGCGTAATCGTCTTGGTACAGCAAACCCCGAAGTAAAGGAATGTTGCGAAACAATCACAGACCAGTTAATCGACTTTCAGCCGTTGATTAGCAGGGAATTTTTATTAGCTGTAAAGAACTGATACAAAAAATCCATCAGTAGGGGCTTTCGCCCCTACTTACCGATGAAAGTATAAGATTTACATTAGCAAAACCTTTTCGTATTATGAATCGAACGAATTAGGGTGAATGCTTTTGTAAATCTTATACTTTCTCGTTTGTAGTAGTAAAGAGTGTAGATCAAATTATTTCTTCCTATGTATTACATAATTAATATCGTTGTATTTTTCTTAGTATCATGAAAATAGATTATCGTATAAGAACACCTGTATTCCACACAAATCTAATATAAAGACTATAAACGTGAAAGGAGATAATCTGATGAGTGTTTTTACTCCATCGGAATTGGCTCAACTCAAGATAATTGAGAATGAAGTCAATTCTTATTTGAATAGCAAACAGAAAAACCCGGTGTCTGCAACCGGAGTCAATAGTGCTCTTATGAGGGTAATTCCAAATACATTACTTCCTTCTAAGAAGGTAACCATTAGTTGGAATACAAATGCCCGTACTCTATTCATTATGTCAATTACCCCAGACATCAGTGAGTTATATCAAAAGTCTGAGGAATTGAATAAGATTATGGCAAATCCTAAGACATCGAATGCAGAGTTCGTGAACAAATGGGCAGAGATCAAAGAGTGGCATATTGAGATCGACTCAAGAGTTTTGACCAAAGGTGACCGTCTGTGTGTTTCTGAAGGTAGGGAATTTGTAGCCCTATTATGCCATGAAGTCGGTCACGTAATGACAGAAAACCCTATCCGTCTCATCAGCAACTTCAGACTGAAGTCATTGGAATTTTCTATGATTGAAAGGATGATGTTATCGGATAGCAAAGCAATCAGGGCTATTCTTCTGCCGATGTTCACCCATACATTACAGTTTATGATTATCGTAAATAATAGGACAGAACAGAAGAACTGCGAAATGGCCGCGGATGCTTATGTACCTGATGAATACAAGGGCGCACTCGTGTCTTATATGAACGATCACTTGTTAAAATCTCCTGACGGTTCTAGGTTGGTTGTTGATAGCAAGAGCTTTGATAAGGAACAGGAGGTTGGTATTGAATTATCAAGAGACTCTGTTGAAATGCTAAGAGATAGGAGAGATGTTCTGAACCGCTCTATTCAGGCTCAGTACAATAATCCTACCAATGGAACATTCCAGAGAAATCTGATGAAATTCATTGGAAGAAATCTTACAGGATATGACACTGAAACAGATGGTTATACCGTTATGTCTATGAAGTCTATATCCGAAGCAGCTTATAACAGAGAATACGAAACCATCAGCAAGCGGGCTTTGAAGGCTACTATGGAAGCTACTAAGATAACTTCAAGGGAGATAGATGTTCTTTCTGTACAGATTGATGATATCAAAACCCCTGAGGATAAGATGTATTTCATACATAAAATATATGATTACATCGAGGCAATTTCCGCAGAAGAAGCTAAAATGTTGAAAGCGGCTAAGAGTAACGTTAATTCTGATTTACTAAAGGATGACAGATTGGAAAGATTGCAGGATATGCGAAAGAGAATATTAGCAAAAGATGTCACAACGATCGGGGACCGTTATGGTGTCTATGTAAAATATCCTGCCGGTTATGAAGGGTAATCAAATTGGTTCGTTACGCACCAAGAACAGGACTACGCCCGAAATTTATTGAGCGTCCCCAACCACCAGTAGAATTGGCGGAACAAATAGAGGATGATGGTTTCTCTAATTTATTGAGTAAAATGGCATATGGGAATCAAGAAACCATTTCGAGTGCAGCTTCAATGAATGTTAGGATTAAACAAAAAATCCCGACTACTACAATACGTCCCACAAATATCGAAGATGACCCTATCCTCGATGATGATGCTATGAAAAGAATACTTGATGGTGGTGCGACAAAAAACGTACCATCATCAGGTAATAATCAATATAATTCTACTGGTATAACGAACTCAATAAATACTGGGTATAAGGCAATGATGCCTATACACGATTACAAGACACGTAATAAATCTTTTCTAAAAGTGCATGAACAGTTAAAAATGCTTGGGATAAGAAATAATGAGTTTTTCTTATTATTACTAAACCCATTGCTACAGGGGGTTGACCCCCATGATCCAAATCTACCACCAGATATTGCTCTTATGGTTATCGAAGAATGCCAACTAAATTTCTTCTACTATCTTCGAGAGGTTGTAAGAATACCTCAACAGGGTGCTGGTGTTGTTCCATTTGAGCTAAACAGAGCAACCTTAGCAGCTGCTTACTGTTTTATCAATGACATCAATTTCTATCTGATTATACCACGTCAGACTGGAAAATCAGTTGGAGTTTGCGCTTTCTTATCTTGGGCATTTAAGTTTGGTATTACTAATGGTGGATTCGCATTCTATGCCAATAAAGAAAAGAACAGCAAAGCAAACCTCAAGAGAATGAAAACCTATATTGGTCTTCTTCCCAAATACATGGCTAATATGGGTACTCAGGTTTATGATAATAACGGAAAATTAGTGCGGAAAACGAATAACATAAAGAGATACTACGAGCCAGCTTCTGGTAATACGGCGGATGTTATGAACTGTGCAATATCAGAAGAAACTGCTGAAGAACTTGGACGTGGTGATTCGCATAACTTTGAGTTCTATGATGAGGCAGAATTCACTACCTGTATTGAAACCACAGTGCAGGTCTCTGGTATGGCATTCAATACGGCATCTTATAACGCATTAAAGAATGGAATGCATTCTTGTCGTATGTTTGCAACTACACCCGGAGATTTGTCCAATGAGAAAAAATGTGGTTCTGCATTAAAAATAGTGAGGGACTCTGTAATATGGGATGAACATTTCTATGATGTACATCCAATGGAGCTTAAGAAACATGTTGTCAAAAAATCAAACTATAGAGTTGTATATATTGAATATACATACAAACAACTAGGTCTTGGTGAAGCTTGGTTTATTCGTGCTTGTTCCACAGTTGGTAATGATATTCCGAAAATCCGTAGGGAAATCTTGCTACAGAGGTTCTCTGGTAATAATGCTTCACCCTTCAGTGAAGATGACATTACTGAGATTGATGAAAACCAACAGAAACCTGTAGAAGTCGTAAAATTTGGTAGAGGAAATATGTATGAAATCAAGTTTTACGTAGACCCTAAAGAAATTCGGAAGAATAGGGTTTATTTTATGGGGCTTGACCCATCAGATGGTACAGGTTCGGATAACTATGCTATAACAGTTATTGACCCTTATACATTCAAAACTATTATTGAGTTCAAGAGTTCTTGGATGTCTCCTCAAGGTTGTAGGGAATTACTAGAGTATATGCTAACGAAATGGATACCAAAGACCATCATCTGTGTTGAGAAAAATAGGAATGGTACAACCGTTATAGATTTCTTTAAGGAATCAGCTATTCTTAAGAGTAGAATCTATGCTTCATCTGAAGCATCTATGGAATCTATTCTGACAAAGGATGTATATGACGATGTTGGTTTCTTAAAAGATGAATTAATGCGTCGTAAATACTATGGTATCAACACTACAACGACAACGAGAAGAATGATGATGACTATCTTGGTTGACTCTGTGAAGTTTAGAAAAGATATCCTTACATCAGAAAACCTCGTAGAAGACATTAAGAATTTGGTAATCAAGAATGATATTATCAAAGCAGCTGAAGGTAAACATGATGACTGTGTAATGTCTTGGTGTATCGCAATGTATTCATATTATTTTGGTGAGAAACTAGAGCGGTATGGTTTCCGTAAGGGTGAATTACCAGATGATATGATTGAAGATGAAGATTTTGCTAATCTGGAAGAGTTGTATAGAAATCCGTTGATTAGGTCTCAATTCCCAACGATGGTTGCATTTTATGAATCTACTATTCGTTCAAAACTAGAAGAAAACTATAACAAAAAGAAAAGTGAGACCTTGCAACAAGTTGTTGATGATGGTATGGGTTCCATTTTAGGGGAAATTACAAAAGCAGACCCTGAATATGGAAAGAACCCCGCTAGACCTCAACTGGATGATACAAATGGTAGTGCGGCAAGTCTTCGAGAAAGATGGGCTGGTATGAATCGTAAAAAGTCTCAAGAAAATAGAGGATACAATCAATATGGTACTCCAAGGAGACAAAAAATAGATCCAGATAGTTCATGGATATAAGATAGTGGGAGCTGATTGTTGGTCAGCTCCCACTGTTATGTATCACTCTATCGTCGTCGTCACGTGTTCCTTAACCACTTCTGTGTCAAGGGTAAAGGAACACATCGCCCGCCCAAGTCCGTCTTCGCTATAATTAATATAGCCCTTGAGTGTCACTTCTATATCCTGCTTGTACCCTCTCATTTCCGTAGTAATACGGAAATGCTCATAAGGCTTAACAAGCCCGATGAATTTATTCTTTCCGGATACATAACCGATACTGATAGTGAGTCCTACTTTGCGACCATCCCTCATCGTAGGAACAAATTCAATCCTGTAATCGTCCACGATGACCCTGTTGTACTGATTAACGTCGATCTTTAGCAACATAACTGAACCTCCTTGGTATTAAGTTGATAGTTTCTTTATATCTACTATTTTAATATAGTAATAAAATACTATCCAAATGGATTTTCATAAAAAACCATTAGTTTCTTTACAATTAATATAATTACAAGCTTAAGGAGGTAATTGTATTGTGAATGAACAGTATATTGAAGATTTGGCAGTAGATGATATAGCTCAAAGAACAGCTGATGATTTATTGGAATCATTGTCTCTGCCTACTATGGAATCATCAATAAGGGATCAGATTGATACTGATTTCAACACGAGCAGAGATTTTTTGGAGACGGTTTTAAGTAAATTCAGAGCCATCAACGAACGCGCTGATGACGATTCCGCTCGCGGTATCAAATCAGAGATGGTAGATTGGGCAAACTCACTCATCCGCACAATCATTCATCATTATAATCTCGGGTACAATAACATCAACGAAGAGTCATTGGATTCTTTGGAGATTTTAGAGTCTCTCTATCACTTTTTTGTACTAGACAAGAGAACAAATACAACCGAGTTTTTCATTAACTATATTGATCAGCACAAGAAAGAGATTGCTGACCAAATGGGACTAAATGCAAAGAGTGGCGATATCACAACCCTTGCAAACAAAAAGAAAGATATACCAAAACTAAATGTACCGATTTTATCTAATTTGGACGAAGTTATCCGATACATTTCTGGAGAAGCAGGAATTACATCTGAAGAGTTTTTAAATACCATTGACAATGGTGATTACTACATTGCCAATGTTATATCATACTTTGACCAACAGATGATTTTCGGAGAATTTTTCCATGAATATATCAGGACGGAAGTCGGTACTTACACGGACGATATATCAATGGCTCTTAGAAGCGAAATAAGAACGCATTTATCAAGATAAAAGGAGGATTATGGACATGGCATCTAAAGTTGCAGTTGTTGGCGAAGGGAAAAACACTAGAGAAACCATCGCCAGTAGACTCATGGACGAGTATAACAACGCTTCAGAGGAAATGAAACCATCTACAAATGAGGATGGGATGTTAATCAATGAGAATGGAAGACAATTTGACTCGTTCTCTATTCCGGATGAACCCGATAGCTACGGAAAGTCTATGGAAACGGATACATTAAAGGGAGAAGAACCTAAAGAACTCCCTGAATTCTCAGAGAAAGATTTTGAAGAAACCCAGAAAATGCTCAATGCATCTTCAAAACTTCGTCACTTAAGGCGCGATGCAGAGGATGTAAAGAAACAGAAGCATGGTATTACAAGGGCTTCTTTCAAAGACTTAAAGACAATTGGTGTTGGGGATGCCGCAAAATTCCAAAGTCCCGATGATGTAATTCAATATCATTTGGATAAGTGGGAAACGGCAGAGGAACTTGAGAGTTATCTGAAGGGCTCCGTAAAAGACCCTAAGGTAAAAGAGAGGATTAATAATTTCTTTGAAAACCCCGTTACCCATGAGGTTCTGGAGCTGAGTAACAATACAGAAGTTAAGAATGAGACTCAGGAGCTTGAGTTCAAGCGTGGGTTAATATTATACTTTAAGCAGAACGATGAATACCTAAAGAAGATTGACGAAGAGGTAAATCGGTTCAATAAAGAGATGGACGAACTCACCAGTGAAATCTCGACGGCGTTAAACCCGTTAAGGGACGATGTATACTCATACAGTAAGGTACTGACGGATATGGCTGTTATCAAAGATGGTGATGACGAAGAAACCATCAAGAAAAAGACTATCGAAGCAAAGAGAGCAAAGGCTATCCGTTCAGCATTCACTCTGGAGAATATGATAGAATTGATTGAGTCGAAGCCGTCTATTATATATAATTCTCTGAGAGATTTCAAGAATGAGCAGAGGCTCAAGGATATCGGAGAACACTATGCAAAGAAACTGAAAAGATGTGACATTAGTCATGATTTATTCGGATTCTTATCTGATGATCCTAAGCAGAGTATTGAATACACTTTCTTACCGCTTGGTGATTACCCTGAAGGATTGGAAGGGTTTACTGTATTCTTTATTATTAGAAGTCTCAGTATGTCTCTTCCTGATAAGATGGATGAAACATTCCATTCTGCTGTTTACATCGTATTGTCTCAACTACTTGAGAATAAACTAAACGATGAAGCAAAGGAAACATTGAGGAATTCCATGATTAAATTCCTTAATAAGTTCAGAAAGGAATAGCCTATGGAATTTAATCCAAATAAAGTATATTCAGTTGATGAACTCATAGATCTGATAAACGGTGGAACTGTAACTCCACAAGATACTATTATGGTTCGTGCTGAGAACGATAGAATAATAAAATGTCGCTGTGGTATGTATATCGAAGATGATAAGATACCTAGTAAGCACGAACAACATATACTATTAATACCATCAGACAAAAACGATTACTGGGGTAAATGTTCAATTCTTAGTTATATTGATACTCCGGCACAAAGCATAAGAGAGTCTTCAGTGCTACCAATCATAACAATGAATAGACCATTTCCTTCACTGATTGGTATGCCTAAAATTCCACCGTGTTTTTCCTACACAGCGTTAAGTCAGATGGAGGACAGACCTAAGCGTAGGTCAAAACATCATAGAGGTCATCCTTGATATATCTTAAGAGTGGACTGTAAGTAATAAAAACTTGCAGTCCCATTTATAATAACTCAAAGGAGGAGCGTGTATGAACGGAACTAATCTTGGAGCAGTTATCGCTCATTTATCAGATATAAACAATAACAACTCGACTGATGAAATCTCTTTAGAGAATTCAGGAAGATTTTTGACAATAAGCGATATTTGTAATTACGGGGTAGATATCAACGAAGAATTGAATTTCAAAGAAAAATACCGCAGTGTTGATTGTAAATTCGGAATGATTAGACTCATAAACTACACCGACTTTATTGATTCTATTAACATTGTATGCAGTGAGCATCAATGCTTATTGATTAAAGAAATGGTGGATAGAATACATCATATGTTCAAAAATCTAGTAAGCCCGTTCCATGACAAACGCTTTGAAACGGATTTTATAAGAATCCTATGGTTATTTCCTAAAAGACCGTACATTTGTCACTGGGGTAATCATAAGTATGAGTCTAAAGTAAAACCAATCTTATTCAACCAGAGAATAACTCTAAGAAATGTATTTCCATTTGTGGTGGAGCTTGAACATGACGTACAGAATTGGTTACACTATGAAGATTGGATAGATACAAGAACTTATTATCGTACTTTGGCTTTTTGCGAATACGTGGATGAACTATCTCATGATTTGGATATTCTGATAAAATTAAAAGGTTCATTGTCGATATTAGAGAAACTTGCATATCGGAGAACTTATAAATATATAAAGATTCTCATTAGTGAAATCAAACGGTTCAGGTCAGAGTTGATGTCACCACAGTTGAATAATAAGTGAGGTGATTATTATGGCTAAAAATAGTATGAGTTCTGTCCTTAAAAAGGATGGACAAAACTTCGTATTAACAAAAGGTATGTTAAGAGTCTATATCTTGCAAAAATATATCGACACTAACATCGGTAAGATAGAAGGTTCCACAGTTGGTTCACTTGGTTTATTACCATATAGATGGTATGAAAACTACGAAGCGTTGGAAAAAGATAAGCCGACTTTCAGAGGAACATTGAAGCTACCTACTTATATAAACTTTTATCCACAAGATGTTGATAGTGACAAGAACATTCAGATATATCCTGAATCGTATGTAAAACCATACTGTGTCCTTACATTCGCTGATGGATACAAATGTTTTCCAAATGAAATGATACAAGATCTTTCTAATGTGACACTATATGTAGACACATATCTGGATGGGAGAATGGATGACAATATCCCATATGATTTACTAACACCGTCTTGGATACAGAATATGACTATGAACGATATATCATTGAGTGTACCTGTAACAACTTTGTCTACAATTACTGCTCAACTTTGCAGAGACCCAAATAACCAAGATGTCAGATGGTGTGAAGTAATAGCAAAACAAAAGAAACCCGCGATGATTGGGTATCGGTTTGCTAATATTCGTGAGATGAGTGCGTCGTCAGTATTTGGTGGATTGTCATTTGAGGATTTCAATTATATGGTAGATCTCGGTCTTTCTATGACGGCTGAAGATAGGGAACAAAAACTATCTCCTATAGAGGATATCCTCAAGTTATAAAATCAATGGTATACAAGATAGTAAAGTATAATTATTTGCAACTAACTATACTTATCGTGAGGCGTGTATCTATATTAGCGCAAGACATAGGATATACTGCCTATCACCACTATTTTTATAATATTAAAGAAACTCATACAAAAAAGTAATGGGAGGTCCAACTGATTGCAGGTCAGTATTCCCTCCCATTACTTAGAGACCCTGTTCATAGGCTTCTACGACGTGCCTAGATGGAAGCGCACGAAATGTCGTATCTACAGCCCAAGTTGTCTGCCGAGGATCAGCCTTAGTAAAGAACTGATCCTTGGCAGCTTCTAACCTAGCCTGATTTTATAAATTATTATAGATATAACAAGAACGTAAAGGAAGTTTCTCAGTCATATTCATTATCTCTCCCCTATGGTAACTTATACGACTTACCATAGGGGAGAGATTATTTTGTTATTAGTATCGTTTTACAAATTGCCTTTGTCCATTAATCCACAACCATATAAATGCACAAAACCCAGTACAGTGCAATGAAAAACAAATCAATAAAAATAAGGAGGTAAAGACCATGGGTACTAACACTACCAGTTATCAGCACCCGTATATCACGGTGCAGATATATGATAATTCTGAGTATACTGAACCTGAAGTTGAAGATTATCGTAGATCATTCAATGGTATGCAGGTTGGTTTCTTTGCAGGTGGACGCGACAATCAGTTGTTATATATGCCTGACAAAACCCAGTATCTGCGTGAGTTTGGTAAGCCGAACTTCAAACTGTTGGGTCAGGCGGCGTATAATGCCGATAATGCACTTGCTACGGATAACTGCGGTATGTATATCATGAACCTGAAGCCTGATAACGCAACATATTCCAACGTTGTCATTATGGCACGGTTCAAGACGGAAGCAATCGCAGATACCGATACCGAGGGAAGTGGCTCTTCTTCTGAAACTACCGGCGGTGATACTGAAGAAAGCGGAAGTTCTACCACTACTAATTCCAAGATCGGTTACTATTATCAGGATGAAGAAGTGGTCTACATTCAGGCTTCCGATGGAAAGTTCTATGGATATGAAGAGTCTGATGTGACGGTCGAAAATATTGATGCTGTATATCGTGAAGCTGATATTGATGCTATTACGATTGGCGTTGAAGAAGGTCAGCTTGTTAAGATTAAGTGGACCGACCAGGCAAACCTGAATGAAATTGTGGCTGCAATCAAGAGGGGCGAGACCCCGACGTTCAACTTTGATGAAGACAGCTCTTCTGAGGACAGTGGTTCTACCATTGAGGATGGGGATATTGAGGATGATACGGAAGAGACTACGACTTCCTACAAGTTGGTATATGCTCTTTATGCAACGTATATTGAGAATGCGACCACGGTTGATGCTCTGAAGGCTGCTGTAAACAGTCTCATCTCATCCGATCCTGACGCAGATGGATTTTTCAATATGCCGTTGTTCCTGTTCTACTCGCAGGGACGTGGCGTTTATGGAGACAATATCCATATCCGTCTTGCAAACGTTACTGAGTATATGAACGATGTTGATTCGATCGAGTATATCTATGGCAATTGGTCGGAGGAAGATAAGCCTACGGCTCATCAGTACTCTATCACTGTCATGGAGCCTACGAAAGATGGACTAACTGAGAGGGAGACCGCAACGGTTACTCTTAACCCGGATGGTCTGAATATGTATGATGACGAAAATCCTTCCACGTATATGGAGGACGTCGTAAACGATCCTGAAACTGGTTCCAAGAGGATTTATGTAGAAATCTATCAGGAAACCTTTGATGCTATTTGCGAACTGTACAATGCCACTGTGAAACCGACGGATGATGTAGATATTACCCCATTTTCGTTTGATATATTTAATACTCTATCGCTTGATGGTAACGTCATTGAAAATATTGAACAGGATACCACTGGTGATGACTACATCAACGTATATGCCATCGACGGATTTACCATGAAGAACGGTAATGATGGTTGGGATGATATGTCTGAGGATGAAATCAAGGCTGAACGCAACCGTCTTCTTATCAAGGCTTATGCCGGAGATATTGATCCTTATATTAAGTCTCGTTTCTCGTCTCCTGCTGATTTCAACCTTGACGCAGGATATGACATTGCGGTTAATAAACAGATGGTTGCACTTGCTGCTGCTCGTAAATATGATCTCATGACTTATCTCGATACTGGAACTGTTACGACAACCTCTGGTTTGCTGAATGTCGCAGCGAACATGAGGGGAATCTATGCGTTCAATGTTGTAAAGGACGGTCATTGCTACACTTATCGTGACCTCGAATATACCCGTAAGCTTTGCACGTTTACTATAACTCACTGGTTGGCGAAGGCAATCCCGAACCATATGGCTACGCAGTATACCATTTATGGTGTACCGCTTGCAAGGGATATGGCTATTTTGAAGGCAGGCACTGATTACGTACGTGGTTCCTTCAAACCGGTCATTGATCCTGATGCAAATGATGTTAAAAACACGTTGTACAAGTTGCGCGTGAATACATACGAAACTCTTTCGTATAATTCCGTTCAGAGGTCCACAGCAATCACTTCTTGTCAGTCCAATTCAGACAGGTTGCTTGAGATGAATGAGTATATTATTCATAAGACCATTAACACGGCTTATAATTTGATTGCTTCTAAGCTTTACAAATTCGGTGAAGAGGCAGATCGTGCTAGATATCAGCGTGATGCAGATAGCATCCTTCAGCATAGGCTTGGATCATATGTCCGTAATGTATCCGTAGAGTTTGAAATGACCCCGAGCGATGAGAAGAGGTCTCTCCTTCGTTTGAAGGTTCATATCACATTCAAGACTGTGGTACAGAGGGGTGAACTTGAACTTTATATTGATCCTCGCGTTGTTGACACTGTTACAGTGTCAACTGCGGCATAAATTAGGAAAGGAGGTAATGAATCATGGCAAATGAAGTAGCAACTTTACAGGATAACATTCGTAAACCTAATGTCGAGAATGTCGAGAATTTTGCATACTGGCTTGGTGGTACTGATACTACCCACGCCGCGTTGAAGCAATATGACCTGTTGAGGACTGGTTATGGTCGTATGTTCATTTTGCAGATGCCCAGGTTCGTTGATCATCTGCTTCCTGATGAGACCAGAAAGTTTCGTCATCTTCTTCAGTTTGCAAATACTGGAGTAGATGGCATTCAGGGATATACTGTGGACTTTACAAGTGCCACGGTTGGTTACGTTGGTAACACGGTTGAATTACCGATTAACGTAAAGGATGATACATCATCAATCACTGTAAAGATTTATGAGACTCAGGGATCATTGATACGTACTTATATTGACTTCTGGATTACTGGAACGATTGATCCGTTTACCGGACTATCTCACTATCACGGTGCAAGGGAGATTCTTGAAGGTATAGAGTATCGTGATGATCTCTATCTGTCTCAGGCTAATCATACTATGGAGATGCTGTATGTTGCAACAGATCCTACTGGCGAACAGGCTGAATATGTATGCTTGCTGACCAATATGTTCCCGAAGTCGAGCGATCATAGTCATTTCGCATACGAACCGGGTTCACACGACCTTGTTCAGCTTAGTCTTGAGTTCACTGCATCCAAGTATATGAGTTCTCAGATTAATTACATTGGTACTCTGGCTCTGTCTAGGTTCAATATTCTGAAGAACTATCTGAACATGTACTCTGGATATAACAAGGCAAGTCTTGAAAAGGCTATTGATGTTCCTAGCATCACTAACTGGAAAGACTTCGACGATCATGCATATCATAACACTTATGGTGCGGCATCGACTAAGAAGTATGAAAGTCCTAGTGCGGGTGCTAGTGACAACATCAAGGGTTGGGGTACATCCACCACAGAAACAACGCCGTAACACACCAATATCAAAGACACTTGGGAAGTTTCCCAAGTGTCTTTCTTTGTTTTGTATAGATATTAGTTCATTAAGATGTCTGAGACAAACTCTTAAAAATTCAAAGGAGGACTATAAAATGTTATTAATGACATTGGAAGAATTCAAAAGATTACCAAATTATACTTTATTTTCTGTTATGAAGAAAAAGGATTTGGATGAATGGATAGACGTTAATTTAGAATTTGCAGAGGGTCCATATATTAAAACTGGAGCATATACCGACGGAGATGATAAGCCTAGGTGGAATGGAGTTATAGACTTATTCCCAAGTACAGTCAAGATTGATGAGAAAAGGCTTGCGTCAAATTGGTCATCATGGGATAATGCGGACGGTGATTATTGTGGTGATGACTATAGGTTTATAGTATTTGAACCTAGAGAAATCATACAGATGATGAAAATATTATTAGTTGCTCTAAAGACATCAAATGAAATTGATTTACCAGACGGAGAAACATGGTTCGCTAATGGAGCTGAAATAAAGGAAGACGATATCTTTGAAGAGGCAGGGATTGACAAAGAAAAATTCGACTATGGTACATCTGACGGCAATTTTAAGGAACTACTACGGGATTTTGTCAAATCTATGGATGGAATAAGGGGGTTAAATTATGAGTCCTAAGAAACCTTTGGTATTCAAAGAATTAGCCGGAAGAAAACTGATGCTTTGTGATGTCATTTATCAAAACGGTAATCAAAACACCGGTTGGTCTGATTATTTGAATTTTGTATATAGAGACTTAGTAACAAAAAAGAAGGCAATTTACACAATTAAAGATCCAACTATCACAATATATGAGGTACCAGAAGAATTAAGAAGTACCTTCAAGAAACCTAGACACTATATGGAAATTGAAAAACTTATTCCTCATGAAGTAAAATATCGGGATGTGTTAAAAGAAATTGCAAATATGGCAGGACCCGAATATGTAAAATACTATCATGAGAATAAGACTAGAAAGGCTAGACAACAATTGTACAAGTGGTCTTATTGTTTAGGCGGCGATATTCCTATTGAAACTTATTATCGAGTTATATGGGAACAAGAATTAGACAATGATGAAAGAAAATACGTAGATTGTATATTCCTCGATATTGAGGTTGACCAGAAGAACTGGGATGGTCCTATTCCAAGACATGGTGAATGTCCGATTGATATGTTATCTATTACTGACCCGGTAAAAAAGATAGTAAGTACGTTCTATCTTAAAACACCTGACAATCCTCAAATTATTTCATTCATTAACGACAGACAAGAGGAATTACAGCAAAAACTACACGAAAGGTTTGATGAGTCATTTCCTGGATACGAATATATTCAGTATGCGTTTGATGATGAGAAAGAATTACTTACTCAAACTTTTCGTTTAATCCATGTACTCAAACGAGATATTTGTTTTATATGGAATATGGATTTCGATATTCCATACATCATCGGACGTACTCAAAAGCTTGGAATGAATGTGGCAAATCTTTTCTGTCATTCCGATTTCCCTACAACTACGTTATATTATCATGAAGATAATAATAACTTTGATTGGGATACGAAACGTAACTATTTTGATTGTTCTAGTTATACGAAATACCTTGACCAACCTGCTGTATATGCTGGACTTAGAAGGTCCCAGACGACTCTTCGTAGTGTTTCATTGAATGCAATTGCAACAAAGGAGCAAGTTGGTGAAGGAAAAATTAAATACGACTCAACAAAAGGCAACTTCATTATGTTTTCACGTAATGATTTTATGCTTTATGATATATACAATGTAAACGATACTTTGCTACAAGCTGGTATCAATGAGAAATGTAACGACAGCTATAATCTATATAACTCTTGTCTGCATAGTTATTGTAACTATAAGGATGGAATGAAACAGACCGTATCGTTAAGAGCATTCTTCTATAAAGAGTTCTTAATAAATGATGGTCTGATATTAGGTCACAATGTCAACTTTGATAATACAGGGCATCGTCATACAAATGAATTTGAAGATGATGATTCTATTTCTGAAAAAGACTTACAAGAATCTCTTGATTCATTTGAAGGTGCTATCAACGGAGACCCTGAACTCAATGGGTATCATGGTATCATTTTGTTTGGCAAGCATAGTAAGTACCTTTTTGGTGACTCGATTGATTTCGATTTCTCCGCAATGTATCCAAACTCCATCTGTTCATTCAATATATTCGCCGCTACAATGATAGGGAAACTTTTTATTATAGACGGTGACAAACTTAAAAGATATGATGAAGACGCGGGGAAGGAGTTTGTGGAGGATTTAATTGCCAAAAATTCTTTGTTTCTTGGTGAAAAATGGTTCGGATTACCTTCCTATGAAACTTTGGCATTGGAAGTATTCGAACGGATGAAAGATATCGCGTAAAACAGAAATATATTATGATAGTAGACTAGGATTTTAGTAATCTAAGTCTACTATCATATTAATTTATATAAAAGAAAGGGGAGATCAATTATGTAATAAAATCCGAAAGTTACACCGACAAAATAATTAAATATTGACATGGGATGCAATAAACGTTTCATACAGAAAGGAGTTTGTAATGACAGTAACTACTGAAAATCTCCACGAGGTTTATAATGATCCAAAACTGAATATTTATCTCAATGGAGAAATTATGGAAGGATATTCCGAAGATGAGATATCAGATATAATCAACGAGACGTCAACAACCGTTGAATATTTCGAATCAACTTTACCTACAGTTCGGGATATCGTTGTTGAAAATATCAGGGTATTTGTGAACGAGAATTGGGATCCACACTTCTACCGTAGACATATTGAGGAAGCGGGAATTAACGTTGCAGAGTTATCTCTACTCGGAGATTTGGATATGAAAGCTATGGTTGATGGTATCCTCTTCAATCTCACAATTATAAACGGATTTACTCCGCTTCAGGCAACAGAATGGCTTAAGAGAACATCAATAAAAATGCTAGACATTATTCACCTTACGCCACCAACAGAACCGATAAAGAAAGATTCTACAGATGAAGAAATCGAGAAGGTAGTATACGATCTAAATAGGGATATGGTAAAAGCTATAAACCGATACAACCTTAAGGGTACAACACTCGCTGATACGTTTGCTAAGGAACTCTGTGAACACAAGCCAGTAAACCAGTGCGGACTTGTACTAAACGAACTCGTTGATACATTATGGCAACCATATGTTGTATACTCTAAGAAGAATAGGACTCATCTTGTTACTTATACGATAGGCAATTTCATTGATGAGTTCGTATTCATAATGGGTATAACCAATAAGGAAGCTACAGCAAGGTTTACAGCTGCTAATGAAGCTTGTAATAAAGCGTTGGGGGATTTTGACCCTCAGAAAGAGTTTACCAAACTCATGATACAAAGCAACTATACGATGGCAGAACCTATGTTACTAAAGCAGTTCTTGAATAAAGTGAAGTTCTATGAAGAGAACTGTCAATCAGGTAAATCTCTAAAAGAGATATTTGTCAGTGAATTAAAGACGCCATCGGTTACAGAATAACAACACTAACAGGAGGTGGGTTGATAAATTATTATCATACCCGCCTCATATTCTTAATTGCATAGGAGGAGATAAAATGGAACTAATATATTCACTCCAATATCTTAATGGACACAAACCATCGAATGGTGATAAAAGGATATACCAAGCTTGTGATGGTGTAGTCTATTACTTGAAAGAAAACTTTTTGATGGATGATGTAATCGTCAAATACGTTAAAGAAGGGGATAGAGTATTTCCGGATACAATAAATCTATTCGTCAAACGGAGAGATTCAGAAGATGATATTTTATATAGGATTAAAGATATACTAATCGAATATGCAAAGGCTGATCCATACCAGTTTATAGCCGTTGCAAACTTCGTAGATGGAGTCGTACCGCAAGATAATGAAGTACTATCAAATGACAACTGGGATGAAGAAATAGATTGCGTACGCGCATGGATGAATACCTATATACTTGATGAAGTTATGAACGATGGGAAAGTCAGACATAAAAAGGATTTTAGGGATTTATTCTATAGTGTATTTCCTGAAGTAACAGATGATAATTATGCTGAGAATAAGGATTTACAAGAACTTTATCAAGTATTCAGTTTGAACTATAGTTCAATCCCAGATGAGATAAGAAACGCATTCATCAAATCGGTGATATTATTCACAACGAGTAGTTCAGGAGAATACTCACTCGCTATGAAAACAAACGACTACAACATAAAGACTGGGAGCGATGCTATGGATAACTCAGTCTGGAAATTCATACTGCTAGAAATTTTACGTAAGAACTTTATAGGAGTACAATATACAATCAACGCTTACAGAAATAATAAATCAGAAGTTGTTGGTGCAGAACTCAAAGCATTAGCTTTCACATCTTATATAGGGAGGTATTTTTAAGATGCTTTACACATCATACTTCGGGAAGATTAAGAAGCTTCCCAAAAATGTCTATCCAATCTCTATTGCATTTTCGTCTCCGACATGGTTTACAAATGGACGTATTGTAGAATTAATGCCGCCGGGAAATTTGCTTAGGGATTATAAGAATGGACTTATCAATGAAGATGAATATACTAAGATTTATACAGAGAAAGTACTGGATAAGCTTAATCCGTCTGACATCATTCATGAGATAGTATATACTAATAAGGCAGAGATTGCGGATAAGCTGAAGGATTCCGGGGCTGAGATATGGAGCAATCCCGATATACATGCTGCATTGTGTTGTTATGAAAAGGTTGGTGACTTTTGTCACAGAACTCTCGTAGCAAAATGGCTGACAGAAGCAGGTTTCCCGTGTACTGAATGGGAAGGATAATAACTGCCACCTTACTCTATTTTTGGAGTAAGGTGGTATTTTTTAAGAAATCGCACTGTTTGACACCACTCAATAAAGGAGGATATGATTATGTCAAACTTAACAAAAATAACGTGTAAGGAAATTGATACATTCGCTTCATTCCTGGCACGTCTTACTAAAGTTGGAGATGAATACATCATCAAAAACGACTGTATGATATGCACAAAGAAGAACAACTGGGATACTGGAAAAATACCCGGTATGCATGTAGTACGGTTCCCATTCACTGGATTTAACAAATCTATGGTAGAAAATGGCATTTATTATATAGAAAGTTTAATGGATGTCATTAACAAAATTAAGGGTATCAAATTAGACTCCCCATCATTCAGAAAAAATGTATACTATGTATGCGAAGAGGAGGAGCTATTCCTAATATTTGAAGACCCTATCGCAGCAAAAAGAATTGAAGTATCTATAGCTAGATTACTACGCGATGAAATCAGAGACGATATATTGAATACAGCTAAGCTCATTGATTGGTTCGACAATCTATATAATGAGAGATCACTGATCCCGACTGAGTATTGGGCTAGAATGTCCGATTCAGATTTAGATGTTATTAAAGAGGGTGGGATTGTACCGATTGTACAAGAAGTCGATAAGCGTCATGTTTCAACAAGATTAGCAAAATCATTGTTCATGTTTAGTGGGGTAAAGAGAAAGGGTGCTCCTATAGCAAACAATGTGTTCTATACATTTTTCCCTTCACAAGAAAATGATGTATCACTTCTTAGAATCTATGCATCCTATCCTTGTGGTAGTGGTACCATGTATATTGAAACAATACACGATTACTTAGTACTAATCTATGAAGAAGGAGGTACTGGATAAATGTTTGATAGTGGTTCTATCTTTGTTAATCCACCTGTGACATATGGTACGGATGGGAAACACGGTCTATTGCAATTACTGAATATACGTTATTCGAATACAAATTGGAATCCAAACAACGATTCTGATGCAGATGATTGCGTAGTAAGGTCAGTATGCGCGATATTGGCTGATGACCCATCCAAACCTAATGAAGATGATTATAAACATCATTATTTAGGATTAACGAAATCAGGATTAAACCATTACAAGGTTATGAATCACATTGGAACAATCCATAACTACCTGAAGAAATATCATTATGTAGCAGTGGAACCTAATATGGTTGTATCGACCGGGACATTTTTAGCAACCCATAGATTTGGAAGATACATTGTCGGGTGTGATAACCACTGTTTTGCATACATTGATGGGGCAATATATGATACTTATCAAATTATGAATGATATAAGTTTTGCCCTTGGACACCCAGTCAAGGTTGTATTCTGCAAAGAAGATAATCTACGTAACTTATTTTAAGGAGGTATGATATGAAGGTACCAGATAGAGAGCCAAAGATATTCTGTTCAATTCGGGGGAAAATCAATCTTGAAACTAATAATGACCTAGATTATGAATCGTATTATCCACCGATATATATTAACGAGTACGATGTAACAGAAACTTTACTTGATGCTCATCCATCTAAAATTATCGTTGAAAAATCTAAATCATTGAACCTCATCAACTTCATAAAAACTGAAATAATTAATGGTTGTTCTATTATCAGTTTCAGAATGGTGAGGGTGATAGAGAGCAACGATCTCTTTGATAATGATGCAATCAAAACAGCATGGTGTCTTGATAATGTAGGATATGGGAAGAATTTAGAGTTATCAGGGAAATATAATGTAGCTTACAAAAAATTCGACATAGACAATCAGAGTCTATATCAATCAATATTAGATACATTGATGATTGGACATGATAACTATGTCTATATAGAGATTTATGCTTGGTAGAGAAACTAGGTGGTAACTTGTTTACCACCTAGTCTTCTTTTTCGTAGATATCTCCTCTTTCCACAAAGATAATAAGAGTGCCTTCATTTTTTGGCATAATAACTAAGAAAGGAGATATGAATTATGGCGGAAAGTAAATCCAACAGTTCTAGTCTAACTCCTGACTTAAAAAGAATGGAAGACATGAACAAAGAACTTGTGAATTTATTGCGGTCAGAATCAATCGCGTTTACAGGTGACGATGGTGGTCGTTCTGATGAACTTCTTAACATTCACCATCGTTATAATAATATCATACAGCAAGATTATCAAGGAGTAAAATCTTCAAAGGACTCTACCGATAGTACATATGACTATATAGCTAATGCTCTAATTGGTCATAAGGATTATGGTAAAGCTCAACAAGCATTCAGAAAAAATGGTTTTACAACTGGTAATGCTGCTCAAGATAAGCTTTTGAAAAATGTTCAGCTCGATAAGTTGTTTACAATGGGTGATACTCAAATAGCTTCTTATTTTTTATCTACATCATCTGATATTATTCATATTTATGATGAGATAGATTCAGTTTGTAGCTATTTCTATCAGCTTGAAGAAGCAAATCTCATTATAAGAGATAATGTCCTTAGAGCTGAACAGGTGAATGAAGATATCAGTATGGATATCGACTTTCCTGGAGTTACAGATGATACAAGTGCTTACGTATCAATCGTAAAGAAAGCTTTAGAGTATCAAAAAATGACAATAAAAATACGTGACCATGTTGCTCCGAAAGCTATAAAATATGGGACGTATTACATAATGATTATTCCCTATAGTGAAATAGGGATGAAACTTATTGCCATTAACAACTCACATGGAATGGGTTACGGTGGAATTCCATTCTACGAGTCTACAGATACTCACGCTTTGTTTGGTGATAATAAGGATTATGACTCATGTATGGAAAGTGTTACTTCCATCTTTGAGTCGATTGACCCTACTTTGGAAGAGAGTATAAAAAGTGATAAACTTTCTAATGACCAGAAAGTCATCCAAGAGACAATCAATATCATCAAAGAGAATGCAAAACAAATTCTAGTATGCGAAGATACTTCTATTCCTGATATTGAAGGTCTTGGTTCATACAAAAAACTCGATGACCATATACAAAATGCTATATCAGCTTCTATGAAAGCTACTCAGAACAAGTTGATACAAGATATTGACGATATCAAATCAGGTAATGTTCAATTTGACAGTAAGATTGGTGTACGGACTGGTTCTAATAAGGATAAGTTTGCGTCGTATATCGAAGCCGGAAAAGATATCGTATCAGATTTAACAAAGAAATTTGTTAAAGATGGAGAACTTGTAGCAATACAATATCCAACTGATAAAAAACAACCAAAGGAAACACCAGAGATCGGTAGAATTACTGATAATGACAAGCTCAATGAAATATCTGAGAAGTTTTCAAAGAAATCAACTCAGAGTACGGATGATGGATTTACAACAAATAACGATAATGAAATCACTGCCAATATGCTGAAACAATCTGACGATGTATTGGGTTGTCATACAAAGCTCGTAGACCCAAGGCAATTAGTTCCTATTAAGATTTTCGATTACGTTGTAGGATACTATTATTTCGAGAATTACGATTATGCAAGAATGGGGACTTCTGTAACTGATATCATGTCCAATCAAATGAACTTCAATCAGAGGAATGTGGTAATCGACGGAATAGTTGATTCAGTTCTTAAGAATTTGAAGTATGGAGATGTGTTAAAGGGTGATAATCAGTTAAAGAGTATGATACTTAACTGTATTCTCTATGCAGAAAGGAGGGATAACCCTATAAGGATAAAGTTCGTTCGTCCTGAGTTTATAATTCCTTGGAAAACGAATACAGATGAACACGATAATGGACAACCGGTTATACTGAGGTCTCTGCTATATGCAAGATTGTATACATCTCTCATACTTTTTTATACAACTGCCATCATTACAAAATCAACTGATAGCGAATTTTACTATCTGAAAGAAAGTGCTTTAGATGGTCAAATCAACAATCAGATTTCAGATATGATGGATCAGTTAGAGGATAGTAATGTAGACCCTATACAGATTGCAAATGGTAATATCCTTCACGGAAATCGTGCTATCAATAAGAGGTTTTTCCTCGACATGGGTGTCAATGAAGTTAAACCATTCGAGATGGATGTTGTTTCAGGTCAGCAGATTGATATGCATAATGAATTCCTTACTGACCTAAAGAAAATGGCAATCGGTGCAACTGGTGTTCCTGCTGTTATGGTCGATTATGTTGACGAAATCGAGTATGCAACAATGCTTGGTATGGCGAATATCAAGCACCTTACAAGATGTAATAGTATCAAGAAGGACTTCAACGGTCCTCTTACTGAAACGGCAAAGACGCTAGTAAAGAATTGCTATCCTCACGCAATACCTGATAATATTCTTGATAAGATGAAGATATCTTTGAGAGAATCCAAAGTTATCAATAACAATATAACGAACCAACAGTTGAATGATAACATTGGGTTATGCGAGAGCATGGTAAAAACATATGTCGGTGGTGATACAACTAACCCACCAGAGATCACAGCGTTTATTATAGAGGATATGACAAGACAGCTTGTTATTGAACAAACTCCGGCTGCTCCTTGGGAATTACTTCCTGACATGTACAAACAATCTCTCATGAAAGCAAGACAGACTAAATTGTACAATCAGATACAGACTAAGATGGCTGAAAATCAGGAATCGTCTGATAGTGAGTAAATATAGGTTTTGACCATAGACTTAACAAAAGATTAATGGGTAAAACCAGCTCAGCTAATTAGCTGCAACGCTGTATTTACGGAGTAAAAGTCAATAAAACCATACTTACTGTTTTGATGGATACTCAAACAGATACTTGCAACTAACCAAGATGACTTTGTAGTAAAATAAAAGTCATCTTGGTTATCATTTACCAATAATTTACAATAAAGGAGGTTTATTGCTATTATGGATGCAATGGTAGTGAAGACCAACGTCATCAAAAGGAGTGGTGAAGAAGTCGAATTTGACATCACCAAAATCATCAACGCGATTACAAAAGCTAACAAAGAAGAACCTGATCATACTAGGAGATTATCTAGTTCTCAGATTGTCGCTATAGCGGAAAATATCGCTAAGCAGGTGGCTGAATCATCTCATGCAGTTCAGGTAGAAGACATACAGGATATGGTTGAAGTGGGCATCATGGAAATGCGTGGATATGAGGTTGCCCAACTTTATGTAAGATATAGGTATAAGAGGGAGATTGTACGTAATACAACTTCCATTGACAATAAGATTTTGTCTCTTGTAAACCGCACAAACGAAGAGGCTAAGCAGGAAAATTCCAATAAAAACCCGGTAATCAATTCTACTCAGCGTGATTACATGGCTGGAGAAGTATCAAGGGATATTACAAGGAGATTATTACTTCCTCCTGATATTATGGAAGCTCACGATGCAGGTATTATACATTTCCATGATACTGATTACTTCGTTCAACCTGAACATAACTGTTGCCTGATTAATCTGGAAGATATGCTTCAGAATGGAACAGTTATAACTCAGACATTGATTGAAAAGCCTCACAGTTTTGGAACGGCTTGTAATGTAGCTACTCAGATTATAGCTCAGGTCGCTTCTAATCAGTATGGCGGTCAGTCATTCTCATTGGCTCATTTGGCTCCTTTTGTGAATGTTTCAAGACAGAAAATTCGCAAGAATGCTATTGATGAGCTTGGCGAGGATGCATTCAATTCTATGACTGAAGAACAACAGAACCATATGATTGAAACTCGTCTTCGTAGGGAAATCAAGAGTGGTGTACAGACTATACAGTATCAAATACTTACTCTTATGACAACCAATGGTCAGACACCATTCGTTACGATGTATATGAATATCAACGAACCCGAAGATGAACAAACTAGGAAAGACCTAGCTATCTGTATCGAAGAAGTTCTACTGCAAAGGATTGAAGGGGTTAAGAATGAACAGGGTGTATGGATAACTCCTGCGTTCCCGAAGCTTATATATGCATTGGATGAAAATAACATAACCGAGGATTCGGAATATTGGTATCTTACGGAACTCGCTGCAAAATGCACAGCTAAGAGAATGGTTCCGGATTATATATCCAATAAGGTTATGAGACAATACAAGAACGGTGATGTTTATACTTGTATGGGTTGCCGTTCATTCCTTACTCCCGATACCGTTGGTATGGGTGAGAATGGAAAGCATAAGTATTACGGTAGGTTCAACCAAGGGGTTGTTACTATTAACTTGGTTGATGTTGCTTGTTCTTCTAATGGTGATTTCGATAAGTTCTGGGAGATATTTGACGAGAGACTGGAACTCTGCCACAAGGCTCTTAGGCTTCGTCATGAAAGACTATTAGGAACAATTTCTGATGTTGCTCCTATTCTCTGGCAACATGGTGCGCTTGCTAGGTTGGAAAAGGGAGAAACTATAGATAAACTCTTGTACAATAACTACAGTACGATATCCCTTGGGTATGCCGGACTGTATGAGATGTGTAAGAGGATGACTGGAAAATCTCATACTTCAGATGAAGGTAAAGATTTCAGTATCAAGGTTATGCAAAAAATGAACGATAAGTGTGCTGAATGGAAAGCAGCTGAGAACATAAGTTATTCTCTCTATGGAACTCCCATTGAGTCAACCACTTATAAGTTCGCTAAGTGTTTACAGAAACGCTTCGGTATTATACCAGGAGTTACTGATAAGAACTACATCACTAATAGTTATCACGTTCACGTGACAGAGGAGATTGATGCATTTACAAAGCTCAAGTTTGAATCTGAGTTCCAGGCATTGTCTCCGGGTGGTGCTATCAGTTATGTAGAAGTACCAAATCTCCAGAATAATATACCTGCTGTATTAGCAGTAATCAAGTTCATTTATGATAATATTATCTATGCTGAACTTAACACTAAGTCAGATTACTGTATGTGCTGCGGATATGATGGAGAAATAAAGATTGTAAAGGACGACCATGATAAGCTTGTCTGGGAATGCCCGAAGTGCGGCAATCGTGACCAGAGCAAGATGTCTATTGCGAGAAGGACCTGTGGCTACATAGGAACGCAATACTGGAATCAAGGTCGTACTCAAGAAATAAATGAGAGGGTGCTCCATCTATGAATTATGCTACAATAAAAGAATACGATGTGGCTAATGGACCAGGTGTTCGTTTATCCTTATTTGTATCAGGATGCACCATTCATTGTCCTGAATGTTTTAATAAGGTGGCTTGGTCTTTTGACTATGGTGAGGAATTCACAAAAGACATAGAAGATAAGATACTCAAAACTCTTGAGCAATCTTGTTATCAAGGTTTATCTATCCTTGGTGGAGAACCATTAAATCCGAGAAATCAAGATGGATTATTATCTTTAGTAAAACGCTTTGATGAAAAGTTTATCAATAAAGATATATGGTTATTCACAGGATATACTTGGGAAAACATTCCGGGTTCCAAAGAAATTCTAAAATACATTGATGTATTAGTTGATGGTCCGTTTCAGATGGACAAAAAAGATATCAGCCTTGTGTTCAAAGGGTCATCTAATCAAAGGACTATCAATGTAAAGAAGTCTTTGAAATCTGGAGGGGTTGTACTATATAAATGAATATAACTCAGGTTGGGAAACTACTAATCCCAACCTGAGTTATCATTAACGACTATTCAAATAATTGATCTGCTTCTCCATATTCATAGTCACTGACATATCCTTCTCCAGTACCATCATCAGTAACTATGGCAGGAAAATATACCTTATCTATATCGAGATTAGGGTCAGATAATACTAATCTAACAGCCACATCGACGATTTCTCCAAGAGAATACATACTCCACGGTAAGTCATCATTCTGAGTTATAACCTTACAGAATTCATATGCCGCATTGTGTATGTCATCTAGTCTCTGTGTTTGTTCAGGAGTAAATTCCAAATCATCCGTGTCGACATCTTCCGTATCAGTATTATCGGTTACGTTTACAGGTATTTCAGGTGTCTTTCCAAAGATGCGTTCCTTCGTTTCTTTCAAAGTTCTCATATCTTTAGTTGCCTCACTTTCTGTTCTATAAAAATCAAACATTTCTGACATAGTATCCCTCAAATCAATTATCTTGAAATACAATTCATTTTCTTCACCAGTACAATCATCAGGAGATGGTGAATGTTCTGCGAGAAAATCTAATTCAAGATAGCAGCTTACTAATCTGTCTAAGTTAGCAAACATATCTAAATCTGTATAGCAGTTTGTATCCATAGTAACCTCCTTTATGTTTTATGTACGGTTATAATATATGAAGTAAACCGGACAATGATTACATATTACATTGTCCGGTTTACTTCACGATGGGTCAATAAGATTACGACTAAATGCTCTGAGATAGGTATTATCAGAGTGAGATGCTGAACCTTCACGTTTAACTGACTTGTAAGCACTTGCATATGGACTTTCCTTTTTGATAGAGTTTGCTAAACCCTCTACCTCTGATTTCAATATAAGAGGTATATGAGGAGTATGTTCTCCTAAATGAGTTGTTGACTCAAGTAATCGTTCAATAGCTTCTACTCTACAAGCAGTATTAAGGATAAGTTCTTTCATAGTCGCGTCTTCTGTCGTAAAAGAGCTATTCTTTATGGAATCTACCATACATCATTTCACTCCTTTCAATAGTATTCGTTGTAGTCTTTTATTATATAATTGAGTTCCTTACATTCCTTCGCTTTTGTCTCAAGAAGTTTCTTTCTTTTCAAATACCACTGATATAGTTTATCAAACCCTACATCAATATACTCAATGTAGTATGTCGGTTTTGTACCGTGGTCATATGGTCTAAGTCTCCCTGAGAACTGGTCTGTATTTGGTAAGGACGCAAATGGTTCCGTATTATGCATAAACCTTAATCCTGGGATATCTTCTCCAGTACCAAGCATTTGAGAAGTTGCTGATATAATATCAAAACCCTTGTAATTCTCTACCTTATTACCTGTGTAAAATGCACAAGTCTTGAATTTTCCATCCGTCTCTTTATCAGCAAGTTCACCAAAATAATCGCAAGTGCTCTTCTTTGATGATAATACTAACGTCTTACCGTGTAACTTTTTATCAACTAAAAAGAAATTTATAAGAGACTTGAAATGTTCCTGTAATAATCCCTTGTTCAATTCGTATTCTATATAAGCAAACCGATTGAATTTTCTTTTTCCACCTGTAATTCTTGCAATATCAACCGCATTTGGATGAGAGTTAAATAATACGGCAAGATAAATAATATGCCGTTCGCTATCATCTCTCTTTAGTTGTAACTTAGGAACTCCGTAAAAAGCTCTCTGAAATACTCTATCATCACCAGTATTTGATAGTTTAAATGTTGCAGTAAGATAAAAGGTATATCTTACATTAGTTGCATAGTCAATGATAAGAGTTCTGGCATATTCTTGATGAGCTTCATCGAATACTTTCACACCAATTCCCATTCTTTCAATTACATCAGATAAAGATTTTGCTCCGTATCGGTTTATATAAGACATTAGTAAACTTCTTGTTACTATAAAAACCTTCTTGTTTTTTGATGGTGGCTTCTTCATATAACCTAATAACTGGTAAGATGATTCTATCTGAACTATATTTGGACCACCCATTGTAGTATATTCTTTAATTCTCGCCAACCATTGGTCTTTGAGATTTTGAGTTCTCATAATAATTAGTGAACGCATATGAAGTTTTTGAATTGCAGCAACTGCTGAATATGTCTTACCCATACCGGGTGGCATAATCAGCACTTTCTGCGACTTGTATCGTAAGTCTTTAAATTCCCCCTCACCAACTAAAAACCTTATTGCTTTTTCTTCATTTATATTGATAGGGGTCTGTGTCATCCCAAATCCCACTTCAACGACATTCGTGTTATTATCTACGATAGTTATAGGTTTTTTATTCCATTCTTCTAAGTAGTGCGAATCGAAACCTCGGGGAATATAAAGAACTTGTTCATCTTTATCATATGCGTATTTAGGATAGTCTTTAAAAGCTACATAATCATGATATGTCATTTGGCGTTCAAGGTCTTTATTTTCGCCCATACGATAATCATAAATAGCGTAATGCGTATTAAACGCATAAATCCTATTCATCCGCATGATATTATTACTCCTCTCTTTACAAGTTTCTTATAACCCTGTAAAAGTACGTATAAAAAGAAATACATTGACATAAAAAGAGAAGAATGGAACTACTCCATTCTTCTCTCATCTCTTGGGTTGTTATCAAATCCCCCGGTTGACGATATCATTGCCGAGGTTCTTAACGAACGCTTCAATGGTCTTGTTGTTCACAAAGAACAAATCCGTGTCATACCCTGTTTGACCAGGCAGATTGTAAGTAACCACGAACAGATAGTTGTTACCTTCTTTATCCAACTTTGATACGTTTAGAGAAGCTGCAAGAACTCCGTTTTCGTATACAATAAAGGTCGAATATCCCATAAACGGGAACAACCCGGCACCGGGGTCTAAAGCCCGATTGAGGCATAATAGAAGCCTCGACTGCTCGTTATCATCTAACACGAACTCGCCCTCGTTAATCCGAAGAACAACATCACCATGCCTGTCAGTATTAATACTCAATGCCTTTACAGGCTTATCTACTTTGTTAGCCATTTTTTCTTATCCTCCTTAGTCATCAGTTGGTTCACCGTAGAACTCTTTGTTCTCATCTATAACAATGTTGCGCTTATAGAACCAATCAAAATCTGAAGGCTTGTACTTATTAAAAGTATCTGTAAGTTGAAGTAACTGATACTTCAGATAAGATGCACTCATAGACATAGAGAATGATTCGTTCTGCTTCAATGCTGTGAGAACAGATAGTATCGTATAGTCTTCAGGCATAATAATCCTGGAAAACTCAGGTCTTTCTCTCTGATTGAGCGGTTTCCTAATAAGCTGTCTGATAATCATCTCACCATGAACAGCCGTCGCATCAATCTTTGATTCAATTGTAAGATCAATCATCATCTGAGCCATTTCTTCATAAGTCGTAGCTCCTGCGTGATTCTGATTGTGAATTAGTGCTTGAATTTTCTTCATAGGTACGGTTAATTCATTATTCTTAACATCGACCATAAAGATAAACTCATCATAAGAAATATCGTCAAGGTCAAGATAGAGATATTCTTTACCACCAAACAAATCAACCGCTCCTTCATTCATACGCATAATTAAATCATCATGCATATAAAGTTCTGAAATATTTGGATCCATAAACTGAGTGACTTCGATCAGTTCCTTTTTCTTGCTGTGAAGGTTCTTTGCCACATAAAATTTCGGAACATAAAAGTTCAGTCTAATCTCAGCCTCATCATCAGTAATGTCTCCAAGTTCACCATCAAATTCTTCGACATTATCCGACTCAGATTTCTTTTTCTTTTTTGTTCTTCTCTTATTCCCACCATCGTTAAACTTATTGTCCTTCTCGATATCATCGTCATCATTCATATAATCAGACGAGCTGATATCCTCTGTCAGTATAATGAGGGAATATAACTCAACATCTCCCAAATCAGGATTTAATATGACATCTGTTGAAGCAATAACAAAGTACTTCTCATAACCATTTCCAAAATCAATCAGTTTTGAAGATGTACCCTGGAAATGTTTTGCAGATAACAACCCCTGAACGACAGGATTAAGCTGAGTAAAAGCCGCATAGCATCCGGCTGAATATAAGTCTTTGTTTGTGTGGTACAATTCACCATAACATTCCATACAAACACCGTCGTGTGCTGCACAAGTAATGGGTGAACGTACCCAAATATATTGACCGATTAAATCCTTATCGGTCTCATAGTCGATTATTTTATAAAGTTGCCTTTGATTCATTCGATACCGTCTTCCATTCAAATGTTTCAGATGTTCATCCGACCGAACTAGAATTGGTATCGGATTAGCTGTCTTACAATCAGTAACTGTCTTACTTAATTTCACCTGAGAACTTAACAATGCAACAAGTATCAAGACATAACCACCAGGACCCATATATTCGTGGTTAGTAATGGCAGCTTTTCTTCCTGATATACAGTTTATATAATACTTGGGGATAGAAGACAAATTACCCGTAACGTAATTATTGTTAATCGGAATTGGAATCGTATTCCCCTGTTCATCAGGTTTAGGACCAATGTTTGAATCAAGCTCTGCAAGCTGAGCCATCTTTACAGAATTTGACTGAACTAACGTTTTAAGGGTTGTGAATTCTTCATCATTCGCAATCCTTTCATGTTGAAGTTTGTCAAATTCATGTTTTTGTATTTCCTGTTCCATAGGCTGTTTTGTTTCATCGAGTTTCACGTAAAGCCCCTCTTTGAAACCGGGCATTCTTCTCGACATGTCACGAATTTCCTCGATGCTGATAGACAAGCCTATGAATGAATTGAACTTAAGCGGAATCATATTGAGTAAGAAGTTCACATCCGCAAATGTCTCCGACCTTGTTCTGTATCCGATAGTCTTGGCATACGGCTTTGCATAATACTTATTCATATAAGCCGCAATGAATTTAGAATTCATCCTCTTACCCATAGAACGAGTGACAATATGTTCATCATTTAATAAGGATGAATCCACTGTTATAATCGGATACCAGAAAACAAGATTAAACACGAAATATCGAAACTCCATGTGCTTCAATACTTCATTTTTATCATTATGAAACTTGAAGTATACCGGATGCTCCCTGAACTCCTTATGCTCAAATCCATGTAGTTCCATCAGAAGTAATTTCTTATAGAAATCTTGATAATACTCCTGAAAATAGTCGGGGTCGCCTTTTTCATCCCCAATTCGTTTGCCCTCCTCAACGACATCATCAATGACAAATACTTTTTCGTCAAGCATCTTCATGATTTCTTTCGCCTTCGGAGTTAAGCCAGTATCAATCTTAGTAATGTCGAAATCGTCCTGGATGTCCAGTCCGTCTGCTAAAACCATACTTCGTATCCTCCTTTTTCATGTATTATATATGATTGTGACCTACTTCACCATTTCTTAATATATGAATAAAAGAATGAATGGTAGATATTATAATCTCCATTCATTCTTTTGAATTCAGTGTACCATTGTATTAAGATTGGATCATCAAACCTTGCTCTTCAACTTGGCAGTAATCGTCTTGAACTGGTTCTTAATCTGCGTAGGGGGCTTAGTCTGTCCAGCCAGTGCCTTCTGAGTTTCCTTTTGAGACCTGGTAAGACCACCCTTAGCCTTCTTCACAACCGGATGATTACCAGATGCCTTGTTCGCAGTCTGATTCATACGGCTCCTTGCACGAGCGGCATACTTCTTCTCAAGCTTCCTGAACAAGAACTTCTCCATACGCCAGAGAGTTTCAAGCTTCTTGTAGTCCTTATTTTCAGCATCCTTTGCACACTGCAAAATCGCAAGCTTGTACGCCTTCTGCTTCTTTGCCTTCTTATCCAAACGGACAATAGAAACTTCCAGAACGGACTTATCTTCCGGCAAAGTTCCCTCCATTAGCGCACCATTATTCTCAGGTGCAAGCATTTCCTCGGTAACACTCTCAACAATAGCTTCTTCCATAGCTACAGCCAAAATGTTTGCCATATCGGTATCGGTCATACTCTCGAATGTGTTTTCGCCGAGTTCGACAGAACCGTTCTGTGTCATCAATGCACTAAGATTAGACATGTTCTTAGTTCTCCTTTCTTTATTTTGTTTGGTTTGTGCTTATTTTCTAAGCACCGATACAGTGAAGACTAATCGAGAAGGCTGTAGTCGGCGTTTCATCGAAACAATAAACCGTGATGTTATCAACCCCTGTATAAATCTTGTCAATGCAATCATACGCTGCTCTGAGATCATTCAGAGTATCCGTCGTGGTTGCAGAAGATGTGACAAGAGCGACGACAGGGTTGTCTTCAGATAACATACCAACAACCTCAATCACCTGCTTATATCCGTCTCCATCAGGGTTCTCTACCCAACCAGTAGTAGGTACAGCCACGATATAAGTACGAGCCTTATCGAGCTGATCCTGTATATTACCCCTGAGGTGAGCGAGACTTTGAACAGGGACATCAATTTCTTCCATCATGAGTCCGTCCTCATTTGAAGCCATCAACTTTCCACCAGTGAGGCTATCAATACCAGTGCCACCACTCCTTACAGGAATAGTTCCTTGGATTAGGTTGGCTAATGCAGCCGGAAAATGATAAGCACCATACTCAGCAACAGGTATAGATATATTCTCCATAGTGGGCGTTGTTGTTTGAGGGTCTGAACTCAAGGTTCTATACTTCGCCATGCTGATACCTCCTTATTTTAGTCATTATTGATTTGTTGAGCCGTAGAAACCATAATGACGAGACTATCGAATAATTTATCCTAATAGTGTTGAATACGTAGATAACCCACCAGTAAATAATTGAGAACCCATAATCATTACTATATTAAAATCACGTATCTATGACAATATACTTTACCAAGGAGGTAAATTATGAATACCATCAAAGGGGTTGTCAATGAAATGAACTGAGTTCGAATCAGAAAACTTTCAAGAATTTCTTACTCAGATGCTAGCTGATGTAATCTAAAAGATGGTCAAGAGAGTTGGAACATGTTCCAACTCTCTATTTTTACCCATTATAATAAATATATTACAATCATAGCAAATCACACCTCAATTTACATTTTATTAACAAGGAGGTATATGAGATGATTGATCAAAATGTACTTCTCCAGTCAAAGTTTGTTCAAGACTGGGTGAATGATAACATGGTTTATTTCAAAATGCAATATCCGAATGCAAGTGACAATGTTTTACGTAAAGTGCTAATGGATGTTGCCCAGAAGTATATTGTAAATCCGCAAGCGTATCTTCATAATGACTACCAGGATGATATGAAGGTACAAGCAGATTTACTTAAACTATATGATTGGTTTTATAAAAATAAACCTATTGCGGCAGGTAATGGAACTTTCTTTTATAATCAAGACATTCGTTCATCACCAATACAAAATGTTATTGATGGACGTATTGTAGCCCGTAAAGAATATCAAAAGATAAGAGATACTTATCTTGGTCCAAACGGTGAGACTGATTCATACGAGTATCAATATTTTGAGATGATGCAAATGGAAGCTAAGGTTAAGATTAATGCTATATATGGAGCATTTGGTGCTAGAACCTTCCAGTTGTATAACATCTACACAGCAGCAAGTACAACAGGTACTGCTCAATCACTAATATCAACTACAGCTATGGCATTTGAAGCCTTCCTCAATAATGCAGTGAAATTCAAGTCACTTGGGGAATTGGTTACTATGGCAGGAAACATTATAAGAAAAGACCCTCATAAATTACCAGTCGATGGTCTTAGACTTATTAGAGACACTGAAGATGTATTCAAGTTATGGAAAAGTCATTTCTGGGAATGGAAAAATGACTATGAACCGGTGATGAGAAACATTCTCAGAAATTGTTCAGTAGAAGAACTTACTAGGTTATATTACAATAATAACCTATTTGAGTTTATCGAAAACGACTTAATTAAATCAAGACTAATCGGTATTTTTGATAAGACCGAGTCTTTCCGTAGCCCTAACTCTGTACCGGAAAATATTGATAGCGATTTACAATTCGTTTGGGAATACTGTAGAGAATTCGTCTTCTATAATCATGCTTATACAGAGCAGATAGATAGATTGAAACATGACCCAAGAGAACGAGTTATCTTAATAGATACAGACTCTAACGTTATCAATATTGAGCCTTGGGTGAATTATACTCAGGAAGCAATCTGGTCTCATTCTACTACAGTTATGAACGATGAGGACAAACGGTTCTGTAGTGTGAATACACTGGCTTATCTTGTTACAAGAATGGCAAGAGAGCTTCTTGATAGATACGCAGATGATTGTAACGTATTACCAAGGTTTCATAAAAGACTTAATACAAAGAACGAGTTCTATTTCTCTAAGGTTCTATTAGCAAATGCTAAAAAGCGATATATTGCGAATATTAGACTTAGGGAAGGAAAGCAGGTCAACAAGATAGAGTTGAAGGGTCATGACTTCAAGAAAGCAGGAGTAAATGCCCATATAGAAGAAGAATTAATGGGTATTATTAGGAAAGACATTATCAATGACCCAAAAGTAAACGTCGTTGGTCTTATGAGGGATGTCGCTAACCTTGAGAAGAAGATTAGAGAGTCTATTGCTAATAGAGAAAGAACCTATCTTGTTAGGATGAACTGTAAAGTGGAACGGTCTTATGCAGAACCTTATTCACAAGGGGCAGTTACTGGACCGTTGTTGTGGAATATATTAAATCCAGATAATGTTATTATGATACCAGACAAGTGTGACGTTGTATTTATCAATATTCCAAATGAAGAAGTATTGATGAAGAAACTTGCACCGAAATTCCCCAGGGAAGCAGATATTATCAGGAGAAATATATTTCACGGTGGTATCAAAGAACTTGAGACAAAGGGTGTTAAATATCTAGCCCTTCCAAATGATGATTCTTTAATACCTGAATGGGTTTATGAGGTAATTGATACGGAAAGAATCATCACTAGAAATTCTGGAACATTCTATCCTGTACTGAAAGCACTATCGTTTATTACTATTACAGCAGGTGATAATGAATATGCGTCAAACATTCTGAATGTATAGGATGGGATTAACAAAGATACAAGTATATATTGAATACTTAAACCAACATGAAGGAGGATTTAAAAATGGCTGAAAACAATAGTGAACAGAAAGATGTTCGCACGAGAGGTTATCAAACCTTCAATTCGACCCAGAAGAAACCCACGGCTTTGGAGTGGGATTATCAGGGTGATATGTTAAAAATCGTTATCACTCCGGAACTTCCAGAGAATGAGAGGACAGAAAAGCGGAGATACGACTATGCACATAGCTGGATTACCTGTATCAGCAGGGTAAAGTGTGTCGACTTGTTCAAAGGAATTGAAAATGAACTTATTCCTGCACTGAAAGAAAAGGTGGATAAGTTCATATCAGTTCCTGTGGCGGAAATTAACCAGTTCGGTGTTGGTGTGAGAACTGGTGAGAAAGGTGTCATGGTTGCCTATGTGAGGCTTATTAAGAACATTGATACGTCCAATCTCACCAGTAAGGAAGTCATCGAATATGAATTCCGTAATGGTGAAGTTATCAAAGACTACGACCCTGAGACCGGAAAATTCGGCGGCAGAGATATAACGGACAATGAATTCTTGCTGTTCTATGAAGATACCAAGAACTTCGTTGCAGGTTCTTCAAAGGCTTGGAACCACGCTAACCGTGTTGTTGATAAGTCGTTTAAGGACATGATTGCGACAGACATCCGCTCTATTGGTAACAAAGTAGGGGCAGAAATGTCCAGTGCATATTCATCACAGAGAGGCGGAGCAAGGTATGGTCAGCCATCATTGTTTGACACAAACGCAATGAATGCTCCTGTTGATCAAATTACCAATCTGGATGATTTGAATATCCCCTTTGAAGGAGAATAAACTAAGTAGACCAAAACAACTTGATACTTTTTAATGAGTATCTCAATAATCTAAAATAAGGAGAAATAATGATGACTGATGTAAAATTTGTTAAAATCGTTAAAAGAGAACTTGTGAGCTATGTAAACAAGCATTTGGATCCTTCTGATAAAATATTTATAACAGAGGACGAAGTGTACATCGTTTGGCAGTGCAAAACTCTCCAGAACTGGAAAGCACTTGCAAGTACAACCTTACCTGATGGTATGTACTATGAATTCACCTTGAATGGCGATACAGACGAGTTGTACATTGATGCTTACAAGAAATTTGAGAACATGACAGTTCACAATGTCTCATCTACAATATAAGATAAAACCAGCATGATTGGGAAAGGAAGATTAGGGAGAAACAACTTTCCCTAATCTTCTTTTATACCAAAAGGAGAAACGATGAAATTCATAAAGAACTTAGAAAGAAAATTCAATAAACTTAACAATAGAGGAAAAGATGTTCTATTTACAATACTAATATTTGCAGTATCAATAATTGGGGTTATTGTTATCTGCGCAAAAGCATCACTAGAAGACCAGACTAAACTAAGTGATGAACTAACTACAACTTCTGTAACAAATTGGGACTCGTATAGACCTAATTTGACATTTGTTACTGATTATGGAACCACTTATGACGGAAGTATAAATGGGAGCTATATCATATACGAAGATACAGGAGTTGTATATATCCGTATCAGAAACAATAATGGTTCAACATCAATAGTCCCTGCGTTAAATGCAGATGGAACTATTGTAACAAGAAGACAACTACGCGGAGGTGATAATGAATGAAAGTAACTAGGGAAGTTAGAGATTTCATCGAAGACGTATCAACAACATTTCCTGAATTAAAGAAATTATTCATATCCGACATCAAAACCTTTCAGAATGGAGTTACGGATGGTATCATTGCCGGAAGAATCCATCTTGAAAATAGTTGGAATGGATATATCGTAAGTGACATTGATGTCATATACGAGGAAGATATGCTAGAGTTCGTAAGTAAGCTTGATATGTTCGGCATCAGAGACAAACTACCAGGTATTCTTTCAAGTGATATAGGGACAATCATTATATATCGCTTTTCATCGTTTGATGCATACGGTAATGTATCTGATATCGCTACAGGATATCATTTTGGTCTAATTCAAAACAGACTAATCAGCGATAAAACAACAAAAAACAGGAAAATCTTCGTATACAACTAAATATGAGCGGTGGTGGTTAATATTAACCACCACCTTCTTCCCAAAGGAGGTTTCATTATGATGAAACAAACTGTGTTATATAAACGCTCTAATTTCTTTATAGACGTATTCAACGTTATGCTCTGTATTGATTTATTTTTTTATCATGAAATAAAGACGAGAATAAACACTGATGACTGCATTAAGTATTATTTTGAGGAAAATCTTCCTGATGTAGAAGATACTCCATCCAATGATACTTATTTGACAATATTATTTGCTTCTAAAACTCATCAAAATATCTTATATGATTGGATTGATGAAGAAAAATTCTTGGAATCAAATTCTAAGGATGCCATGGACCAGTACTTAGGATTTTTATATAGAGATATATTAGAAAATCCTACTTGTGACCAATTCATTCAGTCTACAGGATTTGCTAATACGATAAAGATACTATCAAACGATAGAAACGTATTATCTATTACCTTATGGTTACCATTTCAAACTGATTTCATAATGAAAAGTTTGAATGAGTCGTTTAGAGGGTATGGATTAAACAAGATTAATATTTATATAGGAGAAAAGAAAGCTGACGCTAAAGAATTCAGAGCAGATGCTTATACGTTTGAAAACATAAGCGATGTTGATAAATATCTAAGAAATCCTCATCAATCATTGATTGAGGTTATCGTTCCGGCTTATGAGTTCAATATGATGGTGGATAGAACCAAGCTAGAAAAGTTTTATGAGCAGGTAACTTACAGACGACTAAGATTAGAGGAACCAAATAGCAATTATAGAGAGAAATATAATCTTTCTATTAACTCATTAAGTGTTCCGGTTTAGCTAATTTTACAATACCTATCTAACAAGAGAATAACTAAAATGAAGGAGGAAATTAACCATGTTTGAAAAGGATTACCCATCTTCACTGCAACCTAATGTGGTAGATGGAGAAGAACTGAGAACTTTGTTTGATACAGTATTTTCTCAGATGGCTAAATATGTCTCAAGGACATATGGTCCGTTTGGTGAGAATACAGCTTATCAGGAGGGTGGACGACTCCTTACAACGAAGGATGGCTGGTCGGTTGAACAGTCAATCATTTATCAAAAGAGCGTACTTGCTGCGGTTGTCAGGAAGATGATTATTGATGTTTCCACCGCTATCAATATGAAGGCAGGCGATGGTACATCAACTGGTCTTATTGCAGCAAACGAAATACATCAGTTATTGATGGATTACAAGAAGACCCATCATATTCACTCGAAGTTTTTGTCCAATACAATCGAGTACTGCGTAGAGAAGATTTGTGAAGAACTTCGCAACTCGTCTTGGAAGATTACGGATGAAAATCTGGAGGAAACTATTTATCAGATTGCCCTTGTATCTTTGGACTGGGATAAGGAAGCTGCCGGTTTTATCAGGGATATATACAAAGAAACAAGAAATCCAATTATCAAGGTACAAGATTCTGGTACAGAGTCCAGTTTCATTGAAATCCGCGACGGTTATGATATGAGTGCGAAGTTGATCAGCGAGTTCAAGGTGAATAACCTTGGGGAGAAGAAATATACTTCAGACAGACCGGCGATTATGATTTTCTCGTATACAATGAATGCTGGAATGTTCGAGCCGTTGATGATGGCTGCATCTGCCATAGGAACTGTTCTCAACAGAGAGTTATTCGTATTGGCTCCGAACTTTGAGAAGGATTTCCGTGATGCATATAATCAGACTTGTATCAAATCAAGTAAGATGAATGTACCACTCCCTAATCTGGTTATGGTTCGGTACAATGCAGAGTTCAACATCGAAAGAGAAATGTTGATTGATTTCAGTTTCCTTACTGGAGCAATCATCAATGCACGAGAAAACAACGAGGTAGAAGAAATTCTACGGGAGTTTGTTGAGGCTATGAAACAGCCCGTGCCGAATGTTAAAACCTATGATAATGACGAAGCTTATCAGGATGATATGAAGACATATCGTGATAATGTCAGGGAGAACATGGAGCTATTTACAAAGAAAATGGCTGATGGATACCTCGGCGTATGCGATACCATTAGTGTTACCGATAAGAACATCGTGGTGTCTGGGTTTGGTGACATTGAGCAGTCCGATGCTTTACAGAACAGGATCAATACAATTCAGGCTGAGATTGACAAGCTTGCCAAGGATATGAATGCCAAGAGTATGGTGAATGAAGAAGTTGGTCTTAAGACTATCCGTCTTGGTAAGCTTAAGCTTAAAATGGGCATTATCAATGTTGGTGGATTTGGTGAAGGTCAATTAAGAGCGAAAAAGGATGCCCTTGATGATGCCATTAAAGCCTGCGAAAAAGCTTACATTGGTGGTGTCACTTACGGTGGAGGAATCGCAATTCCTCTTGCATGTGAAAATCTGAAAACTATGATGGATAACGGGAATTGGAATCCTGAAGAAGAAAAAGGTATGGATAATCAGTTGGTTATGGATATCTTACGTATCTTCTATGTAGGATTTTATAATACTATTGCTATCATGGTTAGGAACAGGTATCCAAGCGATTTTGTTGATATTACTAATATGACAGATGACATCAAGAATACTCTTATAGAACAAGAAGCGCAACGTATTGAAACATACCAACATTATGAGAGTATCAAAAAGGCAATGGTTGATAATCTCGATTCTGAGGTTTCAATCGAAAGTCTGGTGGATGAAATTCTTGAGAGGCAGTGTCCTTGGAATTTGATTACGGAGAAATTCGATGATTCGATCATCCATCCTGTAACAGTTGAAACAGAAATTATTAAGGGGGTACTGAATTTGGTACTTACTACAACGACAGTGAACCAGTTGCTTTTCTCAAGTTATGAAGGAGCAGAAAAGGAGCTAGAGGGATTAAGAGAGGTGAAGTAAAATGTATCTGGCGCAATTCCTGGAAAATCCAATCGGTAAAGGGGATGCATCCATCCCTAATAAAACTTTGATACTTGGGGCTTTGCGAGGTAAATACGATACATATACCAATGGGTCCCTTGGAAAAAAGAAAGCCGTGGAAATGAAGGTATATAGAAATGCGGCTAGTGACGAGTACTATTTCTGGTTGGTAATGCCAACAGAAACAAAACGAGATAATACTTACGATGTCGTCTTCAAGTTTTACGATAAGGATAAAACTCATAAGATGGATTTATCCATCAATAAATATGACTTTCAGGTATTCGCCAATACACCATCATTCGCGTATACATATGCATATGTCTACAAGAATGCAGGACTTATGATTCCTTTCCTAGAGAACAAGCTGGGGAGAAGGATTTTATCTGACTCCCCAGATGTAAGGAATAGAAATCAAAATATTATGTATGATAAGTACATCTACTTTGCAGCAAGATACATTTTGGAATCTAAAAAAATGAACCGTGTTACTCTTGAAATGATTGCGAAACCGTATGACGAGAAGTATATTTTTTCTCATATACGAACTTTAGATAAAATCATGGATGAGTATAGGATAGCAGAAGACAAATTGAAGAAAAAAGAAAAGAAATCCACTGATAAAGAACGTAAACCAAAATTCCAGAGTACATCCGCTACTGGAAATAAATCATCCATCAGGGTTGTTTCTTCAAGGTCTAAGATATTGAATACGGTTGACGCTGCTGCTCATAAAAAGACTCCAATTCAAAAGAGGAGGGGAACTGTAAAGAAGAAGTAGATATACTTTGAATTATATATTTAATACATGAAAGTCACAGAAGGAGGGAACTTGGAAATGGCAACAAAAGACTTTGTTCGGATTGATGAGTGGGCAGGTTGCTTCACTCAAGAGATGTACGATGCTCTATTAGCTGAAGCTATTATGAAGAACAGCAAGGACAAGAATAAAGACGAAGATAAAGACAAGGATATCGTATACTTTAAGTCTATGGATTTATCGACGTTAGCGAAATCTAAGGATGATATTTGGGTATTAGGTGAACTTCCGAATATCAGGATTAACTTCAATAAGGCATTACCAAACTCTACAAAGAAGGGTTTGTTTAGTTCTGAAGAGGAGAGGAGAGATTCAGAGACATTCGAGATAGGGAGAAAAGCGTTCCAAAATAAGTTGCCGATTTTGTGTCAGTATCTAAGTTATTTCTCAGAGTTCTATGATCCTGAGAAAGAGCTGATGAGTCTTTATATGTATATGAAGAAGATTATCGACAACGGAACGAATAGTCTTACCATCATCGAGTTTAAGAAGCATCTGATGGGAAAAATCTTCAAGGACTACAATATCAAACAGAATATCTATCGTATGGTGGAAGATAACCACTATATTGATGCAACGATTGACAGAAAGACTGGCAGGATGTTCAACAGTCCTGATGACTTTACGAATGATGATATTAAGCGATTATCTGCTATAAGTATGATGCTTAAGATTATCATTCCTCCGATTGAGCATTATATTGCAACAAATACGATTTATGCAGACAAAGATCCTCTCATCAATAAGATCACTTTGGAATTCTTCGTTGATATGTTTTATTTGGTCGGTGATCAAAACGATGAGTATGAAGCAGATGAAATTCAAGAGAAACTATATATCTTCACAGAGAAGAAAGTGAAGAAACACTGTAAAGCTCATGGTGTAATTTGGGAACAGCAGGGGGCATTGAGAGGAACTACAGAAGCATCTCAGCTTGATAGGCTTTTAATAAAGTTCTTATTGAGTGATAACTTCTTCAAGTTCCAGTTCAACAATTCATTATCTGCATTCTTGAAGGCAATTATTGAGACACAGTTGACATTTACGGTTCAAGAAGTATCATATAACTATAATCCTGTCAGGGTAACATCTGAAAAAGGACCAGACGGATTATCAGGAATTGATAAGTTGAACCAGACACAGATGAAAGTCGATGAGACAGCTACAGTAAGATCTTATAAGGCATTGAAGGATGTCATTGCACGATTAGAGAAAAAATATGGTTCAATTTCTGAGGATGAGATTGCATTTTATACGAAGTATTTATTTAACATGGATAAATTCCATAATGATCTCTTGAACTACAATTTCGCGAAAGAGTTTGGTGGTTTTACTGAACTGAAGTCAGCCACTATTAGGCAGGTCATTAAGTTCGTAATCATTGCAAAGAGAGAACTCAGTTCGAAGGGATATAAGGAATTACAGTGGTTCATTTCATCCATCCTCAAAGGAAAGCTTAGCAATAGGCTTCTTCAGAATAGCAAATTCATAAATAAACTCAAGACAGCTTCGACCTATACGCACCTTGTTGAAGATAAGTATATGATCATGATCGAAGGGTTTAAGGATGATCCGATACTTAAAATAATCTCACGGGTGTTGAATAATAACTATACATTTGTCGAATATAATCAACCTGAGTTGACTGGAGAAGTGATTGTTTTTAACGAGGACATTATTTCAGATGAGTTATTAAACTTCATCGACGAGATTTAATAAATCGACCTTGGGAGAATTCACAAAACTCCCAAGGTCTATGTTTTTTCATAAGCCTTGTAACTTTACAATAAAAAAGGAGGTATAGTCAATGGATTCTGATAAAGAAGAATTGTTTAGTATACTAAGAAATCATAGAGGATGCCATGATGTTGGTGATGGTAGAATTAGAACTAGATGCATACTATGCGGGGACTCCAAAAAAGATCCTCATAAAATGAGACTTAACATAAAGTGTGACCCACATAACCCAACTGAACCAGTGATGTTCATTTGTTTTAACTGCGGTGAAAGTGGTATACTAACAACGGATATGTTAGCAGCAATACTTGGCGGTGAAAACGAATTAGAAATGGAGCTACTAAGAAGAATTAATAAAACCGCTAGAAGGTCTGATAAGGGATTAAGGGTGAATAAATATAAGGGGAGTAAAGTAAGACAAGTTATTATTCCCCCACCTAGAAAACAAATGAATACAGTAAGAAAAATTCAGTATATGAATAAACGTATAGGGGTTACTATACCATTAGAGGATTATCAGAAATTGAAACTGATTTTTAGCTTACAAGAATTCTTAGTAACTAACCAACTTGGTCTTAATCCGAAGTATGAATACATTGCGAATAAACTAGAGAATGACTATCTAGGTTGGTTATCGGTGGATAACGAATATATCATTTTCCGAGATATAACTGGAAACCATAAAGAACGATATGTCAAATATAAAATTGATAAGTTGGTTGATAGTAATATCCATTCGTTTTATGGTATCTCTAACCAAGTAAATGTAATTTCACAAAACCCTATTCACATTATAGCAACGGAAGGACCATTTGATATTCTATCGGTTGTATACAATATGTACGGGAAAATAGTTCCCGACTGTATATTTTTAAGTGTAAATCATGGGTTATTCTTAACACCGATTTTGTATTATCTTAACAAAGGAATTGTTGGTTCGAATATCTATATAGACATTTATAGAGACTCAGATAGTGTTGTCAATTATACGGAATTAAAGAATGACCTAAAGATATACACTAGAAACTTTACAGTATACAGAAATGTCATAGGGAAAGATTTTGGTGTCCCAAAAGACCAATATCAAATAGAACGTGAAACTTACTAATCGGAGGTAAGTAATATGGGAACTTCAACATTTCCTCATACAGAGGAAATAAAGTTACTCAGAGATATCATTGATAGCCTATATAAAGGAGGTATATATCATACTGGTAAATTACAAGATAATCCAAGTATAAGTTATATCAAGTGGGTATTCATCCAAAGACTAGGTGAAATAGTATCTCGTGATGTTGAGGTTGAACTTGGAAGAGAAGTATCAAAAATATTAAGAGAGGAGAAAGCTAAAAAATGATATTATCAGATCGAACCATAAAGGATATGTTAAACAATAGAGATAGTGGTTTTGTAATTAAGCCACTAGAAGATATTCAAATACAACCAGGTAGTGTTGATATAAGACTATCGAACGACTTTTGCAGGATTGATAAATCAAAATTACCTATAGAGTCTAACGGTGAACAGGTAATGAGTGTAGAAAAATCAGCACCTTTGATTTATGAATATGCAGAGGGAATTATACTTCCACCACATTCTTTCATTCTTGGAAGTACAATAGAATACATCGAGCTTCCTTCAAATTTAACTGCGTTCGTCGAAGGAAGAAGTTCATATGGGAGGCTCGGGTTATTCATACAGAACGCAGGATGGGTTGACCCTGGTTTTAAGGGTACAATCACTTTGGAACTATTTAACGCTAGTGATGTATCAATCAAACTTATTGCTGGTAAAAGAATTGGACAATTAGTATTTGCGAAATTAGATACAAGTGCAGATACTCCATACAAAGGAAAGTATCAAGGTCAAAAGGGAGTAACTGGTTCCAGAGTACACATGGATAGTGAAACGTAATTTTAATACTATATTAAACGGATATGACAGACGGAAACTCATATCCGTTTATTTTATATTCAAAGGAGGTGAATATATGGACGGAAATACTACAACAGCTAGACCAAATATTGATATATCACAATATCCATATCTGTCAGCACTGATTAACGACTATATACATTCAGTACAATGTGATTGTATCGAATGTACTAGCAAGAAAATACAACCTATGAAAAAGAAAAGGAGAATACTGTCATGGGAAACAACGATGAACTGAACCCGTTGAAGAAAGAGACAGATTACTATATAAAGAGTGCTAGATATTCAAAGGGAGAACTTGACAGAATGGGGGTAGTTATGCATAAATATGACGATGAACACGCTGAGCAAGAACTCGAAACATCATCGGTTAAAACAAAGACAATTCCTGAAGAATTGTTAGAGGGAGTAGAACAACTGCTGAAAATGTTTGAAGAGGACTTCGGCAAAGATGAAACTGAAGACAAAGATGATTCAATAGATAAAGAATCATACCATTATAATCACGGAGTTAGTAGGGATGAAGTTGAAGCTATACTTGATAAATACAAGGTTAGCAATAACGATCAACTAGATGATGAGGAAGAAGACGAGGAAACTGTTTGGTATGTTAGGGAAAACGTATCAACAAATATCCCATCTACAGTGGTTTTGGATGAGGATTTACATAATGCGGAGATATGTGGTACAAAAGAAGAAGCCCTAAATTTATTCTACCAGTCTTTGATACAGCATGTCATAAAAGCAGTGGAGATATCATTAGAGGTAGAATGCAAACTTCCGTTTGAAGTTAATACCAAACTCATCATGGGAGCTAGAGATGGTAATATAACAAATTTCGATGACATGAGACATTATATCCTCGATTTGACTGGGGATGATTTGTTATTCTCATCTGCATATATATGCGATAGTTCTGGATATGTTGCATTAATGCACGAACAGAAACTTGGCACTGGTGATAATCCAGTCATACTGTATACTTTATATAGCTATGAATTTGGTTGGGTACCAGCTGATTCGGCTTATGAAGTAACCGACTATTATATTTGAAGTAAAGACCTATTCTACAATTAGGTAATTAAAATAGATTACGAGTGTGGCTTCTAATCGCCTCCTTATAAAATCCTCATGTGGTTATGAGTTACTTGCTCGGTTCTGATTAGAAGCTAGTTTGGGAAGAAGATGTCGGTCCGTCCATACCGACATCTTCTTTTTTGTCTGTTTTCCACAAAAATTTAAAAGGAGGGATTTGTGTATGAACAATTTACATACAGTAATGAATTATCTATCAAAAAAGGACAATCTCTCTGACATTAAAGAAATTATTGCTCGTCGTAAAGCCGTATCACAGGCTGAATACGATGAGGTTTTTTCCAATCAGAGGTTTATTGATGTTCTTATCAATGATTATAAGGAATGGGGTACTTTAATCGTGGCTTTTGATTTTGATGATACTATAAAGCCGTCAGATAAAGGAAAACCCTGTGATTTAGTAATCGAACTTCTTCAAGTATGTAGTAAGCTTGGTTTCACTATGATTTGTTTTACAGCAAGAACTCTTGAGAAAGATATCGAGATGGTAAAGCAGACTTGTGAAGAACTACATATCAGGTGTGATTACATCAATGAAGATTGTGATAGTGTTAAGAAGAATAAGACATTTGAACACGCAACTAAAATTTTTTATAATGTATTCTTGGATGATAGAGCAGGGTTGAGACAATCATATGAAGTCCTTTGGGGTTTCATTGATTGGTTTTTAAGTCAAAACCCTGACTCCATTGATGCAAGGGAAGGAGGATACTGATGGGATATCTTCAAAATTCTAACACCCTTGTCAAAAACTCAATGAATGAGTTAGACAAAATTCTTCAGAGTGGTTCTTCTATTAGTATTACTGGTCTTGGGGAACCCGTTTTAGTAACTTGGATTAATGTCAATGACAGAAAAAGTACTGCAACATCTGGACTTGAGTCAGTTGATGAACTTCTTGGAGAGAATTCACCATTTAGATATAATCGGGTGGAAAATCTCCCTGTTTATGGAGTTACAAAAGAAATTCAAAGTCTTGAGATGCAGTTGGATGATTTTGATATAGCAGATATGAATTGGGAAATTGAACCTGTTATTCCTCCGAATACGGTAATTCCCAATACATATGACTATATGATTTACAAATTCGACTCTGGGAGAAGTGTCGTATTTCGGGTAAATAACGTACAAATTTCTACAGCACGGTCAAATGGGTTCTATAAAGTACCAATGCATCTGGTTGATATAGATTCATCTGAGTATGAAACTAAGATAGAAAAACAAGTCGTTGATGAATTGATCGTTGATCTTGATAGGGTCGGCACCAATGAGAGATGTATTATCAAAACATCTACATTTGGTGAAATTAAATCTCTTGAAAAAATCATAATTCAAACTATGTCGGATTATGTAGATACATTCTTTGATAGAAAATATAATTCATTTATATTCAGGGGATTTAATGATGGGAAGTTTATTATCTATGACCCATATTTAACAAAGTTTATAATCAATCATGATTTGTTAAATTATTACTCGGAGATACTCCAACCGATCGTAATTGAACAAAGAGAGACTTTCAGGGCAGATTATAACAAAACAGTTTTCAGAGCTCTTGAAATGAGGGATTTGAATAGAATTAAACCGTTGCTTTATGAGGTCGCAACATTCGATCAAAAAAGAACTAATCCATTCTACTATTGGGGTGAAGAGGTTGTATATCAGATAAAGACATATGAAGACAAAGATGTCCGTTATCCAAAAAATAATTATATGGATTTTAACTGGCTCTATAATATGAGAACTGTAGAAGAATCTCCTGTGGTATCTATGATAGAAAATACAATCATCAGATATTTCAAGAAAAATGACTTCGAGAAATTCTTATCAGAGACTGATATAGAAGAACTTAGGAAAGTGATACAAGAGCCAGAATACTCAGAGACATTTTTCTATTTGGTTCCTATCGTATTATATATTCTAACACAGTATATGAACCATCTTATCAATAGCTATTCCTAAAACACGCAAGTAATTCAATAGAATACAATCTTAGCGAAAGGAGAAATAAAATGGCAAGTTTGATGTCTTATGGGTTATCAACCCTTATGGAAGCAATCAATCATAGTCAGCGGGCTGAAGACTCTAGTGATCAGTTAGCTGCTACGTTTGAAGAAGCAATTGATGATGATATCATCAAATATGTCACCGGAGACGATGATGACGAAGTAGAAGATGACATGGATGGAGACGGCATTGGAGAGGAAGACGAGGAAATGGAGCGTCTGCTTGCGAAGATTCCGCCTTCTGATGAGATGGATGAAGAGATACTCGAAGACTTGGAAGAGGCTTGCGAAGCATTCCTTCCGGGAATGAATTAAGGAGGAAACTAAGAAATGGGACTTAATCGTAATAATTCCAAGATGATAGTAGTAAAGAGTCGCGGTTTGGTGATGACCAGTAGGGGTCAGATTATGACTCCTATTCGTACTCCGTATCGTGAGTCTGTTGATACTATCTGGAGGATGATCACTCAAAACAGGGCTGATGTCTGGGAAGTTCTTTCTAACAAGACTGAAGTAAAGCTCGATGTTCAGAACTACGACAAGGATAATACAAATCCTGTGGTTAAGAAGGCTGAGGAGAAGGTTAAAACTCCTACTACGCCTGCACCTGCGGCTAATATACCTAATACGCAGCAGGGAAACAATCAGATCAACAACCATCCTTCGAAGTGGGAAAAGAAGAAGGAAAAGAAGAATAAATACAACGAGCAGAACAATAAGAATAATCAGGGAACTTTTGTGAAGGTTGATGATTCCAAGCCAGTTGAGGCTGTATCCAAGGAGCCTGAAAAGGTTGAGGAAGTTGCGGAGAAAGTTGAAGAGCTGAAGGCACCAGTTCTCGAAGTATCTACTGAGCCTACTCCTGAGGAAAAGAAGGAAACATCTGAAGGATTGGAAGTTCCCGTAGAGGAAGCCTAATGGTTTGCCATACCAAAACCTTTCTATGACAGAGGATTGGAGAGTAGAAAAATCTACTCTCCAATCCTCTTTTGTTATATTAGAAATCATCTGTAATATTTTCACCATCATCAAGGTCATCGGTTGTATCTATACCGTTATCTTCCTCAGTAATCGGTCTCTCGAATACATAATCCTCAATAACAGGAATAACATCAAGGTCATTTGAACTACTACCAGTAATTCTGTACACGGCTACCATTGCCCTATCTTCAAACGTAACTCTGAAATACTTGTAATCAGTGTATCCTTCAAATACCAAAACAATGGCTCCAGATTCAGATACATTGAACAGAATAGCCCTAGATTCAGGACCAACCTCAGTAGCAACATTCTGAGCAAATGGAGACATATATCTCGGGAGATAATGAACTACATACGGGTTATCTCTCCTCTTCATCGGATCAGGATTATCAGGACCATCCATAGGACGTTCCGGAGTTACGCGGTTGTTATATGTAGCATCAGAAGACATATTGAAATATACATTCCCAAATACCGCCCTCTTCTCAACCATATGATATCCATCAACAAGAACTTCAACTGCACCAACCAATTCTTCAAATGCAGTTTCATCCTTTCTTGCATATATCTTCACTTTCTCTTTATTGAAGAATATGAACGGATGATTGAATTGAATTCTTACCTTCGTAATATCACCATCAAATTCAACGCTGGACTTATCTTTAGAAATCATATTCCTTACAGAAGTCTTTCCAGTCAAATCTTCACAAGCATCTACATATATCTTCGTAGACTCTCTAATACCAGAAACCGTGACGATGAATTTATTGTAGTTTGTGATAATGCCGTTATCGGATTTCGTAATCATAATACCTGCTGCATCAAGATCAGCAGTACCAAAGAAATGAGGAATTCCATTCAAGCATATGTAGTCAATAGTATAGTTAGCAGGTGCACTAACCGCAAATTGAATGGAATCACCTTTCTGGAATTCCTTGATAATGAGACGATTACTATCAACCATGTATTTATCCGAAGATTCCTTTTCAGGGAAACAGCACATCGTATCACATCCAATTTCAGCAAGATATGTTGGAATAGTCGCTTTAATCTCAGTAGAAATTCGGAATGTAATACCCTTGTAAGGGTCTACAATCTTATCAAATTTGAACAAAAAATCATAGTTTTGGTCAACTACCTTAGCAGCATATTCAGCTTCGGTTAAAACCAAAACTTCATGGATGGAATTCTGAGAAATCCAACTTTTCAAGAATTCCAAGTCAGGCTGATTATTAGGTATCAGGAAATAGAGAAGCTTTTCTTTTTCATAGCCTTCTGTACGACAAGTAAGCATACCGATTGTTCTAAATCGGGTGTAAATGAAGTCTCTCCTTATACTGATACCTGCATAATCAGTAAGCATAGCATCCCAGAGGTTTTTGATTGTATTAAACCTTACTGGAGCGTCTTCTGGATAGGTCTTTTCAAGCCAAGCAATCGGGATATATCCCGATGCGACTAAAATTTGAAAAGCATGGTCGGAATAGATTTTTGACAAATACATCGAAGCATCATTATTCTCTCTCATGATTGCTTCATTCATGAAAGTGCATACATCATTTACACCAGGTAAACTTGTAATGTATTGTCCTTTCTCAGGTCTAGTTCCGCTTTTCATATTTTGAATGTTTCCTAAGTAACCTACAGTTTGAATTGATAATTCGTATTGAAGTTCTTGTATTTTATGACTTAAAGAAGATAATCCTGATTTAACAAGAACTTCTGATAAATCAAATCCTACCATTATTTTCACTCCTTTCTCATTGGATTTTAATTATTTGTCCTCGATTATTTGGCTGAATTCCAAATCCATTAAATAACTTTCTGGTTCGAAAACAATATTATCCAATTTGATTTTCTCTTTTACTTTATCATATCCAACGTAATAGAGAAAATTATCGACATTTTTCAAAGCAGGATTATTTTTGTTTTCTTCAGAGGTTAAGTCTAAAGTTTTTAGTCTGATACTGTCCCAGTAACGCCGCCAAATACGGTATTCCCAGATGGGCATATATTCATTTTCAACAAATTCTACCAACTCCTCCTCTGGATACAAGGACTGATATGAAAACTCGCATTTTTCAATAGTTTTCTTTTCTAGTTCCAAGTAAATATTGGAATTTCTCTCATATAAAGATTTCAAGTAAGTAAAGAACGCATTTATATCATATGAGTATACAAATACTTGTTTATTTCTGTATGCAATGTATACAATTTCTTCTCGTGTTTTCATATTTCACCCCCCAATTATTCTTTCATGTAAAATTGTTATATATTATAATATATAACAGGTACGCAAATATTTTTCTCGGAAATTGAATTTTTCCGTATTGTAATCCGTTATTTTCGCTCAAAATTTGATTTTGTTTGTACGTACAAGATTTTCGGAAATTTCGCATTTTAAATTTTGGTTTTCATAAATCCAATTTCCTAAAATCCAATTTTTAATATTTTATTAAATTTTCTCTTATAAATTCAAATTTCGGATTTTAATCTACGAAAATTGGATAAAATCAATATTATGAATATCTCGTGTAGAAAACAATAGGAGCGTAAGCGACTTCTTTGTTTTAAAAATCCGCCTGTACAGGCGGATTTTTTCTTAAATAAGGCTACGAAATATATAAAATTCTCGTTTAGATTTTTCTCTTTTTCTTTGGTTCTTTCTTTTTCTCTTTTTTCGAAAAATTTTCTTTTTCGGATAAGAAAAAAATTTTGGTTTTTTATAAAATGAAAAATCAACAACACCAAAATAACCCCGTGGGGTGGGGGGACCCACGGGGTTATTTTGTGTTGATTTTCTTTCTTTGGTTCTTTCTTTCTTTTACTGTAAATTACGGCTACGAGAAAAGTGAAAATTTTGGGATTTTTAGGACTGAAACGATACGGGTAACCAGCTAAAATAAGCCTGGTTACCCGTATTTACAATGTTTCTGTCATTTTTCACCTCTTTCTGCTTGTTAAAATTTGTGTCAGCAATCCTAAAAAGTTATTTTTGAACTACAAAATACCCCCACGCGAAGGCGTATCTGGAGGCAAAATTATCAGATACTAAAGTTTTTAATATCCATCGAAAAGATATCATGCTACTTACCTCGAAAGCATTCGACGACATCGAATTATCGTCTTATATAGGAATAACGTACAGCACCACAAGAAGAACTGTACGTTACCTGTGATATCACATATCTCGCGATATAATAAGATAATCATGATTAGGGATGGACTATGATGCTCCTACCACAATTCTTATTTTCCATCGTATCGCAAACATGGCAAACCGTTTGCAACCGTTTTACATTGAGACGTCGAGTGCCCCCGACTTGTAGTATCTATCTTGCGATAGCTCTTTTATTCTATAAATACGATGAGATTCTATTGTAACCAACCGAATCTAGGTGTATGAGGTTGTACTTAATTCGTCGCTACCTAGGCGACCGTCTGCTCCATCCTGTGAAACCCACGATTAAGTTTGGTACGGGTCCCAACCCTCGCGTCCATAGTTGTGGGGTTGCATACCGAGCTAGTGACCACCCACTCGACCTTCTCACTCAGTCTTTTAATGCACCTGCTCCTAAAGGGCCTACATCCAGCAATTTAATACGATAGGTCTTCTTATCCCATAAGGTGATTCGAGCTCACGGCCTCCCCTATAAACGTCTCTTTCATTCTCTATTTCATAATGTTTATAGTGGTTCTGCCTTACAAAATAAGGGGTGCTACCTCTACTAAATCCCCGCTCTCGTAGGATGTTTTCTTCGATCATGACCTAGTATGTAGATTACTACAGCATACATACCAATAGTCGCGAGAGCATTTTTAATGAATAAGTGGCAGTTCTTACAGCATTCGTTACCAGTATTGCTACTGGCGACTCCACGTCCTGCATATTAACAGACTCGTACACATATTGTCATCTAATTCGTTTCGCATCTCTTGTGACCAATACGCTTGTCTCTAGGAGATAAACGTTCGATTATTGGTTGTTACTTTAAACTAAACAACGTGACATGCCCGCGTTCTACATTAAGTTTATGTATGCCCTTCTATTAAATATTATTTTTATTATAATTTTTTATTGTCATATATACATAGAAATAAATTGGAAAATAAACCTTCCAGTAGGAAAATGTTGCCAGTTTCCTAATTCTTTTTCATGTATGAGTACAGATAAAGTTAAGAAGACCATTGGGTATGGATGAAACCTGATGGTCTTCTTAACTTTTATATAAATATATTAAATGGTAAGATAAAGGGAGGTGATAAAATGCAAAAAATATATACAATTTCTCCATTTATAAGAGCTGCTTCATTACCTGACAAGACAGATGTGGCTTTCTACATTTCTAAATACTTCTTTTTCTTTAATATAATTCACAGGAATAAAACCATAGTGGAAATTTATATGGCTTATATCAACAAATGGTTTTATAATGCATTTAATAAGTTAGGTTATGAAATCATAGATTATGAATATCCAGATGATATAGAATATGGTTCGTATGCTATGATAGAGTATATAAATAATAGATATAATTTAGATGATGATTTCTTTTTATCATACGATTATATGGTGGAAATTGATTGTGGACCAAATTGGTTCTATGGTCAATTTGAGTCAATGTGCAATCATATGATTTTAGAGCAACTAGCTGAATCAGAAATTGGCGTTTTTGATGGATTACCAGTATCTCAACTTATTCTAATACCAGTAGCGTATTTGAATTCAGAATATAGAGATATACTTAGTCCATTTTGTAAAATGCTAATGAAGTACGATGATATTATTGAAGAAATCTGTAGTTTCTATAGTACTATCTATGGTAATAAGTTTATTGAACCGAATTATACTATTTACTATCAGACATTACAATTTATATTAGCTGAAATAAAAGAAGCGTAATATTGGAGGTGAGTTTGAATGACATTCTATGTATTGGATATAGTAGAGAAAAAGGAAACGGAATTACCTGAGGATAACGTTATAGCAGAACTTGTATTCCTAAATAAAGATTTATTTCGTGGATGTACAAATAATATTTGTACCATGAGAATGTACCATGACCAAATTGAGAATTTGATTGGAAAATATGTAGAGATAGAGGTATATGAATTTCAAAGAGAAACCTCATATGATGATCAACCTCTTGGAGAAGTCGACCCAGAGTTTATATCAGCTGTAAGTAAGACCCTCTATAACATGTCGAGGAGACAAAATCGTTTATATGAGATATCAACTTTGACGACTCTTATCTCTTATTCTACTGAGTTGATGGACAGATCATATATCACAACCGAAATACTAGAAAGTACATTCTCTGAAGATGCTACCAATGGTTACAATGAATATGATATTTTTCAATCTATAGCGGGTTTACTTACATTGGCTCGTTATCTCAATCCAAGTAATAAAAATAATAAGTTCATTGTAGATATATTAACTTCTATAATAAAATACGCACCAACCGTTATGAATGATTTCTATGATAGTATAAATCATAAGTATTACGTTGATGCAATTGAGTTAGAAATAAATTATCTTTACCGTTTACGTTTCTGCGGGTTGAACAAAATTTTCTAGGAGGTTATTACAGATGAAAACCAAGGACAACATTAAATGCTATGGTTTTGTACCAGATAATGCAAATCTACGGGATTTGTTTTCTGGATATACTACCAATGCGTTTTTGTTCAAAAAGTATGAAGAAATGATGAACCGCTTTGGCGTTAAAAATGATTTTAACTCTTCAAAATTTGAAAATGTTGAAGAATGTTTGCTTGCTATAGAGTACAAATTGGGACATATGATACAATATGAAGAACCAAGTATTATTATGGCAAGTCAACTTCAGTTGTTTAGTAAGTATAGCGATGGGGTGTGTGATGATAGATATTTGGTTATTAATGACGCTATATATGAACGATTTGGTGAGATGAGCTATGATGTTAATGAAATAGCTCGTTCATTTTCAGAATTATATCGTATATCTGGTAAATGGTCAGTGTCTCATCTCTATAAATATTTGAGACTTGATAATCCAAATATCAGATTAGTTATTCAAATTATAGCTAGAATATACGATATATGGAATGCAAATAATGTATTTGGTACGGAGGCGAAGTTTGACTTTAATGAACTATGGAGAATTGACGATAATGGTAATTGTCGTATATGGAATGTACTAGATGAATTAGACCTTATTGAAAAATTTATTGCGACTATGGTCATTAAGTTCACCTATGCTAGTAATCCATTCCTTGATTATTACCCAGAACGTACAGATTTTGATGTTAGATAACAAACAATCCATTTAATGGTAAACTTCTACCATACCAGATTAAATGTATAGGCTGAGGGCTTCGCGTTGGTGCAGGCTCTCGGCTTATTATTTTTTATATTCAAACTGCTCGTTTTAACAATTCTGTAAGTATTTCAAGTGAAAAGAAAGGAGGGAACTCCCTTATGGAATTAGTAGTTTTTGAAGGGTTAGATGCTATGATACCTTCAGCTATAATGGAAATGAAGAAACTGGAGAATGTCAATGATTTTTCAGTTACGAAGGATAAGATGCAAATGCCTAAAAAGGAAGGTAGTAATAAGGGAATGATGGTACCATTTCTCAATACATCTCCCCAGAGTATTGCTACAATTCTTAACAATAAGCATCCGAGAATTATGAACATAGGTTCCTCTTATAGAGGATATTATTATGATTTTCTTAGGGTTAGAGGAAGTATCAAATCTCCTCGTGTCAAAAACCCAGGGAAAACCAAACTGGTTCTCAAGAAGGAGAGACTTAAAGATTATGGGGTAATACAGGAACTTTGTCCGAATGTTATTACTCCATTAAATCTTAACACGTTAGCTCAAAAGAATGTCGTTTACGACATGGAACCCGTTACGAGATTACTTTCTTATCAAGTTAGATTAAAGAAAATGCCTTTGATTGAAAGATTGAAGACATATTTTAAGACAATAGGTAATTTCTATAATGGGTTACAATTTCAGGGATATGAGAAGTCCCCAATATTCATTGATTTGGATGAATATAATCCGAATTGTGAGCTTACAGATTATTCATTTTACGATTACATGATGATTATGCTTAAGAAATCCAATAATGTAATCTATAAGATCATGATGGATGTCCCTGAGATAAGCATTCTTTTTTATACTACAAAGGGATACATTCTTGTCAACTCACTGGAAGATTTCAAGAGAGAGAATTATACGAAGTTAGTAAACTTCACTAAACGTATTAGTCCTAAATTCAATAAGATTGATGAGAAGGTTGACAATATCATCAAGACTGATTTGGATGAAACTATCGCTGAAAGATTGAAGAAGAATGCTACTGGTCCTGTACCTGTTTCATTTGAGACCGGTGAGGATGCTCATACAATTGCAGCTGATATAGCGGCTCAAAAGTTAGAGAAGAAAATTGAAAAGACAAAGGATACAGAAGCTGATAAAGAGGAAGAGTTAAAGGAAGAAAAGAAACGTCTTAAGGCAGAGGCTCAAACTCTTGGTATCGAAGATGAAGATGTTTCCAATATGGATAGAGATGCAGAAGAAGCCATTGATGATACTATTGAGGAAATTGAAAACGATGATACTCTTAAATCTTCTTATCTCAATTCAGTTACCGGTAAGAGGGCAGGTACAAAAACGGCGGCTTCACTAAAACGCGATCAAATGTTACGTGAAAGACAGATGCAACTAAAAATCAAGGATAAGACCATTGGTGAACTTGTTGCAGAAATACCTGAACCCCCTGTAATTCCTGAGTACAAGATTGATAATGCTGTTACGGATAATGATGAATTAAAGAATGTTAGATTTTATAACTTTGAGTCAGTATACATCAATGAGATGATGGATAGGGATATCGCAAGAGCCCTCACATCATTCAATGATAAAAGTATTAACGTCAATATCATTAACGTGACAGTTGAAGATACTTCAACAGAGCTTGTGTATCAGGACACTTATACGGTGGAATTTGAGGATGAGAATAGGAAACGTCATACTATGAAGGTTAATATTCCTAAACTCGTTGATGATAAATTCCTCATCATAAATGGGAAGAAACGTGTTATTGAGAAACAACTTTTTGGTCTTCCTATTATAAAGACTGGTCCTGATGAACTTCAGATAGTTACCAACTATAATAAAGTTTGGATGACTCGTCATGGCACAAGGTTTAACCCGAATATGGAGAGATTTAAGAAAATCTTAGTCGACCCTAGCAAAAGACCTGATAATGTCAATATTCGAGTATATAAAGGCGATAACTCAGTTATCAATCAACCATATCTGACTTGTCTTGAATATGATGATTTAGCTTCAAGGTACAATAAAATCATCATTAATGATTGTACATTCGTATTTTCAGTAGATATGCTGAAAGAAGAACTTGGTGATAAATATAAGGATTCCACGTTAGAGGAGATTATGATTGGATATAAAGGGAAAAATAAAACTCCAATCGTATACAATACAAAGAACGCTGATCATCAAGATATGGTATCTCTTATTGTTAATGAGTCAATGCCAGTGTATTATGATACATTCAAGAGGCTATCGTCTGGACGAAAGTATGTCCATAACAACGTTACTATGATGGAGAAGGATTTTCCTCTCATATTTGCGGTTACGTTTTTTGAGGGTCTCACTACGGTGGTTCAAAAGTTCAATAACTTGACTGGCGAGGACAGGGTTGAATTTGTTGACAAGAAAGATAGCTCAGACAATTATATGTATATCGAATTTAAGGATGGCTATCTGAAATATGCTATGAATGATTTGGAATCTTGTCTTTTATTCAATGGATATACAGAACTTGTTATGAAAGATTTTACTATAGCGGAACTTGATGAGAGAGAAACCTACATTACCATATTTGAACAGCTACTTGGGAGTGGGTATTATGCAGGCGGTTTTATTAATTTCTATGAGTTTATGATTGACTTCAAAACTCTGGATATTCTAAAACTTCTTGGTTATCCTGAAGATGTAGTATCTCTTATGATATTTGCGAGTAATATGCTTGCAGATAGTTCATTCTCAATTGATACTGATCCTCGTTTGTATAGGTTAAGAAGTGTAGAAATCATACCTGCAATTCTTTATAAGAATATGACCAAAGCTTACCAGAGCTATCGTAAGACAGCGAATAATGCTAATCCGAAGAAACTTACGTTGGATCCGGATTGTGTTATTAAGGAATTGAATGCTCTTCCTACTGTTGATTCTTATAGTACCCTTTCACCTATCGTTGAAGTAAAACAGTTCGGAGTAACTTCTATGAAGGGTTACGTTGGTATGAATAAGGATAGGAGTTACAGCGAGGAAAAACGTAATTATCATGACAATATGGTTGGTCTCATTGGAGTTTCTACGGATATATCAGGAAACTGCGGTAAAGAGAGGCATTTGGTTGTAGAACCCAATGTTATTAACGCCTATGGTATGCTTGATATTGTTGGTCGTGAGAATGCAGAGAACCTTGATGTTACGAAACTCATGACTACAGAGGAAATGACATATCCAATGGGTGTTGCTCATGATGACCCGAACCGTACAGCTATGACGAGTAAACAATCTTGTCATGCTATTCCTGTAATGGAACAAAGTCCACTTCTTATCACAAATGGTTTTGACTCAACTATCCAGTATCGTACATCTAATGATTTTTCATATGTAGCGAAGCAGGATGGTGAAGTTATTGATAGAGATGATAATGTCAATATCATGGTGATTAAGTATAAAGATGGTTCTATTCATGCTATTGATTTGGATAAGAAGATTGTTCAAAATGGCGGTGGTGGTTTCTATCTCGATAATAAGCTTGATTCTTCTTTTAAGAAAGGAGACAAGTTTAAGAAAGATACAATATTGGCTTTTGATAAGCACTATTACAAGGATACTGGTGTCCTTGGTAACAAACTCACATATGGTACTAGAGTAAAGACTGCCTGCTTATCAAATATGGCAACCTATGAAGACTCTATGTGGTCTACATACAGGCTAAGTCGTGCAATGTCAGCAGATATAACAATGAAAGAAGTTTCCATAGTTATTGGAAAGAATTCCAATGTTGATTATATCGCAAAGATTGGAGACCATATAAAGAATGGTGACGACCTTATTAGGTTCGATACTGCATATTCTGATGCTGAGATGAATGAACTTATGAAATCTATAAGGCAGGATTTGCAAGAGGATATTGTAAATCTTGGGCGTTCTAAGTATACATCAAAGCACGATGGCGTAGTTGCAGACATTAGGGTTTATCCTGCGGTTGAACTTGATCAACTGTCACCATCGCTTAAGAAGATGGTCGATAATGTCCAGAAACACGATAGGCAAAGACGTTCCTATATGGACAAGTACGATAAAAATAAAAACTCCGTATATAGGAAAGGAATATTCTTTACAGACTCAGTTGGTATGGTAAAACCAGACCAATATGGTAAGATTGCAGGTGTTGATGTCCATGATGGAGTTCTTGTAGAAATATACGTTACTTATCACGATGAAGTATCAGATGGTGATAAATTTGCTCATATGTCTGCAAATAAAGCAACTAACGGATATATGGTACCTCGTGGTTTGGAACCGTATACAGCATTTCGTCCATATGAGGAAATTGACATTCCTCTTGCCCCATCAGCTATTCTACAACGTGGTACTCCTTCTGTAATTACCGTTGAAATTGGATACAAAGTTCTTATTGAGTTAAAAAGAGCTTGTTTTGAAATTCTCACTGGTATTGATTGGAATGAAAAACAGCGTAAGGATAATCCATATATGGACGTTCATACAAAGAAACCAGATGTTCCCACCAATGAATCTACTATGATGGAAGTGTGGGACAACAATAAAGAGAAAATTGAATTAGCAACTGGTAAGCTTGAAATTCTTCGTGAAACGTTTGATATCATTGTAAGTTCAGATGATAAATATGAAGCATCTCAAGAATATTCTAAAGGGGATATTGTATTTGCAGGATTGGACTTCAGAGATGAAATTAATCGTTTGGTATTCGAGTCGAAATTGTCTACTTCAATAGAAGGGTATCAACCCAATATTGAATATGACGAAATAGTCAATGCTTACGTTGCAAAAGATATCATCTATTATGGTGAACGTCTGATTGTTCATTAAGTACAAAACAATGAGTCAGTAGGAAGCTTCCTACTGACTCATTTATGGACCCGCAGCGAACAGGTTCAAGTAACTATTTAGCATTTATTTAATTGTTAGTCCCAAATGATATAAAATTATTTATTGAGATATTATTTACAGGTAACTAAAAATCTTTATTAAAACGGAGGGATTTATATGATAAAGAATACTATAGGTGAGTTCTTTGCAGAACTTAGTATGGGACAGGATGTTCATTCCATAAGCGAGATGATGGACTTATTACTTAATTCTAATTGTGATATTGTTTTATCTGATGGGGATGCTTCAAAGAGTACAGTGTATCTCGTAGAAAGAGATGAGAAAAGTCGCAATGAGTCAGTTATTCATACCCCATCAGCATCTATCAGAGATGATGCAATGCGGGAAGCTAATAATATAACAAGCAACAAACTTTCATACGAATACTTCAATAAAATATTGAAGGGAACGTTAGAAGAAGATATTACCGACAGAGATATTATTGCCAACTTTGGTTTTGTTATTAACAACACAATTGCTCAGTTGGCAGCTATAGATGCGTCAACAGATCCTAAGCAGGTTGAGGCAGAGGATAATCTAAAGAAGAATGTAGTAGCTTTAGCTAAGTATGCGTCATCAACACCGGCGATATCTGAGATGTACGAGAACCTCTTAGATGGTGATTATAAAGAGGCGTTTTCAAAGGGTCAGGTTGATATAATCCATCTTATAGCATCATTCCCGATAGTTCTGGATAGAATTATTACTTCATATGATGATACTATCAATGGATTACGTCAGAACCTTCTCACTACAACTTTCAAATTCAAAGAACTTTACAATCAGTTATGTGCTGCTCAGAATAAGCTCTCTATAACTGAAGAAATGACAGATGAGAACGCTTCCGATAAGAATAAGGAATGCGTTGCAGGTATTAAAGACATTCATCATCTTGTACTGACAGATATGAAAAATCTTTTGGAAGAAATGCAGACTGTTAATTCTTATGGACAGGAAGCCAACCTTTCAGATGAAGAAGATGATGAACCAGATGCACCGATAATGCCGTTGTGATAACAAAGAGGAACGAGATATCCATAATCGTTCCTCTTTTTATCTATATATTAAAAGCAAGTAAACATACGACATAGATTGGAAAGGAGGTAGTATACAATGTCTTTTGTCAAGCAGTTAGATTTGAGACAAAGAAATATTGACCTTGTGATTGATACTCTTGTAAAAACGCAAGAAGAGAACGGAATTCATAGTAATATGACCAAAGTCTTATTTGACCCTAATTCCGGACAGAGAATCAATAAATTTCAACGTAAGAGGTTGGAAGAGAAAGGTGTTGATTTGTCTCGATATAAAGGTTCAGATTGTTCTAAATGCAATAAGTGTGATTCAAAGAAATCTAATATAGAAAGGGGGGTGTTCGTCTATGGAGAGGATGACCTAATTGATGACGATGATGACTCCAGATATATCTGTGAATTCTGTACGAATATCGGATTTGATGGTAAGTATCGTCCAGAAGAATGCGACATGTGTGAGGAGTGTGAAGCATGTAATGACTATATACACGGAGAATGTGATGGTTGTGGTTATTCTGTGTTATATAATGGGCAACCATATGGTTCATTAGATGACTCAGACGTAGATACAGATAGTATCAATGAGAGACAGAGATTACTTGATGAACTGGAACAGAATGATTCAATGATACACTATCCAAGTGGTGGTTTCAGTGTTATGAAGTTTTGATTAAATCAGTTGCTGTAATTTTCGACTATATTTTGAGGATTACAGTAACTATTTAATAAATTGAGGCGAAAATACGGTGTATAAATTTCTAGTATATCACATCGTAATAACCCCGAAGTAGTAAATTTGCGGCATAAGCCGTGAATAAAAATCATTTTCAAAAGGAGGATCTAAAAATGGGTAAGTTTGCGGAAGCAAAGAAAAAGATCGAAGAGGAAGTCAAGGCTTCTAACAACAAGAAGACTTTCAACCGCTCCTATTTTGATACGTTGGGCACAGCGATGGCTAATGATCCTACGTATGAGCGCGTTGAGCAGAAGGTAAAGGGCGACAAGCTGGTTGAGGAAAAGACCACCCCGATGGTGGAGTTCCGTAAGGGTATTATCGGGTCTGTTGCAAAGGCAGCAGGATGCGATACGGCGGAGCAGGAGAAGCTCGTTCAGGAGCATCAGTTCCCTCTATTGCCTGTATATGATTTCGTTGAGGGTGTTCTCAGCGAGTATCTCGGCATTGGGAAGAAGTTCCCGTTCAAGCGTCAGGAGAATTTCCAGGCGTCTATCGAAATGCAGAATGTCGAAGCTACGGTTAAGGATGTAAGGAAGCCCGGAAGCGGCGAAAAGAGTAAGCAGAGGCAGGGTGCTCATATCAAGCTTAAGGCAAAGAGCACTTGCCCGTCGAACCTGAAGAGCAATATCTGATACCGGCAGCACCAAGTTCCATATGATTAAATAACTCGGCTATGAAACCAAGAGTGATTATGCTCTTGGTTTCATTTTTTGTATGTTCCACTGATAAAAAATAGAGTAAGGATATACAAAAAAGTAATGGGAGGTTCAACTGATGGTAGTCAGTATCCCATCCCAAGACCATTAATGGTTCCGCTATGCTGTTAGTTTAGTAGCAGCAGTTGCAAGGATTTTATCAACAGCCTTAGCCACGAAGTCGTGATTGAATTCATCATAAAAACTACACGGCTCCGTGGCATCTTTGGACGGATAGCTTCCTTTAAGGAATTTTCCGAACCAATATACTCTTGAACGAAAATCCATATTATTTCACCTCCCTTCTTGGGTAAAGTATAGATAGAAAGTAAAGTACACTTTCTATCTATCTAAACATTTAATATAGTAATAAAATTACTATGAACCTGAATTTTATTATATAGGGTAAAAAATAAGATAGGTATGAATGTTCATACCTATCTTCACCATTTTTAGAAGTACTGAGAAGTCATTAGTTTGCCGTCCATGATAATACCACAGGTCACATACCCAAAGGTGTCCCTTTCTCCAGTCAGATGAATTTTATGCCCTTTATCAATTAACTTGTTAAATACGCCCTGCATAACATCAACGTCTTCAAATAAAAGGTCATCCCATTTTTTATCACCTGCTGGTACATTGCCTTTTATCAAATCATCAAATGACGATATTTTATCGTTTCTGATTTTGCGGGTAACACTGATTGGTTGATTGAACATTACAATCACTTCTGCATCATAGATTGTACGAATGTATCTATGTTCTCCCTCAAATGGTTTACCTATTTTGACAATATGCTGAGTAAACTCTTCCACTGTTCCTTGTTCTCCCGTGATTGAGATTTTGTGGCGGTTCAGTAGTATTAATTTATGATATATTGGTTTAGCCATCACTTCATACTTTGTACTACCAAATTGCTTGTATGACTTTTCCATGAAGTAAGTCTCGCATACACCATTGGTTGGGTTTACCTTCTGAACGATGCATCCGTAATGTTTTTCGGAATCCAACGTTTCAAGTATTGCGCCGTTTAAGATGGTAGTAAATGTTCCTATATCATGTCGAGACACCTCGCTTAGTAAATCAACAAGTTCATCCCTGTTAAATGTTTCATCCGTCAGCGGTTTTATTTGACTGATAAAATCCCAGTATTCCATTTTGCTTCTCCTTTGGGTAGTGTAAAACATCGTTTCAACAGCGTTCATGTCAAAACCCCCTTTCAGGTTTTCGTGCGGCATCATCCGCGATGCCGCGTTTCATCGTTACAAGGGGTTAATATAGTTCCAAACTTCCCGCGAAACGGATTTCATTATTTAATTTGGAGCTGACCCAGTCGATTCTTAAATAGTAATAAATATGGATTTGCTTGATGTTATACGGTTCGTAGATTTTCACAATAAATTAAATTAACGAAGAAAGGAGAGTGGATGTCGATGCCTAAGGATAGTCTTAGTAAATACGTGAAGAAACCATCGGTTAAATCGACCAATTCGGTTAAGAAAGCCGGTTCTTGGTTAAGTAATGCAATAAAATCCGTTGGTTATTCTTCTATAGACTTATTATCGGAACTCTTACCATCTACGATTGATGTAGCCAAAACTACGGCTGCAACAGGAAAAGATATCGCAGAGACTATGAAGAAAGCCCGATCGAGTGATCGAACTTTGAGAAATGCGATAGACAAAAACTATTATATCAATCTCGGTAGAGAAGTCTTCAAGAATTCATTAGATGACTTAAAATCTGGTAAGTTCTATAATAAAGAACGAGCTGATAAATTCTTTGAAGACCAATATAATGACATGATGGACATGGGTGATTTCGGAATGGAAGATTTCGATGTCGGAGAAGGCTCGGATGATTTTTCTAGTTCTGTAGAGTCATCAGATGGTTCATCAGTCGCATCGTTCAATCGAAAGAAAAACGGTGAAGTTGATGTAACTAGCATTATTGTGAATACTGACCTTGGACCCGATAGCTCATTAGTAAGGTCTACCAACTATCAGACCGAAGTGATGACAAATGTCGGTAAGGCAGTCGTTGATTACAATAATACAAACGCTAGAGCAATGTTAAATATGCTCGGCGGAATGCGTAACGAATTCAATGCATCTCTTACTGCAATCAATGAAAACGTTGCGATAATATCATCTAGTGGGTTAGAGAGTCTATCTAAACATTCAGCATTAGCTGCCAAGTATTACGAGGATAGCATATCTCTTCAAACTCAAATTCTTGAAGCTATAAAACTTTCTACACCATCGGCAACTGTAAATACAAGGACGTTTAGAGATTACAATAACGTCATGGATATGTTTACAGCAGGTGGTGGACTTGATTTTCAGGGATATTTAGGACAAGTCAAGAAGCAATTTGGTAATTTTACTGATAGTAATATGCTTCTTTCTCAATTCAAATTTATGATGGATAATAAAGAGACATTGCAAATGATGGCTCAAAATCCATTATCATTTATCCCTAAGACTGTTGTAAAAACACTTATTCCTGGCATTGTGAAAGATGCATTAACTGCATTCGATGAGCAGTTAAAAGAGACGGGAGTTGCTGTACTAAATCAAGTATCTGGTTTACAGCGTTCAGACAATGCTATACTACGAGCAATAGGTCAGATATTTGGTCTACAGAATAAGATTACAATAAAAGATCTTGATAAGGGAGCTTACAATAAGGGAGTAACCGCTTGGACTGGTACAGACCATCAGGCTCTTGTAAATGTTATTCCCACATTACTTCGTAAAATTTATGCTACCGTATCAGGTACAGAGGAATTAGGTTTCAATTACGAAACTGGACAGTTTGAAAAAATCAGAACTATGGAAGAGAGGGCTGCCAAAGATAAGCTTCAAAGAGAAACCTCTCTATACAGTGATGATATTTCTGATTTTGGTGAGTATCTACAGAAGACCTTTGCAATGAGCAGGGAAGAGATTGATAAGAATAAAGATCTTTTCCGTAGCTTTATAAGCGGGCTTGTTACTGATGAATACGGTGGACGTACTTATCGTAAAGGTGGACGTAACGGTCAGGGTAATCAGGATGACATAGTTGAACTTCTGAATAGAAAAACTGGAGGAAATTACAATTCTAATAGTTTTGCTGTTCAACTTATCCGTTCTTACTTCAATGGTAAGGAAGGTCATGATAATGCTGGAATAACTAGGATGTTTGGAAGTAAGGTTCAGGAACAGAGAGCCCTTATTGACAGACAGAATAGGGAAAGACAGCAAGACCCAACTCGATACAATACTCTTTATGAAAGTACTGGATTAGATACATCTGCTAAAACTCATGGTGATTCTGGTAAAGCTAAAGCATCTGCTATCGGCGGGACAGATTCCCACCTTAACTATTTCAAGGATGATAAAACAAAGATTGCTTCTGTATCAGGTTTACTTGCTGGAGTAGTTGATAAATATGGTCATAACCAGACTTATTACCTCAGAGAGATATTAACAACTCTCAATACAGGTATCTATGTCGTTCCTGTTGGAGAAACTGGTAGGCGTAGAGGTGGTAATCGTAATGACCAACTGAGTAAGATTAGGGATCGTGTTTCTGGAGTAACCAAATCTTTTAAGGAAGATGTTGATAAGAGTAGAGGAGCAGAACCAAGTGCACCACGTAGCAGTTATACTGATGAGAGACGTGCAAGAGATATAGCACAGGGTAGACTTGACCCTACTGATAGTAATCTTAGTGGTGATGTAATTGATGCTGCAAGTGAAGCTTATCATAGTACAATGGAAGCCCAAGCTCAGGCTAATAAGGAAACTGTGATAGGTAAAATACTTAAGTTCGTTCCTAGTGGTACAGGACTTGAGAAGATACTTACTCGTGCAAATAATAAGATTACCAGTGGTACATCAAAGATGGCAGATGTTGCCAAGAAAGCGGATGATATTCTTTTTCAGATTGTATTTGGTAATCCGAACGGACACAAAGGATTTCATGCCTTGTTTGATAAAGGTATTGATACATTAAAAGCCGGATTTTCTAAATTCGCTTTTTTCATTGACGATAAAATATTGAAACCGTTGGATGAAGCCATGTTCGGCGACGACGGTATTTGGACAAAATTCAAACAAACTGATCTTTTCAATGATTTCAAAGCCAAATTCGACACTGTAGTTACCAAGACATCTGAATTCTTTATGGGTACCAAAGATAAGAATGGTGATTATACTGGTGGGCTATTTAGTGAAACTGCTAATTCCCTCAAGGATATGGGTAAGCAGGTTAAGAATGCAATACTTGGTGAAAGAGGTTCTGACGGACAAATCATAGAGCCTGATAATAGCGTATTAGGCAATATGAAGAGGATGTTTGGTAATGTTACCAGTAGTATTGGTAAAGCTATTGGACTTGATGACTCCAATCCAGATGAAACTATTGGCACCAAGATAGCACGAGGTATGGATACGGTTTGGAACCGTATTAAAGAACGCGCTGATAATTTCTCAAATAACGTATTCGGGGATATGCCCGGTAGTTCTGAATTCTTTGATCAGTTCAAAGAAGATATGCAGGGACAGAAAGGATTCATAGGAGCTTCTGCGGTACTTGGTTCTGTTGGAACTATGGTACTTAATGGACATATGGGTCTTCTTGGTTCGATGTTTCTTCCTGGTGGTCCTATTGGTGGTGCTCTTCTTGGAGCAGGTATTGGAATTGTTTCCAAATCAAGAGGATTACAGAACTTCTTATTTGGTCCTGAAGATGAAACTACTGGTGAACGTCAGGGTGGTCTTATAACAAAAGAATTCCAAGACTTCTTTAAGGATAATAAAACTGGTATAGGTATCGGACTTGGCACTGGTTTAGCCGCTTCGTTTGGTTTACTTCCTTCATTCTTTGTACCTGGTGGTCCTATTGGTGGTGCATTAATAGGTGGAGCTATTAGTCTAGCTACTAAATCAGAAGCATTTAATACCCTTTTGTATGGTGAGGGTGGTACTAAAGATGATCCAACTGGTGGTCTATCAAAGAAATTAAAAGAAGTTTTTGGTAAGGATAAAAACCTCAAAGGATTAACAGTTGATGGTGGTATTGGAGCCGGAGTAGGAATTATAGGTTCATTCTTCTTACCGGGTGGTCCAATTCTCGGAGCATTACTTGGGTCAGCTGCATCAATTGGTTTAGCATCAGATAAATTCCAGACTTGGTTCTTTGGAGAAAAAGACGAGAATGGAAAACGTAGTGGCGGAGTATTTAGCAAGTTTAGTACTTATATGAAGGATAAGATATTTGATCCTTTGGGAAAGAGTGTTAAAATTGCTCAAGTAAAAATTCTCGGTTTCGTTAAAGAGAATATGGTAATTCCGTTTGAAACTGCGTTAAAGCCGATTACGGAAGAAGCTAAGTATGTTGCTGGAAAAGTAAAGGAAGGCTTCAATAAATTCTTTGATAAGATAAAAGAAAAATTCTTCGACAAAGTTGTTGATCCTATCGGAAAGGTTGTTGATGAGCATCTTATCAAACCCATGAAGAACTTACTTCACTCTATATTTAGTGGATTGGGTAATATTGTAGGTGGGATTATATCAGCTCCATTTAAGATTTTCAGTGCAATGGGTAGAGGTGCATATGAAAATCAAAAGAAACGTGGAGCGAAATCATTTGAAGACCAGTATCGTGAAGACCATGGATTTCTTGCATCAGGATGGGAGAAGTTCAAGGCTTTCTTCAAGAAGGATACTGAATACGGTAAAGCTCGTACCGCTGCCCAATTTGGAGAAAACGGTGCGTGGTATGATACATCTCATGGTAAATGGTTTGAAAGTGAAGAAGCTAGGAAAGCAGCAGTTCGTGCTGAGACTGAAGCTAAGATAGCCGCTATTGAAAATGGTACTGACGTACCGAAGGATGATAGAGGTTTCTTTGCTAGGTTACTTAGTCCTAGAAAAAAGACCACTGAAGTTAATACCAATCCTACTGTAACTCCATCTACTTCTAGCGAGGCTGCACCAACGGTTGCAACAGTTACTGATGCATCAGAGACTGTTAGAACTGCGGTAACTGAACAAACCACAGAGACAAGAGAAACGAATAATATTCTTTCTACTATACTAGAAAGGGTAAGTACATTAACTGGTTCTTTCAGAGGAGAAAGGACAAGCGATACTTCAACGTCAGGGAATAGAAGGCGTAGGAGAAACAGAAGAAATCGCAATAGAAATCAGCGGAACACTGGTTCTGTTGATACGAGAAGCGTAACAGAACAAAGTTCCACAGAAGGAACTGAAGAAGGATACAATCCTGAAACAGTTGGTTCTACTACAGATACGACAAATAGACCAAAGAAACCTAAGAAGGGTAATTTCTATACTAATATACAGAAAGATGTACATCAGATAGCTGACTCTGTATATGGACAGTTGAATGGTGTTGGTAGCAACGTCAATAAGATTTATCGGATGATGTTGAAAATCAATAATATCAAGGATGATGACATTAAGGGTGATAATAATAAGTCTTATGTTGGGTTCTTTGGTAAACTTCGTACAATGTTCAATCGTCCTGTTGAGGCTATCAAAAACATCATAACTACACCATTTGTCAAAATTGGTGAAGTTCTTGGTGGTATTAAAGATAGATTTCTTAACATTGGAAATCTCATCAAGGGTGCAGGAACTGCTCTCAAAAACGGAGTTGGTCTAGTTGTTAGTACAGTTGCAGAAATTGGTAAAGCATTAGGTAATGTCGTTCTTGAAGTTATAAAGCTTCCGTTTGACATTATACATACCGGTCTTTCAGCGGTTAGAGCTATGCTTCCTGCTCTTGGAGAGGCATTAAGCGCAACTGTCTCTGTAATTGGTAGTGGAATTAAAGCTGCCGGGTATCTTGTTGTCGATAGTGTAGCAGCTATTGGTAATACAATAGCCGGAGCAGCAAGAGGATTTGGACAATTACTCGGTGGAGCGTTGTCTGGATTAGGCAGTCTCTTGTCTGCGGCAGGCGTTATCGGTGGTGATATTTTAAGAGGTGCTTGGGGTGCGCTTAAATTCGTAGGTAAAGGAATTGGAAGAGGTGTTGCTGCTGTAGCAACTGCTCCGTTCAAAGCCGCCAAAGGATTATTTAATCTTGGAAAGAATGCTCTTGGTGGAAGAGGTCCTGTTCATGTTATCGTGGATAGCGGTACACTTGACCTCGTGAAACGTATAAGAAACATTGAACAAGTTCATTCTGATGGTATGGGTGGAGATGATGTTAAGCCTAAGCCACTTCCTGTGAAACCTATTTTGGGCGGATTTGGTATTGGACCTAAGAAGAAAAAATCTGACCCTGTATACGTAGTTGTATCTGGTTTCAATAATCGTGCAATAAGTAATCTTGCATCCATCTTTATAGGTGGAGATGCAAATTCGGATACGAGTAAGTCTTCTCCGTTTGGTAATTTTCTTAAGAAAATCATTGGATTTGGAAAGTCTAGTGACGAAGATAAAGAAGCTTTAAAACATCTTGACATGAATGTAGGTGATACTTCTGTTGATACCTCTATGTCTGGTGGAGGAGCAGGAGATGATGCCGCAGGAACAGATGCAAGCCTTGCAGATGACGACAATAGAACGTCTGTAGCTACATCTATCAAAAATAAATTTAGTGCAATTAAGTCGTCAGCTTCTTCTAAATTTGATGCATTAAGAGAGAAGTTTAACGAAAAGATTGCTAATCGTCAGGCTCAGGTCGATAAGGGTGCTCGTGCATCTTTGTTTGAAAGATTTGCTGCGTCTGACAAAGCCAAAGAGGAGAGTAAGTTTAGAACAAAGCTCCTTGATATGCTCGGTAAGACAAAAGAAGCAACTGTTGAACATAAGTCTATATTCAGCAGTATGTTTGGTAAGAAGGGTCTTATTACAGCAGGTATTATGTTAGCGTTACCGTTCGTCATAAAACTTCTACCAAAAGTTATTGATTTCATTAAGAACTTCAACATACAGGATCTCATTGGAAAGATACTTAAGGATATTAAGACTGCATTTGGGGAAATTGGTGGATTACTTGGGCTTGTTAATAATGCTGGAGAGCAAGTTGAGGATGCTAAAAATGTTATAAACGGTACCGCAACTTCTCCGATGGTTGATGAGAATGGTAATCTTGTATATGATGAAGACGGAAATCTTGTAACAACTCCGAGGGATAGTAATCCTGTTAAAGAGTTCTTTACTCCTACTAGAACTAGGGTTGACATTAGAAATGGTGAATGGGGTTATAGGAACGACTGGACTACTATGTCAGAGTCTAAAGCCAATTTGGTTGGTCATAAGGTTGTAATTCCTGCACTTAAGGTATTTGACAAGGTTGCTCCTACCGCTAAGAAGATTGGTGCTGCTACTGGTAGGTTCTTTGCTTCTGGTAGAGAGTTAAATGCTCTTAAGAATGCGGGATATACAGAACTGGCTAGTCAAGCATCATTTAGACAGAAAATTGCTAGTGGTATCGTTGGTGCGGCTGACAATGTTGCTGCGGGTGTTGCTAATACTGCAAAGAACGTAGGAACAAAGATTGCATCCTCTAAGGTTGGTCAGTTTGGTTCTGCGGTTGCTTCAAAGGCAGGTGCATTTGCTGATGATGCTGCTAGAAATGTTGGTAAAGTAGCTTCTTCTGTTAAGGGAGTTGCCGATGATGCCGTAAGAGCTGTTGGTAATACAGAAATAGTTCAGAAGTTTATCACAAAAGCGGGTGAAGCTATAACGTTTCTTATGGAAAAGCTTGTAGCTGCCGGTGAGAAGATTGGTACTAAGTTACCAATTGCTAAATTAAAAAGCTTCATAAAGCCAATTACAGATAAATTATTAAACGGTAATATACTCGGCAAGTTTGTAACTAAGATTAAGACATTCTTTGGTAAGATTACAGCGAAAGCTACTGCCGAAGTTGGTACAGCAGGAATATTAACCGCAGGGTTTATTGTATATGGAGTCCTTGATGGATTGTCAAATGCAGGTGCTTTATTTGAGGTAAATCCCAGTGATGTTGATATGAAGATGCGTGCTATCGCCGCTGTCTTTAAGGGATTGCTTAATACAACTGCGGGCTCGGTAATTGATTTTATCAATAGTTTGGCTTATGAAATCCTTGGGATAAATTTCCTTAAGAGTGTTGCTTCTTGGGCATATGACCTTATGTCTAGTGAAGAAGAAAAAGAAGCTCTTAAGAACGCTCAGGATGATTTCACCAAAGGTTATGAGGATTATGTTGCTGAGGAATATGAAGCCTATAAGAAAGGCGAAGAAGGAGGTGGACGGGAAGCAATGTCCTATGAGGAATTTAAGGCTTCTAGTTTGTCAACTACTCGCTCAGAATATAATTCGAAAACCAATAAATCACTCATTAGAAGAGGTTATGACCTTATCACAGGCGTCGGTGGTGGTATAAAGGGAGTTGGTGCTGCTGTTGTAAACGGTGCTAAAGGTATTGGCTCAGGTATTGTTAATGGCGTTAAAGGAATTGGTTCCGGAATCGTCAATGGAGTTAAAGGTATCGGTAGTGGTATCGCTTCTGGAGCTACTGCTGTATGGAACGGCGTTAAAGGAGTCGGATCTGGGATTGCTAGCGGTGCATCCTCAGTATTCAATAAGGGGAAAGAGGTACTTGGAAACGTTGGTTCTGCACTTGCTAATGTTGGCAAGGATGGTGTTGTTGCCGCTGCGGGAATCATGAGTGGATTCAAGAAAATCTCTGATAATTTCTATAACAAAGAAAACAGCTTCATGGATTACTTCAAAGCTGATGTCAACCCTCTTAAAGAAGACAACATGTTCCACGGTGCAGTCGGAGCTGTACTCAATGTATCCAAATTCATAATGTTCCCAAAACTTTTAGTTGGTGGAATACTGAAGAAAGTTGGAACTGCTGTAGGTGGTGCTATATCAAAAGTCTTTGATGGTATTAAGACAGCAGTTGGTGATTATATCAATAATAAGAAAGATCTTCTCGGAACTGCACTAAGGGGTGACTTCGATGGTCTTTCTGATTATACAATAACAACGTCTAAGGATAATCCCATTGGTGGATTTATCAATGGTATAGTTGGTATAGAGAGAATACCTTTGTATCCGGTTGCACTTGTATCGAAGGTTGCTAGAGCAATTGGTAGTGGTATCTTGAAGGTATTTGATACTGTAAAACAATCAGCCATTGATATCGGAACCAATGTTGCTACGCTAAGTAGTTATGCGTTCAATGGTGATATAGACTCTTTGAATGACTTTACGTTCAAAGCATCCGAAGATAATCCCATTGGTGGATTCCTCACTGGTATTTTGTCAGGTGCTAAGATATTCTATTATCTACCTGCATTGGTGATGAAGGGTGGACGTTTTGTAGCAGATGGTATCAAGAAAGGTGTCGCTGCGGTTGCCAATACAGTTAGTCAGATTGGTCAAACATCAGTTATACTTGGTACTCTTGCATTAAACGGCGACGTTGAAAAACTTCATGATTATGAGGGAGTTGATGAAGAAGGTAATCCTATTGGTGGATTTGTCAATGCTATATATGGTGCTGAGAAGTTCTTGTTAGCTCCTATTGGAGCAATAGTGTCAACTGGTAAAGCAATAGGTGGTTTTGTAACGAAGTCAATCGGTGCCGTTGTTGATTATGGTGGAAAATCACTTGATTTCATAAAGACGCTCAACGAATATACTGATCCTAAGAAAGATATGAAAACTTGGGATAATGAATCAATGGCTGAGAATGAGTCCGATGTAGTTGGCGGTGTACTTTCTGCTATTATTAAGAGAGTCATGGGTATCTATGTTGGAATTGTTAGAGCTGTTAAAGGAGCGTTTAGTTGGTTAGGTGATACCGTTGATGGAATTGGCGAAGCTATTTCTGGCGTTGTTGATGATGTTGGAGAATTTGCTTCTAATGCTGTTGATACGGTCAAAGATGGTTTATCTGGTATTGGAAAGTGGTTTGCTAATGGCGTTAATAGCCTAGGCACTGCGATTATGAACATTGGTCGTGGTGGTAATGACGGTGGACGTCCAGTAAACGGTGGTAAGGGTGAAGAGGGATATCTTAATGGTATGCCTTATTATTCTCAGAATGACCCGAGATACAAAAATAAACCTTATAGAATTACAGGTGGTTTTGGTGGAGATGGTGCTACAATCGGTGACGCGGGATGTGGACCTACTGCTATGGCTATGGTTGCATCTCAAGCTACTGGGAAACCGTATGACCCCATTACTATGGCTAAAATGAGTGAAGCCGGTGGATATAGTACATCTGCTGGAACAACTCCAGGATATTTCAGTGCAGCAGGAAATGCTCTTGGTATTCCCAATGCTCAATTAAATCCGTCTCAAGAGTCTCTTGTAGGTTCTTTGGAGAATGGTAATTCTGTAATACTACAGGGAGCAAGAGGTGGAGCTACAAATAGTCCGTATACATCAGAGGGACATTATGTAACTGCTACTGGAATAGATGCAAATAATAATGTTATTATCAATGATCCGAGGGGTAGAGAATACTCTGGTGCATACCGTATGGATGATGTCCTTAATGACACAACTGGTATGTGGGCATTTGGTAGTAACGGTGGTTATGGTTCTCCTAGGAGACATGGTTTTAGAGCAATATTCGGTGGTAAGGGACCTGTATCCACAGCTACTGTTGTTAATGACGGTGGAAGTGTTTCTAAAACCAAAGTCAACAAAATTACAGAAGCGAAGAATAGCGTTAAGACTGAAGCTCAGAAAGAAGCTGAAGATTACGAGAAGTGGTTATCTATCGTCAGAGCTGTTAAGGAAGCTATCGCAGCTCAGAAGCCTGGATATAGCCAGACACGTTATATCAAGATTACAGTCGGTGGTAGGACAATTAGCGCACGTACAGACTGCTCTGGATATGTACAATCGTGTCTTAAGTATTACGGCGTGATGAAGGAGAATACCAATATCTCTTCAGCGAATGTAAGGAATCCTAATGATGCCACGATGAAAGCTACAGGATTTACACCATTTGCATTCCCGGGTTATGATAAGCTTAGGGAAGGTGATATCCTTGGTAGAAGTGGTCATACTGAGATATTTGCTTACATCAGAGACGGTAAGACTTACGTTTACAACTGCGGTGATGATGCATCAACGAATAGTGCTATACCTACTTCTGCTGGTGGAGCACATGAAACAGTATGGCGTCTTGGTAAAGCAGGTGAAGATGCTCTTAGTGAGTTCGGTGTAGATGGAAGTACGACTGCTAGTGCTGCATATGATAGCGGTTCATCATACTCGTCATCTTCAACAAGTACAAGTACAGGAACGGGTATTGCAGGACTGTTGTCTGGTCTTGCTGGAGCCATCATGAACCCGATTTATGAAAAACTTGGACTTAAATCTCCGGCAGCAACTGCTGCTGATGTTGTAAGTGACTCTTATAGCTCTGATAGTGGTTCTGTTGGTACTGCTAAAGAAATACCCCTTAGCGGTAAATCTAACAGGGAACAGATTTGGAACTACCTGAGATTTACAAAGAATTTCTCACCGATTGCGGCTGCGGGTCTTATGGGTGCTTGGCAAGCTGAATCATCGAATTCACCGAACCGTATGGAAGGTGATTATTTAGGTGATTTCCCAGGTTATGATAAGATGTATAATGACCGAGCTACTATGAATAACTGGACACAACGATTGTTCCAGAGATATGCTAATAACGGATTGACGATAAATCAGGATGCATATAAAGGTTCTGATGGAAACTTATATCCGGGTCTTGGATTGGCACAATGGACTGGTCCTCGTGGTGAACAGCTTAAGAAGTTTGGTGGTAGTAACTGGGGTACACTTAGTACGCAACTTCAGTTTGCATTTGAAGGTCCTAGTGAGTTCAATTACAGGAACAAACAATTCCAACTTATGGATAGGCTTAATAATGCTTCTACTCCTGAAGATGCTGCAACTGTTGCATTAGATTGGTATGAGAATTCTAGTGCTGATTATCATAATAAGAAGCCAGATTTCAACGCCGCTAGGCGTGGATATGCAAGGAGTATATATGATGAACTAAAGAATGTTCAGGCACCTACGGCTCAACTTGTTGATAATGGAACTAACAGTACAGTTGGTAAGAAAGTTGTCGATAAGAAGAACAACGTGATGATTTCCGCTATGGGTGGAAAGGGTGGTAAAGGCTCTAAAACATCCATTGGTTCTCGTCGTAAATCTACTCCTACAAAGATAAAACCGGTACTTGAAGATGTAACTGCAAGAGGTGGGTATGGTGCATTTGATGTATCTCCTGTACGTCAGGATTATGCAAGAGATATGAATCCTAGAACTAGGGAGATAATGACTAGAGACGTCACCATCAATTCGATGAATTCCTCTGAAATAACACAGTTACTTAAAGTGATGGTCGGTTATCTGTCTAATATCGACAGCAACACTGGTACGACGAATACAGAACTTGATGCGCTTAACAAAAAGGACTTTGGAAGTGGTGTTATCAATCAGACAAATACCTCTAACACTTTCAATACTCCAACTATCAATGGGTCGTCGAGTAACCCAGGTACATCAGACCGTTCTGGATATGCTGTTGCAAAGAGACTTGCTAGTGGTATGCTGAACGATTGAGATTTTAAACCATTTTGGACAGAGTGATAAGGTATTATGCCTCATCACTCTGTCTTTTAACCTATAAAAAGGACGGTGATATAAATGCCAGAAACGAAAACTAAGACAAGCACTAATAAAAAGAAGAAAGTAATTACACGAGAAGTTGCCAATACAATGAGTATTGACGAACTACAAAGAGCAAATTATATAAATGCGGCTGCCGCTCAGAAGATGAGAGAAGCCGAAAAACGCAAACAGGAAAACCAACGAAGAATGGAAGACAGTTTTTCCATGAACGGTCAGTTTGATAAGAAACTAAGAAATTCGATGAGGATATTTGGTATTCCTCATCAATTTACAGATATAACTGACCCGAGACTAGGTTCAGATACTAGGTTGGGTAGATCTTTCGCTGAAAGAATTATCGGCGAAGCACCGATTGTTGCTTTTCAACCTGGTGTTCCGGAATTTTTACCTGGTATGACGGATGAACAAAGGAAAGGGTTCTTCAATGCTGTTATTGATTCATCCAGTATAGATACTGCGTTAAACAAAATTTTTGGAAATCTTGATGCCGATAAAGTTGGTGATGATGTCTTACGTTATTACCAACTAAAGACGATAGCAGATAACGGAAGAAGTATTTACAGTGAGCTTATGGCAAAGGTGAATGTATTATGTAAGCTTATGGCTGTTTTTATTGGTATTGCTGATAAACGAGTTCCGTGGGCTCCTGGTTATACCTTTGGAAATTATGATTGGCGTTACTATACAGCAAACGCTACATATATGAATGTAGATGTGAATAAAGAAGGAGAGAATAAATCAGGTTCTATTGGAGCATTTGTTGAAAATGCTCTAGCAAATGCTGCGAAAGCGGCAATGGATGACACAGAATGGATACGATTTTTTGTTGATAGTAATGTATCGTTTAGTGAATCAGTTAGTAATTCCACTACTACATCGGTACTAAATCAATTCACAGATTCTCTTGAAGGTATGGCTAAAGAACTTGAGTTTGTCTCAGGTATGGCAGGAGTGAATATAAATGAACTTACCAATAGTATGAGTTCTTCAGCAGATGAATTTATACAAAAGACGGTTTCAGATTATGCGGGTCCCCTCGGTACAGTATTAAGTCGTATATCTAGTGGAGCAAAGCAGATTATATCTGGTGGTAACTTTATGATACCAGAGATATGGTCTAATTCAGAATATAGTAAGAATTATTCGTTTAGTATTACATTATCAACTCCATATGGGTGCCCTGAATCATGGTTTCTCAATGTAGGGGTGCCGATGATGCACCTATTAGGATTAGCGTTACCTCAACAGGTATCAGCTAATACATATCGTTCTCCGTATTTGATAAGGTGTCATGCTCCGGGATGGTTTAACTGTGAAATGGGTATTATTGATAGCCTTTCTATGGATAAAGGAGCAGATAGTTCTTGGAACGTTGGTGGGCTTCCTAACGAAGTTAAAGTAAATCTCTCCGTGAAGGATCTATACTCTACATTAGCAATACCTGCTAAGCCTTACGAGAAGCCTGAGGTATTTTTAAGTTCTGGAATGTTGGAATACCTTATGGTAAACTGCGGAGTTGACCTCACCAATCAGGAACTTACTCAAAAGATAGAAATTTGGGCCACCATTATAGCAAATAACATCACTGATCGTTTCACTTCAAAGCCATATGAATGGCAGCAATGGGTAAAGAATAAAATACAAGGTCTCTTTGATATTTTCTAATAAGAGAGGTGATTATATGTCAAAATCGAATGGTATACAGGCTGCATTGGACTATCATGCAAGCTATGGACATATACCAAAAGATTACAAGGAACGTCTTGCTTGGTTATACCAAGAAGTCGGTTTCAAAGAAGAACATCTGATAGATTTATTAAATAAAATACAAGAGCTAACAAAAGTACAATGGAATGAAGTCAATTATATTTTTTATATGACTCCAAAACCAACACCGCGACCAAAATTATCACGTAATACGTTTGTATTCTATGTAAGTGGTGCAAAAATGAACGCTCAAATATTTGAGAACTTTGTAAATCAACATTCTGAAATGAATGCTGTTATTTCAACTCCATGTATTTTTAGTACCAAAGCATATATAAAAACGCCAGCGAATATGAGTGTTGAAGAAAAGGTTGCTGCTGAGCTCGGTGTAATCCATAATATCAATGCTCCTGACTGGGATAATCTTGGAAAAACCTATAGCGATATGGTACAGAAAGTATTAGTGAGTAATGACAGCGTCGTTTTCAAAGGGGAAGTTGAGAAGTTTTACTCAGTATTACCTAGGATTGAGGTAAGTGTAAAGTTCATGACTGTTTACGATTGTAAATACAATAAACGTACGGTGGAAGGTCGCAAATCATTCAAGGAAAACCCTAAAGTAGTAGAGGGTTTAGATTATATTATTTAATGAAGGGAGAAAACGTCCGATGAACAACCTTTGTACAGCGTATGATAACGCTAACACTGCGAGCAAATTACCTTTTAATGCAAGTCAGATTATTGATGATCTGATGGGTGAGCCGTTAGGTGTTGATATCACCAACATTGCCGAGACCCCGAATACAGTCATCGTACGGAAAAACCGTGATGAATATCTTGCGAAAAGGATTGCCGCGTCTATTAAGGGCAAATACGAGGTTAAATGTATATGCAAAGCGGATATGCTTATTTTCTCATGAGACAAGAATAAGAACTTGTAGATTTTAATGTCTACAAGTTCTTATTCACTTATCGCAAAAATAGATGATACAAAATCCATATTCAATATGTACGGGAATTGAGCAACGCGCTTGTTCTTCTTCCGTTGTTTTGAATTACGATTTTGTATCATTATAATTGGTGACCCTCCCAATTACTTTTTTGTTGGTGCTTAAATCAAAATTCATTTTGCTCATAATAAGCATTGAATATTTCCTGAAGATTACTGTGACCGTTTAGCAGACAATTCACCATATTATACCAACCCTTCTTAATTTCAATATTACTCTTGTTGTCATTGATAGTTGAGTATATCTGCTCAAGTCTCGCTATTTCTTTTTCTAGGTCTTTCTTAAGCTCTGGTGGATAATCCCCCGTGTTAAGATCTCTCTTCAGTTTCTGTATCATTGATCGTGCACGTACATCACTATTCGGATGTGGGTCTATAGTTATCATTCCATATAGTTCAACCAATAGCTCATGGTAATCTAACATGAAGTCACCAAATCCACCCATCTTATTCAATGTCTGTACAGCAGCAACATTTTCAGGTCTGCTTAGCTTCTTTAGAGCACTTATCAATTCTCCACCATAACCATATTTTGTTGCGAATGAATCGGCTCCACGCTCATTACCATACTTACCAAATAAGAAATAAGGGTTACGTATATTCTGTATAAAACCCTTAATTGTACTTTTCAAATCCGGTATGAAAACCAAGTAGTTCAGAATATAATTGAACTGAAGACTAATATGATTAATCTTAGTTATTATATTATACAGACCTGGTACACTCCGTTTCATTTGGTCAACGATATTGTTGCTGATTTTTAATACTCCTTGACCAACGAATGCAAGTAATACACTAATCGGATCTAGTATGGTCGCTAATATTTCTCCACTAACCATACAAGAACTTGTATAGAAACAATGACCCAATTCATGTAGAAGAACAGCCATCAATTCACCTTCGTTTAATCCCGCATCGTATACTAAATTTTCATATAGTGCGATGTGGAATTTTGCTTTACTGAAATCACCATTTGCCCTACGTTGAGCTATTGTTAGACTTGATGCTGGGATTGTGAATGCATTGACATTACCATTTAACCAATAAATAGCAATATCACCGACTTTTAAGAAGTCTTCCAAAGTTTGTTCAAGTTGTTTATGGGGCTTGCTTAGTCGGTTCACTCTATTAACAGATAAATCAGCGGTCTGACTATTATTGATTATATCAATTATTTCCCTAAAATAACCTTCACATTTTACCAATTCTTTTGGCTTACCTACATAAGTTTCCATTACGGAACTCATTAATGACATTTATATCACCTCCTTTATTTTAATACAAATTGCCCATATCTCATTTGAACGAAATATGGGCAATTCTATTATTTGTCTTTCTTGAATGTAGATATGGAACTAGCCATGATGTTTTTCTTCTGTTTCAACTTTTTGGTGTTGATACGGATTTTCTTAAGACCTTTCTTATCCTTCCCATGACCAAGGATACTATTGTTACTATCACCAAGATTTTCGAGGGTGGGATACATAAAGTTCCGCATCATTGCATTGATATCGTTAGCCCTGAACTTATACATACCAATGGTATCAAGTGTCTCAAGTATAGTATAGTTCAGGAGAGATTCTACCAAAGCTGCATTGTCAACATCTTCATCGTTATATTTGGAACTGGATTCCATAGTTGCCGACGAGATAGTTTTAATTGCTCCTATCATCATAGCTTCAAACAGACTACCACCCAAATTTTTCGTAAGGATACGTGTCTGAGCCTGTGCTACCTTTTGAGCAAGAGAATCCTTTCCCGTTACAGGACAATCAGAATCATTCAGGGTGTCATCGTCAATGACCTCTGCATTAGCTTTATCATTGCAGTAGTTCTTGATAGAAGCAAGGTTGGTCTTTATATTGGCAAACAAGTCCATCCAACTGATTGTAGTATAGTCAATTGAAGGACTAGATGACTGTATATCAGGAGCACCCATAGGATTTCCAAATCGACATATTACAACGTCATCGGTAGATACAGAGGCGTATATGATGTTCACCATAGCCATGATATACTGCTTTACTTCCGATGTAACTGTCTCAGGAACACCAACCAGTCTCTTTTCCAAATCTTCAATTAGGCAAATAGAGTTTTTATAATCCGCTGCATTCTTTGATACACCGGCTCTATCAAGTACATCTCTTATCTGTTTGCACTGTAAGGATACATATGCCTTGAACTCACCCCATGTAGGGTCATTGAAGAGCTGTACGTGTTGGTCAGACTCTATCACGCTTGCCATGTACCTTTCGTTTGCAGTATACGAAGAAGAATTTACGTTGTACCTATACTTGGTTACAGGAACTTCAACTGCCTCCGTCGTTGGCGTAGTGTTTTTGATGGATGCTAAAAGTGATTCATCAGTTTCTTCTCCATCCTCGGTTTCACCTTCCTCAGTTTCTCCTTCTTCTCCTTCGGAAGAGAGTTCATCAATTTCCTTAAAGAGGTTGGATTTTTCCTCACCACGCCTCTTTTCATCCTGAACAACGGCAGCAACCTTTTCTTTAACAAGGTCAATGATGTCATCTTTCCCAAGATCGACAAGCTTGTTATCAAGTTCATCTTCTTCCGCATCAGTGAGATTGAATTCAGGATAAACTGTACAATCCTCGTCACATTCTTTCACAATGCGGTTTACTGCTGCATCCGCAGTTTCTTTTATTGCATTGAAGATATTTTTTGTCATCGGGTTCATGTTACGTTCAGATACTTTTGCTGAGGGGAAATTCTCTTCAACGTATCCAAGCACATTCTCGATGTTATCAGTAATTTGATCGGCAGTGGTTTCCTTAAGTTCATCGTCAAGCCAGTAGCACTCGTAAATAAGTTCTCCTAAGACCTTTCCGGTGATGTAATCTGTAGCCTCCTGTATCATCTGAGAACGAAGCCCGAATTTATTCAGGGCGATATTCTTTGCACCCTGTTTATATTCCGCATTTTCCATGGCGGTTTCAGCTCTAGCCTTCTTATCAGCTTCAACTGAAGCAGCTTCCAATGTAGCTGTGAAATCAGGGTCGATTTCAGATGCTTTTTGCGCCTCTGCGATAGCCTTTAAGTTATTTCGCTGATTGTTTCTCTTATTGATAAAGTTCTCTAACATCTGACTAGCTGTCAGGTTTTCAGTTCTTGGTGTAGAGAAAACACTTTCCTTAGCCATCGTTTTTCTCTCCTTTCATAAATTTGATTATAACCTTGTTTTTCGTGCTTCTTAGAGTGTCGTGATTATCACATCACTCGCTTTTAGTGTGAGATATTCGGGTACGAAATCTGGTAAAGGACTTTCATCCATAGGAGTAGTCATTTTGATTACCTGATACTTGGAATCATACCCGTTTACAGAATAGAATATCAAGTATTCTATCTGGTCTTTGAAGTTGTTGTGCAACTGCTGATTTAACGATGATATGAAGACCTGATTGGCACCGGAAGCCAACTTATTAATCTTTTCAAAATAATCTTTGACAAAGATACGTATCTGTTCCAAGTAATCTTCTACTATAATACCATCATAGAATTTGATACCAAGCTCAATCGAACAGTTCACATGATTTAGTATTTCTTCTTTATTACCATATCCGATATAGAAACTTCTGCTCCTTCCATAAGTACAATAGAACTTCATGTTGATAGTAAAAAGAGCGTGAAGCTTGCTTGGTAACTCTGATAGATACTCATGTTCTGAAGCGATATCTGTGAGAATTCTATCAATATCACAGTCTTTATCTAACAAGAAATCTGCTCCAAATAACGGTACTTGTTTGATATAAAATCCAAACCCATCAGGAGTTTCAGGTTTATCTTCGAAAATGACATGAGACCTCATAAAGTTCAACGGGAATGCAAAGTAGAATTCATCGTCCTGTGGCTCATATATATTACATAGCGTTAAACTTTTTACTAAGCCAATATCCGTAAACTCGTGATTTCCACCAATGATATCATCATAATCGTAGAAAACCCCAACCTGAACTTTTGGATCTATGATGTCTACCAATCGTTCATCTTCTTCACTATTTTCTCGTTTTAGAAGGTTAGTAAGAAGTATCCGTTTATTGTCAATTACATCCGTAGTTTTGAGTTTAGCAACAAATGTGTAGATATAATCTTCGCTTGTGGGTTCTTCTTCATCCTCTTCGGACTCTTCCTCTGTTTCTTCTGTAGTGTCGAATTCTTCCTGATGGTCAAACTGAAGTTCAACGTAATTACCAACGTTTGTATCAAATGTCATAATAACCTTGAACTTATCAATTTCGATTTCACCATTGGTTGATTGAAGTTCAAAATCTGTAGCTTGTACATCATTAAATACTCCATCAACACGAGCTAACTGAAGTGTGATAGTATATTCTTCTTCACCTTGCACCGCATTTCGGTATACATTCAAGTTTTTCACTACAAAATTGAACGGAACATCAGCATTGAAATACTTATAATCAACTTGTACATCATGATCTATGGTATTCATATAATAGCTTACTTTATTTGGTTTTGTAGTAATAACCATAAGCGGGGCTATTGCATACTCTATCTCTTCCGTCTCAGCATCAGCTTGCTTCTTTTTAACAATACTTGCGGTACGACTATTTTCGTATTGGAACCTAGTTCCTGCCTTAACAATGTATTGTCTTAATGAAGAGAAATGCTTATCTATGTCAGTAACATCTAATCTCATGTCCAGAGTATTAGTAGGAAAAATATTAACCCCATCCCCAACTCTGGTAAAACAACCAAAATCTCTTCCCGCGATGTCATCTCTCTGCCTTACAAATTTCGCATCGTGTTTATAGATGGACGCGAAACTGTTAAAGAATTTATCAAGGTCGTTATCAGTTGTATAAGATTTGACGGTTACTTGAGCTTCTGAGGTAAGAGTTTTTATTTCCCCTAATTGTAACTGATCTCTCCCACCTTTTGAATCACCTTGAGTGAGTCCCATAGGAAAGATATTTCTATTGTAAGCAATATCTTCATTCTTTGTATCCGCTCGAATATTTACATCAAGCCCCTCCTTGAACTTTCCGAATATACCTGCGGAGCCCTTAGTTTCATACGTTAATACTCGTATATTAGAACCGTAGTCTGGAAGGAAATAACGGTCATCGTTTGCGAATGATAACCTTAATGATGTATCACTTGTAAACTTATAGAATACAAACGGGTCAGTGAGGGGAATAGTGTTATCCATCCTCTTTATCAGTTGAATTTCTTTTGTAGAATTATTTGGAGTATAAAATACTTCAAAATTACACAACTGGTCAGAAAATTCCACATCCGAATATGGAATATTCAGTATGCTATTAGTGTTGATAGGAATATTGTATTCCTGACGTACGTATTGATATACGGTTACCCTTAATACGAGCCAGACGTCACCGTTTATGAGAGTTTTCATAGTCTTTATGAATGGGATTTTTTCTTCTGATATAGAGTTGATATAATCCATATCATAGAATGCCATATGGTTATATTCCCCATTATATTGACTAGAACGAATTTTGATATTGAATGGAATACTATAGTATAAATCATCAATGAGAATACTCATATCCGAGTCAATTACGAACTCTTTATGACCACCCACTGTTTTCCCGTAAGTATTCACATCATCTTCCTTTACCAATAAAAGCATTGAAGCTTTTGCAGGTTTCGCAAGTATATCAGTAATACCGTAGTTAGCTGCATTAGCATAAATGAAATCAGGGAGTTCGGCTCTTCCGGGCATAATTTCATTAATATAACGACCCATGATATTAATCATATCTTCGGTCGTTGTACCGGTTATATCCAGAAATAAACCTAAAGTTCCTGATGTTGCTAGTGCAAGTTTATCTTTGTCAAAAAATAAAGGAAGGATGTGAGTTTGATAGAAGTCCTTTACTGTATATATAGAACTGTAATCTGTAGTTGTAGGCATACTTTACTTCTCCTTTCTTATGCGTATGAAGGCTTAAACCTTAAAGCATATAATTCTGATTGTACTGACCAACCTTTAGCTGCTGGTCGAGATATTGGTTCTATAAATGGAGCACCAGACCACGTACTTCCACTGCTTCCGAGTTGTGGTATGTAATTAGCTCTGTAGATATAGTTATTTTTGTCAATCCCCCCAGAATTTTTGTTAAATTCATAGAATGTTTGTAAGCTCATATCTTCTCTTCCAAAATAAGCATAAGAGATATTTAGGCTTGGATGGTTGATTTGATTTTCACCATTATGTGAAAATACACTGTGATTTACATTCAAAGGAAAGCATCCTATGTATTTTGCCCAATATCGTATAATCATATCTTCGGCATCTACTAAAAAATAGTATATGTCACAGGCATAATCAAGTTCTTTGTACCAAATATACTCATCCTTCGGTTTCAATGAACCACGATATACTCCACTTTCATATCCGCACCATAATTGATGCATCTGAGTGATTGCCATGTTATATATTTCTGGGAATGTGATACTCAATGTACCTGCTGTCAACGAACGAACATTGCTTTTTGCATATTGAGTCTTAAACCCAGTCATTGTTTCACCAGTTTCCAAAGTATCAATTGCCATATCAGAAATATCAAGAGACATTACTGTATTTGACAATAATGTATTGAAATGATGGTCTGATGAATATCCCGCAGTTAAAAGCTTTGCCGTCTCGGGATTAGCTTTTATTACATAATATAACTGCGGATCATTCGCAATCTGACTTAAGATTACATCCGAATTCGGTTCAAACAAATTCAAATCGGGTCGTGTGAAAAATACATACCCGATTGTATTATTCATGAAGTAATCTGGATATTGGACATGAAATCTATTGAATTCTTGGTGGAACTTTTTGTTCAATTCCAACCTGTTATATGCAGAAGGGATATTAAGATTATCCTTTATCTTTTTTATCTCTGCCTTTAGGTTATCTTGTATCTCCAATGTATAATCATACTTATACGCACCGACAAGTGGGTCATCACTTTTATTGGGGTCAACTAATACTTTAGGATATTCTTTGTCAACTCCTAAAGATTTAGGATTTTGCTCCAATATTTGATTGCCCTTATCATCTTTGAAGTTGGTTATTAAACCAGTAGTACTATCTCTATGTGGATTTCCAGAACCTTTTGTTGATTTTGGATCTCTACCGGGAGTATATGTGTATGCCTGATACCTTGTTATTCGTCCATTTGCGGTCATTAGTGTAGGAACTTGAGTATTAGTTGATTTTATACTTCCAGTATAGTCTTCCATCCTCAAATAATCATACGATTTATTTAGTTCATTATCCTTCAATCCAGTTAGAGACACAGATTCGGTGTTTTTTAGTCCCTGATTATAACCATTATCATCTGATGCTATAACGGTTTGTTTGTACTGAGTATATGTACGATACGTTGTATTTCCAGCTGCGTCTTTATATGCAACTTGTCCAACTACTTTAGTTGTAGAGTTCATCCGTGAGATTACCCCCTTTCTTCCATTATAATCTTTATGATTACAGGTTTGTGCAAATGGGCATAATTCAAAGAATTTGATGTGTATATATTAAGAAAATGAAATATGGTAGTGAAAGGAACCATAGAATAAAGAAATGACGGTACTAAACCATCATCTCTCCCCCTCAAAATAGTAGTTTTGTTAAAAAGCATCTAAGGGAAAGGGAGGTTAATTTAGTACCATGGGAATATTTAGTGATATTTTTGGAGCTGACCCAGTCGATTCTATTCTTAATGGGATGAACAATGTTTACCACGATCTTGGAGGCTCAGATAGAGAAGTGAAATGCCCGAAACAACAAGATGACGCTCCAATGCAAGAGATTACTTATGTGAATATGAACCCGACGATACAAGTACATGCGGAGAAAGAAAGTAATGTAACTGTATCACCTGAGTTCAATATCAACATGGAGCGGAAATCCTATACTGAAATAAATTCTGAAGTTAATGATAGTCATAAAACTTCAGCATCTTTAGGTATAGGTGATAGTGCCATTCATGCGATTGGTGCTGCTGTTGGAAAAGTATTCGGTGTGAGTTAAATAAAGATGGAGTGAGACGATTGATTTTGTCTCACTCTATTATTTTTTGTATACATTTTGACAATTCAATAAAATTATTGGAAAGGAAGTGATAAAAGTGGCTGCTAATATTTACAAACCAGATGAGCTTAAGAAAGAAGCATATACATTGGGTCTTATAGTACAAGCTGCTGTTGATGCACAGACATCTCTCCAAATTATGATGGAAAAGGGTATTGCGACAAGAGAAGAAATAACTGAGTGGAAAAGTAAAGTTAAGAACTCTCCTAAATACAAAGCCATATACGGTATTATAGAGAAGATGGTAAATACAGCAGAACTTTATGAAAATGACCCTCAAGCTTATTTGAAAGAACTTATGAATATAAAGTTCGGTCAGTGAAACTACATAAAAGAGGAGTAGTCATAGTACTGTCTCCTCTGTTATTCGTGTATTCTGCCTATGAAACAAAACAATAAATCTATAAATAAAGGAGGTAACTAACGTGAGTGAAATTAGAGATGCCCTCAGCACTATGCAAGATATTAAAGCTCAGTTTGCTGAAGCTGGCATATACAGTTCCAAACGGTCTATCTCGTCAGCCGCTATGGAAGGTACAGCAAATTTCCCTGTCCTTGTAGACGATAGTATGTCTTTGGATGACAGTAGTCTTATCGCACGAGCAGCGGAGAAGAAATTTGCTTCCTTCTTGCTTACTGTGCTTACGATGGACCCATATCTTGAGGTTGAGAAGGGAGTAACCCCCTCTGCCTCTGCTTATATGAAACAATTCCATCAGAATATGAGAGTATCTGGTGACAAAGAGAAGTATCGTCTCAGCTTGTTGGATTTTGTAAAAGAATCTGCGGATAATAACAATATGGAATATACCACCTTAGAGAGTGAGGCTTTTAGGTTGGCTTCTGTTATCTATGAGGGAGTAAAGGCATCCATTCCGCAGGATATCAATGCCAGATTTAACTATACCGTTAGGGAAATGGCTGCTCCGGATAGCTTGAATGCACGTTTTGAGAGGAGACTTCCTACTATGGAAGCTCGTCGTTCTGATGGTGATACGTTCAATACGTATAACACAAACAACGTTGAATTGAGTACAAGTGGTGGTAATGTAAGCTTTGGTGATAAAGCTAATGTTACTAATCGTAACGTAGATGTTCATAACAATGTAAATGTCAAAATACCTTCATCTGGTGGCGGTGGAAGGGGTGGTCAATGGAGGACTCTTACCGACAATGACTGTAAGAAAGCCAATGATTTGGTTCCTACACTTCTTCATGTAAGGGTATATCCGGTAGATAAATTCACCAAAGAGGAGCTTACTCCTATTGATTTTGTCATGGGCGTGAAAGCAACTCTCCATCCGATACCTGCTTCTGAAATTGCCCGTATGGTTGTATCTGGGATGAGAAACGAAGATGTTATATTCAATTTCATTCGTTGGACAACGGGAGAGATTAAGTTTTTTAAGGATTTTATGTTTGCACTTGATGCAATCAAGATGGATGCGAAGGACAGTGGAAATGATGTTACAGGGTGGAGACCTGCATTAAAGCGCAGAGCGATGGCTTCTAAGTCAAAGCTTCAACTCACAAAGAAGTCCATTATGCCTAATGCAACTCTGGTCATTTCTCAATCTACAATCGAGTATATCCTTGAGAACTATGGATACGATATGAGCAACGAGATGGTTATAAATCGTTTGATGAATATCTATTTCCTGCTCGGATATGTCATTGTAAATCCGGTAACTCAGAGAGCAACTTTCCGTTTTGATGGTATTGATACAACGGACACGTATACCTATGATACACTTCGTAGGGAAGGACAAAATGACGACAAGGCGTTCAAGAACATGATGAAGATGTTAGGAAGGAGTATGTGATATGGCTTCGAATTTTGGATGGTATCCTGATGTAGTCAAGGTATCACCTATCGTCATGGAAGCTTCTTCCTCAGACGATAAAAGATATATCCAAACTATGAGTAAGGATGACGTACATCAGATTAACGGCACTTTGGTTCAGGGTCTTTATAAGACCATATTAGAGAGGAAGGATTGCGACTTCGGTGATATCCCTGACTCTAAAGGTAGCATTACCAAGTGCAAGTATATGAAATCTACAGAGGAGAGCTTAGATATTTTATCAGAGCTCATGGTTAAGAACAATATTCCAACCACTGAGGTTGATATTGTTAGGCAAGCTATTGTGAACATGAAAAAATATACCCCTACATTTGAGAGCGCATTTCAAATGAAGCAGGATTATTTGATTCTGTTTTATAACACAATCGTAATGGCAATCATTGATGCAACGTCAATGATAATTGCCGACTATATGAACTATCTTTTGGGACCTGAGCAGTCACAATATGATAGTAGGTCGAGGAACGATAAAGGCAGAGGGAGAATATCTCTCGATAACCTAAGGCGGTTCAATGACGAGGTTAAGGTCGGTCACTTCGAAACAATGAGTACATATTTGCTGGATGCCCAGAGGAAAAATTTCACTGGAACTGGAATCGTTATCACTGGGGTTGTTATTACAGCATTGGTATCCGTTATCCCTGTGACAAGGCAACTTATCTATTTCTTTTACCGTACAAAGGTGAAACTGTCTGACTATTTGGAAATGCAGGCGTATTTCCTCGAACTCAATAAGCTTGGTGTACAGGCATCAAGCAAGTCTGCTAAAGAAAAGCAGGAGATACTGAAGAAACAGGAAAAAATAATTCTTAAACTTCGGCGTACAGCCGACAAGCTCAAAATCAATGATGAGGATATCGGTGCCCTCGCGAAGAAACAAGTTGCTGACGACAACAAAGGTTTCTCTCTGCAAAATATCGAAAAGACAATGTACTCGAACAAGACGGAAGGCGCAGGCTTTACGATTGTTTAGAAGTGCTTTGTAATTTGTACAAACTACAAAGAATGAAAAATATGTAAAAGGAGGTAAATAATCATGTCTAATCTTGCGACTATGATTATGGAGGGAGCGTCCTACGGGACGGCAAAGCTCAACCACCACTATGATCATGAGAATGGCGCAGGTATGATCGCGATGGAATCGGCGGAAGCACTTAGGGATATCTATGAGTCGATTTTCTATGTACCGAATTCTTGCGAAATCCAGGCTGCGTTAGAGGGTGCGACATGCGTTGAGGAGTCTTCGCAGGCGTCCGTTATGGAAGCGTCTATCAAGGGCGCTTGGGAAAAGATTAAGCAGTTCTTCATTAACTTGAGGGACAAGGTTAAGGATTTTCTTCACAATATCAAGAGGTATCTCACTGGTATCTTCGGTAATGACAGGAAGTGGGTCGAAACTTATGCCGATGATCTGAAGGCTATTAGGAACGATCTGAAGGGCTATAAGATTTCCATGTTCAAGTATTCTTTCGATAAGTATTTGAACGATGGAAAGTTGAGTAGTCTTTTTGATAATGTGAATAAGGTGGCTGAGGGTTCCATAGACGCTGCTCTTAATAACAATTATGACACTAAGGTGAGCAAGGTATCTGAACTTGATGAAGGATTTATCAAAGACGAGTTTGAAAAAGAATACAAGAAGGCTGTAATGACCATTCTTGGAAAGGATGCTAACGAAGACGAGTATGATGATATACTCTGGTCAAATATGCGTTCTGGCGCGAAGGGTCAGAGCGATACTGATGATGTTGAAGTATCTAGTTTCTTTGATGATGCGATTACGGCGCTTAAGAGTTCCAACGATGTCATTTCAAATATTGACAGCGCGATTAAGAACGCTGATCGGAACTACGGTAAGATTCTTGATGGGATCAAATCTGCTGAGAACAGTTTCAACAAGTTGGAAAAGAATTCCGACGGTATGATTGAAAGAAAAAATGGTGCGGTCACCTATAAGTACAACTCTGCTGGGGCTAGTAATGTCACCAATACCTATCATGCGTTGTCGGCAATTGTTACCAAGATTCAGTCTCTTGAGAATAAGAAGAACAACGCGGTTAAGACTGCTGTTGTTGAACGGAATGCTGCGTACAAGAAGGCACTTACTGGTGCGTTTGCGTATGCAAGAAAGAATAAAGGAGGTAAGTAATCATGAGTATGCTTGCGAGTGTTATCATGGAAGGTGCTAATGCATCTCGTAATGATGGAATGCCCAGCTATGATTTCAGTACCTCTGCTGTTGCAGAATCGAGTTATATGACTTCGGCGTGTGCAGACCTGTTTTCGGATATCATGGAAGCTGAGAAGGCTTACATGGCGGCGGATGTTATAGGTGCGGCACAGGCAATTCGGGCTCAGCGTGTAGGAGAGTCCTTCGATATGGTGGCGGTATCTGAGGGTATCATTGGAAATGGTATTGCAAAGATCAAGGCGGCTTTTCAGAAGTTCCTTGCTAAGGTTCAGGCTTTCTATAAGAAGGTCATCGACTGGTTCAAGGCAATGTTCTCCAATGCGGGAGATTTTGTCAAGAAGTTTGGTAAGACCGTAAAAGATAAGGCTTCGAAGGTCAAGGGATATTCCTATAAAGGATATGTCTATAAGAAATCTGAAGGTGACTCTGCTGTCCAGAGTGTCAAGGATGCGCTCACGAAGAAGATGGATGCGCTTATTGGTGATGGTTTCAGTATTGCCAATGATGCTAAGTCTCAGGCTGAATTCGATGAAATGATGAAGTCTAAGTTGAGCGATACGTTTGACGGCGAAAAGGCTAAGAGTGCCAATGAGTATCTTGAAGATGTCCTTAGAAAGCTTTCGGCGGTTGATGTTTCCGATACGACGCAGCTTAAGGAGGAACTTACTCTTAAGTATCGTAACGGTGATACCGATAAGAGGGAGATTGTTGATTTCTCTGGAAACAACGTAGGAGATATGGTTGATTTCCTTGAGAAGTCTAAGGATACGATTGATAAGCTTCAGAAGGATTTAAACAGCTTTGAAACTAAAGTCAATGATGTCGTTAAGAAGCTTAACAATTTCAAAGAAGAGACGGCTAGTGATGCCGATGACGCGGCTCGTACCGCAGCCAGCAACAAGGTTTCTCATGCCTCTAACATTTCCGGTAAGATTTCTGCACTGCTCAATGCAGTAAAGGATGCTTGCAATGTCCGTATTGAGATCTATAAGGAAATGTCCAGCAGTTGGCTTGGTGCATTGAAGGGATTTTACAATTACAATCCGAAGCAGGAGTCCATGGGTGTATTCGATGTGGATGCTTTCGCAGCTCTTGAGTCCAGCCTGGTTCTCGAAGGAGAGGATTGTGAAGATTGCGACGGCGGCAAGGGCGGAGACGACGGAAAGAAGGCTGCTAAGGGTGGCGATGATGATGAGGAAGCTACGGCTGAGTCTGCTGTGCAGAGCATCCTTGATATGGCAGCTAAGTATTCGTTCTGATAAAGAACACGGTTACATATCCTCAAAAGGATATAAGAAGCAAGAACAGAGGATTTGGTTCCTCTGTTCTTGTTTATTTTATGGCTACAAAATAATAAAGATAACGAAAGGAGAGTAATCAATGAATACATTACTAGAACTTGATTCTTTTGATGCAACTCTTGAAGCTCTCTCTATAGTGTATGATATCAAACGGTCAGATTCGGAAAATTTCAAATCCTTCGTATATGAAGGATACTTGATAGGTTCTGGTGCAGACCCTGATATTGTAGTAGAGGGTGCATTAGATATGTTCAAGAAGATTGCTGATGGAATCAAGAAGATTATGGAAAAGATTAAAGCCTTTTTCAAAAAGATTCTTCTCTATATTACATCAGGTTCTGAAGACTTAGATAAACTTGCTGCTCAGGTGAAACCTCATATCAGCGATAAGGATATAGATTTCAAAATCAGAGGGTATAAATTCACTGTTCTTGAGAAGTCTGGTCCGAATACATCAGAGTTTGAAAAAATTGTATCCGATTATAATTCTGATATTGAGAAGTTGTCAAAACTCAAGAATGGTGATTTCAAAGACCAAATATTTGAGTGGTTGAAAGAAGACAATCTTGATAAACTCAGAGGCGAAGTGCTTGGATATGGGCAATCCATACCTGATGACGAGTTCACTGACACAATCAGGAAATATTATCGAAACGATGAAGAGAGTACCAGTGAAATTGAGGTTGATAAAACTTATGTCAATGGTATACTTTCGCACGCTGAAAAAATTGAGAAGACAAAAAAGGAAGCCATAAGAGATAGAGATAAGTTACTTACTCTATTATCTAAAACGGAATCGTTTTTCTCGGATACGTTACCGAAGATATATAGAGGAAAGAATACTCAGGTCAATGCAGCTAGGATAGATATTTCCGATAGAAAATTCAGTTCTACTAATAACTACATTGACGCTTCCAATACAGATATTATCGCAGCGTATGCATCTATGAAATCAAAGCAAGTAAATAAGATTGCGGGTATGATAAATCTTGTTGCTTGTGAACGTGTAAATGCTCTGAAAGATCAGATTAAACAGGAGAGAATTATCCTCAGGAAATGTTTATTTGGGGAGACTAAAGAAACCAGTACATCTGAGAGTCTTACGGTATTCCCTGATTATGGATATATGGGAAGGAGCTATGCATCATATGCTCTTGAGTCTGATATTCAGAGTTACAAGTATTACGACGAACTTTCAAAGATTTCACTTCTTACAGAGGCAGAATTTCTCATTGAGTCCATAAAGGGTCATGAAACTATTTGGTTATTCGAAGCAGATATGGACTCTCGTATGGGAAAGGTGAAACAAGTTATATCTGATATTATTGAGACAGTTGTAAAAGCATTCCGTCAGAAAGCTATTGGGGAAGCTCAGAGATATAAGCCGTGGTTAGCTGAAATCAAAGATGGGTTGGCTGATAAAGCCAAGAATAAAAAAGATTTCAAAATGGCTAATTTTGCTGACGCAGATTACGCAGGAATGGCTAACTCCATTATAGGAGCAATCCGTAAGGCTTATACCAATAGGGATTTTTCAAACTACGGGTATGCTAAAGACATTGTCAGTAACTTAGATTCTTTAGAAAAAATCAATGATGATTCTAGTAAGAATATCTTGATTAACTATTTCCGTACTGGTGCAACTGATGGTAAACTTGATACTGTTACATTAAATGGAGCAGATCTTTCAAACAAAGTATCTGCTATGGTTAAGTATATTGACCAATATGGAACGTCTGTAACGAAACCTTCAGAAAACATCAGTAGTACATTCAAGAATCTGAGTGATGGGTTCACTGTAACGGAATCAGTTACTGGTAGTACTTATTTGGATTTGATAAGTAGACCTATCTGTGAAAGTGAAGTGATAGCTTGTGAGAATTATAATTCAATATTCGGACCTATTACTGGTAGTAAGAGAACAGTTGTTACAGAAGCTGGAGAAACGAATGTTGGTACAGCTAATGCAGGACTGTCAGATGCCAATAAGAGTAATGCTGCTAATCAGACTGCATCAGGAAATGAAGGTGCGAAAGATTCTAATGCTCAGAATAATGAACTGAAGTCTGCTACGCAAGTATCTTCTGAAGATAAAACAGAGGCTGAAGGTGGTAATAAGAAGACCAATAATGCAGCTGTTGAATATAAGAAGAATACAGATAGGTTCTTCAAGAATGTCATTACACTCTACATCAAAGCAAGAGAGGAGCAATTCCTTGCTTATGTAAATGCCTTATCGGAGATAGATGGTACTCGTCCAAAGTTCGACAAGAATGGTAAGTACATCTCTAAGAATGCCGCTAAGGAGCAGAAAGAAGAAAACGAAGAGGTTGTAAAAGCAGGTTAAATACAAAAAATAGGACTGGGAACAATAAAAGTTCCCAGTCCTCATAATCGTCACCCTATACCACGATCAACACTTATCATTGGTACGGTGATCATGTTAGAGTAAAATGCAATCTCTAGCGTTTCTCCTTTTAATTTACAACGAAACTTATTGACCTCTCCCCACGTATCAAACAACACAGCCCTCTTTTCATCACGTGTGTCATCGGTTATCGTGACGGATCGGAATTCATCGTCGAAGTCCAGGGAAAATCCCTCATCAATGGATATATGTTTTCTACCATCGACACTGAACGACCTAGGGGTTATCATATGATGCCTCCTTTATGAATGATCTCTAGTTACAGAGGTTTAATATAGCAATAAAATAACGACCAAACGGATTAATTGGATACCTTTTTCAACACTATCCTCGCAGCGTTATCAAAGAACTCCCCATTCTTTCCGAAAGACACCTTAATTTCAGCTAATCTAAAATCTCCGTTGAACTTACTTACATTCTCTGTCATATCAGTAAGTATCTTTACAGCCTTATTAGGAGTCAGGTATCCAATATCCCCATTCATACAAACAAGAGTTACCTGATTTGCTAGTTCAGACTGTCTTCTTTTATGTTGCTCGCTCACATAGGGATTATGACCGTGATATGATTTAGCCTGATATGACCCACCCGATGAACCACCAGATACATTTGACGTACTACCATCAGATGTATTTACCAATATCACGTTGCTCCCTTCGATATGTTCATTGATGTCGGTTGATACTGAAGTTTTGTACTGGTCTCCCCCTATATTGTAATAAATCGTGTCATTTTTAGGGAGTACACCAGTTGGTATATTATCGGATGATGTTGAACTGGTTATGCAGAAGCACAATGTTTTTGGTTCATTTTGCTGCCATGCAGTACACTTACCATTCATTCTGATAATATATAGTAAGTCATAATCGAAAAATATGTAAGTTCCTTCAGTATGCCAACCATATTCTTTTTCGGTCTCTATCATACTTTCAAGAAATCCCTTAGGATGAACCATGATTTCTTTTACTTCCTTTGAATTTGTAAAGTTGGATAAAAGAAATCTTTTCCTACATCCGGATTTTTGTATCATCCAAGCCAATATTTTTAGCTGTGTGACATTTGACAGATTACCATTTACAATGGTTTTTGTCAATGCTAAATCAGATTTCTTATATAAGGTATAAGAAACCTTATTGGTTAAATCAACAGGAGCGACATCGTCGTCTGATAAGTATTCCTCTTTACGTATGTCTTTGTTAATTTTGGCAGCTGAGTCAGGGCTTTTCCCATAATCCATCTTCACAAATGTATCATTTAGAAAATATTTCTGGGATTTCTTTTCACCCTCACTTTCTTCTATATAAAACTGCTTTATCTGTACCTGAAATTCCGTCTTACTGTTTACTAAATTTTGGTCGATTGTACTAAGTGCTAAATCAACCATCATTATTGGTAAATGATCTGTATCGAAGTCTTTCTCAATATATAAGCTAAGAATTTGGGTTGTATGGAGTTTTCTCACAGTACCATCTTCAAACTTGAGGGAAATATTTATGGAATATTTACAGGCTTTCCACTTTTCCCCACCAGATACTTTATCTAATATTGATGTCATATGAAACTCATCTCCCTTCTATCCCTTCTAAAGTTAGTCTGGTGATAGCATCTATCAGTTCACTGATATTATCAACTTTCATATCACAGATATAACCGTATTTTCCACCATTGACTATATTACTAATCATGAATTGATAATCATCACCAACTGCACTTAGTATTGATGCATAATCCCCTTTCTCATACAGATTTATTCTCTTATACTTACTTTTATTACCGATGTATCTCTTTAAGTATGGGATTAACCTATGAGCAGGAGGATAAGTCATCTTATCAAGTGTCATAAATCTACTGATATATACAACACTTGGTTCGATATACGCCATAGTCTCAGGTACCATTTCATATAAAATATTCAATGGTACAAAACTTCTTATTTTACTGATGAGCATCATTCTGTAATCTAAGGGTTTATCTAAATTATCATTGTTTATAACTGACCAGAGATTTTCATCTAACGGTATAACCATAAGGGCTTTTGCAATATTTATACAATCAGTCATCTCTTGCCAATCTGCTGTAATGATATTGCTTACAAATTCAGGTGAATTTAATAACAAAAACCTGATTTGATCAACACTTAAAATTCGTAATAGTTCTCCCAATGAGTCTCTAGTTCTTATGATAGATGCCTCTGGTAGAAGTTTACCGTTTTCATCAAACATTGTTTCGATGTCCCCACCACGCTTAATGAATAACGTTTGTAAGACCGGTGAGTATCCAGTATTGGATTTTCCGAGAATCTCAGTGATGACTTTGAAATTCTTTATATATCCATATGGGGTTAAAGTATAATTATAATCAAACTTACCATATTTGAGAGTTGGCATATTGAGTTCTTTAATAAACTCATCCGTACTTATGGGTAAATTTATAACCTTATGGAAGTATTTCAGGTTGTTATGATTTAAGGTTACGCCAATCTCGTATAGCATTTTGATACACGAAAAATCTAAGTCATCATCTACGTAATCAGTATAGTATTCGATTAACTGATCACTTATATTATCGTCAAGTATACCGTTGTACCCGGACGCTAATACTGTTTGAAGATACATAACAATCGTTAATGGGTCTTCTAATGAAAATTTCTTATATAAAACCGGTATACCATTATTGAGACAATTCAAAGTCTCGTTGTAATCTTCGTTGAACCCAAGAAGATATGCCAGTTTTACTGCACTTTTAACATTAAAATTATCGGTATCTATGCTTCTGAGATAAGTATCATAAAGCTTGGTTTCGTTAATATAACCCATAGATTTCACACGAACTCCAATCACGGAAATGATTATCAGAAGAACTACATCGTTAAGTTCTGGTATCTCTAGGGCTAAGTTTAGGTCATTCATAACTGTTTTTATATCAACTTTTGCTAATTTAGCCCATTCCTTACCAGAGAAAAACAACAACCGTTCTGCTGAATGCTTGGAAAATCTAAGTATCTGAAATAACGCATCTGTGTGTTTCACGCATTCTCTTACGTATTTGAAAAATCCCTGTTCGTTTTCGTTCTGTACATAATTATCAAGTAGTTGCTTATTACCTAAGTATTTCATTTTATCATCCAATAATAAGATAACTACTTCGCTATTGAGTTCGTCATAAATTTCGACAGGAATATCAAAATCCCTGTCTGAAATAATTCCAGCTATAATTCTAGCTCTCATTATATCAAAGTCTCTATAATTTTTCATATAATTATTCTCCTATCCTTATTTTCTTAAGTTTTTGTAGAAAGCAAAATGATAAGTGACCAGATTTTGTCATGTCACTTATCATTCGCATCAATGAAATTTCGTTAGTGTATAAAGGGTTTGAATACCCTCATTACCGATTGAACGAATACTCCCACCATCAATCGTAAGTATATTCGATTTACTGGTCATAATTCTTTCAATCTCTTCGTTTGCCTCTTTTGAAAAGACCATTTTAGATGTTATCTGATCGCCATCATGGTCTCCATCAAGTCCAGGAAGATATAGCGGGCATATTTTATATGAATCAATGAATTGAGCTTCAACTCTACCCTTAGGAATGTTAGTTTGGATATAAGGATATGTTTCATATAATTTGTCATTGATAATCATTGGAACGGTTTGCCTTGTTGAAATAACATAAATCCTTGAGAAAAATGTCCCCAAATAATCAAGCATAGGGTATCTAGTGATTTCAACGTGTTTATCTTCTGATACATCAAATGCCGCCATATATAACAAATCAGTCCAGGTCATTGGTCTTTCAAGTAAAACCCCATTATTTGTACCGTTTGTCTGGTATGCTGTTCTAGCCATTGATGTTGATGTATATGAATACCCATTTAACATCAAATACCTAGGACCTTTGATACCAAACTTTTTCCTGTCATCTTCCCTAATAGGAATTTCGATATAATCAAATCTGCTAGAAGGGTTATTAATCCATCTAGTCAAATTCTTATCAATGTAATCGTCATTGAATACTGTTTCAGGATTGTCAAGATGTACATAAACCTTTTCTAACTTATCGTTCATTACAGGAAACTGGTCTTTGCTGGCGATTACACGAGTACGGAAATATCCGTTTAGCCACCATACAATGAACGGAGTAAGCTGAGCGCAACAGTGAGACAACGGGACTCCAGTATAGTAGAAATTGATGTGTTGGTCATATACGGATTCGTTATCATACGGTGTTGCAGTAATGACTATACGACCACAATAATCAATAGATTTTCCGAGAATAGAACGTCTGAGGTAACCATTCTTTCCGTTAATCTTCTCTTTCATTAGGTCATATATTTCGTTCAATAGAACTTGGGTTTTACCGACTATTGAGTTTATCATAAAGTCGAAGTTCGTGGCTGATTCTATCATACTGACATTTCTTAAAATCGCAGCATATTTATCGTTGATTTCAGGAACTTTTGGTTTCCCTCCATCGTTATTTGCTGTATTGAAATCACGATAAAAAGCCGGACAAACTCCAAACTTTGTAATAAACAAAACGTCTTTTTTGTAGTTATTTAACATATCAATATGGGCACTTCTCTTGTTACTACTATTCTTAGGGAAGTTTAACTTTTCCCAATTCTTATAAAGCCATTCAATACCTGTTCCACCGTTCTCATCTGCTTCCAAAACTCCATTTTCAATCTTAAACCTTTTCGTGCCAAATATAACGGACTCAAAATTTCGATTTAATGCCTTCAAAGATATATATGCTTTTGGTGTAAGATAATGTTTTTTGAGATCTATGTATGCCCATGTATGTCGTCTGTCGTAAGTGTTCATACCGAAAATCTCAGTAGAAAATAATCCATCGGAAGTCGGAATCATTCCCTTTTCAAAAGATATTGGGTTTGTGACTTCCTGTAGACCATTTAGTTGCTGAAATTTATCTTGTGGTGTAATCCATATCTTCATAGAAAATCATCTCCTTTTCGAAAGTATTACGGAAGAGATTCAATTAATGAGATGTGCAAATCAATACCTGTTTCGGTTTCTACAGGAACTACACCCTTTTTCGGAAAGCTGTCTGACAACAATTCTTCCATAGTAGAATCTGATGCTATATGTATGGTAATAGACTCATCCGATACATCACAACTAACATCTTTTATCGTATTCTTTTGTTTTATATAATCCCTAAATAGTTCATAACTTCTATCGAAGCTATTGAATGCTCTTATAGATAGTATCTTCTGGAAACGTTCTTTTTCACCGGCGACACACTGATCGATATACTCTAATCTATCCTTGAATGTCATTTTCGTTTCCCTCCAATACTTTTTATTCTTAATAAGAAAGACCACCACGAAAATTGGTGGTCTTTCAGTTTGTTTCACACCAAAGGCATCCTCTGCGATTTATTCGCAGCCCTTTGTTGTTGTTTTGCACGAGCTTCAGCTTCATGCTGAATTTTTTGTCGTTGACGATGTTCTGCTTCGAGACGCTCCTCCATGATTTTGACAAAACGATCTATGCGCTCCCTCGTCATAGAATCGTATTCCCACAGCGGAAGTGGTAGTCCCAAGTCCTTTGCTAGGTGAACCCAGTTTCTGTCGTGCTGTTCTAGGTTTAACCGAACATCCGCTGGACTTTTTGAAAAATCAGGTCAGTCACGCTACAAGGAATGCGAGTTCTCCTTTTTCCACAATTAGGGCAAACGAAATCGCCCTTAAGAGAATATGTCATCTTCGGGAAGTCTTCGATGTTGTTACCAATAATATCCTTAAGCGTATCAAGCTGATCGTCATCCAAAGATTTGAGTTCTTCACATATCATTTCAACATCGGTGAACTCAACAGTTCGAGGTTCCACATCTTCCCTCTCCTGATAAGTAACCACCACTTTATCGACGAAGAGGATCAAAAGTGCAACAAACTGTCCATGCTTTTCACCAATCTCAACGAGCCTATCATCCCTACTGGTCATCATCGGACCGGTCGTTTTACGTACATAGAAGTACGAATCACCAAACCGGACAACCTTATACTTCATTATCGGAGAATTCTTCTGAAGCTCCTTTGCAGAGTTCAGGTCGTTCCTGACTTCAATGATTTCCTTCACACGGTTCTTATACTCGTCAGACAAACCAGAGATATCTGGAATAGTATTAGCATCGACAGTGATCTCAAAGAATTGATCACAACCGCCATCACCTTCACCGCAATGAATGCTGATTTTCCTCTCGGATGTTTCAGACATAGCATAGATGTCATATGCGAGATCTTCCAACTCAGCAGGATCGGTGTTATTTACGAATTCTGCAAAGGACATCCTTCCAATAGAGGAATCCACCATATGGGTATAGCAGAAATCGTATAATTTCTGATATTCAATATCGCTGTTGAGAGTAGGAGACTTGAACATAGTCGACATCTCCATAGATGTAGCCGGTTTTACTGTTGCAACATAACCGGAGTTCGGCAGAGCTCTTTCCCTGAGCTGAGTCGGCTTGTTCTTATCCTTACGACGGTTCCGAATAGCCCTGTATTCGGCGATACTGTCGATACGACGAGTTGCTGTAGGAACATCCTTAAGCTCCACCTCGTTAATCTGAATAACGTCTGCACTTGTCATTTTGTTGAACGTTTCAACAGGCATCTGCTTAACGAAATTATCCACCTCGTCCTTCGGTACATTAATCACCATGACGTTGCTTTCAGAAGCAGTATCAGAAGTATTATTCTGATTACCATCTTCAGAAACTTCATCGTTACTGGCTTCATCAAGATTCTCCTGAACCTGGAAAAGGTCGATTGGTTGCTTTGGTTGTTGTGCGTTTTGTTCAATCTCTATTCCACCTACTTCCTGATCATCTTCCATAGGAAGTTCGACATCCAAACTTGGATCGTTCATAATCTGCTGTGCGATAACATCATTATCCACAGCGTTGTTGATGTTCTGCGGTGCCACAACCTGTTGTTCGGGCTGTTTTACAGATACGTTGACTGTACGCTTAGGCGTACTATTGTTCATTTCATCCATCTGTTCCATTACTCCTTTCGTTATGTATGCATTCTCTGGCATTTCTGCCATTTGAGGCTCTGGATTTTCTTCCTCAATAGGTATAGAGTTTCTTTCTTTTGGGTTTACTACAGTCTCCTGTTTTTTAGGAGATTTATTATTGTTGTGAGAATACTTTTCTCTTCGCTGCCTCTTACGTTCTTTAGCAGCTTGTCTTTGCATTTCATATTCTTCAGGTGTAGGGAGTACAATTTCTCCGGTACGAACTTTTTCCATAGCCTCAGCTACTCTATGGGCTTCTTCTGAGTCTATTGGTACCAATCCCTCAATACCATAAGAAAGTCCTGCAAATCCTTCTTTTATCTTCTTCAGTTCTTTTGTCTTTGGATCCCATGGATTTTGTTTTATCCATTCTACCCCAGGGTCATATCCTTCTGGTGCATTTTCTCCATACTCCGGTCTGTATGCGTTGGCTTCAGATATCAAACCGTCATACTTCACTAATTGCATTAAGGCTTTCCCTGTCTTATCGTTCTCCCGCATCTTCTCTATTTCAGCTTCGTGATCAATTAAGATACCGCCAGTTCCGTCAGCGGTTTCTACATAATCACCATGTTGAGCAGATGCAATGTCTGTAGATTTTTGTACAGCAACTGATTGCTTGTTTGTCGATGATGCTTTTTGCTTAGCGGCTTCTCTGGCTTTCTGTTGTTCCTGAGATTTCCGCAATATTTCAGTCATGTCAAAATTTCCACGTTCATGGATATTTGCCATACACCAACGCCCTCCTTTCAAAAGATTTTATACGGGTACGTCTTCGTTAATGAAATTATAATTGTAACGGACAACGTTATCTTTCCTCTTTTGAATGACAATAGCCATCATGTCTTCCGTATTGTCTATTGATAATCGAATAAGTATCAAAGCTACCTCATCGCCTGTCTCTAATCTGACAACATCAAAACTCAAAGACTGAATTTCGTTACCAACCATATCTGAACCGCAGGTGTGTCGTAAATCAGTCAGTATTTTCATGTTGTCAACCATATCGACAGGTTTATTCAGATACTGTTCTATATCAACACCTCTATCTGGATGACTCGGATTATTTCCGAGTTTCATAAATAGAGCATTTTGGATTACTTGAGCCACTGATTCTCTTTTGGAAAGATACACCGGATTATTATATTTATCCGTTTTGAAGTTAATTTCTCTACCTGTCATAAGTCAAACACCCCGTTTCTTTAATTTATTGTGACCTGTGCATTTCTTATATTGCCTTAATCTACATATTACTGGTATTGTCCACAAAAAAGTAAGCCACAAGGGTTTCTATATAACCACTTGTGAATTCAAATAGAAAGGAGATATCTTTATATGTCTACTAAGAAGCCTAGACCGACAAAGTGCAAACTTTGTGAGAAAAAGTTTATGAACAAGCAATCTTTGATTGACCATATAGAGAAAGAACATGCATCTTCTATACCCGATGGGTGGAATGCTGCTAGATTTGAAAATTATCTCCGCACTGGAAAGACAGAAGGTCATTGTATCTATTGTAAGAAAATTACTGGATGGAACAATGCGACTGGTAAGTATAATAGGATGTGCGGTGAAGAAGCCTGCAAGAAGAAGGCTTATGAATTAGCTCAGAAGAATTACATTGGACTACATGGAAAACCGTATTCCATAAACAATCCTGAACAGCAGAAGAAGATGGTTTACGGTAAGAAAAGTAGTGGCAAATATGTATTTGTCGATGAAGAGACTGGTAAGAAATATGAGGCTATGTATGATAGTAGTTATGGTAAAGACTTCTTTGAAATGATTGATACATTTCTTAGTTGGGATGGTGCCGATATAATAGCTCCATCACCTCATACTTACTATTATAATTATGAAGGTCAGGATCACTTTTATATTCCTGACGCATATTCGACTTCGCTGAACCTTGAGATTGAATTAAAGGATGGGGGAGATAATCCTAATAAGCATCCTAAAATCCAAGCGGTTGATAAGGTGAAAGAGAGACTCAAAGATCAGGTTATGGACTCTCTTAAGGGGCAGGTAAACTATATCAAAATCTGTAATAAAGACTACAGTGAGTTTTTTGCTATGTTATCTAGGCTTAAAGCTGAAGATAATTGTCCTTTACCTAAATGGGAGAGTAAGTTAGAACCCTCGTTAGAAGCTGTTGGAGTTACCAAAGACGTTCAAATCTTTGAAGGGGTCGACCATGCAAAAAAGAAATTGAATATAATCGGAAGAAATCGTGCTCTGGTAGACCCAATGCTTAACTACGATGACTTGATTTATACATATCGAAATAAGATATTTCATGAAAATCTCAATGAGGCAGAGTGGATTCAGCTCGAAAATGAACTGAATAACGTCAGCGACTATCTAAAGGGTGTTATAAATAGAGATAATGAAGAAGATAGTCGAATGAGATACGAAGCTAAGAAAGCTTTAAAAGAAATAAATCGTTTCTTAGATTATATGAACAATGGTGGACAACCTGCATTTGAAGCAACAATTGAGGGTCAGAAGTTATTCCATATATCTGAACAAAATTTAGATGGGCATACGTTGCGTCCCACAGTTCCATCAAATTTTATGACAGAAAATGGATATGAAGATAACCGAACGAAACGTGTTTGCTTTTGTCCAACTGTGGATGATTGTATTACTGCGTTATCTCAGAACTGTGCTGGAAAAACCTATTATGTACATCAACCTGTAGGTCAGCATATCTATCATGATACGCAGAATACGAATCCTCAAAAGCCACGATATGTTCCCGATTGTCATATTACTCATGAAAAGTGGATTGAGGAACCTGTAAAACTCATGAAAATCGGTATTATTCATGTTATTAGTGTAAAACGTGATGAGGGTACTATATATGAATACGGTGAAGATAAAGTTGCGAAACTATATGAATGGTTATATGAATGGGAGGAGCAGATTGTAGAATCTGCTAAAGACCCTGTTCGTCCAGTAATTCACAAACCAGATTTAACAGAAGCTGGTGAAGAATTAGATTACAGGAACGTACCTAATCAGATGGCTGAGACAGCAACTGTTTTGACTGAAGGTTTTAAACCCAAAGGTCGTATGAATCTTAAAGATTTTCTTGTGGTACCATCTGATTCTCCTGTTGTAAAGAAATTGGTAGAAGCAGGAGTTGAAGAATTAAAGTTTGTATCTTTGTCTAAAGATGGTAGTGTCTGGTTAGATAGAAAGAAGAATAAAGTTGTTGCTATGGTTGCACTCGATACATCAAAGCATCCTTATTGGATTTATGATTTAGTAGTGGGCGAAGATTATCGAGGATATGGGTTAGGAAATCAAGTTTTAGATTACGCAGTAAAGGAACTTGGTGGAGAAGCTCTTACGGTAAGACAAGACAATGATATCGCAATTCGTATGTATAAGAAATATGGATTTGTTGAAAAGAAGGTTTCTGATGGTAAGCCAGGAATGAAGTATATGTACCTTACAGATAATGATGTAATAATGGAGTTATCATTATCTTCTACAATGATACAGGATTTTCAGGCGAAAGGTAGTAGACAGTTGTCTGAGTTCACAAAGATGGCTATCAATAAAACTACTATAGACAAATATAAGGTACGTTATCCTCATTTGAAGCATATTCGAGTAGACGGTGCGAACGGATATCTTTGGTTTGAACAGAATGAATTGGTTGCTTATGTAGCCGTTGATTTCGGTGGTTCTAAGAAATGGATCCAGGCTCTTTATGTATCTCCCGATTATAGAGGATACGGGTTGTCAAAACAGCTACTGAAAATTGCTGAGAACGAACTAAACGCCACTCATTTATCAGTAGCCAAAAACAATGAAGTTGCAATCAATCTTTACAAAAAGAATGGTTGGAAAGAGGATACATCAATTGATAAAAGTGAACATATGCTCTTTATGACAAATGGTAGAGGAATTCATCTTCCTATAACGGAAAGCCAGATTTTTAATGATAAAGATATCTACTATAATAAAGAAGCGTTCGATAATGGAGATATTAACATTTGTTTCATTACTGGGTTATCTGGTTCAGGTAAAACAACTATGGCTGGTGGTATTACAAAAGACTTTTATCAGTTAGATGACCTATTGATTCAACAGAATTTTTCTGATGAGAATTTGAAGGAATACGGACCAGTAATCAGTGGGTTCTTTAATGGACCCGGTAAAGAATTTCGAAAGCTTAAATCAGCGGAAGAATATACTGAAGAAATAGAACGAAAACTTATTAGAGGTTTCGTATCTTATGCAATCAAGTATGCATCATCTCACAAGAATGAGAAAATTATTGTTGAGGGTGTTGAACTTTATTGGGTATATGAACCAAATGAACTAAAAGATTATGCAGTCTATATTAAGGGCACCTCATCTTTGTTATCTCAGATACGTAGTGCTATAAGAGATTCTGCTGATGCAAAAGGACGTATAGGTAGATTTATTGCGTTCTTACAGATCATGACGCATAAAGGACGCGCAAGTGCATATGCAGATTCTGAAAAGAAGATTAAGAAATGGTTAGAATATTTTTCTAAGCAATCTGTTACAGAGTCTACAAATCTGAATGTATCAAAAGTATATTATACTAATGAAATCACTCCAGAGTCATTAGTACAAATGTATCATGTACTTGGTGTTAATCTTCCTGGTAAAGTTGCTGTTAAGATATCAACAGGAGAACCCGGTGGGCATAATTTCTTACAACCATCGTTAATTAAAGATCTTATCAAAGAAGTTAATGGTACTATCGTAGAATGTAATACTGCTTATCCTGGGAAACGAAACACTCCAGAAGATCATTGGAAAGCTATTAAAGATCATGGATTTGCAGATATAGCTCCATGTATACTTATGGATGAATATGGTGAGATTTCTATTCCCGTGAAAGATGGTTTTCATCTGACAGAGAACTTTGTAGGAAAAGGTTTGAAAGAATTTGATTCTATGATTGTATTATCTCATTTCAAGGGACATGCTATGGCTGGGTACGGTGGAGCATTGAAAAATATGTCAATAGGCATCGCTTCGGCTCATGGTAAAACTAATATCCATACGGCAGGAACTGGGTCTACGTTTGATGAATTAATGTCACATGATCGTTCTGAATTTCAAGAGTCTATGGCAGATGCGGATAAGTCCGTTATGGAGTTTATGGGTCCAGAGAACATCGTGTATATTAACGTAGCGAATAAACTAAGTGTAGATTGTGATTGTGATGCACATCCCCACGATCCTGAAATGGGGGATATCGGAATATTTGCATCAACTGATCCGATTGCTGTTGATCAAGCTTGTATAGATGCTGTTTATAAATCGAATGATAACGGAAAATATGCACTTATTGAGCGCATTGAAAGTCGCAAAGGTATTCATACAATTGAAGCAGCTCATAAACTTGGGCTTGGTAATAGAGAATATGAGCTGACTAGTTCAGTTCAGGAAGCTTCTTATATAGAAGCGATGAAAGATGAGGGGCGATATTTCCCAGTATTCATCTTCCTCTCCTATACAGGTTCCAATATGGCGAAACTTATTAAAGCATTTACCCATGACCCATATGCTCATTCGAGTATATCGTTTGATACCAATCTTGATAATATGGTATCGTTTAATCGAGATGGTATGGTCGTTGAGGATATCAATAAGTCCGTATACAAAAAGAACGCAGCTAATGTTAGATATTCTTTATATATGTATATGGCTACTGCACAAGAGTACGATTCCATCAGGAACTTTGTTGGATCAATGCTTGATAAACGTATAGATTACAAATACAATGTACTCGGATTAACTAACTTCATATTCGGAAGAGGTTCCGAAAGAGAAGATAAGTTCTTCTGTTCTGAGTTTGTTGCCTCTGCAATCAATGCAGGTAATCGTAACCTTATCAAGACTCAACCCTATTTAACTTCTCCTTATCATTTTGCGAAAAACCAAAATTTCATTTTCATCAAAACAGGAATACTAAAAAATTACGATGTCAAAGTGATTGATAAACTCGTAGAGGAGAAGATTGAGGAAGGAGGGTTCAAAGATGTCGTTATTCGATAGTACAGCTACAAGAGACGTGTTACTGAGCTCTGACATTTTGTCAGAGCCCGATCGCATATCTTCAATTTGGGATAAGTTCACTTCTAATATAGATGATAGTGAGCATGATGAGTATATCCCTATAATTACATCAACATTAAAGTCAAAATTCATTGACAAGTTTAACTTTTCCAATGAAAAGTTGGAAGATTATGTAAACCAGTTTTGCGCTATGGTTGATGAGATTTGTACAGCATTAGATGAAAGTACATTCACTGAGTTCTTATCAGTACTTGCTAATTCATTAAGGGTTTATGGTTCTTCAAAAAATGAAACTATAGACAACAGAGAAATTAATGTGAGTGAGAATGTTATAGACATATCTCGTGCAGATGAGATAGTCATTCTGAGTACAATGGAACGCTATGACCTACTGGAGTCGAACCAGTTGGAAGGTCTACTTGATGGACAAATGCTTGAGTTAATGGGAGCGGAAAAGATGATTCTTGAACGCTTGGGTGCTCCTGAAAAAGAAAACAGTGGTGCAAATTACCCGTCATTAACATTAAAGGATTTGATTCCGAATATTGATGAAATCACAAAACTCTGTAAAGATGTCGCTCATTTGAACGATACCAGATGTTTTATTCAATTAACAGATGACGAGAACCATTGTGATTTGTTAAAGAAAATAAACATCAAGAGTCCGGATGACATTGGTAATCGGTTTTTCCATCCATCATCATTTCTCTCAAACTCAGCTAATTTGGGAGTTGTGAATGCGACCATTGAATATCTCAGAGGATTATCCGAGCTAGATACTGTAACTGCATTCTATATACTCAATAGTACGAATGATTACTTGGATACTATCATTCGTAGATCTGAAAATCATTATCCTACTACAATATTCTTTTCACAGATGTTAGTAGTGGCGTATATGGTTGAATGTTTGAAATATAATAACCCGAAGTACAATGCTCCGGGTAAACGAATTCTCTCTGAGGGAGAACTTCGTTATTTAGCACAATTAAACACTCTAACAACTAGGCTTAAACAGTTAGCCGATTACGTAGAGAACAACAGTTCATCCGCTTTTGAAATATCGAATACTCATCCTGACAGGGTATCTTGGGCATTGGATGGATACGTAGAGTTCGTAAGTAACTCAAGTGCTAAGAAATTTTCGGAATATGTGAATTCCAAAAAAGTAGGGTTAGTAACAGATTACTTATTATCTGACAGTGATACACAGAAGTTATTTCAAGAGATTAATTCTTTTGATCCTCAAATCGAAATAGCATCATATTATTTTCCTGCGGGGTCAAATGGACTTAATATCCCATCTTCACCAAAGGTTCCAATACCATTCAGCTTTAAGCTCCCCAAAACGGGTACTGAGCGGGCAGAAAAGATTATGGGACGTGCGGTTTTCGACAAACTCGTTTGTCTTGGGAAAACGGTCCACGATGATTTTAATAGGAAGTTGATAGATGGGGATTACGATGGGGCTTTAGTTGTCATTGCCAGAGAAACGGTTCTGCGAAAGACTATTGATGAAGAAGTAACAAAATACCGGGATATCGAACCACAAGAGTTGGTTTCTGTAAAGGAAACACTCGAACGAGACGTGTCAGTTTATTCCAATATGCTGAAAGAGATGTACCCTAATCAGTTTCCTTCACAGGAAGAAGAGGCTAAGAGTTACATCGAGAATTTGATTGCGGATATAAAAGTTTGACTTGAGCTTAATGTATATATTAAGAACAGGTCATAAGAGGGAATTGACGCAGAAATGTTTCAGTTCCCTCTTATAACTTTTTCTATAACTAGCTCAATAGTAAATGGAGGTAAAGCTTATGAGACCACCCTAATTATTAAATCAAGCGATTGATTTATGAGAGGGTAAGAAATTATTAAAAATCAATATCTAAAGGAGGATTTATCCAATGAACTTATTATCGAAGGTTGGTAGTAGTCTAGTCAATCAAGTAGTCATATTTTCAACTGCACTTGCTCTTTCAATGTCAATACTATGGGGAAGTGCTGAATCAGAACCGATGGCTGGTGCATTAACGGGAGTAAGCATCGGTAGTAATATTCCTGTTACAGAGTTTACTGTTTCGCAGGAAGCAATAACAACTACGCTCTCTTCTGTAGCCGCTAGTGTTGATAATATGAATATCGGTGTAATTGACGATATAGTACCTAATATGGAAGATGCCACAGATAGAGCTTTGATTGAGGAAGATGTAGCTGCTCAACAAGCTATCGAAGACAGTATTGCTTATCAGATTGAGGTTGAGTATGAGAAAGAACTTGAACGAATACGTTTAGAAGAGGAACGTAAAGCTGAAGAAGAGAGTAGACGTAAGGCTGAGGAAGAACGAAAGAAAGCCGAAGAAAAACGTAGGAAGGAAGAAGAGGCTAAGAAAGCAGAGGAAAAAAAGAATGCCGATAGAAAGAATTATATATCAACAATTGTCTGTGATCCGACCAATGTCAGTCTTGTCACAGGGTTAAAAGCTGAAGATTATAAGTATTTAACTCAAGGGACTTGGTGGGAAGGAAATGAACAGACTCTTATTGATTTAGAGGCAACATACTCTGTTAATGCCGCATTCTGTATTGCGGTTAGTTCTCTTGAGTCTGGTAACGGAACTTCTTACTTAGCCAAGAATAAACATAATTATTATGGTATGGTTAAAACTACATACTGGAATGGATTGTATGATTGCACTCAGTATTGGGGAAATCTCATTTCCAGTAATTATGTCTCAAAGAATGGTTTACATTCAGTCTATCAGATAGGTCCAGTATATTGCCCACCAAACAGAGAATGGGAAACTTGGGTAAGTAATAAAATGAGTACGTTATACACTTCATTAATTAGTAGGCTGAATGATACAGTTTACTAAATCAATTGATAAACTAAATGGTCAATGTCCATTTTGTTTATATATTAAAATGACAGATTTGAGGATACCGGTTAAACCTCATTTCTAATAAATCTTTCAAAAAGGAGGACATTATAATGTCAAGTACAGCAACAACAGATGGAGCAACTAAAGTAAGTGGAGCTCAGGGATTAAATCCATTGATTCCTATGACGCTTATCGGTAAGATTTATGCTACTACAACCGATGAGATGGGCAAGGCATTAGTGGAGCGTTTCCGTGATAATCTTCACATCACAGAAGTTGACAATGTCATGTTCATGCCGGCATTGTCGAGGAGTGGAGCAGGTTTGAGTGACCTTGCAGTAAAGGTATATTTCATGACCCAGAATGGTAAGAACGTTTACTATCGTGGGAAGGGAAATAACCAGGGACCAAACGGCAGGATAAACATGATTTCAGTTGCCGGAGGCAGTTACAATTCGACCGGACTTTACGGAAGATCAAAGGAGTTCGATGATACGTTCAAACCTTTGTGCAAGTTGAGTGATAACGGCAAGCCGATTATGAACATTAAGAGCGAGCAGCATAACCGTGGTTTAGCATCATTGGAATTAGATTGGCAGAAAGTGATGATGATGGTCATGGGTGTTACTCCTGATGATCAGTTTAACTTTACCATTATTCACGTCACGCCGATTGCGAATACAAATAATTTCAATGTTATGGTTGCAAAGGTTGCGGCGAACAAGACTCAATCCGGTAAGAGTGGCGCAGACTACAGCCGTATTGCAACTGATTGGAATAATTTGGTGAATGGCAGGCACGGGAATAACAACGGTGGCGGCAGGAGTTATTGATTATCTATTAAGACATAAAAAAGAGACGAGGCATTTCGGTGTCTCGTCTCTTTTTTGTTCAAGAGGTGTATAATGTATGAGAAAAATACCAAATTATGAAATAACCGAAGTAATTCATATCGGGATTGAAAACCCGGAAATAAAGAAATACAATAAGGTTTATGAGGATTTATGTGATGAGAAATTGAAGAAGTCAATTTCTAAGATTATAAAAACAAAGAATAAAAAGAAACGATAAAGGAGGGATATGTATGGATTTTATAGATCCCTTATTCAATATGCATAAAGTCAAATTCGAGATACTTGATGGTTGGAATATCCTAGACAAATCAGTTACACGAGCCAATGTCTACATCAACCTAGAGAATGTATTTCGTCTCATAATGACTTCAAGAGTAAGTAACTTTGTTCAAGCGGCTGCGAGTGTAAATGAGTTTGATGATTATATGAATAAGTTTTCTTTAAGCTTAGTTAGTAACATCATCAATTTAGGTCAACACTACAGATTGTGGCTTACCAAACAGAATATAGATTCAAGGATAATACTTTTCTGGAACTATCCTATACCAGAAGAGTATAAAAATAAAATCTACATTCCGACCTATCGAACAACTCATAATGACCGTTATCGTAAGAATAACATAGAGGTTTCGTGTATATTAGAAAGGTTGGAAGAAGCTTATAAATTCATCAAAGACAGTATCAAATATGTCAATGAGGTATACCTAATAAATCCGTTGGGAGTCGAGGCATCAGTTATCCCTCTCTTATTGGATAGAGAGGTTTATCAGAAAGATGGGTTTAATTATACGAATATACTGGTATCCAATAACACGTATGAGTTAATCTACGCTAATTATGGATTTAAGATAATTTGCCCATCTATTAAGAAGAAAGTCCCAAGCTTGATTACAGATAAAAATGTAATTGAAGTGTTAAAAGATAGAAATAAGATTTCAAGCGTATTATCGGTATCTCCAAACTTTATTGAGTTCATTATTTCTCTATTAGGAGATTCAGATAGAAGTATCCCGAAGATATCTGGGGTTGGATTAGCTGCTATTCTTAAAATGATAAATACAGCAATTGACCTTGGAAAGATAACTGAAAATACCAGAGATATTGATATGTTAAAATCTGTACTTAGGGAAGACTACGTTGACATCTTCCAAAGGAATTATCATTCAACAAATCTGGAACTTCAGTTAAGGGATATCGAACCTGTTGAAATTCATAAAATCCTTGGTTGCTTAGAGGATAATTATGATGATAATACCTTGATGGCAATGAACGAGGAATATTTCAAACAGTTTCCTATTGAAATAATAAAACCAAGAACTCAACAAGTTTTATATGATAATCAATCTCCTTATAAGTCAATCTTCTCTAAATGAAAAATCCGTTTCGCAGCTATTTTGAAACCATATTAAAGATGTATAATAGTAAAAATATGTAATACAACTTATTATGTTCCGAGATGGTTTCATATACGAAAGGAGAAAGTCATGACTGAATTAATTATGAAGGTTGACAAGATTGTTGCTACCGCTAACAAGAAGCTTACCATTAGAGAGCAGTACGACCTGGCGATTAGCATCGTTGAGAAGCAGTACGATGACGCTAAGGAACGCCTTGAGGCTTGGAAGTCTGAGCACACGGACTTCGAGTCGTTCGGGAAATACTGCCACATGTCCCATCAGTTGTTTAAGAGAAAGACTGATGTCGAATATGATCTGTGGTACAGGCATGTTGATGCGGATTTCGACTCGCATCTTACGGATGAAGACCGTGAATGGTTCGCGAGATTCGCAGCTTGAAAGGAGGGAATACAAATGATGCTTGAAAGGGTTCTGATGTTCGTTGCGCGGTTTATTGCGAGATTTGTACTGTACCACCGTGAGATTAGGCGGTGGAAGCTTGTTCGGTTTGCGAACGAATATAACTTAAGAGAGGAGTATGAATATTATGACGGACCCGATGAATTTTGGGTTTGGGCAAGGAAGTACAAGCTGAAGCAAACTGCCTTAATAATATTCCTAATTGTCGTTTTCCTCTTCGCGTTGTGTGTAATTGATGATGGTCCTATCTAGGGACCATCATCATAATATACATATGATAAGGAAAGGAGGAAACACAGATGATATTAAATTTTTATTATGACGACGATGATCGGGAAACTGATATTGACGTTATGGGAGTACCAGCGCCCGACAATGATGAAGAAAGCGAAGACTGGTAACGCAAACATTTTATCAAATTAGCAGTTGTAGAAAGAACCAACGGTTTGAATACTCATTCTTGCCGTTGGTTCATTTTTTGTATATCTTATAAACTTTTGGTAAATATATTACAACTAAAATAATTTGAGGAGGATGTTTACGAATGAACATTAAAGATTTACTTAAGAAAATTGTAAATCATGAAGTATGGGACTTACTGTATTTTATAATTACATTGTGTCTAGCAACTTGCTTCGTGATAATCGTAATGGGAATTCTTACATTAGTACAGGTTGTATGTAACATTGGAGAAACGGTAACTAAAATCGTTAAGCTTACTCAAAGGAGGTAATTCAAAATGTCAAATATCAGAGAAGATGCACAGATAGTATCGGAGTTTGCTAAGATTACAGCAAATCGCTTTAAGGATGTTATGCGGGCACTCCCGGCATTGGTTCCACAATCTGAAGAAGACAAGATTTTGTTTAAGAAAGGACTTGAAGTGATGTCTGAGATTGTATCAGATATCGAAAATGCTAGTAGCGTTAGGGAATACGGGAAATACATTGACATTGACAAAGTTATAAGAGATTTTGATAGCGAGAGTATAAGAACTTTAGATACAAAGATAAATAGCTCAGCTAGAAATGTTGTCAGAACATTATCTGATATGGCTGATGAAATGACTCCTAACTAAGGAGGATGAATGAAATGATAGAACTTACTAAACCGTGGTATGAAGAAAACAAGGGTGTACTATATAATTGGTATGTCCTTGTATTTACCGATGAAGAACTATTCGAAAAATTGAGTAACGAGTATCAGATTTATCCGTTCCTTAATCACACTTTTTCACATAACAGAGAAATATTCATAAGTTTCCTAAGGTTTTATGACCAATTCATATCAAAAATTCCATATGATGTAGTGATAATTGAAAACTGTAGCTATCGTGAACTAATAGAAGAAAGGATGCATAAGATTTTCGGTGAGAAAATTACTGGTGGTTCTATGATGGAGTCAGATACAGTAGATTGGTTAGGTATTACTATATATGGAACCGAGGATATGTTTGATGATATGGAAAGTTATGTGGAAGGATTTGATATACACATGGATGATTTTCTCCCTGCCATTATTGGTGGGGCAGAATTTTTTCTGAATACTGGGAAGAACCACCTAAGCTCTAGTTTCTTAAATTCTGAAAGAGGTGAGATTTTATCGAAATTATTTAACAAACTAAAAGGGTTCTATGCTATACTTTTAATCATTGCAACTGACCACGGTGAGTCTGATAATATTCCGTGGGTTAATGGGTTAAAAGAACCGTTACGCTCGTTCATGATAAAGGAATGTCCAGACATTATAGACCAAGAAACTTGTGACTGGACAGCTGTAATAAACCATTGGTATGAGTTCCTGATATTTATCATAGTAACATATGAACTTCAAGGAATGATAGGGGGTGTGAAATACATCAATGGCAACCCAGTTGAAGATGACCAAATTTTATGTAATACTATCTGAAGGGGATTATGAAGAAGGCTCTAGTAAAATAGTTATTGCATGGACAAGTAATCCGTTTATAGCTATTTCGTATTATAAAGAGTATAAATTGCTAGATGATGACGTAGAAATGGTTATATATGAATGTGAGTCCAATGCTATATTCTGTCAAATATTGTCTGATGATCTTTCGACTGATTTATATACAGTATTACAACGCAAACTGATTACTCAAACTTCAAAAGACGGTAAATGTTACGCTATATTTACTGAATCACAAATACATTTCTTCACTGATAAATTTATCAATGAAAATGCCGCATATATATGTAATGAGTTATCTAGTGTTATGCTCGCAAGTGCACCTCTCACAAAATATATACGGAAAATGAATGATTCAGACAATAAATTATTATCGTTGCTATTTACCGTATATGCATATACTTCTGTCAAACAGTCAATACGTGAAAAACGACAGTTTGCTGAAGTTTCTAGTTTCATTGACATTGTTTATTTCTGGAAAATGTATACTTCAAAAGGTAGTCATATAACATCAAACTTTAATACAACAGATATATTTTCCAGATATCCAGACACAGCTGTTTTTGTAGATTATTAAAGGAGGTATTATCCAATGCATAAAGATGTGAACTTCATTATTGAAGTAAAACGCCCAGGTGATATCAGTCCGATAGATTTTGCTAAAATGGTGATTGATTCAATGGACAAACTTGATACGGGTAAAGATACTGGCTACGATTTATTTGTATTTGATACTGCCGGGGATGTGTTAAATTCTGATAAAGTTGTAGCCTCGCTTCAATCTGTTAAATTTGTGAATTGTGAAGTTGATACTTATAATGATACGTTTTATATAGCGTTAAAGATACCCTCTGATGCAACCAATATGTTTTTCATAAATAATGGAAAAGGAAGGTTATTCCCAAAGATTATGAAAAACCACGATAATCAGAACCGAATTGTAAGCTACGATTATGTGAGATATGGAGGGCAGTAGATGAGTATTTATAGGTTAAAACTTCAGGCAGTATCATCGTCTGGTGCTGGTGATAGATTACCGAGTGTTTCAGATTTGGTAACAGCATTAGAGCAATATAAAGAGCTTGGACAGGGAGTTGTTATATATCATAATAGTCTCTATGATTATAAGTACGATACCAAACTCTCTGATTACACCAAAGTTGACTCGAAACAGATTGTCGGTCATTTGCTCGGAGAAGAAATTGAAGATAACCAATTATTTTTAATTATAGAATTCAATGATACATTTGATCCGGAAAGAAACTGCATATGCTTTTACAGAGCTATTATGGAATCAAACCCATCAAGTGAAGATAGGCGACTTAAAATCACCAATCTATTTGCTATTGACTATGTAGCTGTCTTGGACAGTGAGCTCACAGAATATGTTACACTATCCTCAATGATTCCGTATCGCGAACAATGGCAAAGAAAACTTGATAGGGCTGCTGCATTAGCTCAGATTGGAATTGTTGAATAGAACTTGTTGCTATATTAAAATAAACGTAGATAAGAAATTTATCTACGTTTATAAACTTTATAAGAAAGGTTAGGTATAAACAATGGAAACAAAATTGGACTATGCTAAGCTTTGGACAACTATGCTAAGGCTTGGTCTCAAACAGAGGTTCTCTGACATCAGGAAACAGTTCTTTATGACACTTGCTACAGATGGATACAGAGAATATCAAGGTGCTGAAGCAATAGAAGATATCGTTGGTAAATCTTATGTATTCGGTATAGCACCTGAATTAAAGATTAATCTGTATCCGGCATTGAAAGGAGACAGGTTCAAACATCATACGTATTCTACTGAAGACGGGATGATGCATATCGAATATTTCGCAAATCTTGATAATGGAATAAATGAAGATTTTGTGAAAAGTGTGAAAGCTCAATTCCCGAATATTGATGCTGATATGGATTGTGATGGGTACTGTGAGTCCAAATCAGTGCAGGTAACGACGGAAGTTGCTGACTATTCGGAGATCAACGAAGAGACAGGCGAACCTGGTAAAATGGAAGTTCTTGTGAACGAAACCAACCATCTCATCATCGTATTCGAGAAATCCGACTCGATTAATCCTGATACTTATCCTGGAGTCATTAAGCACGAACTTACTCATGCTTGTATATATGAAATGAGACAGCGTCTTAAGGATAAGTGGTATGATAGTCATGTAAAGACACCGGCTAATTGGACAGATGAGGATATTGAGAATTGGGTAAAAGATGTTGAGAACTTGAGACTTGTACTCGATAGTGATGATGAAGATGCTCATATCTTCAGAGAGTTCGTATCTGAATTCTTAATGTATGAGTCTGATGGGCAAACGAAGGAAAAGAACCCTGTCAGGGAAGTAAGTACGGTAAAGAGTGGTGCAAAGGGAGCTGCTCCGGTAAAACCCAAGGTAACATACCGTACTCTGACACCAATTAGTCGATTTGAGGAGACTTTGGATTATCGTGAGGGACCTTATAATTTACAGTATCAATTGATTATAAACGAATTGATTGATTGTTATAAGGAGTATGATAGGTTCCTTGACTCCATAAGAATGGGCTAACTCAAAACATCGTAAAATACACACCTCCATAATAGGATGACTGTTATGGAGGTGATTAGTATGAGGGTTCCGCCAAAAGAAATCGGTTCATCTCTGAGTCCTATCAAACATGTTCACATAGATAAACCGATAATCATACCGAGATTACCCGTTATCTCAAATGATAAACAAAGGGTAAAACTTACGAAAGAGATCGAATCATATTGCAGGGGGTCGCTAGAGTATAGCGATATCATTGCATACTTGAGAAAGTATGTAAACATGAACGAATGTACTTTTTTGAATTCATTCAAGGGAGATAAGAAAAAGGGTATGATAGAAATTCATCATGCACCCTTTACTCTATTTTCTATCACAGATATCGTTATGCGTAAACATGAGGAAGTATATGACGGAGTAATTGATGAACTTAAAGTAGCAGAAGAAGTAATGAGACTTCATTACTCTGGGTTAGTTGGTTTAGTTCCTCTGTCAATTACTTGCCATCAATTAGTTCACGATGGTCAGTTGACAATTCCGCTCTGGTGTGTGTATGGAAGGTTTGTAGAATTCACAAAGAAGTACTATGATTGGATTCCGGACTCTCTCCTTATGACATTAGATGAACAAGTACAATTATCAAAGAAATTCAAGGCTGACCCTGAAGCTCTACGTGAAGCAAATAAAGTTCTTTACGTACAATACGTATATCTGGATGTCGATGGAGAAACTCCTATGGAAGAAGGAATTGATCCTAAGTTACAGAAAAGTTATGCTTGAAGTTAAGATGAATTGGTATAGCGATGAGGGTATCGTTATACCAATTCACTATTGCAATTACACTACTGTAAAATCAAATAAAGGAGGTGTTTATATGAACGACCTTTTGTTACCGAATGAGTCTGATCTTATTACGGGTAAACTTATTAGTGGTATGAATATTCGCAGAGACAAAGTCAATTACTACTTAGATGTCGCAGAGACCATATCTCAGAACAGTACATGTCTTAAATACCATTATGGTGCAGTTATCGTTGACGGGGATGAACTCATAAGTTCTGGTTATATGGGTGTTCCTAGAGGACGGAGAAACTGCATTGACATTGGTTGTTGTTATAAAGACATTGGAAGCAAGGTTGGTGGATGCGGAGATTCTATGTGCCGAAGTGTCCATGCTCCTATAAATGCAATAATTTCTGCAAGTAGAAGAATGATGAAGGGTACATCTTTATATATCGTTGGTATTAATATGACGACTAAGGATTATGTAGCTAAGCCTGAAATGTGCAGGAATTGTAAGATGGTTATTATCAATTCTGGAATTCGTGATGTTTATATAAGAGTTGATCATAATAACTATATCAGGCATACAGCAATGGAATGGGTTGATAACGACGATACTCTTTTATAAAAATCACAAAGAAAGGAACTATTATGAGGGAAATATACTTTGATAGAAAAGAATTTGAACAGAAATATCGACCGGACAAAAATCCTATAAACGGATTGTGCCCGCTTAACCATCCGGAGTTATTTATCACTAGCAAAATTCATTCTCGTAGTTATCCCGAAGGGTTCCAGTCAGACGTTCCAGAGTTGGTCAGTTTTAGTTGTAATCTATTACTGACCAACCCTAGTCACGACGGAATATGGTTGATAAAGAATGACGAAAAGAATGAAATAGATATCCCGAATGGGTATATTACAGAAGAAGATTGGAGATATGTCAACAAAAATCCCTATTATGTTATTATCTCTTCGTTGATCCGTACTCTCGGTACGATTAATCCAATCTACAGGAATACTTATATGACTGACCCGATGGTCTCCTTTATTGATAATCCAACATTGGCTAGTCTTAGAGACTTGCTTTTCTATGTTTTGGGGCAGAACCGATTTGAACCAACTAATCCGTCAGCTCCAATGCTATTTTATTATCAATATTGGCTCCCTAATGCTCATTTATATGAAATGAAACATTTGCATTCACATTGTAAGAGATTGCAAGATTTCACGATCTATATAATACTTGAGGTAAAAGAACCGGTGGATAAAATATCACCATTTACGAACTATAGTAAAGATTGCTACCTCTGGTATTCAAGAGCAGATCATAAATACAATAGAATGACTGAAGATAATAAGCGGTCAGCATTTAAGTCTACGTATAAAACTGATATTCGACTTACAGAAAGTGGGTTAGATGTTCTTGAAAATATCTTTCGAACGGAAACGATATTTGGCAAAATAAATATATATTAAAAAGACATCAACCTGAAAGGAGGAAAATATGGTATGGACGATGATGAAAGAGAAGTAGTCGTAAATCTCGACGATCTGAACATCTTCTTCGGTGATACTAATTCGTATGAAGAATATAAGAAGACCCATAATATTACTGATACAGATGACGATGAAGAAAATCAACAAGAAGAAGAGAAAGAAAAGATCGTTCCCAAAATGGTTTTATCGAAAGAAACCTTAAAGAAAATTGACGACGAAACCATGAAAATTCTTCGGAGAACGAGATGTGTAAACGATTATGAAGAAGTATTTATGCAGTCATCTATGGAATTTTACGATGAATATTATCTTAAGGAAGACGTGCCTCCAGAATTGATAAAGGCTAGAGCGGTTAGGCGAATTTATCGTGATTATTCCAAATATTTGAATGCAATAAAAGATCGAAATGCATACATTGACACTCTGATAGAAAAGTATGGAGAGGACAAATTTCTAAAGAATTTGTCTCTCGGGTTAATTAATGAGTGGATACCGCCAATGCCAATATTATCAAGAAGGGCAAAAGACTATGATTTATATCTTGCCGGTATTATACCGACAGAGAAAGAATCGCTTCCAGACGATGCTTTGTTCACCGTTATGGATGGATTACGAGAGGAACTAGGTGATGTTGAACTAATTCAAATGAGCGGACCCGAAACTTCAATAGGCGAGATTAATTTAGTAAATAGTATATCCGCCAATACGGAAGGATGTTATCGTGGTTCCTATGGAACATCAGGGGTTCAGAACCTAGACGAACTAAATAAAATATTCCACTCATGGTATAAGTCAGATAAGACATCTGATGGAGAACGTCAATTCTTTAAGAATGCTCCTGAGAATCTCAGGAAGCGTTTCGATGAATGGTCTGCGTATAATGAACGTGGACTTCTTGCAAGAATAGCAAACGGTGAACAAATCGAGGAAGAACCTGTCAATATGAATGAGACAGTTTATGATGAGAAAACTGAACGTCCTATGACAAGACGTGAATTTGAACAAAGACAGGTAATCAGGTTTCTCGGTAAACATGGATGGTCTGAAAGCCGTTTGTTAAATTATCAAAACATTGGTTCCGCTCTTGAAAAAGGTCAGAGAAAAAGAAAGAGCCGAAGGCGGAAACGTATCGGTGCGGATGAAATAGATATGTCTTCATTTTATAATGATGATACAGGACTTGATCCCATGTATTCGGAAAATGAGGCAATCTTGGATTCCATCTATAATCTGATGAGAAGGGACTGATGAACATGACTGTTATTAAAAGTAAAATAAAGACCATCTTTGGGAAACACGAGAATTTACTACGATATATCGCGGCGATTTGTGATAACAGAAGGATTGAATCCAATGCAGAAAAAATGATTATATTGGGTGACCTTTTGTTCACTTATGGGTATGATTTTGAAATACTTGGCGGTGCAACAAATCGTATCGCGTTACAGATTGATGGATATGCGGTTAAGTTTGCTATGGACGAACAAGGCTATCGGGATAATCTTATCGAATATAGTCTTAGTCCAGAATTACAACCGTATGTTACAAAATCTTACGAAACGAATGGGTATATATTAATCGCTGAATACGTAGAAGTTATCAATACGAGCGAGAAATGGCAGCTCTATGATGTCGAGATACGGAAAATCCTCGATAGGTTATGTAATGATTATCTTCTTGGTGATGTTGGATACATTAAGAAGAACATGACAAACTGGGGATTACGCGATGGAGAACCCGTTATTTTGGATTATGCATATTGCCATAGGTTTACGGAAAATTTGTTTACCTGTAGTAAATGTGGTAGTCCACTCACGTATGATTCGTCATACGACAAACTTATGTGTACCAATCGTTCTGGATGTAAGGCGATTTATACTTACAATGAACGAAAACGTGTACAGGGTGAACAAGTTGATATCGACATGATAGTAGAAAGAAAGGCTGCATCAATAAAAATGCCGAAGGGTGTATTGAGTAAAGAAATTTCAGTTTATCAGGAACAACTGATAGGTGATAATCAATTCTTAATAGATACTCCTGAGGATTATAGTCGATATCAGAAATTAAAGGAGGAACTCGAAATGAAAGTCTTTTTGAATGGGGAGGAAGGAACAATGAATAACAGTATCGAGAGTAAGTTTTCTGCTATGCTTCGGATAATGCAGGATCCGAATGATGAAGAAGCAAGGAATATTCTTTATGAGGATTTATCCGAAGTACCGGAACCAGTTTTCACTGAGAATTATCAGGAAAACTACATGAACGGGCATCCGATTGGAATTCGGATGAATTATAATCCGTCTGATGACGATGATACGAGGTATGATGAAGATAGGGATGATGACCCTGATGAGATTGAAGCAAACTTCACTCGCATGATTCAGGCATTGAAGGAAGATACTGCTGAAGCTGAACGTCAGGCTGAAGAGATGGCTCGTGCTCAGGAAGAGGCATACTTTGAATCTGTGAGAGAGCGCATGGAAAAATCTCAGGGTGTATCTATATCATATCAGGAAGATTCTACACTCGCATCGGATGCTTATATTGCTCCCGAAGAGGATACAAATGTCGGTGAAATGACTGGCGGCATGATGGAAGAAATCGGGAATGATGAGTACAAAGAACCGGATGCATCTGTGGTGGCTACTCAGACAGACTCTACTGAAGTTAAGACTGAGGTTGAGATTGATGAGCCGAAGGTAGATGTAACGGATGACAAGGAAACTAAGCCGGAAGTTGCCGAAGTGACTCCTGAGGAGAAACCCAAGGAAGTTGAGGTTGAAGCAACTCCGGAGACCGATAAATCCGAAGTAGTAACGGTGGGGGAATGGCAGGAAACTCAACCTGTTGAAGAAGTTACTACTGAGGAAGTGACTAAAGAACCTGAAACATCTGATGATAATTCTGATAATGAGGAAACCGTTGACGAATCCGAGGAAACAGAAGATGATGCATCAGATGAAACTGGAGATGAAGAAACAACAGAGGATGAGGCTGAGCAGGCTGAGGAAGTTAGTGAAACTACAGAAGTCACTGATAGTGCAGCAACTGAAGAACCCGAGCCTGAAGATGTAATTCCTGGGTTTGGAGGGAATTTCAGTCCCAATGAAACCATTCTTGTCAATGGGAAACCTCTGTCCAGAGGTGAGGAGGTAACTGTAAATGTCTGATAAAAGAGGCAGTATCATTATGATCTCTTTTGATGACTTGGTTATGGAGTTCGCCAGATTTAACGATCTGGCGAACTACTCTATTTTAATCGCATCAAGAGAGATATCAGGATCACTAAAGACAAGAGATATGATATCTGGAATAGATACAGGTATTCATTATGAATCTAAGTACGATAACATAGAGTTTGTTGATACTTTGGTTCCACCGGCAAAGGCTATGGAATATCTGTATGACGCAAGGCAGAGAGATGCATTCGTAACCATGTATAATTCTCATCTGTTAGGAGCAGAACCGTTAAGTGATTTATGTGCGGTTGTAGATATGGCTGTGAATGAAGGATGTGATATCCTTATTGTATTTGCTGCCTATGAGTGTTCAGGTAGGATACCAGAATATCTCCAGATATTCATTGAAGACCAGTTTGGGTTTAAGTCTTTCGTATACAGTGACGTTAGGAAATTGGTAACGTTATACGAAGATGATCGTAAGATGTTCGATAAGTTTGTCAGGACACTCGAAATTGAGGTTCCTGATGAATTTGATGGTCATAACTTTGAATGTGTTATCCGTAACTATGGAGATATAAATGAGATACAGGATAAATTACGGGCACAGGAAGAAGTTGCCGCAATGATTAATAAGTCTCCTGGAGAAAATGAGGATATCAAATCTGTCTTCTACAATCGTTTCACGGAGAGCCTTGAAGATAAGGTTATAGAGTTGCTGTTGAATAGATCAGATGATGATATAAAGGATATGTGTCGGGCGAGGAATATCAGGATAGTTCCTGGTTCGTCGAAAGAGATGTTAGTAGATAAAATCCTCCACGATATGCGATTAAGTTCGCAAAGAAGGGTTGAATACGAAACACCGTGACAGAAGACACAAGAAAACTCCTTGAAAAATCCCGATGGACAGATCCAACAGATTTGTTCATCGGGGATATCATCGAGTATGATATGAAAGATGGAGGACTTTCTATCATACAGGAGGAACAACTACTTCCTCCAAAGATGATTGAGTCATTAAAGAAAATTCCGAAAGGAGTTGAAAGAGACTCCGTTATAGGAAAGTTGAGGTATTCCAAAAATCCTAATGAGCGAACCATTCCGAAGAAGCTAGAGGAGTTCTTCAGGAAATATAGGTTGCTTTTTGGAGAAAGAAACGAACTAGATGCAGTTGATATTTTTTCAGTCAAACGTGATGCTATATTTCTAAAGAGATATGTTTATCAAACAGAAATAGGTGAATATATTAACTTCAGAGAGAAGCATACGTATGACATTTATTTCTTACTGGGCAAGGATGAGTTACAAACCAACCTTAAGTCCAGACACGTAGCATATGAAGTATTTTACAACTCTTATACAGACGATATCGCAATAAAAGGCATCAGTGATGATGTGTTGTCGCGTTATCATATGACAGGCATTGTTCCTATCATAAAGAGGTATTTGAAATACATTGTTAAATTCGATTATGAAGGTGCGACGAAGTACATGGTTAATACTATAGATGACTATAAGTATTTTCGTTTACCGATTGATGTATATAGAGAGTTTAACAGTGAATCATTGTTTATACTTCATATGGATAATAAGACATTTGGAGTTGACGAACTCGATATGTCGTATAAAGAATTGATGGATATACGTTTTAATTTCAACCATATTTTAGTCCCAATGTTAAATATGGCTTCTCTTGGGATAGGGAAGAACAACAGTCGCCAAATAAAATCCAGATAATCAAGAGACTCGCTGTCAATAAATGTCCCGGCTGGTATATGGAGTCACCCGGGCTGTGCTTATCGAAGACCGACGGAATTTATCTTGTGCACGGGATGGTTTCGTTTCCTAGAGGGACACTTATGAGTGGGTAATGGCTGACTTAAGCAGACCATTTTGAAAACCGGTAAGTGAGATAAAGACACCCAATCAATAAAAGACTTAGAGGATGGTCATGAATCTAAGTGAGCCAACGGGTGAGTGGGCATAATCTATGACAAGACTGAAATAAAAGGGACAATGTGATTTGAAGTTGTTTCTCCATTGGTTGCGGACGTTCCGTGACCATATATCGGTGAGGATGTTCCTTGCAGATAGTGTCGGAAAGGAGAAACGGTTGGTTAGCATGGAAAGATTTGAGTACCGCCAACCGGTAAAGTAAGACAAAATGTCTTGCAAGCGGGTAAACTCCCGATAAAGGTAACGGAACAAGGATAGCAAATAATAAGCTATCCTTGTTCATTTTTTGTATACCTGAAGAAAAATAATGGGGTACGACCGTACCCCATTATTTTTTTGCATTTGTTACACGTTGAGTTATATCAGGAAGATTGGATTGAGTCTGTTGTATCCGCGATAACCGATTATTTACAGAGTTATCTTTATTATTCTCTAGTTGATAGATAATCGTTATCTGTACGGAATCTTTAATAAAACGACTGAAATAATCTTGCGATATGGATTTGAATGCTTGTCGTTTTATCTCATCTGATATAGACATATCAATTCTTGTACATAATTCTCCAAGTATCATAGTCCACATCAGAGACAACTCATCATTCTTCATTTTTTGTAAGCCATTTGTGATGATATATGTACTTACGTTAAATGATATGATATCGTTTACGGTTTTCTTTATATCTTCCCAACTCATATCTTTGAGTACTGCCTGTTGTCCTTTTGCACCCTCTATCTGAAGTTCAAACATCTTCTGTCTATTATAGAAATCCATTTTGATTTGGTATATAATCACACCAATCAAGATTATCAATAAAACAATAATTGCTACATCCGTCATAATATAAACCCCCTTATTGAATAGGAATGGAATCAAAGTTATCAAAATCGTTATTTCCCCATTCCCTCATAGTATCAGCAATCTTTAGAATATCATTATCTGTAGAGTCATGGTCAATACTCCAACCAATGTAATCATTGATTTTCATTTTCATGGCTTTATCAATTCCATCTGAGAAAAGTTCTATGAACCGTAAAGTATCGCCAAAGCCCTGCTGATAATTGATGTATATTCCTTCGTCATGTACCTTCTGATGAACTGATTTACATAAGAACATTACCCTCACATTATTTAACCTATGTTGCTCCACCACTTCATTCGCTACTGAGAAAGTATTAATATTTTTAACACCCCTTGCGCGAAAAGCTCTTGTAACAATTTCACAAGTATCAAATAACGTGAGAATAGGTCCGTGATGTAACTCCAACTTTACACCACTTTTATCATCAGCTTTAATATTGGATAATACTTGACATTCCTTAAGTCCAACCACTTCCTTAAGATACTTCGGATACGTTATCCTTAAGAAACGATGTTTCCTTACATTTCTTTCGACTCCTTTAATAAATGCTATTTCATTATCAAAGAAATCAAAGTACTCCTCTGTCTTGTCAAATTCGATATAGTAAGAAGCATTATCTGAGTCTATCCTCGGATGAGGAGCTTCTGCTTTATCAAATATGATACCGGGCATTTGCTTCATCATAAACACTCCTTTCCTTTAGGAATAGTTGATAGTTTTCTATAATGAGGTCTGCGACTACATGGGGAGCAATTCCCATATCTCTATTCTCAACAACAAAGTTAGCATTGAACTTCAAACCCTGTAGTTCATCATCATCTTTCTTGAACCTTCTCAACCTATCCTTTATAGCATTTTCATCTCCGTTTATGAAGTCTTTAGTTCTTTCTAGTATGGTCTTATAATCAACATTCAGAAATACTTTGAATAATGGTTCACGTAATACCCAATTGGCATATACTGCTAGAGTTGGAGTAATTTTAATACTCCCAACCAATGCAGACATATTCCCTGCCTTCTTTAGATCATCTGTATTCAGATACCATACATACTCACCATATGCTGTATTAATTTTGAAATCAGCAAACGTCTTGTTTTCTTTAAACACAGCATTATACTCATTCGGTTCGACATGTATTGTACCAAAATCGTGAGCTCTTATTGGTCTAGTAGTATAGGTAGGAATAACCTTATATCCAAGGGTTTCTAATTCCTTTAAAGTCGTGGTTTTTCCACTTCCAGTGGGACCGTCAATAATAATCATTTTCCCATCATCTCCTCTCTAATACTTTAAGTCCTTGTGTCCGAAGCTTAAAAATAATGGATTTTAACATACATTTAAGATTGTACGCGGAAAGGAGATGGTTCGTATGGAAATGGTAAACAGTTTCAAACGTTACCTTAGAGCAATCGTTCCGCATATCGTATATAAGTCGTCAAGAGAAGCTGAAAAGTATGAAACTGGGACGACAAGACTTGCAGGAGATGAGTTTGTAGCAGCAATGCTTCGTACGGATAATTGGATGGCTGTACGACCAAAAACTCTATCTGTGAAGGTACTAAATGCGGTGGGTATTTACGATAATGAACTGATTATGAAAATCAGGAGCGAAGATATATACCTCGTTCCTGAAGAAAAGCGTGCAAAAGCTCTTGAACTGAGACGTCAAGAGATAATACAAAATTATACAGAAAGAAATAATTACTATCGTATGCTTGCAGGACTACCTGATTTGAATGCGGATAGTATTTATTTAAGTCCTACAGATTTGGCAGCTTTTGGCTATACCAAAGACTCTATAGAGGATTATAACGCTGACCGATTAGATAACCTTACTCCGCTTCACGAGTTACCTCAAACGGTATTGAATGCAATGGAAAAACAGGGGTTTCTGGATGAAATTTATGCTACATATTCGGAGCTCAATTATTACAATGCAGAATATATCAAGTATCTTGGGGCTCGTAGAATTGACATTGTAACAGCAAGAACAGCCGGTCATTTTGAATTACTATACGTACCAAGACCAGATAATGCAAATCGTTTCAATAGGGATTTCATCTTATACTATGAGGAAGCACGAAACTATATACTATCCCAGGTATATAACTTTCATTACAGTGCCAACTATGACTTCTATGAATCGTACATGGGATTTTTTATCCTTGTAATGGCAATTCAAAGAATGGTTGACTCGATGTTTGAAGTTATGGTTGATAGAGATTTCTATGACCTTGAAACTTGCAGAATGTTCCTTGATGCATACGGAGTACCGTTTATTGACACTCTTACATTAAGACAACAAAAGACGTTAGTTAAGAATTTGAATATTCTCATCATGAATAAGTGTACATCTCAAGTTATGTATGATATTCTGAGTTTGATAGAATATGATAATTATGATTTAACAAAGTATTTGTTGGTGAAACAGCATAAAACAGCTCAGGTTGATGATGAATCAGAACCCAAACCAATCTTTATATATCGGACTGTTCTTGATGATGACGGAAATGCTTCATATGAACTTGACAAAACTCAGACTTATGACTATTATTTTGTCGGAGTTCCAATGAACGAGAACGATATTGATTTGGTTGAGATAACTGATGCTAACGCACATTCATACGAATCAGTTACAGTACCTGACTCGTTGTGGATTGAGGATAGAGAACTGGTTGAGAAACTTCAAGAAGCTGAGATTAACTATGTTGAGACAAAATATACAAATATCGCAATAACTCTTCATATGCAGGAAGTTGTATTTGAGCATATTTACCTTCAGAAAATGTTATGCGATAAGAAATATGAGACATCTAATATTACAGTAGATATCTCAATGATTAGTCCAACACCGGTATCTTTGTTTGAACTTGAAGTTATGCTCATTTGTATTATGTGCAAATACTACAAAACAGAACCAGATTTACTTACATCCCCATCACAAGCATTAGCGGTTCTTGGTTTTAACTTCGACTTGGATTTGGAAGCCATTAGACATGAGATTACCAGTCATCCAGACTTGTATTCTCAAAAATTGGTCAGTTACATCAAAGATATCTACTTTAGTACAACAAGTGATGTGAATGAGATGTATCGGAATGTAAGAGAGTTAAACCGATTACTGGTAGAGACTATGCAGATTACTCAAGATGAACGTGTATATCACGCTACAAAGAAGCTATATAATGCATTATTGGTGACAGACGTTCATAATGAAGTATTTGCATTACCTGATGGGTCAATACCAGAGACTTATATGGATTGGCTTAAAGCTTATGATTTTCCGATATATACTTACATAGACGAGTTGGAACCAGAAGCCTGTGTTGATAAGATTAATTACATCGCCACAAAGATGTCAACTATGTTTGTTGACGCAGAATATCTGAAGTATCTAAATCCTGTCGATACAACCATTGTTAATGGTATCATAAGACTTCTCAGATGGTTTAAGTCTTATACCATAGACATTAATGATATGGAAGTGATATATCTTTTTGACAGTAGATATTACAATCTCATGAAAATGATGACCCGTATGTGGTTCCATGCAAGTATGTCCATAAAGGAACTTGATATTGGTTATCATGAGTGGATAAATGCAATGTCTGCTGTAATGAAGAAAAAAGAGACACGCGGCAAGCTGTTTGATTTTATTCGTACATCAAGTAAGTTAGATTTGAAAGATTTCTTCAATCTTATGAGAGACTCAACTAAACTTGTGGCTAGAATATCACCTAAAGATCTTATGATGGGTATGTATTCAGACACCATCGTTTATTTGAAGGGCACTGGATACATTAAGTTGGTTGAAAAAGGTGGTTCTCTTTACGACTCTATCTATAGTTTCGCTGATACTTATTTAAGAGATAATGTATCAATGCAAGATTTAGCAACAAATATGAGTGAGAACGAAATCTTAAGGGAGATAATGTCTACAAGATACTCTGATACTCCATTATTTGGTACGAAATACAAACGGCAAGATGATAAACAATTTTCATATGATGTCATAGAACCTTTGGTTGTTAGAGGAAACATAAATGATACTCAAGATAACCATGAATCTGTAAACACGAGAGATGTAAATATCAAGATACGTGAAAACATCGGAAAACCATACTCTGATAACATCATTAGTTCTGGGTCTATACTTTTGTCAGATAAAATCGGTTTCGTTGATTCGATTAAAGCTGCAAGAGTACAAAAAGACGATGATGATATTGAGTACGTTCTATTCAACAATGGATTACTGGTGCCTAGAGAAGATATACTAGAAAATTTTGTTGAAAATCTTGTATCTAGCTGTAACATGAAAATATATGATAGGATGGCTATGTCTGATACTAGATGCCCTCTGAAATTCATAATACACGACAGTTAGGACACAATTAAATAAGATTTACAAAATGAAATAAGGAGGAATAAAGAGATGCCAGTTTTGACAAAGATCAATGAATCTACTAGGATTCTGAAAGATATGTCATACCATCATGACCATGTTGGTCTCGCAGGCGAAGTTATACTTACCAGAGGGATACCATCGGTTGACCCCGCCACGGGACTTAGCTTACTTGGTGAAAATGTCATAAGACGTAAACATAATGAGATCCTACTCGGTGGTTCTTTGTATGCACTTGAGAAGATGTTCAATGTAAGTTCAGGGGTTCATGTTGACTATCTGAATAACATTATGAACATTGCAACAGATGGACCGTCTATTACCGAGAAGTATCCCAGGGAGAATGCTATTTGCCTTTGGACTGTTGGTATCGGGGGTTGTGGTGATTCCCGTAAGGATATTAAAGCGGTATATCAGCAACAGAGGGAGTTGAACCAGATTATTCCTTTCCGTGTTGTACAGGAACCGTTTGTTGAGGGTATGGAAGAATACGAAAAGTATTATCTCATGCGTCAGCTTGAAGACGGTAAATATGCGTATTACGGGAAAGTATTCGAGAGGACTCCCGTTATTACTCCTCTTTGGAAAGATGCTGCAAAGGATGTTGACGGTAGTGCAGTTACAGAGGCTGACTACACGTCTACAAGGAACACTCCTATTGAAGTATTTGCAGAATGTGTATGCTCCATCGAGAAAGATGACTTCAGGGAGTGGTTTGATTTGTACGATAACATCGAGGAGATTCGTTTCAGTGAGATTGGTCTGTGCACAGGAGTGCTTTCAAGAACAGAAGATGGTCGCCCTGACTACAAGCAGGTTCGTCAGGCTTCTTGCTGCCACTTCACTAATGAACCTTTACATATGGAAAAGGACATGAGTATTGTCTATCGTTGGTACAGTGCGTAATTTTTATTACGTATTGATATTGACTAAGGGTGGTGATATAGCATGTGAAAATAAGGCGGTGAGAAATAAATGACGAGAAAAAAGCGTACCATAACTGCTGAAGAAAAAGCAATGTTTTTGAGCCTTAAACCTGATGATATTACGCAGACATTGTTTGATAGTCTTTTTACAGACAAAGTAGACCCGAACAATATGAAGAAAGACCCTAAAACCGGAGTTCAGGAACCAAAGATTATTCCATCAAAGTTCAATACTTTTGATGAAATAGTTTTGGAAAAGGGTGATTACTTCAATTCTGAAAAGATAACCACTAACTGTGGGTTATTAATTTTCAATAAATTCTTGATAGAGCCGTATTTCCAAAAGGAAGTAGGATACGTGAACTTCGAGATTACCAAGAAAGGTCTCAAAAAAATTGATGAGATGATTGCTACAGCAATTATGTTGGATGAAACGGATACCACTACAAAGAAATACATAGAATATATGAACAGACTTTGTTGGTTGGCATTCACCGTTAATACTCAGATATGTTCATCTCTATCAATTAGAACAGCGAAACCTCTTCCTAAAGTAATGGCTCGTAAGAAACAATTGATTGCGGAAAATAAGGATGCAATTGAAAACAATGACGCAATCACGTACAAACATATACAAGACGAGTTAGTTCGGGTTGCTGAAGAAGAACTAAAGGATGATCCTGCGTATGAGCTTTATTCATCGGGTGCAAGAGGTTCATTCGACAATGCTTATAGGCAATGGTTGTGTACAAAAGGACCAATCTGGAATGCCCATAAAGGAGAATTCGAGATTGTTACACAATCTCTCTATGAGGGTATCCCGAAAGAAAATATCCCCTCTCTGGCTAATGCCGTTGTATCTGGTTTCTATCCGAAAGCGATTGGTACTGGAGAAAGTGGATATACAACAAAGAAGCTGGCTGCCGGATTTCAGGATGTGGTTCTTGATGATAAAGGTACAGATTGCGGTACTGGGTTATGTGCAACTGTTACCCTTACCAAGGGTATCATGCACTATTATATGTATCAATTCATCAAAGTAGGACCAAACAAATACGTCCGATTAGAACCGGATAATCAGTCAGAATATCTCAATAAGACTGTAGAAATGCGTCTTCCTGATTATTGCATTGGTAAAAAATTATGCAACCGATGTGCAGGGGATAGATACTATCTACTAGGTATCAAATATCCCGGATTAACATTCGGGCGTGTTTCTAATTCGATGCTTCGTGCAAAGATGAAGAAGTCGCACGATAGTACAGTCAGAACTTTTACTCTGAAATCAGAGGACTTGTTCACATAAAACAGATACAAAAAAGAACCAGTGGGAAACGGATGTCTCCCACTGGTTCTCATCGTGTCAAAGGGTCATTGAAGCTGCCCTCTGATATATCGTGATATCAACATGCTCACCTACCTTGACGACACTCGCGGCAACCGGAGTATCGCCACCAACCATCATCTCATCCATAAGGATAAGCTCGTTGTCTATATCATCCTTCTTGAAGATTATCGGCTTCATGTTAGCCGACTTGATGATAACGGATCCATCGTTGCTCTTGCTGATGGTAACGTCGTGGTTGTTGATTTTAATGATGTTCATAATGAACCTCCTTTGGTATTAAAGTTGTTGATAGTTTCTTTATATCTACAGAATTAATATAGTAATAAAATAGCTGCGAAATGGATTTTTCTTATATACAAAGCGAAGAAGTTAGCAGGACGCTCCTACTAACTTCTATCGTTACAAGTAAAGGTATGGTAGAAAGAATGATGAAAGATGAAAACCCGTATACCCAATCCATTAACTAATTGTTCGTATTGTAAAAAAATATATGAACCGACTTTCATTTATATATTAGATACCTAGATGAATAGAAATAATCCACCAATATAAATGAAAAGATCAAACTATAATGGAGCTAGGCTATTCCCACACCACTCCGCACTCCTTTGTTAATACCAATTCATTTTATTATATTTTTTATGTTTATATATTAAAACGTAAGAAGCTTTAGACATTCTTAATAAAGCTTACATGGAAAAGAAAGGAGTAATAGATATGCCTTTATATTTGTCAGGTGAAAGAATTGATCATCCACACAAGTATACATCAGATGGGGCAACAATCTGTAATCCAAGATTTAGGATTATTATATCAGATTGGGACTCCAGATGCAAGGATGAGATAACTACAGGAGTAGGGTTCCGAATTACAGAAAGAGGTAAAACTGACTTAGATTTGGAACCTGGACTTTATTCAATTCATTCTCCATTGTATGGTACAGATTGGAAGGATGAAAATGCATTCGAAGATAGGTTTTCGTGCAAGTGTGGAAACCTGATAGGACGTAGATATATGGACTCTGAAACGGTTTGTCCGAAGTGTGGAAAACCAGTGAGGTTCATTGATACGAAAATTATGAAGACAGGCTGGTTTATTCTTGATAGGAACGAAATAATCAATCCTGCAATGTTCTTGAAGCTTGGTTGGTATTTCGGCAATGCCCATTTGCATCAGATGCTACATTACGTTCCTGAGAAAGAACGTGAGAAGTATATGGATAATAAGACCTCTCCGTTCTATGGGATTGGAATGATTGAATTCAGGGAGAGGTTTAGAGAGATACTTGAATTCTACAATAAGAGAAGTAGGAAAGTTGATGGGTATGAATTCTTTAGGATACACGAGGAAGAAATCTTCATACATTCTATCCCGTGTTATAATATGATGCTAAGGAAATGGATGGTTCGGAATGGAGATATTAAATATTCCGATGAAGATAAAATCTTCCAGAAGTTATTTAGCGATCATATGTTGTTGAATGATGATTTTGAATGGAAACGGCGAGTTGATTATAGAACAAACCGTAAGAAGGATACAGCGTATTTACGTAAAGAGAACATCCTATATCGTATCCAGAGTTATGTCAATCAACTTTGGGATATGTCGTTTCAGACAATCAAAAGGAAAGAAGGTATTATCAATGAACAGATTCTCGGTGGTCGTCTTAATTATACTGGACGAAATGTTATCGTACCAGACCCTGAGTTAAGAGCAGACCAGATAGGGCTTGGATATACAACCTTCTTGGAACTGTATAAAATGGAACTCGTTGCGATGATACATGACTTGTATCAGAAGGATTATCCTTATGCTTGGGATATGTTATCTGAAGCATCAGTCGTGTATAGCGAGCGCATCTATAAACTTATGCAGCATTTGATGACACATAATAAATTGTACGTCAGTATTGACAGAAATCCGTCTATCAATCTTGGTTCGTATATTACGATGTACGTTGCTAAGATATCGAGTGACATCACGGATTATTGTATGGGTCTTCCGACTTATGTACTAAACAAACAGAATGCGGATTTCGATGGTGATATCGAGAATATATTCTGTCATAAGATTGGGAAGATTGGTGAAGAGTATTACAAGAACAATAACCCACGGAGCAATATGTTTATATCACATAATGATGGTCTTTATGATATGGACACTGCACCGTTCAAAGATGGTATTGCCGGAATGTATGCTTATCTGAATATCTAAGTGCAAAACAGAATGAACCTACGCAGGGCAGCAACCCGCGTAGGTTCTAGTATTATCGTCGTGTTCGTCAATTTATGTACATTTCATTCGGAGGACACGTGTACTAAGCGCACGTATTTTGAAAAGAATTCTGGCAGCAAATCACCTAAGCTTTTTACACGACGATGGTCGTAAATCATTTCTACATTTACATTAATGTTGTAGCTCATTGAGCAAATATCATAAAGGAGGAAATTATCATGAGTTTATTCTATAAGAGAAGAGACAGAAGGTACGTAAGTTTTAGGATGTACATGGCTACAGTGATAGTATTGGTAGCCGCGTTTGTTGGACTGGTGTTAATTGTTGTTGGAAATGAATCAAAACGAAGTAATGAAGATGAATACGAGGTGACATCTCAAAGAATTAGCGAAATTACTAGATTCCTTGACGATGAAATTCAAATGGTTTCTGATATCCACGAACTTCAGTATGAGAGGTCAGTTGATTTATACAAAGCTGTGAAGAAGGCTTGTGAAAAGACTAACGACCAAATCACTATAGAAACGTTCAATTCCATATTCCCAGATGATGATACGTTCATTAGAGATAAAGCTTCTGGTCTTATACGTATCTATGCTTTCCTTGAAAACCATCCTGAGATAAAAATAGATGATAACGTCTTAAACGCTTTACTCACTATGGAGATTGGAAGGGTCGAGCTTGAGAATAAAATTGAACTTTATAATATGAACGTTGAGTTCTATGAGTTTTGGAAAGACAGATGGAACGATAATAGATACATAGTGAAGCATTATGGTAAGCTTACAGAAAAATACACCACTGTAGTTCTTAGATAACAAAACAGGAGAGAATAGGTGAAATCACTTCACCTATTCTCTTTTCATTTTTTGTATTCTATTTTTCATCATCGTTTTGTTCCGTATCTGAGTTAATCACTATAGGACTATTTTCGTAGCTTCTATTCATACGAATCATTGATGAGTTATTAGCACTCAAAGCGATGATGTTGTGGAACAATACTTCAATATTTCCTTCAAGAACAGTCAACTGTCCAGAAATGTTTCTAAGTTGATCCTGGTCTCTCAAAGTCATATCTCTAATATCATCCAAATCCTTCTCCATTGCTTTAATGGATTGATTCGTATGAGCATTATGATTACTAATTAGTTGACTTACACTGGTATCCATTTCTTTTATGGATTTTTCTATAGTAGTAAGTCTTGGAATAATCTCTTCGTATAGCTTATTGTCGCGTTTGATTAAGTTATTCATATACTTCCACATGAAAAACATCATCATTGCAACAATTACTATTTGTATTCCAAAATCAGCTATCAATGAAGCAAATTCTGAAACTGGTGCAGCAGTTGCGACAACAACTGGTGTGTAATGATAACTCGTAAAGAGTTGATATAATAACTGCATATTTTATATCCCTCCTTTATTTTAGTTATCGAACACCGATCCTTCCAACGCTGACCGCAACTCACCATTCATGTCGTCTATAACAGATTCTACTTCTGAAGTGATGTTCCTAATCGTTAAGAACTCCAAGTCAAGCCTCACTGTCGCTCTTGCAATATTTGTATTATAATACTCAAACTTGTCAAGATCCCGATATGTTGAATCCAAGATCTTTGTCTGCGTATACAAATAATGGTTGAACTTATCCAGAAATATCTCCGGAACTCCACCTGCAAGTGCGGTTTTACTCACGTCGTTGATCGTGTCGATTAGTAAATTATTTAGAGCGATGGAATCGTCTAAATACGTATCATGATCTACAACTATCTTTTTTACTGCATTCTGAAGTTCACGAAACAGTATCCCAAGATAGTATTTAGCCATATTCCGTTTTATTGGATCTTTGATGGATAGTATTTTTGTACGATAATCAGTCCATTCCCTTAACTCTGAGAATATAGGGTGCTTCATCAAAGTATTGATAAATTCTTCTTCTGTAAATTCTTGTACATTACCATCTTGGGTATAAGGGGTGCGGTTTCCCGCAAACCCCCCAACCTTAGTACTTTTTTTATTATCACCAGAAAACAACCATTTTATTTTTTCAATAAATGTCATCTCACTGTTCCTCCGTTTCCGTATCAGGTGTTACCCTAATTGACATATTTCTTATCAGTAAGATGTCAATATAACTACCAAGCGGAACGCCAGAACCTTTGTCAATGACGATTTTGCCGTTGGTTGCATCTGTATGATAGAACCGTTCACCGATGTACAATCCATCTTTTCTGAAAATCAGTAAGTTGTCTGAGTCAGGGTTGTATTCAATCGACTCATCCAGATAGAATTCCCTCTGACCTTCGTCAGTTGCTTCAATCTGAATCATCTTATAAAGAGTCTTACTATAAGAATGCTTATAGATACCAACCACTAATTCAACCCTCGCTCCGTCATATGGTTCGTAAGGTTGATCGCAATCAGATCCTTCATTCTTAAATGTAATAACTCCATTTTCAACTGTGTACTTGGATGAGCTTATATACTCACCACTTGTAGTGAATAACAAATAGAACGCTGCCGTCTGTAAATCAACTCCAGTATTGATACAATTATTGATTGTATCAACATCGAAGAAGTAATTATCCACTCTTACTGTCTCATCCCTATCCAACAGACGGAAATCAAGATAATCTCCATCCCTTAAGGGATTTTCGTGGACATACATATTCACATAGTTTCCATTTAAGTACCACTTAGATGAACTAAGAAGCACGCCACCTGCCTTAAAAATAAGGAAGTCATCAAAACCCGAATCGTAATCCAAGAAAGGAATTACAAACTCCTTTGTATCTGCAAGGATGGGATACGACTCTGAGTTACAAATATCAGTAGTACTCCCAACCCTACGTGTAATGTCATCTTTGAAAACCATACTGAATATATCAGCCTTTAGAGTTTGACCGATACTCAGATAATGATCCATATTCGTGATATTCGCAGTATTCTTACTTCCAACTGCATATTCCGGTGGTACCAATTTGGAGTCTTCCCTCATCTTCATCCACTGGAATTTGTTTACGAACGAGGATGTAAGCATCAACCTGAAGGCATCTCTCTCGGTTTCAACTTTCTTCTGGTCATGGGTTTTGATGATAGCTGCCGATTGAGTTACACAGTAGAAGATATGGAACAAGAACGTCGTGTTGTCCCAGTCGATGGTATTTGTATTAAGCATCCTGATATAGATTTCACCAGTATCTTCGTCCGCCACTTCTTCATAATCACTGCGGAATACTCTATCTACGTACAACTCAAACTCAAAGCTATTATACCTGAGTAATTCAAACCTCGGTATTTTTATCAATTTCTCCGAGTTATGCTCAACAACTTCACCGTAATCATCAAGAACTTTGATAAACCTAGCCATAGGGCTGATTGCTTTACTTCCAATCATAAATATACTGAGAGGTTTATCCTTCTTCATAGTTACATTGAACTTAACCTGCTGAATATACCCGTTCAAAGATTGCATAGAGACGAGTTGAGTTTCCTTAGAATAAGTTACAGTCAATTCATCCCATATACCTCTTTCAGGTTCAATGTCAACGTGTACCGTAACACTCTGGATATCTCCTTCTGTATCATTACCGATTGCAGCATGATTTCCAATCTCGAATTCATCAAGACGATAGATATCATCTTCCAGAGTATGGTTCATAGGAGAACCAGTTACCGTATGTACGGATACGATATTCAAGTTACCAATCTTATACCCATACTCAATGGATTTACCCAATGTTTCAAGAATATCAAAGTCCGTTACCTGTACTCCGTTGATGTTTTGATCAGCAACGGTTTTGACTTTACCATTTTCGCCATACCAATACTTTTCCTGTCCAATATCGGTGACTTCTCTACCAGCAGGTAAGAAGATAGTACCTGCATTTGATTCATCTGTCATATCCTCAAGAGGAAGAGCAACACTGAGTTTCTTTCCAACGAACCTGTAATCTTCCTTTCTAAGATAGTGGTCAGAATGTTCCCTACGGAGATATACATCTATAATATCTCCTTCTCCTGTATAATCATTTAAGCTGAAGTCATTGACGGTCGTATCAAAATGAGCTCTACCATCATACTCCATATACTCATCTCTTGGAGAAACCGCTGATTTACACTCATACATAACTGCATTTATCGGTTCTCCTGTTGTGACTGTTGTACGTCTTGCATTCTCAATAATGGAATTTAGAGACCATTCAGAGAAATTAGGTTCTTTGCAAGACTTAAATTTCCCGCTTATATTGCAGGACCAGACATTCAAATTACCATTTGAGTCGAGAGCATAAACTCGCTCTCCCGCCTTGTAGTATTTATCTGGTATAAATTCCTTCGGTACCTTGTCACCAAACAAGGCACCGACCATTACATCCAGATTATTTATCGGGCGGTTTTTATTGTCACGAACTTGTATAAGTCTCATAACTTTTATTCACCACCTTTCTTTTAGTATGCCAGTAACAGTGAGTGAACAAAGGACTTTTTCACTGTTTCAGGAATTTCAGTTATGGTAATGCTATCTAACGAGACTATCCTGTTGTTTTCTTCAATCATATTCTCGCTAAGCCTTGTGAGCTTGCAAGTGATTGTTTTCTGCACACCATCTGCTGTATAATTAATCGTGATAGTAGGATCAATGTCTGCAAGCTTAAGCATCTTGCATTCCCCGTCTTGAGACAAGAAAGTTGCATCAATGCTAAGACAGAGTCTCCCTATCCTGTCAGGTATCACGATAGTTTCAGTCAGCAAATTTTCTCCAGGTGTATAGACATTTGTCTTGTATTCATCATCGAAAGTAATCTGATAAATATCAGCTCTTCCCATACCATACGTTATGACTTTGCTGTTAAAGTCTTCGATATGGTGCTTTAGACGTACAGTGGTGCTAATTGACGTAACAGTTCCGTCTGCATTTACAATAGCAGGTTCCGCTGTATTCGGATCAGTCATAAACTCTTCACGGAGAGCATACTTGTAGTTATCCGTATTCAGAGGACGCATTGCGAATCTGTCTTGTAATGCACCTACGCCACTATAGTCAATATTGGCATCTGAAAACATATCTTTTTCTCCCTTCTTAATATTACAATCAATGGATTTAACTAAGTATCCGCCTATTGCGTTACTATCTATACATCCATCATTGCTGTCGATTGGCATAATCCCATAATCTAATAAGAGTGACGGGAACGCCTCCTTAATTTCTTGTGTGATTTGCCTCTTGTTAGCGTTAATGAACGTATACATGAAGTATTCGAAGAAGAATACAAGTGCATCAATGTTAAGAGCAACACTTTCAGCAATATCAGGAGTATTATCAGGAAGCGGTTGCTTTGTTTCATCAATAATCTTCTTCAGTCCTGCAATATCGTCCATCAATTCATCAATGATTGTATTGTTCCAATCCACTTGGACAGGAGCATCAAATGATGACTCATAGTAAGGGAGATGGAATATTTCAGTGTCACGGTTTTTCACAACAATCAGAAGATTGATACGAGAATCTACTCCCTGAATATAAAACTTAGTCGGAGAGATAATCTCAATGTTCTTCTTATTTAGTTTCTGACCATTTACATAGATATCATACCACTTAAGAGATATAGGTAATGCTATTTTTCCATCAAGGTCTACGAAACCTCTATTGTTTTCTTCGTCAATCGTACGCTGAAAATACACAGCACGGAATTGAGCAGGGACATGGTCGATTGTAAACCTATCACCTTCCCTAAGAAGACAACTTGTTCTAAAGAAGTCTTTCTTTCCATATCTTTCAGATGTATTGATATAGTATTCGATAGGAAGTAACAATCTTCCGTTATTGAACACCCTATAGTTCGACCTGTCATACCCACCGAAATTACTAATTTCACCTTTTGTATACCAGAACGACCTATCATCGTCATCTGGATTTTCATGATAGACATCACCAGAAGCCATTACTGTAGTTCTTTGAATACCTGCTCTTATCTGTTTTCCGACATAAGCTTCGTCCTTTACATATACTCGAACCTTATTCTCAAGGGGAATATTCCTTTGCTCAGGTATTTCTACCCACCTATCATATTTCTCATTGAACTTGTAAAGGACTTCAATCCTCAACTTATTCTTTGGGATAAACAAAAGGGTATTCAAATCAACAGCATAGATTTCCCTGGAATATCCAAACATCTGCCTATCTTCTGAGAAATCAAACTCAACGACTGGTGTATCTATTGACTCTACTGTACCACGTTTTTCAATCGTATAGAGTTTATATCTCTCGATTTCAATCATAGTAGTAGGTTTAATCTTATCAACCGGTATATAGATGAAATAGAAATTCGGACCAGATAAGATTGTATAGGTATTATCTAACTGAAAGTACCCATCAATGAAAATCCTGAACCCGTACTTTCTTGTTTCTACATAGTGACGGTTCATAGCAAATACGTACCTATCTTCGTTGAATGTGACTACAGGAGTTCCTGCATCTATTTCTTCCCTCGAACTATCTCTCCTGATACGATTAGTCAAATCAATTTTCTCCATATCAAGAAAGAATTTGTCACTCGGAAGATTTAGCATATCCATATATACGGCAAGAGCCCAAGGATTATTATAGATTGCTTTATGAAGTTTTTGTACCTTATAGTTCATCGTATCAGGCACGTATACTGAACCTTCATAATCCTCAATGGAATATGTAAACGTAGAAGGACGGTAATTCTTTATAATATCATCAATCGAACCGTCTTCAAACCTCGGAAGGAGTGCGATATATTCTTCATACTTCTTGAGGTCATTGATGTATTCTTCTGACTTTGTAACAGTATCCTCATCTTGGAATACAAGTGCTAACCCCTCTTCATTATCTTCCAATCCGTTGAACTTATAGATATTCGGATAATACATATCCGCAGAAATATCTCCATCAAATTGGAATGAACCAATTCCAGTCTTCCTTGAAAGGAATACAAAATGCTCTTTAGGACAAGGCATTTTTGCTTCAGATAACTGCGTATAAGGGTGCTCATTCGAGAAATATCTCTTAGCAAACAAATGGTCAAATGTAATGAAGCAAAGGTGATAAGTCTTTCCACCAGCTCCCAAATCATTATCAAAGTTTATTACCCGAGACTCCGTATCTATGGTAATCTTGTCAGATAGAAATCTTCTACTGAGACCTTCCCCTGAATTTAAGAAGCAAACAGTTTCATCTGTAAAGTATTCTGACCCAGTAATATTATCAAACGGAAGACTACCATTTGCACGGTTAATGATATACTGATTGGTATTAAGCATTGATACCTTGAAATTTGGAACTATGATGATTGTAACCGTAGGATTTTCTTCCATCCATCTGGTATAATCAGCATATGTAATTCCATGTCTACTTTGATTTGACTCAAGGTCAATAATAATACCAGTCTTTGCTTCCTGAGGATAAACTTCAGTAGTAGAGATATAATCACCATTAATGAATACAAGGTGATTATATCGGAAAATACTTGGGTTCTCAGATATCTCAACCTGATTGACCGCTTTGTTGTAAACATCCGAATTACGATATTTCTTACGTAGTTCAGCACGAATGAATTGATAATCTATATACGCAATATTGCGTTTTGGAAAATATTCTCTCGTTTTTTCTCCAGATAAACGATAGGTTGGTTTGAAATCTCTAAATGGGATATCAAATCGTTCCATATGTAATCTGGCTCTTTGAGTTTGGTATAAACTCCAGAAGTTGATAAGGGATAGACGCTCCAATGTCTCATTTAACGCCGTAAGGCTAAATGTATTATTTGCATAGAGGACATCTTCCGGTATTTCTAAATCGTTAATTTTATCAATCAATTCTTCTTTCGGAGTTTTTATTGTCAAATCCATATCGTAAAACCTCCTTTGCTTAGTATTTAAAAGATTGTGCTAAAACGGTCATCTAGGAGAAAATAATGTTTATGAAGATTTTATTGATATATTAAAATTTGGTAACTATACAACCATACACTAAGGAGGTTTGTTATGAGTAACAAAATGAGGAAGTTCTCGAAATATCCAAACAATAGAGTTTGGAGACCAGAATTTATTACTAGAAGCCAAATGAGAACTTTTAGTGATTGCGATATTGTGTTTTCGGATGAACTCCCGAACAACGTAAAAAATATCGCAAATCAATGTTTTTCTGAAAAAGCTCCAGAGTATGTTGAAGCATCAAATGAAACTGTGGATTATCTTGAGAAGTTCTGGATAGAACAGACCAAAGATAAAGAATGCATACCATCAGATATGGTGGTCGGTGGTTGTGTACCTCTTCCTGATTGCGAGTTCACAAATACCGCCAGTGATGGTACTGTTGGTGGTATGTCATACAGGGTCAAGCTGTTTGATGATTATCATGAGATTGTATCAAATGCTAAGGAAGAAAAAAGCACTAACGATTTTATCGGAATGGTGATTGGTCTATTGATAATGAATATGAAGTTTGTTGATAGGTCGTCCTCTGTGATGATAGCGGTTCCGTTGGCCTTTAGCGAGGCGTTTGGGATATCTCCATCGCATACAGTTATTTTACCAGAAAGACAACCAAAAGCTATGTCGAGTAGTATGTTAATGGAGCTTAAAAAATCGCTAATAAAGGATTTGATATAGATAACGAAGTGTTCTTATACGATAGATCTTGCCACGAACTTATAACGATTGCGATACTATCTACATGGTATAGTATACAACTTGCGTTGTTGCATCCAGTGACGAAAGAAATAATTGAGAAACGGTCAAACTTAAAGAAAGGAGAAATCTTAACTGCACAAGATCAGAAATACAAATCTGAAGTACCAAGGAGGGTTAAATATGTCAGACATAAGATAATTATGGCTGATATTGAAACAAAACTCGATGAAGTGATATATGGCAACAATGAGAATCGCAGTTATACTAGAAAATGCGGATCTTGGTATGTCGTCGGTCATTGGAGAACGTATAAAACGGGAAAGAAGATATTCATTCAGCCTTATTGGAAAGGACCGTTAAGGGAATTTCGCAGGTCTAATTCCGATAGAATAAGAGAAATTGTTGAAGAAAACGTGGAGATTTCTGAGATATCAGGAGGCAATGATGAGGGTCAACTCGATGACCATCAAGGGAAGGATGTTGGTCAAGGAAATCAATCAGCTACTGAAGTATGAGAAAGAGGAATATCTCGAACATTATGACGATGAACTCAGATTACTTCGTAGTAAGATGAACGATAACGGAATTTATAATCGTTATATATCCGATATCGAAACCATGAGCACGAATTATGCTGCTACAAGATTTTCAAAAGTTCGAAAAATTCTTGGTTACGTAAAGAAGGAAGTTGTAGCTAGAGAGGAAATGTTGTATGCTCTTAAGAAAGAACGAGAGTATACAGAAAAGAAACAAAAAGAAGTTGATGAACTCTTCATTACATTCGATGAAGAGTATGATAACCATACTGAGCGTTATCTTGAAGAACAAATAGCCGCAAACGGTTCTTTTGATTGCACTAAACTATGACAGTAACGACTGAGGAGTAGTATTATGACTACTCCTCAGTCTTCTATATATTTATTCCGCTAGGGTTTGTTGATTACGAATTCAATTCATTTTTTGCTATTCTCCCGAGTGCATACCCGAATAGAGGTCATATTTCGAATCCTCAATTATAACGCAATCTCTTCTTTTCTGACATCCGTAATCTCTAGCGAAACGTCGATTTAAAGACATCTTCTTATCCGTTTATACATTGGAAGATGCCCTAGTTCGCAGACGATTATATCAATGTTACTACATACAAACGAAAATTATTTTTTATCAAAATTTGAAATCTCAGTAGCCATGTTGTTAATCGCCATAGTGTTGATGATTACAAATAACCTATGAGAATCTTGATTGAATGCATTGTATGTATACAGTTTCTTTTGTTCAAGGTCTATATCAAAACCCTTAATACCTCTTGGTAATTCTTTATTCCCACGAAATACTCTAAACTGTAAGAAATATTCCAGTGGAATATTCATTTGCTTATGATGATTTATAAGGTTTCTAATAGAAATCTTATTTAGTATTTCACTGATATCGGTTTCATCTATCCCTGTCTTTGGGTCAGGAGTAGCAAAATAGAATGGACTTTCAATTATCTTCCATCCTTTCTCAAGACCTAAATCATAACCAAGAGGAATTGATGACATAAGAATTACCCTATCTTCGCTATTCATCAGATTTTCATCCATAGGGGCTTTTCTAAACGTATCATCACTGTCAAACAGGAACGTGTACCAAACTCCTACACTATTGAATTCCATAGATAAAGATAATCCAATAGTATAAGTGTCAGTGACCATTCCTTTAGTGGTACCATCATCTGGTTGTAAATCTGATGGGAATACCTCTATTCTTGTAGGATACATCATAAAGAATTCTGTATTGCCGGAACTCTTATGAAGCTTATAAGTGATTGGAACTTCTGATACTGTGTTCATATACTCTAGTATTGATGCAGTATCATTCCTATCTATATGAAGGTAATCGGCTATTGAATAAACCACACTCTTTGGTATATAAGCCTCTAGTATGGTTTGAAGCGGGTAGTAGTTTTCAATACCAAGTTGATTTCTTAAGTCATGCATGATATTTGCTTGTTGGTTATAAGTCTCTAATACAATAACCACGTCATAGATAATCTTATATCTATTCCAGATGAAATCAACATCCAGTCTATGTTCAGGGTCGTGTATTAGTTTTACTCTATCAGCAAATTCCATATGGGTTCTACCATTTGCTAACCTTGTCATCATAGTAGAACCATAAAACCAATTTCCGTTACCTTCCCAATCAACTCTAGGTCTTAATACCAACATAGGCTTTTTATTCTTCCAGAAACCAGTTTTAGCTCGAAATACATCTAACTGCCTATGTGATAATTTGGTACTTACATGAATCTTATTAAAGAAATCAGGACCGAAAAAACTTTCCATATAATCAACAGCAACACAAGCTACGTTACCGAATGTATGTACAATGGAAGGGTTCGACATTGTAAGTGACATATTCACACCTCCTTATTTAGATTACTCTTTTGTGGAAATTACATAATCTTGGTGGAGTACGTTTAATGTTTGAAGTTATAGATTAGTTTATATTAAGAGAACTGAGATGGGTCAGTTCCCTTATTTTTTTGTATTATCAAAGCATTTTCCACAAACCCCTAAATGTCATTTTTAGGAGGACAAATAAAATGAATGAACATCGAAAATACTATCATGATGGAAAAGAGATACCATCTTGTACTGAAATAGTTAAATTACTTGATAAACCCGAACTTGTTAGTTGGGCTAATCATATGGGTTTTAAACGTATAAACGCAACCAAGTACTTAGATGAAAAAGCGGCGTATGGAACCCATTGCCACAAGTTATTTGAGACCTATTTTTCAAATGGAATGATGTACGCTGATACATCCGATAACATACTCTCAAAAGAAGAATATAAAGCGATTATTTTCAAATTTCGTTTCATTGAATTATTCTTCGAAAAAGAGGGTATAGAAGTTATCAATAACGAACTTGCAATGGAAGGGTCTACATACGGTGGAACTCTTGATATGCTTGCTTATAATAGAGCTAGTGATAGCTTAATGATATTTGATTTGAAGACTTCTAAATCCATTTATCTGAGCCATTGGTTACAACTAATGGGATACGTTCAATTATTGGAAGAAGTCTATAATTTACCTGTAACGAATATCGGAGTTATACTGTTATCAAAACCGTTATTATCCCCTGATATGGTTACTATTAGAAAGACCAAAGATTGTCAGGCGGAACTTGAAATTTTTAACCATTTGAAAGACATATATTACTTAATGAATACAAAGGAGGAAATAAATAGTACCGAGAATTGACGGAAGGGAGATATTACTAGATGAGACATGAGATTATATCAATGCTAATCTCTGCTGATTGGCATTTGGGAGCGATAGATTCAGAACGATTTAGAAATGAATTAATATCAATAGTACAAGAAAAGCTAAAGTCACTAAAGTCTTTAGATTTATTCATAGTTGCAGGTGATACATTTGATATGAAAGAATACTTATCTTCAGATACAGTAAAATCATTCTTTCGTATCCTGGTTGACCTATTAGGTATCACTAAGAAGTTCAATACAGAGTTCAGATTTATTGAAGGAACTAGAACTCATGATGCAATGCAACTAGAAACACTAGAGATTATATGTAATCAGTTTGTGGACCACGAAAGGATTAAATTTATCCATGAGGTATCACGAGAAGAATTTAAGGGAATTAATATCTTATATCTACCAGAAGAATACGTGGTAGACAGTGATACTTACTATAAATCATATTTATCAGACCATTATGATTTCATATTTGGTCACGGACCTACTGATTTGATGTGGTATATGAAGAAGGAGAATGAAATGGCTAAATTACATTCATCGGCTACTGTCTTTAAGGCAGATGAATTATGCAAAGTTGCCAACTATTCTTATTTTGGTCATTTCCACTATAATATTGCTGCGGGTATTGATAGAAGATTTAAGTCTATAGGGCCTGTAACAAGATGGGAGTTTGATAAAGATGGAAACTGTGGAATGTATTATACAGAATACGATAAAGACACTGGTATAGCATTTGAGGAATATTTATTAAACAAATATGCCCCTATAATGCCAACTGTAACATTTTCCATCAAAAAGAATTATGAGCTTGATGACTTAAATAGGCTATTACATGATAGGCTTGATAAAGTAAAAGATACAGCTGACAAAACAAGACTAATCGTTGTAATAGACTCTACTCTTGAACAATTCGTTGTTATGAGAGATTTCGTATTAGCATCGTTTGGAAAAATTCCAGATGTAAAACTCCTATTGAAAATAGTTAGTTCTAGTGAAACTGATGATATTTCAGATGTTGAAACCACGGAAGAAAACTCTTTAGAAGAACGTCCGTATTTATATGATAAGAGTATGCGTGACGAAGCGCGTATAGCGTCTTTTATCAAAAAGAAAGCAGGTGCTAACATCTCTTTAGAGAACATTTTATCAATTATTAAACCTAAAGATACGAAAATAGGTAATAGGGAGGAATAAACCCGTGGGTGATACAGAAATGGTTAAAGAACCGCTTCGTAACATCCGGTGGGACGTTACGATGTTAAATAAAATCATTGGGTATATATTCAAGAAGAGTAAGAATATTACGAACTTGAATTTACGCAATGTACAAAAGTTACTTTTGCAATGTGATTATGAGAACTACAAGAACAGAATGGTCATTATGGAACGAGTGCGATTTATCTTAAAAGCACTCGACGCAAAGCTCGATAAAAGATACGAAGACGAAGGAATTGTCCTCAGTTATTGTACACCAGATAATCCGAGTGAACAAGTTGAGGAAATTCTAAAGAATTTGGACAGATATAAAGCCCTTAACTACAAAGAAATTGACTTTGTTACAAACTTTATTGAGGATAGGCTGACATATGGGTCGCTTATTAACCAAATTCCTCGTATAAAGGAAGTTATAGAAACAGTTGAGAGCGGGGATTTTTCATCATATAGAGACATTAATGATGATGTCAAACTTTGGATACGTGATTATATGACCGCCCAAAGACAAATCTCTACTATTTGGAATAGTGGAATGCTTGATTTTAACGATCCAAACATTGTAGAACGTGTAGGTGAAATAACAGAACGATTAGGAGATCAATCTTCTATCATAATCACCGGCGTGCAAATGTTAAATGAAATGCTTTCTCCAGGATTCCGACCTGGAAAATTATATATGTTCTTAGGTGTAACTGGCGGTTTCAAATCAGCTATGTTATTAAAGGTGGTACTCGATTGTGCGAAGTTTAATGCTAAAACATTCAAACCGAAACATGAAGGTATGAAACCTTATGTATTATATCTTACTATGGAGAATACCATAGATGAGTCTTTTGCTCGTGTTTGGAATATGGAAGTGGAAAATACGGATGTCGAAAAGAACAGTCCTGCTGATATAGTAAAGAAACTCAAAGAGAAGAAAATCATTTGTAATGATGAAATTGGTATCATATTCATGTATCGTGCGAATATGAGTATCACTACAGAGGATATTCGTGATATTATTGATGAGCTTGCTATGTCAGGAAAAGAAGTAATTATGGTTAGTTTCGACTACATAAAACGTATCCTTCCACATCAAAGAGCAAGAGATGAAAAAGAGATGCTCAAAAATGTGACGAATGAAATACGACAGATTGCGATTGACTATCAAATATCGGTAGTATCAGCTCACCAATATAACAGAAATGCATTAGCTACATTGAACGCAGCCGCAAGAGATGGAAAAGCTGATTTAGCTAGATTCATTGGTGGTGAAAATGTAGGTTCTGCATATGAAGTTATGGAAAACCCTGATATGTCGATTGGTCTAAATCTTGAACGAAAGAAAGATACTGGTCAGTTGTATTTGTCGTTTAGTAGATTGAAGGAACGTTATAGACCATCCACTAAATTAACTTATTTCAATCAACCGTTCCATAAAGACAATGAATTCTCTATGATTAACGATGTATTATTATCGAAACCATTGGGTATCATTAGTCTTGATACGAATATGGAAGGGGTTAGTGCAGATATGTTATTTAACACTAGAGGACGGTCGTCTCACAAAAATCCTTTGATGGATAAAGATTTGGTTACAGATGATATATTTGATTTGGAACCAGTGCATTAAAGAGAAGATTGATAGGAAACTAAACGTATCCTATCAATCTTTTTACCATATATAATAAATTTCAGGTTCATAGACTTTTTGCAACTATATTAAATAATTAGATATGGAACTCGATATGAGAACTGCTGAGCAGGTTTAGGAGAATATCCCAACTGCTCAGCAGTTACCAGACAAGTTGAAGTCTCTCAGGAAACAGTTCTTTGATAAGGCTGACCTGAAAAACTCCACATGGGCTGTGGGCGTACCATACTCACAGCAAATCAAGTACATACCTCGTGTTATTTACGGCTAATTAGCTGACGATGTGTTTTGGGAGGGAATACTGACCACTATCAGTTGAACCTACCATTACTTTTTTGTATAGGAATATTGAATCTTTTATAAATAATATAAGTGGCTACTACAGCACAAACACCTCGTAACCACCCAAGAGCTGTCTCAAAGCCAGTGATTACGAGGTAGGTTTCGGCACCTGAAACAAGTGCCGACGATCGTATGAGCTTCTTTCAGCGTTATGAGAGAGCTCGCGTTAATGTTTGGCTCAATGCGTTAGCATAGCCGAATGCGGTCGAACTGGGGAGTTAAACTGAGCCATAGGTCTGACTTCCTAGATTATTTTTTGTTATACTTATGATAAAAAGTAATACAAGAAGAAATGTCAGAGTGGTATTTGAACACCACTCTGACATTTTCGGAACTTTACCGAAAATCTTTCAAAAGGGGCGTCCCTAATGGAACCAATATCATTACTTAATTGTTGTTCCATTTTATGCCGCTATTGTGAGAGATTTTTGTGCCCTTGTAATAGCAGTATATAACCATTTCCTAGAATAATCAGAATCCCCTAATGCAGAATCAATGTATACTAGGATATTTGGATATTGTGAACCTTGAGCCAAATGACAAGTTGAACAATAACCAAGTTCAAATGTAACATCTGGTGAAAATCTTGGGTTTGTAGCTTTGCGATATTCATATTCGCTAAGTATATATGATGGATTAACAGGTACATCCTCAAAGCATACATTTGAAAATTCTGGTTTGAAATCTATCATAAGTTTTCCGGAACCATTTTTTGTATTACGGTTGATACTTGTTACGTTTCCTATCATACCGTTCACCAAAGCAATATCAATATCTATTGATGGGTCGTCTAGTAATATATCCCAACAGTTTTGACGACATATCAATTTATCCCCTATGACAATAGAATTTGAGTCAATTCCATATATATTCTTTCTAATATACCAGTTTATTGTGTCTCTAGTACGGTTAGTATTACATATGATGAGGTCAAATTCTCGGAGCATGTCATCTGTTAAATTCTCTCTCCTCATAACTCTACATTCACCATTGTTGTATTTACCATATGGAATAGGAACCCCATGCATTGCAAGTTGAGATAAATATATAATAGCACTATCTTTATGCTGTCTCATTATCTCATTTAGTATCACATCAGGTTTCTGTAAGAATAGACTTGTTCCAAATACAGGTGGTAATTGATGTAAATCACCAAGGACAAGGGTTGGTATTCTAAATGATAGTATATCGCTGCCTATATTAGAATCAACCATACCACCCTCATCAACCACCAGTAACTTAATACCTAAAGGTAATGCTTCTAGCTTTTCGAACTTTGTTTCAAGTACTGGTTTACCATGTAAATATACTATCTTATCGTTTTCATCTCGCTTATACTTCTTTGAGATTTGGTAAATGACACTATGAATAGTTCTGCCATTTACCCCAGACAATCGCAGAGCCAGTGCTGCTTTCCCCACGAATGCCATAAATACAACTTCTGAGTCACTTAATCCCAATTCTTGTATGATATGTTTAACGACCGTGGTTTTTCCAGAACCTGCTGGTCCCGATATCTCAAACCAAGGTCGTTCTCTATCTTCGGGATGTTTGTACCAATGTCTAAATTTCTCTGATGCAATTGCTTGCATCGTATTTAATGTAAAAGCCATATTCATCCCTCCTATATCATTAGTTTCTTGTATATGCGCTCCTATAGTTCTACTATCTTATTAATACTTTCACATCGAAGTAAATGATTTGAAAAGAAAGGAGTTATTATATGGCATCAACTGGTGAAAATGCAAAGACTGCTAATGTAAATGGATATAATGTTGATAATTACGAATATTTTGAAAACGTAGAACCGATTATTCCATTTCCCACGGAGATTAAGGCATATATCCCAAAATATATGCCGAATGTTACAAAGGGATTGTGGAAGAAACCATATCCTATCAGTATTAATTCGTTGCAGGCAAATGCTTCTGATTGTAAAGTTTCTCTTCCTACAACTGTAATGGAACAGGGATATATTACGATTGGGCATTATCCCAATGAGAGACCGAACTTTACAGATAAGGCTACCTTAGTTAATGGGAAATTAACTATAAAGAAGGGTAATCAGTTCATCGCTGAAGTTTTATATAGCGATGCATCTGAAATAAAATTCATAGGAAAGGTGTGATGAGATGTCTGTAAAAGATCCAAGCATGGCATATTCTATACCTAGAGAAGTTGAAATAGGTAAAACTATTGAGACATCCCACGGGAATATGCAATATAAGGCTAGATTTACGGATTTGACAGGAGACGAAGATAGGCATATTGTAATGCCTCATTATTCGTTAATTGCCAAATATCGTAATATTCTAAATCAGTATATCTATGAAAAAGAACTTACTGAGGAAGAAATGCGTAGATATAATCAAAGACCGAAGTTATTATCGTCTGACCTTTATAATACTCCAGAACTTTGGTCTTGGATTTTATACATCAATAACTGTAAGTCAATAGCAAATTTCACAAATAAAAAAGTGAAGGTATTTACGTCTAATATACTTTCTGCTGTTGACGAAATTATGACAATCGAGAATGATGATTTGACGGAGAACCACAATGCTGCATATCCATCAGACTTGTAAACTAAATAAAGGGGGCTTAAAAATGGCTAACAAAGATGAAATAAACAAGCAGTTTGCTCAACGCGGTAAGGTAATTAAGTGGTTGATGGATCACAGAAGCAGAGTTTCTTCAAAACTTGCCATTGTTGCTAGTGATTTGATAATGCGTGGTCGCAGACATGACAATAGTTATACTTCAGAAACTGAGGTTGATTTGTTCATTAAGGCACGCGAAGGCGACCAACAGGAATATCATAAGGAACTTTTATCAAGGGTGCATGAGAACTTGAATGACTATTGCTTTAGGTACTATAGCAATGGTCTTTTGGGAATGAACCTTGTTCAACTCTTTGAATATATCTGTGACAAAATGTCACGACTTGAAGAAGAACGAGGGATTAAACTCGGTGAGAAAAGTAATATCACCAAAGAAGATTATATAAATGCGGTCACAGCAGAATTCGGAGAATTATCTGAAGGGTTCGCTGCTCTTATCAGTAACACCGTCGAATATATTATGGACGCAAATAAGTACACGAAGGCTATATTGGAACGGAAAGATATGGAGATAGCTGATTATGTCAAGACCAAAGAAGGATAAGTTGTTTGATTTGTTCAAGTCTGGGTTCAAAATCAATCTATTTTATAAACCGACAATGAAAGATGGTGATGATTTTTATTACATCATACTGGATGATACGCTTCGGTTAAAAGTTAAGAAGATTGATAATGTATACGTAATAGATGATATTACTTCACTGACCGCAGTATACATTAAACCCATATATGAACAATTAATACGATACATTATGGCTCAATCTGATTTGACAGTATTGGTATCAATGACCGGTGATTCCGTTCCAATACAACAGGCTTGTGTTGCTTGTAATGCCCCATTAAAATCGGATGATAGATATATCACGGTTCCGTTAGGGTACTATAATAGACTCAAGTCTTTTTACGGTGATGATATAACCAAATACGGTTTTTATATATTATCAGTGAGTGATAACGAAGATGAGCCAGAAGAAGATATGATAGAGATGGATGAGGTACCACAAAAACCTCAGAAATCTGTCAATCAAACTCCTATCGGAGTTGAACCACCGATATCAAAAGCAGGGAAGATACTTGCAAGTGAGCTTAAAAGGGACTTTCCAAAAGTCCGTATAGAGCAAATAACTAAAGACTCAATCGAATGTCACTTACTCAAGGATGAGAATTTCTTGGTTGAAATTATAGATGATAGTATCTACATAAAAGAACTACTTATGAGTCCAGATACACAAATCAATCTTGTATTAACCATGACTATAGTGACAGCGATTGAAAAGCTAAAAAGTCTAGGGTTTAGTATATTCATCTTGAATGTTCAGAATAGGGACTTGTTTGCTATATGCAATGGTAAAAAGTTCAATCACATTCAAGAAGAACAAAGGTTACCCATAAACAAGTTATTCAAACAAGCATTTCATGGTTATGGAACCTATCAGGTAGTATAATTTTTTATAGGTTTTGTAACTACTATATAAAATCTTTCAAGGAGGTAAGAACTAATGAAATTTACTGTTAATGAAATTGATATCTTGGACTCAAGGGCAGGTGAAGGTCTTAGAGTTGGTGATAAGACAATCGGGTGTGCTAGAGTTACAGGTATCACTTTAGAAGATGGAAAGACTCTATATGATTACGCCAAGGAAGGTCTTGTACTGGAAACCATCAGTCATCTTGAACTTGTATATGGTGACGGGGAAGAGGAAGTATTGGCGTTGAATGATAAGGATATCAAAAACAGTAACAACTATGTTTTGTTCGTCAGGGAGCCCGATAACGCTGACGGCAGCAAAGGTGATGTTTCTGTTATCCTCGGATGTAAGGATATCACGGATTTGTTCAAATTACCGGAATCTGATGCGGAAAATCTTCAGAAATATCTCGGACTTTTGGCTGAACAGCGCGGTCTGGTTATGATTAACTACACGGACTTGGAAACGAATACAGAATCCATCATGTTCGTGAACCAGTTTGATAGGGAGATTGTAGATGCTCTATTGGACAATGACCAAGCTGATGCAAAGAATTCCTATAAATCAATGCTTTCCAGTAACGAGTTCCGTTCGGAACTTCAGACACATAATTTCATCCGTACGTTCTTGTTATCTATTGTCAAGACGGGGCAGGATAGGTATAACAAGCTGAACAGGGATGACGTTATCACTGAGGTCGCCAAGAAGCTTGTTGGTATTACATACTGGGTAGATGGAGAGTTGGTAACTCCCACTGTGAAGAATATCAACGATTATCTGGTAGACATCACGGAGAACATTCGGATTAAGTAACAATATACGATACGTGGATAGACTATTTACGTTTATCCACGTATCATTCGTTTTCCACATAATAATAAATCCAATTGAAAGGAGGATTAGATTATGAGAAGTGATAATCTTAAAGAGACAGTGGCAACTGCATCTGAATTGAAAGAAATGATCCAAACTGCTTCCGCTGATGCCAAAGCTGGCAAACTTCAGGTAGGAGCTGTAGTACGGTTAATCGCTCTGGTCATTGTGTGGGTAAACCAACTTGCAGCTACTTTTGGTACATATTCTGTACCGAATATTTCGCCTCAGGCCATTTATTTGATTTCCACGGTTATTACAATCGTCGTATCGTTATACGGCTATTGGAAGAATAACTCTTGGACGAATGGGGCGAAGGTTGCAGACATCGTCCTCGATGTAATCAAGGATTCTGGCATTTCCACAGATGAAGTAGTGGGAGCTATAGGTACACTTGTCGATAGTCATTATAATAAGGAAGACGCAGATATGAGTTCAGGTGATGTTTCTCCTGAAACTATGGATGCTCAAGATGTATATGAGACCGACAATGAACCGGACGAACCTGACCCAGATGATGAATCGGTTGGTTGATTATAAAAACAGATGAAAGTTGCAACAGAAAGAGTGAGGTGAAGTATATCACCTCACTCTACTTCTTTTTGTATTAAAAAGGCGTAGTCACAAGAATATAATCTTAGTTTGAAAGGAGGTTTTATTATGTCTTATGCTAACTTATCAAACTCCTATCAGTGGAATTTGATGAATACAAATAATGCATTGACAGACCGTATTGCTGAAGCTATGAAAACTGGTAAACAGGTTACATTAGCTCAGTTAGAAACTGCATTTAAGGCAATTCAAAATCGGGTAAAGAGTCCGATTTACAACCAGTTGATAAAGTCAGTAAAGGATGAGAGGATTGTGATGGTATATTGCGAGCAGGTAAAGATACCATTATACCTTCCTTTTGTTGTAATTAAGGGCGGAGCTACTGGTTTGACAGGAATTGTATTTCTGAACCATTGTGAGTGTGTACCGGGTGAAACCGAATATACCGTAGACCCTCGTAAGTTAAAGGTGTCTATGGAGAGTTGTTACTTTGCAATCCGTATGATGGAAATGGATATCAGTGGCAATCCAAAGCTGACTTCACCATCTATCATCAGACCTGCATCTAAGATTTACACTCACACGGTAACTGAATGTATTAATCGTAAGTATACGATTAAGTTGGATCAGAATATCTATAACTCGGTATCGTTTATGGTTTCGAGGTTCTTCATAAATACGGTACTTGGTTATAATCCGGATTATGATACCGTTGAAAATTTCTGTCTGTATGATTTGAAAAATCCCGACTTAAGTTCTATTCGTATTGTGAATGAGAGATTTGAGGTTGGGGATTTTACAGACTTCAGTAAATTCTTGACGAAGCTTGTATCTGTTCCTGAATTGCAGGGAAGGATTGGAAAATTGAATGTGAATACGTTCTTGCAAATGTTCATTTCCTTATATAATGCTCCAATGACACTTGCTCTTGAAGTATTCCCATATCTGGTATATAATATTCTGTCGGTACTTCAGACTACATATGTCAATAACTATCATATGTTAAAGAATATTATCGGAGAAGATGGTGGAAAACTCTATGGTTATTTGGTAGCAATACTTGCAGATTAAGGAGGTGAGATAAATGGATTTTGAAACATTGAAAGCAATCGTGAATGCCAATGGTGGATGGTCAAATGTAGCCCTATTGGTTTTCGATAATGCTCAACTCTATGTCAATGAAGATGGAAAGTCTCCTATTAGTGAAGACAACTTCAAGAAGTTTGGAGACCAATATTGTTTTATGGAACCGGTTATAGTAAGAAATCGTAAGACATATGAGTATACCCTGGAACTTAAAAACTTCCATCCGCTAGATCATTTGCAGAGTGTGGTTATGGGCGATATTTCTAAGGCTGACCGCGCAAGTGTCAATGACATGGTTAGGTAAGTTTTAGAATTTATTGAACCCACAAAAGTTCAATGACTTTTTTATGACTATATTAAAAGGGTGAACTGAGGACTGATAGGTGAGACCAAAAATCATAGATTTATAATATCTGCTATACAGAGAAGTAAATCAGATTCGATTGGTCCAAGCCATAAGCCTGTCGTGTCTCGGTTTAGGCATTTCCGGAAACGCCTAAAATTAATCTTTCAAAAGGAGGTATTAAATTATGGCAAACTTGAATCAGCAGCAGCAGGATCTGAAGAGGAAACAGAATGAGATCCAGCAGGAACTGTACAACAATCAGCAGAGAATTCAGAGGGGTTGTGACCACAAACCTCACGGCGGTTCAGGTCGCGTTCGTTCTATCAAGGATGAAAATGTGCCGATAAGGAATAAAGATCAGTATTCTGATACAACGGCATACTGCGATAATTGTAGGGCGATTTTCGAATCTGAGACGTATTCTAAGCAGGAGCTGGAGTCTGCGATGTATATGTTTGCTTCCATGTTGGAGCAGACCAAGCTCGCAGCGAATTTATCTGATGAAGATTATCAGACGATTTTCCAGGGATATGATGCATTAGATATACTTTCAAAGATTGTGGTTTACTACAATGATATGGTTAAGAAGTTGACCAATGGAAAGGGCAACAGCGGAAAGCGTCGTGAGAGTAAGGGCTCGATCGGGTTGGATGTTGGTATGTTCGGTGCTAGGTATTAAATCCATATGTACTAATTAAATCAGTCTCCAGCGAGGTTCTGCACATTTTTCACAAAAGACCCGATACGGTTTGACATATTTATTGTATCGTCTTCATTGTATGTGAAATCGTATTGCATTGCATTAAGTGGACAGGGATTTTGTATCCCTGTCCATCTTAAAAAGTTTTATTTTTTATAACCTATAATGATAAAGGAGGTATAAAGAGTTGGAAACAAACAACAAATCGAAGATAGTAGACGATGTGTTTACTACTCTGAAGAATGACATTGACAAACTTCAAAAGTCTCCTACACTTTATATATCATATCGTGGTCCAGCAGGTTCGGAACAGTTGGCTCATGAGATGGTAAACAACATGGTTGACGAACACCGGAACAAGAACACCGTATCCGACGGTAATATGGATATATTCTTGGACGGTGAAACTGGAGTATGCTACTTTAAAGATACTGGTCGTGGTATCAATTTCAATGATTTGGAAAATTCTTGTACTGTCCTACAAAGCGGTACGAAGATGGACAGAGCTACAGGTGGAGCATCTGGTGGTGAGTATGGAGTAGGGCTTACTGCAACAAATGCATTATCGGAAAGGTTTGAAATTACATCAACGAGAGAGGGTCAATCGAGGTTTCTCAGATTTTCTAATGGTAAGAAAGTAGAGGATAGGATTGTATCAGCCGATCCGAAATTACACGGATTAACAGTTGGTTTCAAACCTTCCAAAGCATTTCTTGGTGAGGATGCTTATGTTCCGCTTGATAGTTTTGCAGAATGGTTAAGAAGGACAGTGTTTACACTTGAACCTTCGATAAAAATAACGTTCAAAGCAACGGATACAGATGGTAAAGAAATCTTTAATAAGGTTTATCAGAATACGGCAGGGAATATTGGGGGTTTCATTCCTGAAATAATTGGAACGGATGTCGGATATCTTATGAAAACCCCTATTGTTCTTCAGAACAGAATGGATATTACTGAAACAAATATTCCTGTGAAGACAGAGGACGAAAATGGTAATGTTCATATTGATATGATTGAAAGAGAGAGGGAAATTGCAGTTGAGTTTGCATTTAACTATGCTCCGAAAATCACAGAGTCGTTGGTATATGGGTTTACCAATATGATTGAGCAGATTGATGGTGGCGTTCATGTAAATGCATTAAAGACTGCGATATCAAATGTAGTATATGCTGAAGCGATAGCTGCATATAAAAAGAACGAAGACCTTATTATCCCTGAAGATGTTTTGACTGGGTTAGTTGCAGTTGTAAACTTAAATACTACTATGAGTACTGGATTTGAGTCTCAGACAAAACATAAGCTTGGGAATAGAAAGTTCATTGACCCATTGAAGAAGCTTTATACGGAAGCTCTTACAGGGTATTTCCAAACTACAGAAGGTAAGAAGGAAGTAAAGAAGATAATTGACTTCGTGAAACTTAATGCGAAGATAAGGACAGATGCTGCGAATAAAAGGAAGTCTGTAAAGACATCTCTCCCATCCTTAATGGATTCAAAACTTATAGGGAATTATGTCGCAGCAAATCTGATAGGTACACCAAAGGAGAATCGTCCCATCAAGCTTGAATTATATATGGTTGAGGGAGATTCTGCCGGTGGTCAAGCAAGAAAAGCAAGGTTCAATCCTGATTATCAAGGAATATTGAACTTTACAGGGAAACCTGATAATTTTTATAATCAGTTCAGAAACAGTAGAACGGCAACGCTTCCGGCTAATAACGTCTATGCGGTTTTATTAGACCAAGTACTTGAATGCGGGTATGGTTCTCATTTTAATGAGGATAACCTCATATATGATAAAATCATATTCGGGTTTGATGCTGATGTTGATGGAGACCATATGGCAGGGTTGACTTTATCATCAATTTATGCAGGAGCACCTAAATTGATTCTCAATGGACATTGTTACAGAGTTATCACTCCGTTATACAAAGTTGCAGAATCTCAGGCGGCTGCAAATAAGATGAGTAAAACCGATATTGACGAGAGGAATTATCTTTGGTCAAAGGCAGAGTTGTATGATAGGTTTGAGAGTAATTGTACCAGGTATGCATCCATCAAGTTTAACGAGGATGAAGACTTCATATCTGTAGACAATATGAAACGGTTTTTAAGGGCAAATCGAGAATATTATGAGGTGCTTGATAGAATATCTTCTTATGAGTCATCACCAAAAGAAATATTCGAATTCATTGCAGCAACTCCTGACTTTGAAGAGAAGATTGGAGAACTTGACCCTGAACTCCATTTCAATGATGGTGATATTTCTGGTTGTTATAGAGGAACCTTCGTAGGATTAAGACTTAGTAAATCCTTGATGGAAGATATTAAGTATCTATCTGACATCATTCGTATAAGCAACGACGGGATTTATCAGTATGAATTCTACGATAGGAGAGGTGAAAATGCTGAATTCAATCATGTCGGTAGACTTACGATTGGACAGATTATGGAACTATGCCAGAAGTATACTCCGTATATTGTAGGGAGATATAAAGGATGGGGCGAGATGTCCAAATACGAGATGTGGAAATTTGCTATGAATCCTTCTTACAGGAGACTTGCAAAATACACAGTTGCAGATGTTGAGAGGTTTAATGCTACGATGGATACCTTGTTTATCAAGAATGCCAAAGGAAGATTTGCTAGGAAGCAACTCGTTCAGCAGAGTAATTTCTCATTGGATGATATTGATAACTAAGGAGACCGTTGTATGCTAGACTACTTTTTAGAACACTTAGGAGCCTTTGTATTCTCAGGTTTATTAGAAGCGTGGATGATTTATGCGTTTATAGTAAATCTTGAAGTCCACGAATATGAATTAAGTCTCCATCTTATTGGTACATCTGCTTGTATTATAATTTGTATGATAGTGGGTGTACTAATAGTGATATATGATTTCAAGTATGGAGGTGATTCAAACCGTTGACTTTAGAAGAATTAAAGACTTCTTTGAAGGAAGAACTTATAAGATATATGGTATACTGCCATACTTTGTGTATATATTATATATGCAACTTACCGACTAATAGTGATAATACAGCTTGGTGTTCCAACTAATTCTGATCTCATAAAAGCTATATGCTGTATTATCACTGTCGGTATTAGTGTCATAACAATATATTCCATGGCGATTTACCTGATCGACGACTATAGGTATTATCTGAAAAGAAAGGATAAAGAAAACCAAAAAGTAAAGAAGATTGGAGGTGAAGATATTGGCAAGCAAGAAAAGTCCTAAGAAAAGAGCCTCAGACATTATAGAGACTCAAGAGATGTATGACCAGAACATTGAATTGATAGATGCCGGTGAGTACACAAAAGAGCGAATTGTTCGTTATGGTGCCAATGTCTCTGTGGCAAGAGGTTGTCCATTATTATATGATGGGCTTATCAACGTAGTAAGAAGAACTTTATGGTTCATGTATCATGATAAGAAACTCTACCCGGATAGAAGGTACCAAAAAGCACTAGAATTTCTCCCTTCTACAACGAAATATCATCCGCATGGCGATCAAAGTATCGCTACTGCGTTTGAGAATGTGACTAAAACGTGGGAGAATAATGCGTTATATATAGATATGGATGGAAATGAAGGGTCGGTGGCAGGCGATGATGCAGCTGCTCCTCGTTATTTGGATGCAAGGCTTAGCCAGTATGCATGGAAATGTTTCTTCGAGGAGTTTGACCCATCTGTTATTGAAATGCAACAGAACTACCTGAGAAGCGATGTGGAACCTGTTGTACTTCCTGCAAGATATCCAAATTTCCTATTGAACCTTACAATAGGAATTGCATGGGGTAATTCATTCTCAATGGTTCCGTGTAATTTGATTGAGGCATTTAGCCTGACTCAGGCATTACTTGAACATCCAGAGATGGAAGGTGTTTATCTCTTCCCGGATAGCCCAAGAGGTTATGACATCATTGATGATGGTGTTATAAAAGACATTTGTGCAGTTGGCTCAGGAACTGTTAGGATTAGAGCAAAACTTGTATATCACGAGGAAGGTAACTATATCCTCTGTAACGGATTTCCTGAAAAGACCACGATGGATGCTATTATTCGAGCTATTGGACAAAGAGAAAAACGCAGTCCATTAGGAATTAAAGATATCTCTGATAAGAGTAATTTGGAAACGACAGAATTCTGGATTCTCTTAAAGAAGGGCGTTGACCCCGACTATGTTATTAATGAACTCTATAACGATAATAGCATAGGATTAAGGGCTACTGCTCAGATATTACTGAATTATGCCGATCGTACCAAAATGATGTCGGATACTGGTTCAGTTCCATTAAAGGATAGTATATTGAAGTGGATTGACTGGAGGATTGACATTAAACACAGAACGATTGCAAAGGAGTTATTAAAACTCAGAGAAGAAAAGCATCGGTTGGAAGCTTTGGTGCGGCTTGGAAATCAGAAACTGATTGATGATGTATTCGATATCATAAAGAAAGCTGAGACAGATGAGGAAATCATCAGTGAACTTACGTCAAGGTTTGGGTTTACATCATATCAGGCAAATTTGATATCTAATATGAAAGTAAAAGCTCAGAAGAAAGGAAGTATTGCAGAATATCAAAAAGAGTTCTCTGAGATTGATAGTAAGATTAAAGAGAAAGAAGATATTCTTTCCTCTAGTAAGAGGATAAAGCAAATAATATGGGAAGAACTTGAAGAAGGGAAGAAGTTGTTTGGGAAACCAAGACAGTGTCACATTATCAAGCCTGAAGATGCAGGTACTCCAGTATTTCATTATCGAGTAGTTGTCACTAAGAAATATGTAAAGAGACTATCTCCTACAGGTTTGGGCACAGGGTTCTTGGAACCGGACGATGATGTAATCGCATATTTCCAAGATATCACCTCTGCGGATTATATCCACATTGGAACCAATCTTGGGGAATGGTGTTATCTTCCGATTGACAAGATACCTGCGGCTGACCCATCTGCAAAAGGTATGGGTCTTGACCAATTACTTGGTATAACAGGTGAAGCTATTACGGCGATAAAGACTTGTCTTCCTTCTATCAAAGACAACCCAGATAAGTATCGGTTATATTGCTTTACGAAGAAAGGGTTGATTAAGGCGACTCCTTTAACAGAGTTCAGTGTCACGAGAACAAGACTCGGAGCTATGCTTCTCAATGAAGGTGATGAAGTTTGCTTTATGGGTCTACTTAGTGATAGTGACAATGAACGTCTTATCTATACCAAGAAAGGATTTGGTATTATTCTAAGATTGTCTTTATCTCCTTCCACTGGTAGAAAGACTAAAGGTCAAAAGGTGATGAAGATAGATGCGGATGATGAAGTACAGAATGCTTGTATCAATCGCGGTGTAAAAGAAGTTTGTATTGTTACAAAGAAAGGCTTTGCTAAAATCGTTGAACTCGATGAAGCATTTATGGCAACAAAGAAACGTCAGACAATGCTAGAGCTTACGAGATTAAACGATGGAGATGAAGTCTTTAAGATAATACCAATGAACGATAAGTTATATAATTCCACTATGGTATTCCAGATGCAATCAGGTGACAAGACAGAAGTTGATATATCTGCGATTAAGGTACTATCGAGACACGCAAAATGTGCGAAAGTTGCACCGGTAAGACGTGGTGACTCTATTATTCGTATCAGAATTAACGAGAAGTAATTCTCACATAAGTAAATGGACAAGGGTTGAAATATACCACTTGCCCATTTATTTTTTACTATTACAAAAATTCAGGTTCATAGACTTTTTGTAACTATATTAAATACTTAGATAAATAGAAAGTATAATACTTTCTATTTATACTTTATGAAAGGAGGTAATTAGATATGGAACTCGATATGAGGACTAGAGATGAACTTGGCTTCCCGTATAAGTACATACGGGAAACCAGTTCATCACCTATCACCCAAGTTGGAAGCCATTGGGAAACAGCTGTTTGTTAAAGCTGATTCTAGGCAGACAACATGGGCAGTAGGCGTACCTTATTATGATCAAATCAAATATACGCCTACTGCTGTCGATATCAGCTAATTAGTTGACAACTCGGGAGGGAATACTGTGCCATCAGTTGAACCTCCCATTACTTTTTTTGTATAGGAATATTTAATTTATAAAATCCATCATTTTTTGTGTTTTGAACAAGGGTATAATACTAGAAAGGAGGAATATACAATGGATTATCCATTTCCTATAGACGAAGACACTGCTTTACTAGAATCAGTTAGTGCTGACTCAGCAGTTCTTCGTAAAGAGTTATATCCGATTGTGGAAAAATCACTAGAGGATAAATTTAACTTAAAACAGTACAAAGATATCCTCGATAAATATATGGCAAATAATATTGCTTGTTATTCTAGCATTGGTCCTTCAACAAGACCTAACCGTTCTCCTTCTGAGGTTACTCAGTTCTTGGCAAGTTGTGGTCTTACAGAAGAACAAATACACGCATCACTTTCAAGAATAGTGGGTAATGACCCAAAGTGGTCAAATTTCAATACTCCGTATAATATTGGTATTGTATTGTCTATGCGGTACTTTGCTAAGGCAAATAACAATGATTATCTGAATTACAGTATTCTTTACCTTACAACCAATATTTATCAATATCACTTTACGAAGTATTATAAGTATCCACCAAATGAAGCTATTATGGCTTATACAATAGCTAATCTCTCCAATAGGTTTAAGTTAAAGAAATCAGGAACTATTCTTGCTGCTATTACAGAGATTACAACCACCTGTTATAATACTCATAAGAGTAGAATTGCTAAGGGTGGCGACCTTGATTTTGTGAAGTTTATTAATGATGCTACTTCTCGTATCAATAGCTTTATGAGAAAACTTAGGGGAGAGTTTGAAAAGAACTACAAAGAGCAGAATTATCTTCAAAGTGAAAAAGAAGATTTCTCAGATGAGCACTATTACGAAGCAGATAGCGATAGTTTTGCAGTTGATCGTATTACAAATAAGGTATTAACCAACCTTGTTGTAAATGGTCCCGATAGAAAGCTCATAGAGCTTGCAGCAAAGAATAGTGCAGTATCTGTCAATGTATTGCAGACTTGTATTCTTGCTTTGGTATCGGAAAACAACAGAGAAGACATAAGACAGATTATCGAACGTCTGCTCTATTTGTACTTAAACGATAATCCGGATTCCCATGCATCGTTGCGTGATGCTGGAACCAATAAGTTCTACGTTCATTGTATCCAGATTTATAGACAATCCAATACAACAAATAAAAATATTATCGAGATTAAAGCAATCCTCGATAAGTGGATGGAAGAGCTGGATATGAGGTCTAAAGTTAGTACTGTTGGTTCTCTTGGGAATTATCGTAAAGCGATGTTTGTTTTCTTTGTATTTACAATAGAGAAATTAGCAAACTAAAGACCATTGACATAGGTGGAGGTCCGTTAATCCACCTATGTCAATTTTATATTTGAGACTATATTAAATAGACGTACAACATACAAACTTACAGAGAAAGGAGTTTCATATGCAACTTAGCATTAGTCAAACAAAAAGCGAAGGGGTGAAGATTAAGACCGATGAATTTGGTCTTATCGTAATTCTTCGTCAAACGTCACAAAGCGACCATGAATCATTAAAAGCAGAGTTTTCCAAGTTTGGAAGCAATACCTTGAAAACAGATAACATGTGCGATATCTACTATCCTTGGCAGATGACATCTGTTTTCATTTTTGACACAAACGGTGTCGGTGGATTATCTAAGTCTATGCGTGGTCAAATAAGGAACATCTCGTATCGTTTCAAAGCCATAGTTACTTATAATGGTAGATATGAGAAGAAGGGGAGTTCCAACGATGGTTCTAATTTCTATGCAAGTAACGATGAATCAGACAACCTGATTATTGTTGCAAATTCAAAGCCTTTACTTACGGTTGAACTTGATACATCTGATGGTATAGAATACGAAGTTGGAGTACCTGATGATGCTAATACCCCTGAGGAAGAAGAGCCGAAAGAAATTTCCGCAAATGAAGCACTTAGTCAATTATCCCCTAAAACCAGGGAGATTGCAAAGAATTTAACGGCTGATACTGAATTTAACGATGTAGTATTTAAGCGGAAGAAAAAGAGGAAGCATCGCAGGTAAGAAAGGATATTCTTATGATGATTAAAGAAGTCGGGGTGGTCAATCGACCATCCCACTTCGACTTAGACTTAAGTCGAAATAATTTTTTATTAGATTGGGATGAAATGATAAGATGGTATTATAGTGATGATAATACAATAGACATTTACTATGAGGATATTGATGATAGGACTACTATTATCTATTTATCCGAGCTACATAATGAAACTATAACATCTCGTAGTTTTACAATAGGTAGTCATGAGAAATCTCTTATCAAGCATAAGTATCTATTTTATCACCCTCGGCACAAGGGTATAAAGACTTGATGAGGAGGTTTTATATATGAATTACAAGATAAATATAAAGAACCGAAAGAAGGCAGAAGACTTAGTATATAAGGTAATGGATAAACTGGATCCGTCTGGAACTAATACCAACCGTTACAAGAAACTGTTTTCTACTATGTCAGATACAAAGTTTGAGAACTTTATGAGATGTATGTTCGATGACGATAACATTGACTTTACACTAGAGATTAAAGAATTTGAACGTGAGCTTACGATTGAGCAGATTGAAGATGCTGCTAAGGTTCTAAATATCCCATTAGAGGAATACGTCATTCTCCCTCATGTAACAAAAAGTCAGGAAGAGCCTATGGTAACAAAAGAAAAATGTATCGTGGGATATCATATCGAGAAGAGAATGGAGCAAACCAACTCTAAGAAGAATACAACCTCAACCCATATTAGCGAACGTTCAGCAACAACAGGACAGGTTGTTGGTCACGATAAGAATGGTCGTTCATCTGACCAAGAGAATATCGCTCTGAGAGTTATTGGTGCTACAAATACTCTAAGAGAAATGAACGGTTTCCGTGCTGATGGATTACAGAGAAAGAACTTTGCATATGCTCAAATAGCAAGAACTGGTAGTTGTTCTCTGGAAGAAATTGAAGAACAAGCAGGAATTGAAGATAGATTAGCTCTTGAGACAGTTGATACATATTATATGACAGCAGGATTAAGTACTGATTTGATTACTCCAAATGACCTTTTGATTTCTACTGTCAAGAAGGGAGGCAAGAGTTGAATATGGATGAAGTAGTTATCCGAACAAATCGACAATTAAAATCAATGAACCTTGCAATTGTCAAAGCATTGGAAGATGCGGCGGGAATGAAGAAAGGTAGAATACCTGTTATATACCAGTATCTTCACAAACCCGGAACTCCTACAATCGTGGATGATACGAATATAATCGGGTATATAACCAATATTAAGAAAGAAAAGAACGGCGATATTGTTGGAGATATTGGCATCATTAGCCTAATGAAACTGGCTATTCATTATCAAGGGGTTATTGACAATATCTGTGTGTCAATTGACCCCAGTACGAAAGCTACCAAGATTGATTGCTTTATCGTATATGATAGAAGTGCTAAATCCGAAATTGATCGCCTTCGGGAAGAAAAGAAAAATCCGAGAGTGTTCAAGCGTGGTGAAATTCCATTCGTCGATGATGGGGTCGGAAAACAGATGGCTCTAAAGAAAATCACAGAAGAGATTGAGAAAGAACTCAAGGATAAAGGATTGGAAAACATTATGAAAAATGAAGCGTGATAATACATTCAAGTAAAATCATATAAGGAGGACAATACTGTGTCAGTTGTAGGAATTAACGTTTCACCAATCTCAGAGGATAATCAGGCTCCAACCAGTGGAGTATTACCGGGGCTTGCGGCAACGATGGAAGTTGCGGGAATTGAGTCCATACCGGCTGCCAATGTCGGACCGACTATGGTAGGATACACCAGAGAAGAGCAGGATGATAAGCCGAACGGTTGATGAAACAAAATGGGATGCGGCAAGAACTACAACCGCATCCTTATTTCATTTTTTATAACTATATTAAAGTCGTGATAGAAACCTGTGATGACAAATTACCTTCTTCTGTATGTATGTATGTATGTTTACGGTAATTAATGTACGGCGACAGTTAGTCATCACGTATAGGGAGTATTTCACCCGTACAAAACCAGAGGAGAGTTCTTCTCCTCTGGTAATACTTTTGATATACAGAGATATCTAATATGCTCATAAGAGGTAGAAACTGTTCACACCGATATAAGTTGTGTGAACAACTGGTGCAACCCCAGTTATGAGTCATTGGTTGAATAAACCAAAAACAAACATACTTACAGAAAAATCATAAGGAGGTAAAAGAGTATGTCTGAAGAGAAGAGAGTTGAAACCACACCTGTAGAGACAAATGTACAGGCTCCTATCGAGGAGGAAAAGCTACTGAAAATTGCAGTAATTGGTACAGGTAACTGCGGTTGCGTTATGGCTGACATGGCTTGTAACGCGTTGGGTTTAGATGGGATTGCCATTAATGGTTCCCAGAAGGATCTTGACTTGATATCCTGCCCTAAGATTATCAAATTCTCTGTCGGCGATGGAAAGGGCACTGGTAAGGACAGAGAGAAGGCTAAACAGTTTTTCCTTTCTGATTCTGGACTGGCTTTGGATAGCAAATTCCAGAAGGTAATTGAAGGGAACGATGTGATTGTGATTGCTACCAGTACTGGTGGCGGATATGGGTCTGGGTCGTCGACTGAGTTGTTGGAGTTGCTTCAGAAAATATATCCGACCAAGGTACTTATCATTGCAGGTGTTCTTCCGTTTAGTGATGAAGGAACTGCTGCATTTGAAGGTACCAAGAACTGGCTGCGTGAAGTCGGCGAACTGAACCCTACGTATATGATTTATGATAACAATCGTTACGTTGGGAAGACAACAGTAAATGGTGGTAAGATCACTCCGAATAAGGCTGCTGAACTTCTTGACAATGCATTTGTTGAGGATCTCAGGGTACTTCAGGGTGATTACATTGCTCCTACAAGGACAGGTGGTATTGACCAGCGTGATATGTTGACTGTTTTGTCTGTTCCGGGAAGGATTTTCGTACACAGTATGTCTGGGTTGGAGATTTCCGATATTGCAGACAATTCTATCATCAAGACTGTAAAAGCAAATATTGATGAGGAATCAGCACACGCAGAACTGGTATCTGACAGGGAAATCGTTGCATCTGCTTTGATGTATGCATTGGGTGATGAATTCAATGATATCAAGGGTGATGTGAAAACGGATATCCAGAATACGTTTGGTGCTCATATCAAGGATGTTTCCAATCTGTCTGATGAAGATGATGGAACCATCGCAATCGTGCTTTCTGGTTTGACTGAACCTGCTATGGTTATAGATAGGATTATCGCTCAGGCTCAGAAACTGGAAGATTCCATTCTTGGAAGGAAGGCAGCGAAATCGAAACTCAGTAGGCTTGATACCACATCGAGGCTTCAGAACGTGACAGCGAAGCAGTCGTTTGCTGAGGAGTCTAAGATTGTGAAAGTCACCGGACAGGGTGGGGCAAAGAGCAAGGAAGAACTCCTTAAGGAGTTCATGGAGAAGAAAGGAAAGTAATCCACTTCTCAGAACTATATTTAACATTCGTATATACTTAGACGAGGTAAAAAACTTACCTCGTCTATCTATATAATCGTAAACATCATACAACTCAAAAGGAGGGTACTATTATGAGTATCATGAACGGACACGCAACTCTTGCGAATGAAAGGTTGACTACGAACAACGGTGGTAATAATAACAACCGTAGAGATAGGAACAACAATCGCAACAACAACGGCGGTTTTAATAATAGGAACCGTGATAACAGGGACAACCGTAACAACAGGAATGACTCCCATTCTTATGGAGCATTGAACTACAGCTATTCGGCTTCAAGCTATCTGAGGGATGGGATGGATGCGGTAGAGAGCGATGGTAATGATGAATTCCAGGATACTAGGAAGGATAATCGTGCTGAAGATATCTTGAAGTTCTGCCAACTCTTTGAGGATAACATTGATGACTACAGGAAGCTTCAAGATATTATGATTGATGAGTTTCCTGAGGCGGTTCGTCACATTCGTAGCTATTATAGCCAAAAGGTAACACCGGCTTATGTTGATGCTGCGAATAAGCTCGTAAAGATAGCAACGACCAATCATTTTGCTAAGATACTGAAGAAGGTCTTGGAGAGTCAGATTTGGGCTGACGATGATGGAACGTATGATAAGATTTGGAGGTCTATTGGTTTCCTGTTGTCAGTTGCACTTGAAACCAACTATGACAGAATGCACAATGATGTTATTAGGTTGTATGCGACTGAAATTCTTCCGAGGATGTGGAGTTCGGAGATTACTCAAATCGCAATTGCAACTGGTGTAACAAGGGATTTGATTCTTGACCTTACGATTGCAATTCCGATGATTGGTAGTGAGTGGAATTCGGCAAACATTGATGCGTTCTTCCCGAGGTTCCTCGACAAGATGTTGCTTCATGCAGAGGATAACATCGACGTTCTGAATTGGGAAGTACAAGGAATGTTGTATGATGAATTCTTCGGTAAGAATAATACTGGAGTGAAAATCATCGGGAAGTATCTCGCAAGTGAACCGAAGAAAGATAGTGAACTTGAGGGTGATGTTCAGAGAGCGGTATATGAAGAATTCAAGAAGATGCTTTATATGAAGCTTGATGCTCTGGATATCGACAGGATTGCTTATGTGTTTAAGTTTGTTGCAGGATATCGTAAGGATAAGGGAACGACGAATACGATGTTCAATAGCGAAGACGCACGTAAGTATGAGAATGTTCGCAAAGGACTTCTGGCAGCGATGGATGATAAGGAAGTCATGAGCTATCTTGCATAAGGGGGACTGATTATGACAGTAACCGTAAAATTCAACGCAGATATTGATGAGTCTTTTTATGAGGAACTGAGATCTATTGTTGACCATAAAATTGGTTGCTTGATCAACCTTGATGAGTTCCTTGAGATTCAGAGAATATTCGGAGCCGTTGTTGTGGAGGGTGAAAATGCAGGTAGTTGAGTACAATGACGAACAGCATTACACAATAATTCATTCCAATACCAACAGTGATGAACCATATAGGTTACTTCTGTTCAATGGTAATGAAGATAAATCAATCGTGACTGAGGCTGTGAGACTTTCCCATTCGTACGAAGACCTAGTTGAACAGTTGGGTAAGTTCAGAGCAGGGTTTTCGTTGTGGGAAGCAGTTGACATGAACTTCTTATAAAGCTTAGTAAATAGGGAGTTGATACTACATTGGCTCCCTATTTATTTTATATAAAGGCTGTAACAAAAAGATAATTTGCAGACAGCAAATAACACATACAAACAACAGGAGGAATACAAATGTTATTCATCAAGAATCTTTCTAAAAAGGAAGACACAATCAAAATTGTTACAGAGAGGAATGGAGACAATACTGCGGTGATGTTAGAGTTTCCTGAAACCGAGGTTGATATTCTTTCCTCAGTTTTACCGAACCTCAACTTGTCATTGAGGAAGTCAATCGAGAACCTTGGTAAGGTAACGAACTCTACTGAAAAGGACGAGTCGAGGGTTTCTGCCAATGTGTTCACTGATAAGGTTACAGAGATTGCATACTTTATAAAGGATCAGAAGGTAGCATTAGAACAGAACGAGGATGAAGGCAAACTTCTTCCCATCAATATAGTCCCGCAGCCTGAAATTAACCCAGAAGATAAGGGACAGAAGAGGTATCCGAGAGATATGATTATCTTCATTACTGATACGTCGGATAATACCAGGTTGCTCATTGATGAGAGGAATTTGACGACAAGACCTATAATCGGAAAGGTGGGTGATTACACAATCATCTGCTCTTTGGTGAAATGGCCTATATGGTCAAACTTGAAGTTCCCTGTTTACATGTGCGTTGAGCAGGATGGTACGGTGATATCCGCTTCCAAACTGTCTACACGGACAGAGGGAAAGATTTTCAAGAATACGTTAGAAGACGTTGAAATTCAGGAAGCCTATGATTATCTGAAGCAGTCCGAAGAAATCAGGGCTAAGAAGGCTGAAGAAAGGAAACGGGCAAATAATAATCCGCCGATCAATACGAAAGATATCGCAGATCGTATGATGGGTAAGCCCGGAAAGAATTACGATGGCAATAACAAAAAGCAATTTAACAAGGGGAGCAACCCTAAGTTCAAGAACTTCCAGAACAACGGAAGTAATAACAATAAGAACTTTCGCAAGAATGGAAATAGATAACATTAATATCGGCGTGTGAGGCGAACGGGAGAGGTATGAACTTTATACCTCTCCCTGAGCTTTTATTTTTTGCGATTTCTAAAGAACGAAAATGCCAGATACAAACTCTTAATTAAATAAGGAGGTGCAAAATCATGGCAAGTGCATTGCACGATATAAAAGTTGCTAATGAAAAGAAAGGCTTGTTTACAAGTAATATAGTCTCTATATCGTATCCATTAGGATTTCCACTCCTAGATGAAAAACTAGGAGCGGTTTATATTCGTAAATTACCTGATGGTACAATTTATAGAGACGTTCATAAAGGAGTACCAGCAGGTACTTTCACAATATTTTGTGGACAGACATCCAGTGGTAAAACATCAGCGGCTATACAAGCAGCTGCAAATATAGTAGAGCCATTTGGAGATTTAGCTTATGTTATCCATAGAGATGGTGAAAAGAGTACATCATATGACCGTGTTAAGGTACTTACTGGTTGGAGCGAGCAGAAAATTGCAGATTGTTACAACATCGAGAGGGAAAACTCCACTTGGGAAAATGTTCTTGCAGAGATTATAGAGGTTAGCGAACAAAAGAAAGCTGGCGGAGATAGGTTCCTTTATAATACGGGTCAATATGATATATGGGGAAATGAATACAAATACTATGTACCGACAGTGGTCATCATTGACTCGTTGATGAAGTTTACTTCTGAAAAAGAGGCTCAAGATGTTATCAATGGACTGACAAGTGGTGGTCGTACAGCGATATACAACGGTATGTTCTTCAGAAATGCGTTGGAGTATATGTACAAATATAACATCAATGTATTCGTAATCAGTCACCTTGACGATGCTATGCCCGATATGCGTGGTATGCCGAAACCAAAACAGATGACATTTATGCCAAATGGTAAGTATATGGCAGGTGGGGCAAAGTCAAAGCTTCTTACTTCTTCTATCATATATTTCCGTCCTCATACAACCAAGGACGATATCAAAACAGAAGAAGTTAATGGATGGAATGGGGTACCAACAGAAGCATATGTAATCAAATCCCGTACATCAAAGGGTGGTTTTTCTTGTATGATGGAATTCATCCAAGAAGAAGGATTTGATTCAAAATTGACTCTGTTTGATTTTGCAAAAGATTCCGGTCTAATTCTTGGAAGAAATCCTAGTTGTTACTTTGGGTCTATGCCTGATGTCAAGTTTGATACTCGTATTATGGCTAAGGAGTTCAGAGAGCGTCCGGAAATTGTTGCTGCGTTATTTAGGGAATGTAAGGAACCATTAATGAACCTTATACCTGTAATTGACACAACAAAGGAATCTGAACTTGCTGAAAACAACGCTACAGGAAAACTTCAGGAAAAAGAGCTCATACGTAGTATCTTAAATGGAGTTGACTAAAAATTTGGTTATAACTATATTAACGATAGAATAGAGGAGGGATATCAAATGGATAATAAGACACCTACTGGTGTTGCAATAACTCCTTTGAAACTCAATAAACGAGAACCCTCTATAGTTAGTGGACCGGTATTAGCTTCTTACGGTTCACTAACATCAACAGAGGAAACATCAACAGATTATGATACTAAAGGAGGTGACGAAGACGAATTTGATGTGTCAAATATATCAGATGATGACGACTTTCAAGAATTATGCAAGGAATGTGTGATTAGAGACATTGAAGGTTGTAATCATTGTGGTATCTATATCTACGGATATAAGCACAAGCAATTCGTAATTAAAGTAAAGAGGTACAAAAAGGAAAGAATGGAGGAAGAAACAAATGGCAGCAGTAACACGGAGCAAGAGTCGTTCAGTTTTGAACGAACTGATGGAGAAGGATAAGCAATATCAGGGTGATAATTCAATACTCGGATTAGCATCACTTACTTATCCTGCTTATATGGACTCTCCGAGAACGATTATGGATACAAACCACCAACTTCAGAGGGTGGTAGTAGACCATACTGAATTTCCGTTTGTGTTTACAAATTCGGAGAATATGTTCGGTCATCGGTCTACTTATAACATTACAGCAAAAGGAGATTTGGATGTTTGGAGAATTATTCCGAAATTTCCTAAATTGAATATATCCAGTAAAGTACAACCTGCAATCATCATCTTCTATAACAGAGACCGTGATGAATATGATTTGATATATAAGCAGGATGTTCAAAATCTTCCTGAGAAATATGGTTTTCAGTATGACCATCATGTACTTGATGAATTATCTGAGGGAGATGTGATTAAGAAGGGAACAACACTCACTAGACCGACATCGTATGATAAGTTTGATAATTACGGGTTTGGTCAAAATGTGAACTTTATGTATCGGTTGGATATGTTTTCGATTGAGGATGCGATTGTAGTATCTGATCGGTTTGCAAAGTCATTCATATCGACAGAGGTGGAACTTGTAAAAGTAACCATCAATGAAAACAATTTCTTGGGAAATGCATATGGTGATGATACGAAGTATAAGTGTTTCCCTGATATTGGAGAGGATATTAAGAATAACAAACTTGCTATTTGGAAGATGCTTAATACTTCTCAGATACTGTATGATATGAAGACTTCAAATATGAAGAAGACAATGCAGTCTGATACTAATTTCTATAACTCTGGCACGATTGTGGATATTGATATATTCTGCAATAAGCAAAGGAGCGAATTAGTTGAAACGGAGTATAATCAACAGATACTAAACTATATTGACATGGACATTGAGTTCCATCAGGCTGTTTTGGAAGCAACCCAAGAATTAATTGATGCAGGGTATAATGTATCGACAGCTATCAAAACATGGAACAAACGCACAAAAGAGCTATTGAACAAGAGTGAGGAAGATGGATATAAGATTAAGGATGACAATGGTTCTCCTTTCTCAAATATCGTAATCTACTTCCTTGTAAAGAGAAAGGTTGGTCTCACTAAAGGTCAGAAGCTGGTTGGAAGATATGGGAACAAAGGTGTTATATCTGAGATACGTCCAACGAAAGAAATGCCTCATTTCGGTAATGGTGAGGTTGTGGATGTTATCTTTGACTCACTCGGGGTTCCAAACAGATTAAATATCTTTCAGCTTTATGAACAATCTATCACAGCCCAAGCTCGTCAGATAAGGGAACATTTGAAGACAATTAGTGACCTTAAAGAGAAGGAGAGAATATTCTTCAAATTCCTCAATATCTATAATGAAGATCAGGCGAGAAAGGTCGAAGAAGATTATCGAGAATCGTGCAAAACCAAGAAAGAGAAGATGACATATTTCACCGACTATGTTGAAGAGTATGGTATCTTTGTACACATCGAGTCGTTCTGGCATAAGAAACTGTTATGGGATTGCGTCAATGAGGCTTATGATACGTTTGATTTCCTAAAGCCTTATGATATCTATTTCTGGCAGAAAGATACTCAGAGGTGGGTAAAGCAGATACGGAAAGAGTACGTTGGTTACATGCATGTAATGAAAATGAAACAAAGCTCGAAGAAGGGCTTGTCTATCAGAAGTACAGGACCGATTAATAATTATGGATTGCCTGATAAGAGTGATGATGCAAAGAAGTTTATTATCAGGCATTCTAATACCCCGGTTCGTTTCGGTAGACAAGAGACAGAGAATAACTTGATGTTCATGAACCCTGAATACATCGTTAAGGAATTCTTGTTCCAAAGGAACTCTCCTGTTGCAAGACTTGCACTTGGCGATGCATTACAGTCTAATTATGAAGGGGTATATGATTTACCAGTAACAGGGTTAATGACAAATAAGAATGTCGAAATGTTGGAAGTTCACTTACTCCAGATGGGGTATGAGCTTAGTGCAGAATATGACATCATTGATTTGTCTGATGAACCCGGTATCAAAACCCATATTTATAATGGACGAAAGTATATCTGCACTACCGATGAAATGCGATATGTTATCGCAAGAGATTTGGCGAGAGAAAGACTTGATAATCTGGAGTCTGGTGAGCTATATGTCGGCTTAGAAGAAAACTTTGAAGGGTTTGTTGAGCAGTTAGCAGATGAACTTCAGAGTCAGGTTGAGTTTTATATGGAAGCGTCATAATAAGATATTTTTGGAGAATGAGTTGATGAAAAACCACTCATTCTCCAAATTCTGTTTGGTAAGATTTTTACTACTATATTAAAACATTAGATACAACTGAGAATGTAAAATTCTATGTTCCTAGGTAAAACAAATTCACTCATGAAAAGGAGGATAAGAATTATGAGTAAGGAATTTAAGGTGTTGGATGATGTAATCGCTAACAGCGACAACAAGAACTTGAAGACGTTCATGAAGCACTTTACCACGAAGGAGTTCACCAAGAACGCAACGAAGTGGGTGCTGAACGATACCAAGACCACTGGCAAAGGTACGGTTGCTAAGTTCGTGGCTGATATGATCGGAGCTGACATTGTCGATAAGCCAGACTTCGGAAACGAAATCACCATTGAACTTGTTGACATTCTGGCAAAGGCGATTGACGCCTACGCCAAGGATGACAAGGCATCGACAGAAGCGGGAACCCGTAAAGGTACCGCTCAGCGTGTTGAGGTTGTGCTGAACGAATTCAAGAGATTGTTCACCCTCAATACCAAAGTGATGGATCAGTTGGATACTACTGATACGTCAGATATCGAGGATACCAAGGCTCTCGGATTAGCCGAACTTAATGATGATGAGATCAAAAAGGTCTTGTTCGACACATCTGTGGCTATGTCGTTCAAGACATTCGTTGGTGCGTATCTTTCTGATAATAAGGAAAGCAATGCAGGGAAAGCCGTTGATGAAAGTGGCAACCCTGTCGATGTTGACGTGATTCCGCCTGAAGCTGCGGCACATCACTCCGAAGACGGCGAAGCAACGAAAGCTACGGCTAATGCCTCAACTACTGAAGAATCTAACGCGGATACCACTCCTAAGTCTACGGAGATTACGGTAAGTGAGATTCTCCGCAATGGCACGATCGACTTCGATAAGTTGATTCGATTCGTCAAGGCATTCGACATGGATGACAAGAGGATGGAAGGTGGCGAAATCATCCGTCCTGTAATCAAAGAAACTATTGGGGAGGTGGTAACGGGAATCACGGAGAAGGTTGAGATGTCAAATGATATATATGACGTCCAGCAGGTTTTGTTGGGTATTATGCCCAACGTGGTAAAACCTAAACTGGTTAATGATGTGGTTCTCGCTGCGGCATCAATTGTAGCAAGTAACGATGACATGAACAGCGGGGACGCTGTGATTGCGATGAACGCAGTATATCAGGTGGTATTGGCATTGTACGGTACACCTGATTACGCCTTTAGGTTTGCTAAGACACTGGCTGAGAATCCGTTTGGGAATAGACCTGGAGAAAGCGATATTGAAGTTACTAAGGGTTTTATTCAGTTTGTCAGCAAGCTTTGCTACGATAAGAGGAGCGTCGTGGATACGACGAAATCTTTAATCGAGGAAGGAAACAGAGTGTTTCCGAAGGGAGAGAAAGCTGAAACGAACCTTACTGAGCTCTTCATGCGGAACAACAGTGAGGGCGTGTTGGAGGATGGCCTTAAGAAACTGGCAGCGGCTTGAGGATAAGAAAATAACAGGCGGGTGATGGGTTCCCACCTGTTATTTTTTGTATTCGTATGGACTTTTTAAATATATATTACTTCGTTGACACTAAACTAAGGAGGTGTATTTTATGCTTACAAAAAGAATGGTGGACATAATCACTTCTATTCATAATTGTATCTCGAATGAAATGACTGAAGTGGTCGAAGAATTAGTCTATCGTATTAAGGATGATGCAGAAGGGATAGCAGAATATCTATTAGAATACAACTATCTTCCTGATGAAGTTGAAAAGGAAACGTCTTATCAAGATATATTGAGATGGTTCGTTGAGTTGTGTTCATATATTGAGAATGAAATGGATATTCCTGCAATAATTTCAGATGAGCTTTATGATAAACTTGTAGAGAAGATAATCAATTTATTCGGAGATCATATTATAGGAACTCCGTCTTCTAACGTAATTGGTATTGATGAACATCCTCACAAGTTTCCAGAGTTAAGAGGCTCTTTACCAAAAGCTCATTTCTTATGGGACAATGAAGTTCCAAAACGGGACAGTAGGAAAAGTTTGGAACGATATATAAGAAATATTATAAAGCAGGCAAGGGCAGCTAGACTTGATATAAGTGAAATTCCTGTCATTGTAGATATAAAATATGATGGCGTATCTCATATCATTGAAATGAAAGACGATGAAGTCCAACATATCCTCACAAGAGGAAAGGTTGAGATGAACTTAGGTAAAGACCTCATCAAATTATTTGGAAAGTTTTATCCGAAGGATGGAGATGATGTTGATTTCCATAAAATGATAAAAGATATGTCAATTACTTCCCTCAATGATTTGGTTTATGAAGAGGGAAACGAATATGGTATAAAAGTAGAGACTTATATGTTATCTGATAATTATAATGCATATAAGAAAGACTTTGATATCAATAGATGTAATAGACGTTCTGCTGTAGTATCCATTTGTAACCAACTTGCTGAAGATATTGAAGTATCCGAAGATGTTGCAAGTGGACTTAACAAGTATCTGACAATGCAAAACTTTCAGATTGCATCAGTTAATCCTATGGAGTTCAAAGGAGCAACGTATAAGGGTCAGTGGTTTTATGCAGGACGGATTAACAACAGATACCAGTATCTATTCACACAAGCAACCCCGATGATGTTAAATTTGAATGATGCAGATAATGTAATCATCAGAATAGGACAAGCGATAACAAAGCTTAAGGAAGAGACTGCAAAGAGTCAAATCCCATTTGACGGAGCGGTTGTTACATTCTGTGATTTGAAGATGATTGATATTCTTGGTCGTAAGGACGACAAGAATATGTTCCAAATAGCGTTCAAGTTTCCAGCAGGAGAAGAGAAAACTATCATAGAAGATGTTGATTTTCAAGTTGGTCCGGTTGCAGGAAGAATTACACCCGTTGCAAGATTAAAGCCAATCGTTATTAATGGTAATACAATCAGCAATGTGACGGTATCCAATAAGGAAAAACTTGAGAGATTACATCTTCGTAGAGGGGATGAAGTCATAATCAGATATGATATCATTCCTTCTATATTTAAGAATTCATCCTGCAAACCTGGAGTTGGTGATACAATCAAGTTTCCAACAGAGTGTCCAATATGTGGGGCAGAAGTTAAGGATGAGGTTTGTACAAACCCAGATTGCCCCGCCAAAGTAGTCGGTCATATTCTTAATTATGTTAAGAAACTTGATATCCGTGGTGGATTTGGTATCGAGACAGTAGAGTTGTTAGTAGAAAAAGGTTTCCTTAATAGCATTGGTGATTTATATCGTCTAAACCGACATAAAGAGGAATTGTATAACATTCCAAGGTTCGGAGAGCTTTCAGTAGATAATTTGATATCAGGAATTTCAAACGTGAGAGAATTATATCCTCACCAAGTATTAGGAGCTATTGGAATTCCTGGTGTTGGATTAAAGACTATGGAGAAAATATGTCAGAAGCTCAATGTTCTTGGGAACTTGGGAAATTTGGAAGAACTTATCATCCCAATGAATAATATTCCTGGTATTGGTTCGAAAATATCTCGTATGGTGGTCGATGGAATTGAACGTAAAATGGATTTGATAGAAGATGTTTGTAGTAATATCTCCATCAAACCATATGGGAAACCTAAGGAATATAAAGCGTCGGTTTGTTTCACATCAACAAAGAACACAGACGAATTTGAAAAGTATTTGGAGAGTATCTCAATCAAGGTTTCCGATACGTTTAATAAGACAATTGATTATCTTATAATACCGGATGAGCCTCTTGAGAAACCTTCCACTAAAATGAAAAATGCTGAGAAATGGGAAAAACCTATGATAAAATTATCAGAGGCAGAGGAGAAATGGGGTTATGAACGAGAATGAAAGATTAAGACAACTTTCAACGGAAACTTATCAACGTATGATATCCGTATTTACAGCAGAATGCTATGGATTATTCAAAAATTACAATACAGATGGGATTGATATCAATAACCTGCAACTGTTTACTTCGGAGTTTAATAAGTTTGCAATTGGTGCAGCCCCAATGATATTCTTTATGTATGATGCTGATACGGAATCGTTTTACTCTATTCATGTCCCTAGAGTGGAAGTACTAACCATAACAGAAACTCCATCAAATGATCCGTCAATGCTTGCAGTTTATGGTATTACTGCAAACGTTATAGCTAAATATACCTATGAAGGCGATGCGGAGAAATTATATAACGTTACAAAAGACGTTCGGACAGAAATTACTAAAGGCTGGAGAAAAATAAATAGAGCCCGCGCTATTCCAGCATTAACAATCACCCCGTACGATTTGTGTGCGGGGTCGAATTTTCATGAGTTATTATGCCGCCTAGCTTACTTTACTAAGGGCATGATGATATCTCGTTCAAAGTATCAAGATATAACATCCTTATTGAACGATGGTATTGTCAATATAGAGGATATATGGTGTATGGATGTGTTCTTCAATCATGTGTTAGTTCAACTATTAGGGGCAATCAAGTTACCATACGATATGGATATTCAACGATTGTATACGGGGCGAGCACTGGTCAAATATCATGAGGATAAAGAAACAGATGATTTCGTAAATTTAATCCATAAAGTCTATCTACCGAACGAAAATAAAGAGACAATAAATAGACTAAGGTATATCTCGCTTTCAAAAGAACCTGAAGTTGTTGTCGATACATTCACAACATACTACGAGTAAATCGGGTATCTAAGATTTTATTAGATATTTGACAGATAAATAATCGTTGCTATATTAAGTACGTAGCTTCGTAAGAAGTAAAATAACATACAGGAGGAATTAGGAAAATGACAACGCTAGAAGAAAAGATTCATCAGGCAGGGGTTGAGAGAGCAAGGAAGTATCCTCTTCTCGATATCTCTGATAACAGGAAAGAGATTAGGGAGATTTCTCAAGAGACCCAGAACTACCTCAATGAGAATATCCCGAACCTCAAGAAACTTAAAGTATGGGAAGCAATTCCCAGAATGGTCATTGAGTTCATCAAGGCTTCGTTCACCAAGCTAAGCAAAACCGATGCGATGAAGCAGGGTGAGTCCAATGTTATTCTTGGTGACGTGATGGAACTCGGTGTTCAGTATATGGCGACGAATGACGGCGATAAGCTCGGAAATCTCACTCCAGTAATTCGGTGCAGGAGTGAATTCAAGTATGAGAATATTAATCTTCCGTATAGGGATGAGGTTCCGCTTGACATTGCAAATATATTAGAGAGTGAGAAGTGTGAAGGGCTTCCAATTCAGTTCTATGATAACCGCGATGAAATTAAAGATATCTCTACGATTGCATGGAATGAACTTTCGAATTATGGTATCCTCACGACTCCAGAGAGTTGGTGGTTACTGCCGTTGGTATTTGTTCACTTCTTCAGGGAAACAAGGAAATGGCTCGTTGATCACAAAGATGATGGCGAGATTGGCGTTGAAATTAACTTCGCTGATTTGATTAAGATTGCCATTACCAAGGAAGGTGGTTTGGACGAGGACGACCCTGTTGATTATGTGTTATCAATCACTCCTAACCAGATATTCAAGAAGGACAATGCCAAGGGCGATGATCTGACAGAGGATTAAGTGGTTACGCACAGTAAGATAAATCAAGAAAGGAGGTTCCGGTATGGCAAGTAGAGGAATCGCAATCGTCTTCTATATAAAAGAAGATACGAAAAAGACGAAATACACAATCGAGAACGATGCGGAAGTAACCCTGAATTGCACTAACGGGGCAGTATATAAAAATCTCCGGGTGATTGGAGATTCCACTGATAACCAACGTATTAGGTGTGTAAATGCAGATGGGGCAACGTGTGAAATACCTATTAAGTTAATCAAGTCTGTTGAAGACTTGACATTCAAGAAGAAAGGTTATCATACGGTTACAGTTGGATGATTTGAAAGAGATATCGGGAATTTTGTTCCCGGTATCTTTTTTGGTCAAACTTAAAAGAATGAGGAAATGGAGGACTATATGATTCATCGTATTTTCGAGCACTACAAAAATCCCGATGAAGAAAGAATTAATAAGCCTCTCATGAACCGTGAATTCGAGGAACCAATAGAAACGTACGTAACAGAATGTTTCGCATCCATTCATGATGTACTCGATACAATCACGTTTGTGGGTTCGCAATTCATCATTGATGTCGATAAGATGGAAATGAGTTCTTATGAAAGAATCCGTTCCAAGAAACAGGCGGACAAGAGACAAAAGTTCGCTTATGTACAACAGAGCAGGGTTGGTGAACTTATTATGAAATTTCACGTAGATGATAAGTTTGAGGATAGCCCTATATCGTTAGATTTCACAGTGAAGGAATTGATACCAATTCCTGATGAACACGGGAAGTTACTACTAAAGGGAGTAAACTATACCCCTCAATATCAGCTTACTGAAACATCAACCTATGTTACCAGTAGCAATCTGGTAATGAAGTCTTTGATGCCTATTAAAGTAAAAAAGGTCATCGTTGAAGTTCATACGAAAGATGGGGAAATTTATAATGTTCATGCATTCCATGCTTATATGATGGATGAGTTCGTGAATATATTCCTTTATTATTTTGCGAAGTTCGGTTTGAACGATACCTTGGAATATTTTAATGTAGGCGAGTTTATGGCAGTACTCCCAGTATCAGAAATAGATGAAAATGGAACACATCCAACAATGATGTATATTGAGTGTAATAAGTCTATTTATATTGAAGTAGACAAATCTGCATTCTTTGCTTCTGAATATATTCGGAACATTGTCGGAACTATTGTGGAAACAATTCAGCCGAGGACTTCATTTGAAGAGCTTGAGGATAAAGAAGCTTGGGTAACTAAGATTGGAGCCACTAAAAAGACGGCGAAGAAAGAAGCTCACAATGAACTTGGGCATAGATATCAGACATTATTTACTCGTATGCAAGATAAGTCTTCCAAGAAGACATTAAGGACAACAGAGCACAATAAGGATACGATTTATAATCTTATCCGCTGGATATGCCAGAACTATGATGCATTACGGAGTAAAGATAACCTTGATATTCTTTGTAAGAGACTTCGTTGTAATCAATACATTGGGCTTACGATTAACTTGGTTATATCCGAGCATATCAAGAAATTCGTGAATACGTCGGTTATCACAAAAGAAGCATTGATTACAAAGTATAAGAACTTCTTCTCATTTAAGGGGAATGAAGTGATTTCAAAAATCCATACATCAGGTCTGATGAAGTATGATGATTTGGTAAATGACCTGAATATCTTCCAGAAGTTTAAGGTCACAATGAAAGGACCTAACTCTCTTGGAAATAAGAATTCAAGGAATATTGCAGCAAGACAAAGAGCGTTACATCCGTCTCATATTGGAATACTTGGACTGGATACCTGTAGTGCATCTGACCCCGGTATTACGAATTATATTAATCCGTTATGTGAGACAGATGGTCTGTTCTTTAAAGGTGCCCCACCAGAACCAGAGGATGGTTTCTTTAACTTATTAATTGATACCGGAGTTATTACGAACAATCCGGATGAAGAAGCAATCACAATAAACCCGGTGAAATTTAACAATACTCTGGAATTTGTAGATAATATATCCATCCATTTGATGAAATCGGAGAAGGAATAACTACGATATTAAAATTACAGATATAGGTTATGGGATTTCGTCCCTGACCTATATCTGAATACCAAGAAAGGAGATGTTCATATGAAAAATCCATTTGTGTACTCAGAGGAGCAGGAGCTGTTCAAACCAAATCTTTTCAAATTACTTGTAGATAAATTATCTAAGAAACGTGAAGGGATAGAGATAGAGATGTCTGATAGTGAATACAATATGACATCAGGATGCTTTTGGATTGTTGGTGATGATGGTACAAGACGACCACCTGACAATACCAAGGAATATAAAGCGGTATATAAAGAAGCTGAAAAGCATGGGTATTACCGTGTTATGAAGAATATGATGGACAAAATGGTTGAGGAATTATGACTGAAGAAAGGAGATAGTCAGGTTGCAAATGATTAGTAGTCAACTATATGGACCTATACCAGCAAATGAAAAAACTTTGTTGGTCTTACTTTCGATAACCATAGTTGACGCTAACGGCAACTATGCGTTCTCAAAGTTTTCAAATGAGAGGGGTGATTTCTATAGAATTAATCCGAAATCTCATATTGTGATAAGATATACACCGAAAGAAACACCTTGGGAAAAACATCATCAAGTAGTGATAACTCAGCAGAATATCTATCAGTTGAGAATAGGATTACGGTCATTTTATAAAAACTTTCAGAGGGACGATTTATATCGTTATGATGAACGAGGTAAAATCGTAGAAGTTGTATATGACAGCAGGGATGAAGTTTTAATTTCATTGGGGATGAGTCAGTTTATAAGATTTACTCCATCCACTACAATGGATAGGCATAATGTAGTGTATCCTAGTGTCATTATAACAATTAACAGAGAAGAAAATCAGAGTAATCTATCAGTAGAAGAATTTGAAGGGTTTTATGATTTGTTTGAGCATATTGATATCTATCAATCAGGTGTTACATTGTTACAAACATTCATAGGATTATCTAAGGCTTCTGTTGATAATAAAATTGCGGAGGAAGAACGTAAGAAAGCTCCAACCACAACGAATAAGATTTATGGACGAAGTATTTTCGGTGATGCTGAAGAAAAGGATATTGATAAAAACGAATTTGTAAAAGCACCACTTCCACAAAAAACAATTGATACACTAGACGATTTATATTAAAGGAGGTATAAACGATGAATAACGATGCAAAGAACATGGCACCTAAAGAGGACGATGAAAAACTACTTAAAGAGGTAATGCAGTTACCACCGATGACTGGAAACATCGCTGAAGACTATATTACTCTTTTGAATAAAGAAATGGCTGCAATCTCGGCGGTATGGAGTGAATACCAAGACGGAAAAGCGAAAGACAATGTTTTGATTAGTAACCATATGAACGCCGTGTTGTCTATGTATCAGGATTTACTTAAGGTAGGAGATTTTGCCAAGAGTAATCCTGATTACGTGGAAGGTATGATTAAGAAGGTTGAGGAAATGCAGAATGATAGTAATAAATGATCCATTTTTCTGTGATCCATATGAGGATTTATGTCTACCCGTTATAGATTTGAATGATACGGCAGATAGACCATTGAAGTTAGACCGTGACCATTTTTATCTTATTGGAGATACTCTTTATAAGTTAGTACAACACAGGTCAATGTCTGACGTTCGCCCAGGTACAATCATTCAAATTGGGGATAAGTATTTTGTGGAACCCTATGTGGATGAACAGGAAGATTTGTATAACAAACGTTTCATTGTAAGTAAAGCAGAGTATGACAAAAGGATTCAGATGGCTTCCATTGATGATATGATGGAATCGTATGCAAGCAACTACGGACTTAACCAAAATATTATAAAGTCTGGTAACATTAAGATTACTCCGGTCGGTGAAGTTTATATGCCTGAACTAGAGAGTACAGATGACCCACTTGAAAGAATTATCAAATTAACATTAAGACATATGAAACCTGTACTCAATGAGTATAGGGGTTCGTTTGATAAGAAACACGGGTTGGATAATATAAAGAGTGCGTTAAATGGTGCTACAAAAAATATGTCCATATTGAAATTCTTATCGTGGTGCGAAAGTTTCAATCTGGATTGGGAAATCACTATTGACAATAGTAGTTCTGGTGTACCTAATCCTATGCAGTACATGATAGTTATGAATAACCATGAAGAATTTCCATGGGAAGAAATTCCTGAAGAAACAAAGGAATGTTTTACAGTACCGCTATCCGTTGGTGAGGATCCTCTAAAACGAGGAATAAAATTAGCCCTCGGGCAAAAACTGATTGATCTTAAAGATTATCGGAAGAAAAGTCCGACACAACATCTCATCAATAATATGAAAAGCGCACTAAAGAGCAAGCAGAAAATGACTCTTCCTTATTTCCTCAATTGGTGTGAAATCATAGACCTTAAATATTCATTTAAGGTATTAAATACAGATGATGGGGTATGGTATAAGATATCTGGATTTGATGTCACAACCAACGATAAGGAAATGGAATGATGTAGAAAGGAGTATACATTGGGCGATACAGAATTTAAGACCGATGAAGAATATGGATATAATATTAGTCTTACAGATGACAGGAAATATCCAGAAGGTCACAATGTTTTCGATTTTAAGCCAAATGATACTGAGGTAACGGCTCTTCAAAAAATATTTGACAAATACATTGATACATCTGATTTAGAAAGTGTATCAAAATTCGCCAAGTACAAATTAGATTTTAGTATGAATGTATTAGATGTCATTTGTCTAATCTTAACAGAAAAAATCGAAGAGACGAATACCCTATATAAAGAACTAGACGATCAATTGACAGATGTATCGCATAGAATGACATCTTCGATTACAGGAAAGTCATTCAGTCCTGAAGAGAAAATTAAATTATTTGATCTTCAAGAAGATTTATTAAACCGTAGACGAGATGTCAAAGATACAATAGTCATGATGGAAATCTTATGTGAGAATATCAAACGAAGCCGTAACTTTATCTTTGGTATGAATAAGAGACAGTACAATGCTAAGTCTCAAAGGTTTAGAGATGATGATGATTATTCATACGGACCGAAAGCTCCCAAACCATCACCAGAAAAAGAGAGTGCTGCTTCGGTTGATGTTAGAACATTTGGTGATCGTCCGTCATTCATGAAACAGACACACATTTGATTTAGTAAGAACTTATAAACCAAAAAGTAAGGTGAGCATTAATCAATATAGCTCACCTTACTTTTTTATATTAGGAGGATTACTATGAGTGATAGAGAATTTAAACCAGAAGATTTTACAGATGAAGAACTTCGTTTATTAAGAACTATATTCAATATGGCTGATGCTATGATACAAGGGTTACGTGACGATAACTATGATACCTATCTATCAAATCAGTTATACTATCTTGAGGAAAAACTGGGCATTCTAAACTTAATTGATTAGGAGGAGATATGAAACGATTTGAAGTGATAGATTTGTATCTTGAAGGATTTGCAAAAATCCATACAGGGATGCATATAGATAGAATTTACCTGAACTTTTCAGAAATGCCAAACCAGACATATTTATTCGTTGGGGACAGTGGTTCTGGAAAGACATCAATACTTAAAAGTATACACCCGTTTGCTTTTAATTCTAGTACTGGAGATGAATCTGGTAACAGTAATCTTATTATGAACAAACGAGATGGGAGAAAGATTATTCGTTATATACTAGACAATAAAGAAATCAAATGCACTCATCTCTACATTAGGAAATCCGATGATTCTCTTCAGACAAAAAGTTATTTCGAGGTGAATGGAGAGGAATTAAATCCAAGTGGATTGGTTACTACATTCAAAGAATTGGTTCAGCAATATTTCTACATTGATGAATCATTTCTAGCTTTACTTGCACTTGGGAATAGTGTTAAGAGTATGGTAGAATATACAGCCGGTGAAAGAAAGAAATTGGCAGTTCGTATATTCTCTGAACTCAATATTTATATGACTTATTACAAGAACGCAACTGCCGTGGTGAGAGATTTAAAGACCGTTCTTAATAATGTCGTAGATAAACTTGGACGATATGGTTCTTATGATAAAGAGGATTTGCGAAGGCAGATTAAGACTGTTAAAGCAGTAATATTAGAACTAGAGAATGACCTTAGTGATGTACTAAAGAACGAGGGCTCAGTTAAAACAAATTTGGACATCAATAGAGAATCGTATCAAGAATACGAATCTTACGAGGGGATGGTAACTGAACTCCTTGAGAAGATAGAAAAACTAAAGGCTAAGAGAAAGACTTCTTCTGATGTTACTGTCCTTGAAAACGAACAAAACGGTATTACAAAAAATATCATATCAACACAGCTTCGAATTGAGTCATTGGAATCAACAATTAAGTCAGAACTAGATTTCAAAGAGGTGAAACTTAATACAAAGAACAGCCTTGAAGACTCAATTACTCGGATGGAAAACAGCACTAACAAGAAAGAACTTGAGAAACTACTAGCAAATATCAGTACAGAATTAACTGGATTAGAGAATATAGAAATTGAACCAGATATTGATTACACTAAGAAGAAAGATGACCTCATTACTGCGAGTATCTATTTAGATGAACTTAGAGGTCTTTGCTCTGATTTGGTAACAGAAGTAAATGACCAATCTCTAATCCCAGATGTGTTAAAAGGGTTTCTTAGTAAAAAGTTCTTTGAAGAAGAACTTAATACGACATATCAGGCAGTCTTAGAAAGAATAACTGACTTAGAGACAGCAAATCAGATATCCGGTAAAATAAGATTTCGTAAGATAGATGATAGTAAATCTCTTGGATGTAAATCGCCTGATGATTGTCCGTATTATAAGTTCTATCAAAATAGCAAGGAGATTGTTACTGCTGACCAACAAAGGGCTGACAGGATATTTAGTGTTGAAAGAAAGAAGCTTAATATAGCTGAAGACAAACGCAATATATACTATACCCTGAAGAAACTCTATGGATACATTGATAAGCATAGCGAGTATATCCGCATTGTCCCAAAAGAAATTTTTAATCCTGAAACGTTCGTGGAAATGTTTATTGATGGAGTTGATAGACAGATATACAATACCGACCTCATGTCAACTATGATTTCATATCTGGAATCAGCAGTTCATAAATCTCAATTGTTGACATTAGAAAAGACTACAAAAGACCAACTATCGGGTCTTGAAACAACAATCTCTCTATACGATTCTATGAAAGTAGATTTAGAGAGGACTATACAAGCAATAGCGGAAACTGATGAGGTGATAGAACATCATCAAAAAGATTTAGAGTTCAATAGAACTCAATTAGATGAGTTCAATAAGTCGGCAAAACAATTAGCAGATGAGATTGAGCTTGCGAAAGAATTGGAACAAGATAGAACTCAAATGAAGGATATTCAGAAACAACTTTCAACGATGGAAGATTGTAAGAAAAAATATGATGCCCTATCACTACAGCTTAGAGAAATACAAAATAAAGCAAGTGAAATAAATAATGAACTCAACAGTGACCGTGGAAGACTAAATCAACTTCAAAATACTCTTGAAATGATACAATCATTAGAAAGAGAAAAAGAAATGCTTACTGATAAATATGGAGAAGCTATACTTGTTAGAGATGCAGTTTCTCCATCAAAGGGTATTCCTGTAGAATTCATTGATGATGTAATTAGAAACCAAATGATAGACTCTATCAATGAATTAATGCACGTTGCCTATCCTGATATTACTTTGGTTAAAGACCCAGATAAACTTATCATTGATGATAAGGAATTTACCATTCCATATAAAAAGAATGGTGTTATCGTTGGTGATATATCTGAAGCATCTGATGGTGAACGAGCTATGTTGTCATTAGCATTTTCATTGGTATTGATTCGTTTGGTGTCTAAAGTTTATAATATCATGTTACTCGATGAAATAGATACTGCTTTGGATAAGTATGGTAGGTCTAAATACATCGACATTATAGAGCAATATATGAAAACAATATCCGCTACTCAGATATTCTTAATATCACATAATTCAATGTTTGATATGTATGATGTTAATGTACTACAGACAACCAAGAGCGTTACAACTACGTCAGATAATAAATACACAGTTCGTGTATATGAACAAAATGTAACCCCAGACCAGTACAAGATTATAAATCAATAAATCCGTGACAACGGGTATAGAAGGAGGGTTATATGTAAATGAAATTTGACAGACTTTGCGAAGATGCACTGGAATGGATTAGTGAACGATTTCTGAAAGGGAAGAAACTTACAGAAACGGAAAGGGCTGCACTGGATACATCCAAGAAAGCTATTGAGAGACACATCAAAATCAACTCAGTGACTTCTCTGAAATCAGATGATTATGTTTGTCCAAGATGCAGCAAGAGATTGGTAAAGAAACCGTTCTATTGTCCAAACTGTGGTCAACATCTTACATATCTGAAAGGTGAGATGAAGAACATCATCACACACTCAGTTGATGTAGATGTAGAACTTGAGAAACACGTTTCCCAAAATGAACTGGTAATCACTGTGGCTGGAACGACTAACATCGTTCTGAACTTTGATCAAGTAAGAGAACTTTTGAAATCTACTCATGGTTCAGTTTTGGAAGACGCTGACGGAAGACTTGAATTCAAAGAGTATAAATAATATGATGACTATCAGGTAAGGGCTTATCCTTACCTGATAGATATTCATTTTTTGTCTAACAAAAGATTAATGGGAATGAAAATCCCAAAATAAAAAATAACTCACAATAAAGGAGGAACAAAACTATGGCTTCAGTTGGAAGTTGGGAAGTAAAGGTTTCTACGAGCGGAATGCCTCAAAAGATCGCCGAGGCGTTTGGTAGGTTGGGTGATCTGGTTGGCGCAGAATATCAGTTCGTTGCGTATCTGGGTTCCCAGTTGGTAAACGGTACCAATCATGCCGTCCTTGCTGAGCAGACTGTTATAACCGGTAAGGATGTAAAGAATGTGGCTCTTATCATTCTCCGTGAGACCAAGGAAGGCGTTACCATTACGAACATCGAGCGTGTTATCGAGAGCGGCGACGAACTTGGCGGTATCAAGGTTGATGTTACCACGGATATTCCTGAAGAGGCGCAGGCTGCGTATGATAAGACAATGGAAGGTCATGTTGGCGTGAGCATTAAGCCTTTCGCGTTTTTGGCTACTCAGGTTACTGAGGGTACCGAATATACGTTTGCGGCTGAGATTAGCAAGGTTGTAAGGGATCCTGAACCGGCGACGGTTGGTCTTGTTACTGTCAATCCTATGACGAAGACTGTTACTGTCGTTCCGGATATCCTTAATAAGAAGCAGGACGAGGATGGTCGTCTCGGATACGCCTTTACTTGGTTTAGGAAGAAGTAATCAATTCACTATACATGAAACTACATGAAAATCTCCATAGGGATAGTAATTATCCCTATGGAGATCTATATTTGTTCCTGTTGTTACCTGAATACTCTCATTTGAATACCGACATCAACAACGGGTTTTTCCTCGTAACAACGTACGATAATTTCACCGTTCCCTGTTTCGATTGAGGTCACACATCCGAATGCTTCTCTCTGCTTCAAACCCTCTGATACGATGGTTGAAATTACAGGAGACACATCAGGTGCATCAGTAGGTAATATACCTGGAACACTTATTCTCTGTGTATATGGAACCGTAGTTCCATCAAAGGCTGAAGCTGTGATGATTGCATTAAAGGTCAACACCCTTGCCCTTCCTTCAGCCTTTTCATTAACGGCGTGGATTGCATCCTGCGTATTTTGGGCATCCAAATTCGTCGAGTTTGACGAATTATACCCTACAATTTCCGCAGATGAAGCGTATAAGATAATATCGCCGTTTGCTTCTTCATGCTGAACTTTGTAAACGCTAGGCATTTATACCACCTCCTCTGCAACCATAATTACTGTCTATTTAGCTATGTAACGTATAAATTACACAGCCGCAACGTTGACAGTAATCCTCTTGGAAGTAGCAGGATCAGCAACAACATCCGTGCCAGTAGCACCAACTACGCAGTAGTAGATGGTCTGACCAGCCGCCGACGTATCAATGCTTGCAGCAGGAAGAGTCGCACTGGTAGCACCAGTAATCTTCGTGAACGCAGCATCCGTGCCGACAGTCTTCTTATACCACTGATAGGTAGCTGTAGCATTCGCGGCCTGAGTACCAGTGAAGGTCTGGTTCACAACCAGAGCCGTAGCCGTTCCGCCAACCGTAAGGTTCTGAACAGCCGCATTGTTGTCCGTAACATTGATAACAACGGTATTCTCATCCTCATCAAGGTTCAGGGAAACGGCAACACCACCCTTCTTGATGTTGTCAGCAGAAATCGTTCCGTCGTTCGCAACCGCGATACCATTACCAACAATAACGCCACCAAGCGCACTGGTAGTAGCCGCAGGAAGGCTGTACTCAGCGTCAACCTTCGCCTTAAGAGCAGTATCGAGCTTATCGTAAGCGATGGAGCCGTCATTGATGGACGCGCTGATCTGCTTCTGGTTGTTTACCGAAACGGTAATACCGTTGGCATTGGAGCCAGTGTAAACGTCGAAGAACTTGGTCATGTCAACCTTCTGCTCAGTCTGGTCGTCAGACACAAGAACAAGGAAGGTCTTGCCAAGATCGCTGGTATAGTAGGTCTTCTCACCATCAACAGTGGTGTCCTCGGAAGCGGTGTAATCATTGCCGCTCTTCTCATAGTAACCATTCTCACTGGGGTTACCAGTAGGAACGCTCACTTCGGTATACTCACCACTCACACCCTCATGCAGCTTGAAGTTTACGATAACCTTCTCAAGAAGGGTGTCAACATCCTGGGTAGTACCGTCATGCTTCGTGAACGTGAAAGTACCCGTCTCACGGTTGTAGTTTACGCCCGCAAGCAGTCCATCAAGCTTCGCAGGATCTACATGAGCCTTCGCAAGATGCGTTGCAAGCTTCGTCTGAATATCAGATACGGTCTCTTCATTCTGGGAAATCCAGCTCCTGAGAGTAGAACCGTCCGGCAAATATACAGCAGCATCAGAAGTCTTCACATCTACGCTGTCAATAACTTCGCCAGTTTCTGCGTTGAGGACCTGTATCCTCACCTGATTCAAATCGCTCATTTGTTTATTCTCCTTTTCTTTTATTTTTATAGTTTACCTTGCGGTATAGCTTATCGCTAAGGTAGGACTAACAATGTAATGTGTGGTGTCTCCACCACCAGAACCACCACCCGCTGATATATCGAACGAGTCAATAACCTTCAGATAGTGCTTGTAAGGAATACGATTAGGAATATCTATGTAGTGACCTTCTTTCATAATGACGAACTGGTCCTGCACAAGATAGTTCACCTGATCACTGAGTTCAAGACATTGCTCGATCTTGTCTTTAATCTCATTGAAATTCAATCCAAGAGCAACCAAAGACTCGACCTCTCTGGTAACTTGGTTGAATTGAGACTTACAATTGTTCAGTAAGTCTGTATATTCGGAGTTTTTTGCAGCCAAAGTGTTCTCATAAATCCGTATCACTGCCGTGGTGCTGTTTGCCAGATCCTCGAACTGTGATTTTAAGGATAAAATCTGATCAATGGACGGCTGCACAGTAGAAAACTCGGCAGTCATCTGTTCAACAGAATCTCTGAGATCTTTGATATTCTGAATTAAATCCTTCTCTTCCGCATATGCCATCCGAGTACCTCCTTTCTCCGAGTTTTATAATCGGAAGAGCATAATATCTCATATACCCTCGCAATTATATTCTTGTTTATAGTAAAACTCAAGTGTTTGGAAGCCTTTTAATGTCATAAATGACGCATTAGAAAACAAAGTAATAAGTGCTTTAGGAAGTATTTCAATAATAAAAGATAAGGAGGGAAATAGCAATATGGCTATTAGTAATTTAGAGCGTAAAATCCGCTTCTCAAATTATCCGATGGACGAATATATAGCCTTGGAGTCAGAGTATAGAAAGAAACTTACGTTTTCATTGATGGAAAACTCTGATTTTCAAACTATTTTAGAGTCGGTATCATCGACATCGAAATATATAAAGTCCAAGAACCAAATTAAAGCAGAAGCAGAGGTATTTTCTAATAGTGGAGACGAACACCTGGAGAAATTCGGGGATGCTGTTTTGAAATTCCTCGCTGTAGGTGCTAATGGGTTTAATGATGTATTATTAGCTATTGATGGGATTCTTATTGTCGGTGGAGTGACTTTAACCACAGCCTTTGTTCTCATCATTGCACTGATTTTATATGCAGTTACGATTGTGCCTGCAACTTTACTAAGAAAACTTCTGATGGATCAGAGGAACCGATTGGGTGATGTTATATACAACAGAGATACTGATAAATATTATAGGGGATACGGTAACATCACTGGAGATATCATAGATAATAACTATGATGGGAAACGTTCTGATATTCATCAACTTTCTAAAGAAGCAGAACTTTATGAAGCATTCTGTATATATAAGGATGTAACCGAGGCAATACCTGCTATGGAATCAGCAAATGGAGCTGATGGAGATGATGACTCTGTTTCTAATGGAGTACATATCATTGGTACCATAGAGTCTCGGATTGCATCTTATAATGATGATCCTATGATAGAATCTGCATTAAATATCTTCGGAAATCTTTCTCCTGAAGATTATTCTTATCATATGGATAGCAAATCATTGTTTGAAGCGTTCAACGATGCAAATGACGATGGAACCAAGGAATTTATGATCTTGGAAAATATTATAAGTCAACCTATGTTGACAGGGGAAGGTTTACTTCACGGTTCCATTTGTATTGTAACAGATGCTTGTGATAAAGCATCTATAGCAAAATTCTTTAAGTGCTATAGTAATACAGCAAAATATGAATTCACCCATGAGAACTATAATGACATTCCACTTCTCAGAATAACAGGCACTGTACTTGAGTTTCTTGGAAACCGTTGCAAAGGAAATCCGGAATTAGAGTCGGCTTTATCAATTCTCGATAAAAGCTTTGCTGAACTTCTTGATAGTGCATATGAGGAAGTAAAAGAAGAAGCTACCCGGGGTGGTGCGCCTATAGTTACTCCATCTGCTTCAGGGGTTGGATTTAGACCTGATCCATATGGAATTGGTTCTCTTACTCCTTTTTCTGTAGCATCAAGGAAAGTGGGTAGTACAGTATTTGATATATTCAATGCAGAAGACGACGATAGTATTACAGAAGCAATGTTACAACTTGCTAGAATGACCCCTATCATCCAGGAGAATTATTCGGTTGATGAATATGATGTAGGTACTGTTATCATTGAAGGTACTGCCGGTAAAATTGCTCGTAAAGCAGAAACAAAGGCTAACCAAGCATTTAGTAAGACAGCAACAAAAGACAGGACAGATAATATTAAAACTGCTATAAAGAAGACCATTGACCCTATGGAGAAGTTTATTCAGCAACAATATGAGAAAATCAGAGAAGCCGATGCGAATGAACGTAGGAACATTATCCTTAAAGGGGGAGCATGGCCCAAGGTTTGGAGATGGGTTAAGCGTGGAATTGGTCTTATGATTGGTTCTGCTGTTGGTACTGTAATATCTCCAGTTGCTCTTATAACTGGTATTACATTCATCGGGTTTATCTGTACTGATAAATACCTGGATGGTAAAGAAAGAGCTAAAATCCTCAGAGAGTTGGAAGATGAACTCCAGGTTGTCAATGAGAAGATTGAAGATAGCCGAGGAGACGACAATAAACAAAACAAATATGAACTTATGAGGATACGGAACAAGTTACAGAGAACCAGTGAAAAGATTCGCCTTGGATTAAAATACTAATTGATAATAGAGTGGGATTAGACAATAATCCCACTCTATTAAAATTTGTTTCACAGTTTATTTTTGCATTTACATTTTATTTTTTAGATATATATTAACCTTAAAATAATTAGAAGGAGGACATATATGCCAAGAGAAATAATAAGTCAATTTAAAATAAACACTAGGAAAAATAACGGAATTGCACTTTCTAAGAGTGATACCAACAATTATAGATCAGTGGTATTTACTGCCGATACAACAATCGCAATATTTCCAACATTTAGACGTAGGGTTATATTCGATGTGGAATTTGACCTATATTTACAAGTAGTACCAGTACCGAATAGTACAGTACGTTTTCTAAATCCATATTTTCTGGATAACCCATATTATCCGTTATTCCCACCAGTAGATCGGATACCTAAGAGACTAATAGAAACAACAGGGGATTGTCGTTCATATGGTGTAAGAGATTTTATTCAACGTGAACCTAAAGGCTTTGAAATAATAAATCGTATTGGACGTGAACTAATATCTGGACCAACATTTAGTATATACGCATTACTTTTGGATACTGGGGAAGATGAAGAAGATTTAACATTCCAAATCTCAGTGTTGATAGATTATAATAAAGCATTAAAAGATGAGGAGATGCGTAGGAATGAAGAATACAGTCTATCAAAACCACCAGTAAAAGAACCTTATACCAAATTCATCAATCCAGAAGGTATGAGAAAATGCGTAGCACTTAATAACTTAGATTAAAATATCACTGGTAAAAAGGAGAAGTTCAATCTATGAAAACAATTTGCGTGACTGGACATAGACCAAAAACTCTATATGGGTATGACCTCACTCATCCTAAGTGGAGAAAGTTGTTTGATACGTTTCAATCTATTCTTATAGAAAAGAAATGTACTATGGCTATCACTGGTATGGCTCTTGGGGTAGACACAGTATTTGGTCAGGCTGTACTTGATTTAAGAGACAATAAGAATTACGATATCGGTTTACTATGTGCCGTTCCTTGTTTCCATTATCAAGAGAAATGGTTTAACAAAACCGACATCGAGAATTTTGAGAACCTTCTTAAAAAGGCAAACCGTGTAGTTTATGTTACTGAAGATGAATATCAACCTTATGTATTAGAGAGAAGGAACCATTTTATGGTTGATAATTCAGATGAGATATTAGCTGTCTGGAATGGGAAAAAAGAAGGTGGGACTTATCATTGCATTAAATACGCAGAACGGATGCAAAAGCCCATTACGAATATAATCAATCAGAAGGGAGAAATCGTCTATGCTCAATCTTAAAGAAGCTAGTAAAGAAGAACGAGCTATATACGCTAACAGATGGTGGAAGACAACGAAAGAAAAAGCGTTGGATTCGATTATGGAATCTTCTCAGTATGCATTCATATGTGACCATGAACTTATGGATACATTGATAAAACTTGACTCACCCAATATTAAAATGACGAAGTTTTTGGGTAGTATTATTTGTTCTGATGATGGTATGAGATTTATCGACGAAACAATGTTCGTTGACGGTATTCCGAATGTAGGAACCACTACAATTAAATTCACTAACCAAACATCAGAACAATGTCTGTATGACTACTATAAAGATGGACAGACAGAGAATAATGATGTAACAGTACTCAACTTTGCATCATTCAAAAATCCTGGTGGAATGTTCTTAAATGGGTCACCTGCTCAGGAGGAAAGTCTATGTCATCATAGCACATTATATGAAGTATTAAGATGCTTTTCTTCATTATATTATTCTGACCATAAAAAGTATTTGAATAACGGTTTATATATGAATGACGTTCTCTATACGCCATTTATAAAGTTTTTCGCAAGAAGCCGGTTCGGTAATGAAGAAAATGACATTGTTAATGCTGAGAGTTGGAAAGCAAACGTGATTAATTGCGCTGCACCTAACTTGAATGCTTATGGTCGTAGATTTTCATCGAACGACACGCTTCCAAGTCATATGAAAGCGATTCATAACGCATTAGAGGAAAGAATTGAAACCGTCATGATAGTAGCGAATTTGTCTCGTACAATGCATCTTGTTTTGGGTGCATTTGGTTGTGGAGTATTTAAGAACGATCCTTACGACGTTGCGAGTATATTCTATAGTACAATTTTAACAAAGTACGTTGGAAGATTTAAGACAATATCATTTCCTATACCTCGTGGGAAGAATAACAACTATGATGCATTCATAAATGTTGCTACTAGAGCTTTTGGTAATCTCACAGAGGTAAGACAAAGCGATGGCTCAGTTCGTCATGAGGTTACATTACGTAATCCTAATTTCCAAGCAACGTCATGATAGTTTAGCAACTATATTAAAAGGTAGAAATACAAACTAAAGAAGAGCTGTTGACGACAAACGTTATCAACGCTCTTCTATATTATTCCTAAGGAGGGACGAATGATGAAATTAGTGCAAGATCTTGATGTATTCGATGATGCAACAAAACTTGATGGTGAAATGCCTATGTGTGAACTATGTGCTCATGCTCAGGGGTGTAAAGTAAATCCCCCGAATTGTAACCATGAAATTGCATCTATGGAAGTTGTCAAAGACAGGATATTCTATGCCAATACTTTGAGAACTTTGGGTGATGATTCGACTTATCCTGATAACGTATTCAGGGATATGATGGGAAAATTCCAAAAGGTATACAGTGGTTCCAGATATGACATCATGGATATGGCACTTGACCATGTATTATGCGAAAGATGTTCAGGTTCCGGTACAGTTATTGATGCAGATGGAATTCATCCTTGTAAAGAATGCAAAGGTAGAGGAATTAAAGAAATACCATTGAGTAACAGATTGTTCTCTGCTTATATGTTATTCTATAGGCAAAACGGCGAAATCTTCTTGGTTGACATCTTCAAGACAGAGGGAGATGCACAAGAACAACAGGATATATACAATAAACCATATATGAAAGGTAGTGGTAATTATTATGAAGTTGGAAGAATTGTACTGAGTAAACTCCTTGATTGTGATGAATTCTGGAATGATCCCATGAACGTTCCTATGGTTGTACTTGATACGAGAACCAATGAAATACTATATGCAGGAGATAATCGAATGCATTATAACGCTCTGTTTGCAGTGGATGCGTGGTATGATTTGGATGCTATGTCAGAAGGAAAAATTGTCATGATCCCGAAGGGAGAATTTCATAAGTGTTATCAGGTTAAGAATAACGAATTTATGGATCGGTTATACAGTGCATCATTCATTTCAACCACTAACTCATATATGCAGCGGTATGAATATAAGAACGAAAGTAAATTCAATGACTATCTCGAAAAGAGCGGTGGGATTTCAAATATTCGTGATCAAATTCATAGATGTATCGAATCAATAGATGAAGTGAACGCTGATAACGATATGATAATTCCCAATATTGGTAGAGTCACTGCAAAGTCAGTAATCAAAAGAACCAAAGAAGATTTCGCTCTGATAGGTTTAAATCTGACAGAACGGGAAGTTTCGTTGGTGGTGTATTTCTTAGTTCAGAAGAATGGTGCTGAACCAGCATATTCACTAATCATGGAGCAAGGTTGTATGGCGTTCTCATTGTTTGTTGCAGAGATGATTCGATAAAGACAAGAAAGAGGGATTTATCATCCCTCTTTCATTTTTTATATTATAACCAAAATTCCGTTTCGCAGCTATTTTAGTACTATACTAAATCTGTATACATAAGACAAACAACGGGAATTACTATGTTCCCATTCACTGTGGAGACTGACCACATTAAAACAGTAACTAACTATGTTGACTTGGTGTGGACGATAGTGGTATCATCCACAATACAGATGAGCTTGATGATATATTTAGCTCAGACAAACCGTTGGTATTGTTCTAAATAAGCAAACCCCTGTCAAAGTTATTTTATTGACAGGGGTTTATTTTTTGTAAGTACAAAGGGAGGGACACCGGCTCTTTTCCGATGTCCCTCTCCTCTTTCTACGTCAACTTTGAACACTCCCATCGCAACAAAACCACAGCCCACCAAGGTATCCTATTACCGCTAACCAACCCCGGGTATTGGTCTCCACACGGCATACCCATCTTATTTTATAACCCTCGGCGGAATCACTGCTCTCCTAATGTTCGATTTCTCTCTTGTGTTCGCTAATTGACTCCTTATTTATCTGAGGCAAACATAAAGCTTACCTTCAGATTATTTTTTTGTTATGGTGAAAATTTTTATAAATAAAAATTATTGTGTGTATTTTTCTATGCTCCCAAGGGCAATACTATGGTGTTTTTGAACATAAATATAAATTCAGTGTATCTAATTTGTATATTAAAAAATATTAAGAAAGGAGACTGAAAGTATGGGATACGCTTATTTAAACGGATCTGGTGGTGGCGGTGGTATTCGGAATAGAGCCATCTCCTCAGCCGATTATGAAAAGTTATCCACAGCCGAAAAGAATAATCCGGGTGTTGTTTACATCATCAACGATATGAAAAATCCTATGCCAACTAATACTAACACCGCTATTGTTAGGAAGAAGTGCTGCACTTGGGATACATATCAAAGTTTGTCCGATGATGACAGGAATGACCCTCAGACTGAATGGCTGATTACGGATAAGACTATAAAGGATCTTCAGCAAATGGGATACTTTGCAAATGAAGACAACGGATCAAGGTTGTATAACATCGCAGCGGAGATGGATACAGCTGAAGCTACAAAACTGATTAATTCCTTTAGTGGTAGACTCGATGTCCTTGAGAGAGCTGTCGCAGATATCAGTTATGCACTCACAGAAATCAGCAACAGGTTGAATTCTTAAAATAAAAGAAAGGAGATGACAACACATGGCAGTTTCAATGTATATGGGAGAGCCTATGAATGGCGATATCCCTGATATTGCTATCGACTTATTCGATAAAAGCATGAAGAACTTTGCCCCTTCTTATCTTACTGCCCTTCTGAACCAGAAGGTGATGGGTAGATACAACGACAAGAATGCAGTATACGAAATATCAAACAATCAGGTCACTGCACGATACAGTGATGGAACAATTGAAATTCTGACGACTACTGGCGATAATACCTACACGGTTAAGGGTTATGCCGCCGATGGGACTTTGATGGAGCAGGTGGATACCTTCTTTGATGATGTTACTCATCAAATTCAGACAAAGGTGAAGACTGATGGGTCTGTAAATGGTATGGTACCGTTTGCAGAAGCATCGTTTGAACAGATTGCTGTAATGCTCAAGAGGCATTATGCAGGTATGATTGATTTGTCTGAGTATTGGAATGTTGGTGATACCAAAAAGATTACCTACAATGCAATTCCTGCACAGAATGGTGTTACTGAGAACCATCCTGCGATGTCTCAGAATATTACGATCATTGGTTTCAATCATGATTATATCACTGGTAGCGGAAAGGCTGCAATCACCTTGCAGATGTCCAATGGTATTGGTAATGCAGGGTTCATGAATTCTTCTGCTACTAACTCTGGTGGTTGGAGAGACTCCAAGCGTAGGGCGTGGTGCAACAATGCATTCTTGAATGCACTTGACCCGGCTCTTGTTGCTATGATTAAGTCTGTTGATAAAACTTGCGATATCGGAAACCGTTCCAACAATCTGGTTATTGTTTCCGATAAGGTATTCTTACTCTCTGAAATTGAGCTGACAGGTATGTCTGAACTCAGCACCACTAATCAGGGAGACCAGTATGATTACTACAAGAACTCTGCAAATCTCAAGAAGAAGCAGAGTGATGTTGTGTCTGGGTATGATAACTACTGGACTAGGTCTGCTGCAATAGACAACAACAAGCAGTTCGTGTTTGTTGAGAGTGACGGTGACCGGAATACTGGTGATGCTTCGAGTGAGTACCGTCTTCTTCCGGCATTCTGTTTGTAATGCTTAAGATAGGCTTTAGTATGATTACTAAAGTTAAGGAAGGGGAAGGTTTGTATACACTTCCCCACCTTTACTTTTGTAAAAATAAAAAGAAAGGAGATAAGTTTTATGGGACAGGCACTAATGGCTAGAGATGGATACCGCTCCACCTCAAAGGTCAATGCACAAACCCTTCAATCCGCTTATCAGAATGGTATTTTGTCCAGTGCAACTGCGATAAATATCACTAACCCCTTTCATTCAACTAATCAACCGCATGTAGTCAATACAACATCGACAAACATACCCTCAGACTTGTCCTGGGGAGTTCGTGAAGTATTTTTCAATGGATCAACAGGCTCTGCATTGCTATCCATAACTGGAGTAGATACTTCCGGAAAGGCAAAAACTTGGCACGCAATTGTGTCAACCAGTGGAGGTTCAACAACAGTCGGAGAATGGGTATCCCTTTCGTCCTTTGTTGGAACTACTGGTCAAAGTGCTGGGGAAGAAGGATTAGTTCCTGCGCCATCAAGTACTGATGTCGAGAAGGTTCTGACAAGCCGCGGTACATGGGGATATGCTTCGCATCTGTTACCAGTTGTTTCTGGTGAAGTTGATGAGACAGGTGCTATTATCCTTAATTATTTGGATGGAACGAGCGAACGAATGGTTGTATCCAGTGATGGTAACACAGTTACAGTTACTGAAAGAGATTCCAACGATACTGCTACTAAGACTTATACAACAACGATTGCAGCAGATGGGAGTTTCACAGTGACAACTCAAACTCAATAAAATAACTCAAAAGGGGAGGTAACCTTACAATGGGACAGAAGACAAGTCAGAATGGCGTCAATATGATTATGAAGTTCGAAGGTTGTAGACTTACTGCATATAGATGTGCAGCAGGAGTTCTTACAATCGGTTATGGTCATACTGGTGCTGATGTTACGGAAGGATTAACGATTACACAGGCGAGGGCAGAAGAACTTTTAAAGAGTGATCTGACGAAGTTTGAGAACACTGTGAACAATGTTCTTTACTGCCCTGTAACTGATCAACTAAACCAAAACCAGTTTGATGCTTTGGTATCATTCACATATAATTGCGGAGGAGGAAATCTCAAGAACCTTTGTAAGAATAGAAATCTTGAGCAGATTTCCGCTGCAATAGTAATGTATAACAAAGCAGCAGGAAAAGTTTTACAGGGTCTGGTAAATAGGAGAGCGGCAGAACAGGCATTGTTCAATACTCCTACTGATAAGGAGAACGAGACTAAGACCGAATTCAAAACGGAGTGTAATGTTACTCCTTCTACGAATTGCTTACTCTTACAGAAAGCAATCAATGTAGACAAAATTGCAAGTCTGACTGAAGATGGAAAATGCGGACCGAAAACGAAAGCTGCTATACAGAAAATCTGTTTGCAGGCAAAGTTCAATCCTAGAGCGGGTCGATTTGAAATTGGTTCTAGGGGAGAAACGGTAAGGTTCGTTCAGACAAGACTTGGTATTACAGAAGATGGTCTGTTTGGTCCCGGAACAAGGACAGCAGTTCGTGGATGGCAAATGTCTCATGAACTCACGGTTGACGGTATTGTCGGACCTGTTACTCTTATTTCGATGATTTAAGAAATACAAGCTTATATCGAAACAAAGACATAAAAGAGATTGGAGTCAGTGCGTAATGAAACTACGCACAGATATGCACAGTCCAAGGACGCACTGGCTTTTTATCTTTTAACACATCTATAAAATACTATAGAAAGGAGAAGAGGTGTAATGCAATTACAGGACCAGTTAATACAGAGACTCACGGATCAGATACGCCTTGGTGCTACGATTCGTAACCAGTCTAATATTACGACTGTCGGTCGTTATGCATTGGATGCCACTGAGAAGAACAGTAACATCTCTGGTACTTTGGCATACCTCATAAGTCAGTTAAATTCTGATTTAACGGTCGAACGAAATCGTGTTGATATGTTGAGTTCCAGTGGATCGGTTTCTGCTGACGGTGAGTTGCTGGATATTCGTATCGGAGTTGATGGTACGACTTATACATCAGCCGGAGAAGCAGTGAGACAACAGATTCTGAATAGGCGTGATGTTTATGTCGGCACATCAGAACCTTCGCAGACATATGTACAAGCGTGGGTTGATACAACTCCTGCATCGCAGGTTGAGTCATTTTTTGTTCCTGAAATTAAGGATGATACTGTAAACAGTACAGACACTTGGAGTAGCTCTAAGATCAACACCATGCTCGGTAATCTCAATAAGGATGTTTACGTCGGTTCTACGCAACCGACGGCATCAGATGTGAAGCTGTGGATTGATACAGCTCCGTCAGATGATTTCTGGGTTCCGGAGATTGACGATAATTCATCAAGCTCAACTGACACATGGAGTAGTACCAAGATTAAGTCTGAGATTAATAGCCTCAGAAGGGAACTTGGGCTATCCTTGATTTCTTAATGTAACTACTCAAGCTAAAGATAGCTTCTGTAATAAAAATGATTATAATAAGGAGGTACACTTATCATGGCTAAGAAGATTAGCAACAACATCTTGAAAGTCAGAAGTTCGTCTGGAACTTTTGCTGGAGTTGCCGCTATGTGTGGTGAGTCCAGTTATGACATAGCCGTTCGTAACGGTTTCAGCGGTACAGAAGCAGATTTCCTTGCAGCTTTTGCCCCGGATGAACTGGTACAGGGTGTGACGGAGCTTAAACAGCAGGTTGCCGAACTTTCACAGTTGACCGGTAATTCTACTGGAGCAGGAGCAGCCGCCCATAATGCAGTTTATCGTGGAAGGGATCTGACGAGCATCTACTCTGTTGAGACTATCGCTTCCAGGATTGCGGACGGTTCATTCGATGATCTTTACATCGGTGACTATTTCACTGTTACAATCAACACGACCCTCGGCGGAACTGAGGTTGTTGATTGCGTATTGGCAGATTTCGATACGTTCTTACAGAACGGAGATACTGCTTTGACAAGGCACCATGCAGTTATCGTTCCGAAGGATTGCTTCAAGACGACTGCAAAGATGAACAATACGAATACCACTGAAGGTGGTTATTCCAGTTCCGTTATGCATACGACCACTCTTCCTATCTATGCAGCGGCACTTCAGACTGCATTGAGTAACAAGATCCTGACCTACAGGAATTGGCTCACTACAGCGGTTGATACCAATCTGAAGAGTAACGCATACGATGGATGGACGGGTGCAGCTTCCAATGCTAGTTGGAAAGACGTAATGCTCTGCCTGATGAGCGAAATCAACTTGTACGGCTCTACTGTACTGAGTTCTTCATACTATGATACGGGCATTCAGAACACCCAGTTCAACCTGTTCAGGCACAATCCTGCGGCAAAGATCGCCGGATTAGGTCGTGGCGGTTCGCGTCAGTGGTATTGGCTTAAAGCCGTTGTCAACTCGACGTTCTTCGCGGGTTGCGGCAACTATGGTCGTTCCGATAACGG